GTTGCAACCCATCAGTCCTCGGTTTGATTCCGAGCAGCGCCTCCAAAGCTAGGTGACCGCGACATGCGGTCTCGCTGGGTGGTGGAAATGGTATACGCAGCCCTGAAAAAGCCGCCGAAAGGCATGCGGGTTCGAGTCCCGCCCCAGCAACCTTAGACCGAACCCTTCGCAGGCCGCGAGGAGGGACCTCGGAAGCCCCATCGCGGCTCCGAAAATGGGCAAGCTGGAAGCCCCAAAGTGTAGCCAGTACGGGCACCTTGACTAAAGACTCTCCATGGACGATACTCTGGTGGAAACCAAGACGAGGTGGAAAGTAGTGGAGATCGTAATTGGTCCGACCAAGACAGCCAAGTGGGCAGAAGGTGATGACTGGGACTGGAAAAAGTCCTTCCTAGAGCTAAAGAAATCTGTGGTACGTGCCGAAGATAAGTGGCACATCCTCCTGAGGGTTGACGAGGGGGAGAAGGACGCAATTTACGCCATGTGCGATGGCCGGTTCCGGGTGGAGACGGTTTTAGAGCACGTAGAAGAGAAGAAGACGGAGTAATTGATGTGTGGTGGTGACATGACAGGTGTGCCCGAGCTGGGCAGTGAAGAGTGGCAGAGTCAGTGCAATGAAGAGGCGAGCTTCTTGAGCACGTTCGCGGGGGCGCTGGCGCGGGCTACTGATAAGATAGCTGACAACGACCTGCACGCAGATGCACGTATGTTGCTTGCAGGTGTTATAGACTCGGTTGTTACCGGTCTTGGAGTACACGCCACGGACACTATCGTCCCAGCCGACGGCATGAGATTCTTGTTTATGTACGAGACATGCTGTGACATGATTGACGTAGCCCCGCTGGTTATCAGCGTGGTGACTCCAGCAGGTCGCGAAAAAGAGGTTCTGGGGGCTAGCTACACTCTACGCCATAACCTGTTGGCCGAATAACTAACGATTTCCATTCTGTATGGTGACGATCTAACACGCTGCGTTTTGACCGCAGAGACCCGGGCCAAATCCCGGTTCAGAGTAGATTAGCTGTGGCTCAGGATGAGCACTCCGGTCTTTAATCTGGAGAGGCAGGGTTCAATCCCCTGACAGTTGAACACCGCGACAGGCGGTAACCCAGGATGACCCCGGGGAAATGAGCATAGCCTATTCGGCCCAATCTCAGGACCCCGGGAGACTCCTTTCTAGTTTATGCCCGTGTGGTGGAATGGCAGACACGGAGGGTTTAAGCCCCTCTGCCGCAAGGCGTGCCGGTTCAAATCCGGCCATGGGTACCAATTTAGGAGCATAGATGGTACGGGTAGCAATTATGCGAGAGCCCTCTCGCAGCTACGCACTCTACTGCAAGCCGGAAACAGGCATCAGCTATTCCAAGGCGCTTCGACAGCACCAGAGGCTCCGTGGCGTCTATCGCAGACACGGCTACAAAATTGAGCTTCTTCCGAGAAGCTGGAAATACGTAGCAAGCACTTTCACCCAGGACACGGCCTTTGTGTCTGGCGATGAGGCGTTGCTCACTAATTGCATGTCTTCCTGGCGCACGAAAGAGCCTCGGCACCGGAGTCACCTTCAACGCACATTGGAAAAGTACGTTCGCGTGGTGGGTCAGATGGGGCTCCCTGCTGAGCTAGACGTGGGCGAGGTCGTCAAGACCGACGACGAATACATAGTGGGTTGCGCCACAAGGGCGGCATACGCAGGTATCCGGCAAATCCGGCAGAAGCTCAATCTGGACCTCCCAATCAGGACAGCCAAGCGCCAAGATGATGGCATGCCACACCTGGGCTCTGGTCTCAGCTACCTTGGTGATGGGTGGTTGCTGGCTTCAGAGCTTTTGGAGGGCTATCCCTTTCTTGCTGCTTACAATGTACTCTGGGTTCCCCAGGGAGATGAAAACGGAGCCAACGTGGTCCGGTTGGCTGACGGCTGCCTGATCGCTTCCTCCGATTCTCCGTGGACCGTAGGTGCCCTTCGCGACATGGGTTTTGACGTGGAAACCGTCGATCTATCCGAGTACAACAAAGCGTGCGGGCACGTTTCTTGCCTTTCCATTAACATCGTCCTATGATGGAAGCCCAGCCGATCACATTGCCCAGATCGGCTGTGGCCTTAGAAACCCGGCACGGGGCTCTGGACCCCTTCGTCACTAACAAGAGTCAAGATCTGCTTGGCCCCAGCATCGGCTATGCTCATTACAAAGGTTGCAGAACCGTCGATAGTTTGACCCTGGAAGACCTGTACGTTGAAAGCTCCGCTTTTGTTTCCGCTTGCGGGTGCTCACCCGTCGCCCAGGCCGGGTGTACAGACTCTAGGTACCGTGTATTGCTCACTGTAGAGGGCTGGCTTGACCCAGGCCGCGTTTATTACGTCAGCGGGTGGCTGGGTGAGGGTCTGTGCGGGCTCGCGCCAGAGGCGGTGCTTACACGCCGAGAGGCAATCCGGCTCAAGAAGCGGGGTTATCTCTAAGCATGAGGAGTTGAGCATGCTACGTAAATCGAACCGTCCCTACACAGACCGAACACCCCGCCAACGGTGGAAGGGGGCACTCTCTCGTTTCAATGCTAATCGCGAGCTTATGGCCCATCTCCCCGAGGGGGTAGAGTTGCCCGAGCCGTTCGAGGCTACGGCCGAAACCGAGGACAGCTTCTTTACAGATCTCGGAGAGTCCGCCAAGGCGAACTCGGCGTTCCGTCGGGTCGAGTACACCGGCAACAATATGCAGCTTGTACTAATGACACTCAAGCCCGGGGAAGAGATTGGAGAAGAGGTCCACGAGGCTGTGTCCCAGTTCCTACGTATTGAGCAGGGCTCGGGGGAGCTGACCCTGGGCGAACAAACCCACGAAATGAAACAGGAATCTGCTGTTGTAGTGCCTGAAGGTACGATTCACAATCTCGTAAACACGGGATCAGTTGACATGCACCTTTACTCGATCTATAGTCCTCCGCAACATCCCGCCGGAACAGTCCACGAGACCAAAGAAGAGGCGGACGCCGCAGAGGACCACGAGGTCGAGGCGGGGATCTATGAGGGCGTAGAGGACATCACAATCAGCGATATTCTTGAGGCGCACGACAAGTGGCAGGCAGAGTCTCCCGGAGACTCTGGTGCGATTCACAGGTTCGTGGACGACTCCTGGGCAGCCAAGAGAGCAAAAAAAGTGGACGTAGGGTAGAACACTAAAGACCTTTCGTAGCGGCCGAACCCATACCCGCGCTACCGGGTGGGTTAGGTGCCGGGGCAGGACCCGCAGTGCCCATGGAATACCTGCGGGGTTTTCTCTAAAGATCTTGAAGAAAGAACCGAAGGATGAGAATAGCGCGTGATGTTGATCTGGGCAGGCCAAATTTCTGCTTGGGGAGTCGGGTGGAGCGAACCGGGACGAAGTTCAAGCTATCGGCGTGGGCGATGCACCCACGGATCGACCTGGGGAGCGGCAGTTGGGACCGGGATGTCTAAACCGGGCGTGCTCTATGCTGAGGAGGTATCATGGCGAAACCAAAGATGCAACGACTGGCTTTTGACTTCCCTGCACAGGCCGTCGAAGAACTTGATAGGCTCAGGGCAGAGTTCACGCACCAGGAGACGCGGGCAGATCTCCTGCGAGACGCGCTGAAGCTTTACAAGTTCCTGGCCGAGCACCGGGCAGATGGCTACGAGGTGTTGGTGCGCAAGATAGAGGGCGAGAAGATAATAATCGACTTCTAGGCGACACTAAAGAACTTGCATAGCGGGCCGGTAGAGGCCGCTCAAATCCTGAAAGGAGATAGCATGAATCAGACCGAGATCACAATGTTTTTCGAAGAGCATATCCGTTCAATGGCCCGAGCCACCTCAGTGGCTCGTGTAATGGTTGCGCTGCACAATGTGTGCGTTCACGGCAAAATCTTCGATGAGACTGGTGAGGATGTGTCGGAAGAACAACTTGGTGAGCTGTTTGACCATTTCGAGGGCATCCTGGGTATCTTGAAATAGGTGTATCGAATCCCGAGGCACAGGAGAAACATGAGAGACATAATCGTGGGGCTTGGTGCGATTTTAGCGGCGGTTCTTTCCTACACCACGAACCACCACGTAATCTGGGCCATCTGCCACGGTATTCTCAGTTGGTTCTATGTGGCTTATCGTACTTTGGGGTACGGGGTATCTTGAAATAGGTGTATCGTTTGTGGTTTTGTCGAAGAAAAACTAGAGCCGCAGCACGCAGAATCGAAGAGGTTCTAGCGCGCACGGGAGGTAAATATCTGGATGCTTCAGCGTGGGCGAAGATCCGTGATCTTTCAGAGACTGAAGCACAACAACAGCTCAACGAAGGCGTAGCTAAAGGGCTTTTCGAGAGATGTCTTCTGTACACGGGTTCTGAATTCTCTCCTTTCGTGGTTCCGCTGGGCTGGGACGTAAATCCTTCAGAATTTCGGGAAGTGTTCATCGCTTCAACAAAACGAAAAAGTTCCAGAAAAGACTAAAGAACTGCTGCGAACGGCCGAAGAGTAGTATTCGTGCCGGGAGCTGTCAAAGGTGGCCCGGAAGAGCATGTGGTGGGGTGAAACCTCATCCTGTCGAGTACGCTGCCAAGTAGCCATGTGGGGTCCGTTTCGAGTCCCCGGATACATGAAAACGACCACATAAGGGGAGTAGAGACCCCGTTGCTCGATTTTACTGCTGCAAGAGAAAATAGACTAAAGACCTTGCAGCGAACGAACAAAGGTGTTATATATACAGCATGGACAACAGAGAACTCAGAACCACCTCAGAAAGCGGTAGCCAGGGCGAGAGCACCGAGACCCTTATTACGGGCGACGGGACCACTGTAGCCCCGGCCATAGTGGGACGAGAATGGGCGATGCGCGGTGGTGAGAGCGTGTAGTCTGGGTACCAAAGAGTTTTTCAAACCCTTGGTACCCGCAGGTACCGGGGTTTTTTCGTTTAGGAGCATGATGAAGAATCTCACGAGAACTTACGATGCTGGTTGTTGCATAAACCAAGGAGCTATCCCTGTAGGCTGGCGGCTCGTGGTTTTTGGTTGGGAGATACGTTTAGCTCCGGTGGCTAGAAGGCCGGATTGCGGAGAACATTGATGCGGCGTAGTTCAATGGCAGAACAGGGTCCTCATAAGGCTCATGTCGGTGGTTCGATTCCACCCGTCGCAACCATTTAGAGGCTTAAATGCACGTAAATGAAATTGGGGCTTTGGCCGAGATCAAAGTAGCTGCTAGGCTCATGGAGCAGGGGTACATAGTATCTAAGCCTGTTTTTGGTGATGCTCGCTACGACTTGCTGGCAGACAACGGAAGCATACATCGAGTACAGTGTAAAAACGGACGTTTACGTAATGGCGTGGTAAAATTCAAGACTAGAAGCCACTGCGCGTTCACAGGCGCGGACAGTCCGTACACTTCGGACGAGATCGAATTTTTTGGGGTCTACTGCCCTGAACTGGAAACTGTTTACCTCGTGCCTGTAGGCGACGTTCCTCAGGATAAAGGACATCTTAGAGTGGAGCCCACCAAAAATGGGCAGGTAAAAGGAATAACGCTAGCAGCTTCGTATCTGCTATAGGAAAAGGATATTTGGGGGCGTAGCTCATTTGGGAGAGCACCTGTTTTGCAATCAGGAGGTAGTCGGTTCGATCCCGACCGTTTCCACCACATAATGCACCATTAGCTCATTTGGAAGAGCGTCAGATTTCCAATCTGAAGGCGGTCGGATCGTAGCCGACATGGTGCTCCATATAAGGGGATGTAGCTCATTTGGGAGAGCGCTTGAATGGCATTCAAGAGGTAGTGGGTTCGATCCCCACCTTCTCCACCACTTTGGTCCCATAGTTTATCGGTTAGAACACCGGGTTCTCAACCCGGAAAGGGAGGGTTCGATTCCCCCTGGGACTACCATTTAGGAATGAAAGGAACATATTGGGGTGTGGCTTACCGGTAAAAGCGCCGAGCTGATATCTCGGAGACAGGCGGGTTCGACTCCCCCGACCCCAACCAATTTGCCTCTATAGTTCAATGGCTAGAATTGCTGTTTTGTACTCAGCGGATCTCAGTTCGATTCTGAGTAGGGGCTCCACATATACGGCTGTAGCATAACCGGAGAATGCCCCGCCCTGCGAAGGCGGAGATTGTAGGTTCGAATCCTATCAGCCGTGCCACGTCGAACTGGAGATGCGGGTTGGATTCCCGCCAGTTGCGCGATTGCGGACTGTAGCATAAATGACAAGAACCGCGACAGGCGGTTCGTGAGTGCGCCGTTCACTTTACATAGGGCGGGATCTGGGATCAGCAGAGCCTCCAAAACTCAGCAGCGGGGTTCGATTCCTCGTCGCCCTGCGACTTTACTAAAGGAAAGAATGGAGAAGAGACATGAGTGGCAGCATCCTAGACAAGCGGTGGTTGACCCTGCACAAGGTTGAGGTAGAGGACATTTGCGTCTCTATTGCCGATCTGAACGCTGGGGAAAATCGCCCGGTCCACATCGGAACCGATGCGCAGAAGCACGGCAAGTTCTTGGATTTCGTCACGGCTGTGGTTGTGCTCGACCCCGGAAAGGGCGGACGTGTGTTCTACTGCAAGACGCGCGAGAAGCACATCAACAGCTTGCAGCACAAGCTCTTCACGGAGGTTGGCTTGAGCCTGGAGATTGCTCAGGCGCTTTGTGAGCATATCGACGCAGACCAGATTCAGGTTCACGTCGATGCGAACACCAACCTCAAGTGGGACTCCGGTAAGTATCACCAGCAGCTAGCGGGCATGGTTGTAGGTAGTGGCTTCAAGGCTGTCCTCAAGCCAGACGCCTGGGCAGCCTCGCACGTTGCTGACCATGCTGTAAACGGCAAGAACGAGTCCTCGTCAACACGCCGCAGGAATAAGAAGGCCAGCAAGAGGGCAGGAAAGGCCGGTAAGAAGAGGTCGAAGAAGTAAATGAGTTTTGCCGCCGTAGCTCAATTGGATAGAGCATTCGGTTTCGACCCGAAAGGCTGGGGGTTCAAGTCCCTTCGGCGGTGCCATGAAATATCCTGAGAAAGGAGACAAGTTTTGGTTCGTCCATGCCGGTTACCCGATAATTATCAGGGTGACCGTTATGGACAGCCATCATGGGGAAGTGGACATTGACGAACCTGTCGGATTTGACTTAGAGTACACCGACCTGTACACTACGCTTGAAGAGGCAGCAGATGTTTTCTATAGAGACATGGAAGAGGCCAAGCTGCTCTGGGACGAGGACTTTCCAGGCCAGGGTCAGGTAGAGTTCGAGGAAGACTACACACTAGAGAAATATCGCGAAGACGTTGGTTACACCCTTCGAGTCTACGATGAGGAAGACGGGAAACAGCATACCCCACAGGGCTGGCCGGACAAGAGCGAGGACGAATGGTTCTCGTTGCGGGAAGTTCGAGAAATCCGAGGGACGGACAGATCAGCGTTTGAGGAACTATACGGGGGCAGTTAGCTCAGTCAGGCCAGAGCGCCGCCTTGACATGGCGGAGGTCACAGGTTCAAGTCCTGTACTGCCCACCAAATTTGGAGATTGCTGTGAACTTGCTGGATTGGATGCGCAAACGAAAGAGCACGCTCGGAGAGGCTAGCGGGGAACGAGTAAATGAGTCTATCGGCAACCACGACAGGTTGTTGGCAGGGTTACCGCCGCAGAGGAAGGCGTGGCTGATTGACACGGATGGTCAGAAACACTACCACGATATAGACATTCGAGACAACACACCGAGCCAAGAGGTCCGAGTAAGGCTACACAAGATAGACGCAGACATCGAGGAGAAGGTTTACGAGTACGACAAAGAAGTAGACGGCTGGCTGATTTACTATCAGGTTTGAGGCCCCTTAGCTCAACTGGACAGAGCAACGGTTTTCTACACCGTAGGTTGAGGGTTCGAATCCTTCAGGGGCTACCAATTTGGAGATGTTGATGTTAGACATACAAGCAGTACGACAGATTAACGGGGACTTGAGAATAGACGATGGGGACGAGGGGCCTCTTCTGACAATTCAATTTTTCGCGGAGTTTGCGAGCGGGTTTTCGAACGAGGATAAGGATCAAGTTTTGGAGGTGGTGGTCGATAAGCTCGTGGAGCTTCTAGCAGATCGCGATGAGTGAATACGGTCGGTACATGGAAGCTAACCTTCTCATCGAGAAGAATGACGGTTCTGACTGGACAGACGCGGAAGTAGAAGATCTGGTAGAAAAGCTGGTTTACGACAATATGGAACACGGACTTATGGTTGGCGGTGGCATACAGCCCATGAGGACCAGAAAAGACGAATGTGACTATTGCGAGGACCCGGGACATAAAGACATCAGCGAAGAAGAACGTTGTGAAACGTGCGGTGGATCAGGCCGCAAACACGAGGAAGAACCAACTTCTGACCCTGAGGCAGAGCAAGAGTGGAAAGACATATACGCTCCTATAGCTCAACGGACAGAGCAGTCCCCCCCTAAGGGAAAGGCTGAAGGTTCGAATCCTTCTAGGAGCGCCAATGTTCGGAACAGATGTGATCGAGAAAGCGATGGAGAACCTGGGGACCAAGGTGGCCAAGGCGACAATAGCGGGGTTCGAGATTGGTGCGAAGATCCTGGGCGAGACCATAGCGGCGAAAATGGATGAGCTGCACGAGAGAGAACAGCTCGCTCATCGTCAGGAAGAGGAACGGGAAGCGCACAGGCACAGTCCTTAGGAAGAAATGTACCCTTAAAGCAGCAGAAAGGCGCTTAAAGGGCGATTAAAGCACCAGGGTCCCATAGTTTACTGGCTAGAATTCCGGGTTTTCACCCCGGGGAAGGGGGATCGAAACCCCCTGGGATCACCATTTATGCGAATATAGGGTCGTATCCCCTCCGTCTTATAAGCGGTAGAAAGGGTAACTGGTTACATGTGGGTTCAAGTCCCACCGGCCCCACCATTATCCCTTCCTTAGGGGAAGTTTTACACCGGTGTAACTCAGTGGCCAGAGTGCCTCTTTTACACGGAGGAAGTCGTCGGTTCAACTCCGGCCACCGGTACCATATACGCGGGTATAGCTCAGTGGTAGAGCATCTTGTTGCCAACGAGAAGGCCGGGGGTTCGAGCCCCCCTACCCGCTCCAAACACGCCCGTTTGGTGATAACGGTTAGCATTAGCCCCTGGTATGGGCTAGGAAAGGGTTCGACTCCCTTAACGGGCTCCATTTTGTTTTGACCGTTACCAGAAGAAGCGGCGAACGGGAAGGTAAAACAGAAAGGAGGATACATGTTTATCACAATCTAGCCCGTAATGGGCCAGGAGGATAGCATGTATCGACGAGAGAGAGATCTGGCGCACACGTTGTGGGCGCAAAGACGCTTTGCTACAGTGCGGTCTTGGGGGTGGTGGGGAGACGTTTTTCCCGATCTTGGAGAGTGGGCGTCCCAGAGTGGCCGCTTTCGTAAAGAAACTAGGCTTGGGTGCCCGAACGGTCGTAGTAAGTGCGGAGTGTGCAGCGGAGGGGTTCGAGAACCTACTCGCCAGGAAGTCCGCTCAAATATTGACTTTGAAGAATACCGAAAGGAGGTAGACATGTCAGCGTTTCAATAGTAAGGAGAAACTGACATGTATGTTATCGAACCCGCTCTCTGTCGAGAGCAGGAAATCTATCTGTATTGCTGTGGGAGACTTTCCCGCACTTTCTACGGCCTTCATCACTTGTGTGAGGAATTGTCCGTTGACTTTATCGAGAAGTGGGTAGGCGAACATTACGGCGAACAGATTAAGATCGTCACCAAGAGGGCTCACGGGCTCCATTGGCCCAAAGACAGGGCAAAGTGGGAGTACCAATTCCCCGAAGAGTTCTACATCGAACCTGCGATGTACATTGTTCGAACGGATGAAGGAGAGAAACTCACTTCCGATTTCTTGAAGAAGGCGTGCAGCCTATTCTATTACAATCGTCGTTACGCTCGCCGGGACTATTACAAGCCCCGGATGGGCCGGAAGACTCAGTGGTGCTACGGAAATTACCGAGCACCCAAGATCACTAACGAGAAGCGTCAGGCTTTCTGCATCAAGGAAGATGGCGAACCTCCGATTCGCGCTCGTCGAAACATTACCAATTTGACGGACGCCTGGGACGACACTAGCAGACACAACGATGCGTGCTGGAAGACCCAGTACAAGAAGAGGAAGAGACAGTATCGACCTAAGTAGTACGCAGGTCCAGTATGGTACGTTCCCGGGGATTCCGGTTCGAGTCCGGTAATGGTTCAGGGCACTCTAGAATGTCCACTGCGTCAAATGCTGCCATAGCTTAACAGGTAAAGTACGCCACTCGTAATGGCGCGTTCGGGGTTCGAGTCCTCGTGGCAGCTCCATACACTAAAGGAAGTGCATGATTCATTTCCTTCGAGACAAGAACAACCACACTATCGTTGACGTAGAGGCACTCCCCAGCGACATCAAGTGTGTTATCGTTATAGAGCGCTTCGCTGAGAAGCTGCTGAGCCTTTCAGACGCCCTGCGTCCGCTTTTCATTGCCGACATGCAACTGATTCAGGAGATTCGCGGGTACCTCTTCGAGAAGAATACGTGGAAGGAGACCCCGGACGAGATAGCACGAAACTGGCTCATTCCTGTTGCACAGCGGTGGGATCTAGTGTACGTTACGGACTGATTGAGGAGCGATATATGGGTTTATCTATGGGCGACTTACTGCTAGATTCGGAAAGAAAGGTACTAAGTGCTTTTGAAGCGATTCTCGCGGAAGATTATGAAGAAACACGTAAAGCAAACAGGAAGTTTTTTATTGACGTGTTAAAAGCTTGTAAGGCTTCTGAAGAGAGGCTCCTGGCGAGATTTAGCGAGCAACTGGATGGACTTGAGCGCAGACTTGAGCTGTTGGAAAATCCAGACAAATTGTGTAGCCTTGAAGACATGAGGGAGATATCATCCTGATCCTTCTCCAGAAGGACATCACAACAGTACAGGCCCCCGCCCTCATCGCGCACGGAGTGAACTGCTCCGACGTGATGGGGAGTGGGGTGGCCCGAGCCATCTACATGAGGTGGCCGACCGTGAAGGCCATGTACCACAAGGAAGGTTCGATGCGGCTGGGAGATGCCCAGTTCGTAGAGGTAGAAGATGGGCTGGTGGTGGCTAACTGCTTCACCCAGTCTGAGTACGGTAGAAGCGGAGAGCGTTACGCAGCTCCGGGTGCCATTAAGATGGCTCTATCAACGGCAGCCTGTGTGGCAATGGACCGAGGTCTGGACAAGGTACACATCCCCAGGATCGGCTCTGGTCTTGGGGGCTTGGATTGGTACGAGGACGTGGTTCCGGCTCTATTGGAGATCGAGAAGCACGCTCCCATTAACTTCGTAGTTTGTGATGTCTGAAGAATTTGACATTATGTGGTACGGCTCTGGCGGCACACCGGGCTCGAAGGGCCTCATGACGAAAGAAGCTGCGGAAGTGTACGCCCGGACGCTGGAAGCCACAGACCGCGTTATTGGGTGGAAAGCTGGAACTTGCCAATCAGTATTTCAGTTCTGGGCGCTGGGGAATGGGGAGGCGATGGAGCTTCCGCACAACGAGGAACCCCCTACAGGGCGCAGAGCGGCAATTAAATGGCAGAAGGCGAGGAGACCGAAATGAGAATGTTGTGGTTCAGGTTCAAGACTTTAGTGCTTATAGCTGCGGGCTGGGCGCTGGCCTTCGTCGTGTACAAAATTATGGGGTAAGGCACGCAAATGTTCGAAAGACTAGATCTGCTATCCCAGCACCCTACCGACAAGGCGCTGGATATCCTGTACGAAGAATTCGACAAAGCTCTGCTGGCTGGGGAATTTGAGGCAGTTGACATTTACATGCGGCACGCTATAGTGAGTCGCTATCGGGTAGAGACCTTGGTGGGTTTTTTGACGATTTCCTTCCAATGGAAAGACCATCTAAAGGAACGGCCGGGTTTCTACGCTAGAGTAAAGGCTCGCGTAGAGAAGAGTTACCCAGATAGGGCAGAGAAGATCTTGATGGGGCTAGAGTAGAGGAGTTGGCGTGGGCGAAAAATGTGAAAAGTGCGATCATGGTGAGCATGCGCCCGGCAAGTGCGAAGTCCTCCACGTCTATGCGAGAGGCCCGAACGACCCGCCGGGGAATCGGCGCTGTTTGTGCGGATACGTTTTTGAAGACTTCACCACCCAGAGCAACGGAGATGCAGAATGAGTCTGGTACCGCACAAGTGCAGATGTGGGCAGTGTTTTCTGGAGATGCCGGAGACAGTACCACAGTCCAGAGGAGGACTGTTTGACCAACTCATGGTGCTAACTGCGGTGGCTGGGCACTTACAGCGGTCAGGAGAGCATCATTCAGCAGAGACGATTATAGAGGTGCAGGACAAGCTTTACACTGGGCTAGCGGCTGCACTACGAAAGGCAGAAAAGGGGGCGATAGCTCAGCAGGGAGAGCGCTTGAATATTCAAGAGGTCCGGGGTTCGAGCCCCCGTCGCTCCACCATTATTTCTGACTTCTTGGCGTCACTTCGTATGTACGAGTTCAACGCGATGGATTGCGGGTCCAGGCGGGTAATAAAGCTGTCCGTGGACGATATTGAGAAAGATTTCCTCGATGAGCTAAAGTTTGTGGACCAACTTCCCGAAGATGGTATCACAGGAAGAGCCCTGGAGCTTGCGGACCTTGTGTCCGATATGATCTGGGGCGGAGCTAGAGGCTGGGAACGCGCAGATCAGGAGCAGTTTGAGCACTTGAAGCGTGAAGCCGGGAAGAGAATGAAAGTAACCAACTGAAACAGTTGAGGAAATCACGATGGCCGGTACAAAGACTCAGAACAAGAACATGGGCAAGCGCGGAACGACGCAGCGCGACCGGTTCCTCACGGGCACGGACACGCCTGTGATTCGCATCATGCTAGGCGGCAAGCGGCGCTTTGTGTGGGGAGTCAAGAACACAGATGGCGGATACCGCCACGTCGATATTGCAGAAACCGAGCTTCGATAGTCTCGGGTGGTTATCTAAAGACATGGACGAAAAGTGCATCTAACAGAATTTGACGCGGGGTAGAGAAGTCTGGCATCTCGCAAGGCTCATAACCTTGAGATCGGAGGTTCGAATCCTTCTCCCGCTACCATTTTACGGCTTATCCTTAGGCTGTAGAAGAAGCCGCGACAGGCGGCACAGACCGCCTCCAGAGGGGCTTCGAGGAAGGGAAATCCCGACAACAAAGTCCGCCCTGGTTGCGGAACCAATGTAGCTCGGTCAGTAGGCTTCCTTTTGTGCATGTAATGTGCATGTGGTCGCGACAGGCGACCGCGGTAATAACGATATTATGACCCAACAATACCCGCCAAGCCTCTCTACGATGCTCAAACCGGCGGGTTTTTGTTTTTTCCTGTGTTATTTCAACCACATGGACGATAAAGAGATCGAGATTGCCATTGACCAGTGGATTCGTGAGGTAGATTCTGCTAACCTAGAGCCTGAGGAGCTTGCTCTCTCTTTCCAGGCTCTCTGCACGGAGTTCGACATTCCTGAAGACCTTGGAAAGAAATTTGTTGCTTCAGCACTAGAAGACTAAAGTTCCTCAGTGTGCGGCCGATATACTTCTGTGGAGAACCCGAATGTCTGTTAAACGAGCGGTAGGTTATTGTGAGAAAGTGAACTGTGAGGACTACGCCAAGGGCGTATTCCTGCTCAACCACGGGGATACCTTCTACTGCCCCAGGTGCCGAGACATAGGTGCTGTGGTAGCAGAGAGAGGCATCCATAGTGCAAAAGACGGTGTATCTTTCAAGGAAGTCAGGGTTGAATTCAACTACGACCCTATCAACAGACGTTTCAAAGAAATCGGTATCGTCCGAGACGAGTCGATCTGGGGCTCTGGCAGTACATACACGCTGCTCAGTCCTCTCATCAAGACCGAGAAGAGAGCCCTCAAGGTTGCAGAAGCGATCCTGGCCAATCTCCAGCGCTATGCAGACATTCTGGATGACGGCATTCCCAGAACCACCGAGACCATTGTATCTTTCGATGATGATATCAGCGTCTTCACGGACAAGATGAGGCGTCTTGGTGCGGAGTGGGAGAACTCGAATCTCTCAATAAAAAGGCACGTCCGAGCGTGCAAGGATAAAGGGACTGCATGGCAAGAAATGGCATGATCGAAGTAGAGGGCTCCGTGGAGAAGATCCTCGGTGGCGGAATCTACGACGTTTCGGTGGACGGGTCTACTAGACATGTCATGGCCAAGCTGAGCGGTCGCCTACGCCAGTATCGAATCCGGGTCCTCCCCGGAGACAAGGTACGACTCGAAGTCTCGGAAGCCGACACTACAAAAGGCTTCATCGTTTACAGAATTGGCTAAAGTTCTGACCTGTCCCTGCCGATGAGGAGGGGAAGGAGAGCATCATGGTCAAAGTGTACATCATCGAGAGCGAGCGAGGCTGGGGCCAGAAGATTGACGAGGTGAAAGAGTTCGACACTCTGGAGCTTGCGGAAACCTTCGTGACTGAATTCAACTCTCACAACACCGAAGAGAAGGTCCCGGACTGGTACATGCGGGCGGAAGTGGTTCGATGATCGAGCTATCCCCCTTCGTGGTTGCTATCCTGGGCATTTTCGCTATCATCGGGTTCATCGATGTTGTGGGGCGGTTTTCGTCTCCCCGTCGAACCCGAATACGGGTGGATGGAACTGTAAACAGCAAGAGGCATCTACTGGCATGTGGCCTGATCTCCCAGGCACACCGCCAGGGAGACCCAGAGTTCTAGTGGCACAGCGTAAGTCGTGCGAAGGAAAAGACGGTAGGACCCTTAGAAAGGGTTCGCGTGTCGAGATTCATGCACACACGACGGAGAGCGGCTGGCACATGAGTGGCTTTTTTGGTAAGGTACTGGAAGTATTGCACGATGAGAAGGGTCCATACCTTCGGATCAAGCTAAAAGGCACTCGTAAAGGTGCGGAGAGGCTTGCCCGAGCGTACAACATAACTAGACGTTAAAGGGGTCCGGGCAGATGAAAATAATCGCTTACAGGGGCGTACAGAGCAGCACCCTGGGGGAAACATGGGCTGGGCAAGAGGGTCTGAGCTTGTAGGGCGCGTAGCGCGAGTTTTGGTTGGCGTGGTAGAAACCCCCGAATGTCGGCGGGAAATCTACGAAGAGCTGGTTCAGGTGGCCCTGGACTTCGATTGTGACACGCTGGATGAGTGCCGAGGGATTGACACTGAACTGGACGCTGCGATTGACGAGCACTGGGGACCTTACGACAACGAGGAAGAAGACTAATGGGGCTTGTGCTTACAATCATTTATGTGGCTATTGGCGTCTCCCTAGCCAATCATATGGAGTACACGGACGGATTGAAGGGAATCCAGGCTCCTGCTAGATTTTTCGTGCTAGCAGCCGCTTGGCCGTTGCTGGTTTTTTATTGTTTGAAGTGTCTTGCCGACGGCACTGCCACGCTTCGGAGAAGGGGATGATTTACTCAGGTCGAGTACATAAGATTGGTTTTTGCGCTATTCGTTGCTGGCTGTGGGTTGCCTTCTTGTGATGCAACACCCTATCACTGGCGCACGGTGGCTAGACTGTGGCTTGTTGCTCGTGGCTGCGGACTTCTTCGGACTACTTAACTTGAATGGCTGGGGCGGCAAGCGCCGTAACTGGGCTGGGGAGTTGACACCATAATGGGTTGGGACCAAGAGATATCGCGACAGGATGTACAGGGACTCCTTTTGGACCTTCTCGGGGTAGATCCGAACGAGTTGCTCCGGCAGGTGATCGAGCAGAAGCTCGCTGGGCTGGGGCTATCCTACGAGGTCGAGGAAGATCCCGCACGGGAAGAAGGTGATGGTATGGTCCACAGCTTCCACCCTCGGAAGATCACGTTCTCAGACGGCCGGGTTTTCGTGGAAACCATCACGGAAAGCGTCCGCAGTGACGATTGGGGCAGCGACCACTACGGATTCGTGGAGGCCGGAAAGCCCTACAAGATCCTGCACGTTGACTATAACGATAACGGCGAGGGGGACGAACCGAAGGTCACTGAGGAAATAATTCCGGGGTCCGATGGTAATGTAACTTCCCTCGATGAGATTCGTGAGAAGGGGAACGCGCTGACTCCGGGCATGGGGGACGAGATCAGCGACTTCTTCGATTCCCAGGGAATCACCTCCTTCGAGTTTGCGCCTGCCGAGGAGTGTGGCGGCGGACTCTGTGCAGCCTGCGGCGATGCCGACGGACCTTCCAAGGTCTGCGACTGTCCGAACTGTCATGTCTGAGTCCGTAATCGACAGCGGGAAGCTGATCCCAGTTGACCTGACCAGGGAAGAGGCTCTCGCAGAATGCGAACGTCTCGGGCTGGAATGGATTTTGGAGACTTACGAAGACGCCAAGGAAGCCCTGTGTTGTGAGACTGAAGAGTACGCAGACATTGAGGGACTGGGGTTCTGCCGGGTCGAAGGCTTCAAGACTGAAGATCCTACTACTGATTGGTGTACCCTATCGAAGAATGAGGACGGGAGCTACGACTTCCGGGCTAGCTACTACAACGGCGGGGCACATTGGACGGAGCTTGTCGAAGGGGCCTGGAGGAAGCCGAGGAATGGATAAAGAACATCGGCATCCCAACGTATGGCCCGCTAAGTTGGGAACCCAGCCAGCACGGCATACAGTGACCGATCTTCTTAACCCTAATTTGCTTACCTACTACCACCTTGCTTCGAGTGACAGTAGATAGGATAGGCCCCGGTCGGCACCTTTTTGTTAGCCTGTAATGATTGTTGCGTACCACGGCACTAGCCGGGAGAATGTTGATTCCATTTTGAAAGAAGGATTTCGAGTAGGTACCTATTTTGCCTATGCTATCGAAAATGCTAGAAAATTTGGTGGAGAGTGTGTTTTTGCTGCACAGTTCAACGAAGACGGATTTCGTGGGGATAATGACGGATGGCAGTTTCATCTTCGCGATCCTCTAGCGCCAAGCGAAATTCTGTGGTTTGGGTCGTCTACATCCTGCGGTGCTCCGACGGCACGCTGTACACCGGGTACACGAACGACATAGAGGCTAGGCTAAAGAAGCACAATGCCGGAAAAGGCGCGAAGTACACTAGAAGTAGGCTACCAACAGTAGTCTGCTACACCTCCCGGTGGGGCAGTAAGTCGCTCGCTATGCGTTGTGAGGCTGACATTAAGAAGAAGACGCGAGCCCAGAAGCTAGCTCTCATTGAAGATCGAGACGAATGGGGCTATGGTGACTAAAAGGAAACCGAATGGACATCAGTAAGACATCGAGTACGTATCGAAAATATGTAGCAGGAGCCAAGAGCTACGCAAGGTTTTTCGATAAGCACTTCTTCAGCAGCGACATGGAAAGTGTTGGCTTTTGCTCTATGATGCGGACCATTTACTTCTGGAGACCCCTCATCGCCACTACCCGCGTACTGATGATGGCTATGACGGTTGTGATAGTCTGCGCGGCTTTTTACCTCAAATCGACGGAGATCCTAGCGGGTATTGTGGTATTCCTTTTGCTTGCCCTGCTTGTCTGGGTGGCCAAGATAGCGGTTTTGGCTGGTGGGGATTACTTCGACTCAGCAGACGAGTCTCTATTATTTCAGTGGGCAAAAGCCTCACACGACAAGGTTTGTCCGCTCGTTACCTTTACCCCCACGGAGGAAGAAAAATGCGACGAATAGCTTTGATTATCAAAGAGTGGTATGTCGTCCCCGGTGGTATGGTGGTGTCGATTCCCTTTTTACTGGCCATCGTTCTACTGTGCGTAGGTGCCGTCGGCCAAGCTACCCTTAAATTGATTTTTTAGGAGAATATGATGTTTGAAGTTGGTCTTTTGGTCGCGGGCTTTTTGGCTCTTCCCTGGTACGTTCTGAGTATCTTGGTGATCGTCTTTCTATGTGACGTTGGGGCGGCATCGAAGGATGAGTTCGCTTTCGCCACTGGAGCAATTATCGTAGGGCTGCTTCTTGTCTCTGGTCTAGGCTGGTGGACAGAGGGCTTCAATCCTCTTGGGTGGGCATGGAACAATCCAGTGGATGTGATTACTGGCTTCGTGGCCTACTCGTTGATCGGGTGTCTCTGGAGTGTTGCCAAGTGGAAGCTGTTTCTCCGCAAGTCGTTCAAGCGTTCTGAGAAGAAATTCGAAGAGGCCCTGACCAACTTCCAACGCATGCTGGACGAGGTGGCAAACGGGACTAGGCACCACGCGCCCACTGACCCGCCGAAGAAGACACGACCGAGCGAGTCGTTCGCCAGCGAGAACGCCGGTCGCCTGACGGGCTGGATTTTTCACTGGCCTTTCTCGGTTCTGGGTGTTCTGGTCGGTGACGTTATCATCCGGTTCGCGGACACTTGCTACAAGGCGCTGCACGGACTGTTCGAGCGCATGGCTCGGGCGCAGTTTGCGGGGTATGAGGAATGAGAAACCCCAAAGAGGCTTTGACCAAAGCAGGGTATGAGGCGTACCGGGCACATTTGTGGAACCTGCGGGAAGCTTTGTTCTTCCTTACGGGACACGCTGAGGACCTGGAGCTAGATGCTCTTGACGACGGAGAACTGTGCAGAGGGCTGTATACCCTTGAGGGGGCCTTGCACACGCATAGGTTGGTATTGTTGGGCGAGTCCCGATGAGGAATGAACCTACCTGTGAATGTATCGTCGATGGCTGCAAAAACCGTATCTCTGCCTTGGACGACCAATTCTGGTGCGGTGAGCACGGTGGAGAGACAATGTACGAGATGACAGACCGTAAGGGTTTGGTCGCTGCACAGAAAGCCCTGCGTCAGGAGCAGCACGGCACAAAGGAGGTACAGGGCACGCCGATCGACGAGAATAAACCCATGACTGTTTCTGAGATGATAAGCGTGGTCGCTTACGAGCAGGGTACGGATGTTCTGGGCGGCACCGAGGAGGTGGAGATTCCCGACCCAGCTCCTACCAATTTGACCACTATCTTGACCACTACGGCCAGCGTAACGATTACCAAGCCCCGCGAAGCGAACCGTTTGAAGGCGCGGTAATGCTCTGTACGATATGCTGTAAATGCGGCAGGTGGTACGGCCCCTGGTACGAGGAGCCCAGAAACTGCCTTGGCCAGTGGTATTTTGACGAGGCCGGGAAGCAGCGCTACAATAGTTGCGATCATTTGCGCTGTGGGGGTTGCGGGAAGGGGGACTTTCCCCTACCCTGTGAAGGTGAGAAAAAGGTGCTGAAAGCTCCTGGGGGCGCTCCTAGGAAAAAGTTCAATCGAAAGAAGAAAAAAAACAAGAATCGGAACAGAAATCGCTCAAGAAATGGCTAGGCTGTCCGATACTACACTAAAGAGCTTGTGCATCGCGAAAACTTTTCGGGTGCTTATATATTGGATACAATGATGGTCTCAGTAAAACAGTCCCAATCGAAGCCGAGTCAGCCCAGTAATCCTGGGCAGGAGACTGGTGTGCTGTAGCTCGAACTGAAACGAGCGACTTTTCGCGCCCCGGCCTCCAACGACCGGGGCGTTTTTTTTGGAGGTACCGTTTTGGCTGGAAGAAATAAATCACCCAATTGTAAAAATGGTCACCCGTTTACAAAAGAGAACACGCAAGTACGGCCTAACGGCGCTCGCAGATGCCGTACCTGCCATAGAGCGGAAAACCGAAAATACGATAGAGCAAATGTACTGAAGAGGCGTGAAGGGCAACTCAAGATCAAGTACGATATTTCTGCTTACGACTACGAAGAAATGCTGCGCAGGCAAGGTAATGTTTGCGCTATATGCAAAGAAGGTTCTGATAAAGTTTTTCATGTAGATCACGATCATTGTACTGGGGAAGTTCGTGGATTGCTGTGCAAGCCATGTAACGTTGGTTTGGGTTGGTTCAGGGATAACCGGAAAGCGCTTTTGGAAGCTTCAGAATACTTGCTTCAAGACTCCAGAAGTGGCCAAAAATAAGAAGGCAAAAGGATTTTATTGCGACCGTTCCTGTATGGCGCGGGATTTCGGACGCGGAAGAAGTAAATGTTCCCCGTAATGCACAAGGCGTGCAGTCGTCCTGTTAAGGCGTATGAGCTAGGTTCGATTCCTAGACGGGGAGCCAATTTAAGGCAAACAAAGGTCATATCCCGGTCGCCAGAGAGGCGGTACGGGTATCGCGACAGGCGATAAGGTAGGCTAGCGTTTGTATAGCCGGGAAGTTCTTTGCTCCCGGCCCTTATAACTCAATTGGCAGAGTGCCGGGCCTGAAGCCCGGATGTTGCAGGTTCGAGTCCTGCTAAGGGCCACAGAGAGTGCCGCGACAGGCGGCGAGCGACCGGCAACAGTTTAACAGGGTGTAGTTCAGTCTGGAAGAATCCTCCCCTCGGAAGGGAGAGGTCGTTGGTTCAAATCCAACCACCCTGACCATTTGATTACGAAAGGATAAACAGACGGGCGGACAATCGCTCCAAGGAGAGGAAAGTCGGGACTGCACGGTACAGCCTAGAGGGTAACACCCTTCCACCGTGAGGTGCGTGACGGCAACAGAGACGAGCCTATTTGGTTAGGTTGAAACGGGCGACAGCGTGGGCGCAGCAACCGAAAGCAGGGGACATTGATCGTACCAGAGAGTCCCCGGGTATCGGGCAAAGATTCTAGTGGTAACACTAGAGCAAGACGAATGATTGTCGATAACAGAATCCCGCTTATAGCCCATCTGCAATTTTAGGAGAAGAACATGTTGGCATTGGAAGATTTGGCAGGAGCTGACGAAACATTGGTTCGTGACCATATCGTGTGCGAGTTCGAGATCGAGGAGAAGGAGCTTGACGGATTCGAGGTCTTGATTGCTTACGAGAGTTGCGGTAGTTGGGGTTGCGATTCGAGCAACTGGTTCTTGCTCCGCAAGGACGGGCAGTTGTACGAGAACCACGGCTCGCACTGCTCGTGCAACGGGTTCGAGGAGCAGTGGGCTCCTGAGGAGACGAGCGTTGATTACTTGTTGTCGGAGAAGTTCTACTTTCCGTCGGGTGGGTACGACACCAACGGAAACGAAGAGGCCGTGAGTCGAGAGATTCGCCGTTTTTTTACAGTGACAGAAGCGACTGGCCGAAGGGCTGCAATCGCTGCACAGAAGGCACGGGCCGCAAACCCGTACATTGAAACGGAGGAATAGAAATATTGGGAACTAGCTCAACTGGCTAGAGCGTCGGTCTCTGACACCGAAGGTTCTGGGTTCGAACCCCAGGTTCCCAACCATACATTATGGACCCCTAGCTCAACAGGTAGAGCGGCTGTCTCTTAAACAGCAGGTTCAGGGTTCGAGTCCCTGGGGGTTCACCATATATCCGGGTGTAGCGCAGTCTGGTAGCGCGCCTGCTTTGGGAGCAGGATTTGGGTGGCACTACTTGCCCAGAAAACTTACAGCCTTTGTGCCTTAATTGCCATAGAGACAAAACGGTACAGGAGTCGAAAAATAGAAAATGATTCGGGGTATGGCGCAGAGGCAGCGCGCCGCGTTTGGGACGCGGAGGTCGAGATTTCGAAATTCTCTACCCCGACCATACATAAGGACCGGTAGCAAAATTGGCTGAATGCAGCGGACTTTTAACCCGCAGGAGAAATCCCACTGTGAGTTCGAATCTCACCCGGTTCACCATATTAAGGAAGAGTGGCAGATAGGAATCGCGCCCGGTTGCTAACCGGAGGCCGGGGGCAACCCCGAGTGGGATCGTTACCCACCTCTTCCGCCATACATATTGGGGTGTCATCCAACGGCTAGGATACCGCTCTTTGAAAGCGAGGATAAAGGTTCGACTCCTTTCACCCCATCCATTTAGAAGGTACCGTGCAGGGCACAAACTGGGCTTGAACCCCAGGGCATCGCGAGAGCGGTGGGAGATCGTTACTTCTACCTTCTGCCATACAGCCAGGAAGAGTGACAGAGCGGCTATTGTGCCTGTTTCGAAAACAGTGGCCTGGGCGAGAGCCCAGCGGGGGTTCGAGTCCTCCCTCTTCCGGTACTTCTACCTTCTGCCATATTGGGTGTCGTTCCTACGTATTATTTGTATGTAGGGGACTGAAATGGCTCGTGTTTTTGACAATCAGCCGGATACAATATATCCAATTACAGCGCCCACGCGCCGTAAACTGGCTGTAGCTCTGGAAGATACGGAAGCAGCCAATGAGCTTGTTGACGCCATAGATTCTTCCAGATCTGTTGAGATTTCTCAGGTGTCCTTGCATCATACAGCCCTAGCCATAGATGACGTTATTTTATGCGACGCGACCAACGGGCCAGTTGTCGTTACTCTTTTCCCTGCAACAGAAGCCAACTCCGGGAAAGTCCTAGAGATCAAGAAAATCGACCCCACAGGAAACATTGTGACTGTGGACGGCAATGGCGCTAACATAGATGGTGGTCCGACTGCTGTGTTAACCATTCAGTTTGAAACAATCACAATTGTTACTGCCGCTTCGGCATGGTGGATACTATGACATACAGACCCTTTGTTGAAGACAGCAAGGCTGCTTTTGGAGAACTTCAGATATCGGAGTTGTCCCCAGTCTTTCAGAATACTTTTGAATACACGGTGGATAATACTGAGTTGCTTACCAACACCGTTGTTGCTGGTGGCACGGTAACTCAAGCAAACGGAATGGGGACGGTAGGTACCTCAACAACGACAGCAAGTACCGCATTGATGGAATCTAGGCAACATGCAAGATATCATGCTGGACAAGGCGGTCTATCAAGATTCACTGCCCTTTGGTCTGCTCCGGTAGAGGGCACTGAGATGTATGTTGGACTAGCGGACGAGATTGGCTCTATTGCTGCTTTTGAGAATGGTTTTATGGTAGGGTACGATGGAGTTACGTTCGGCTTCCATAGGTTTCAGAACGACACCAAGATTACTATAGCATTATCCGAGTGGGATGATCCGCTAGACGGATCAGGCCCTAGTGGCATGACTATAAACACAGCCATGTTGAACGTTTTTCAGATTCAATTCCAATATTTAGGAGCGGGACCAATTAAGATCTTCATAGAGGATGATACTAACGGCAAATTTATCTTGGCCCACACAGTGAGTTATGTCAATCAGAATACTGAACCGTCCGTCCATAATCCTAATTTCCACCACATCATGTGGGTAAACAACGGCGGCACAACAAGCGATATGATTATCAGGTCAGGCTCTTTCGGTTTCTACATCGAGGGAAGAACAGATTTGATACAACTTCATCAGCCTCAATTTGCTTCCGGCACTCAGCAAAAAACCAGTGTCACAGATGAGGTTGCCATTTTAACGATCAGAAACAAGACTACATACGCCTCGAAGACGAATTTCATAGATATTTTGATTCAAGGATTATTGGGTGCCATTGATGCAAATCAAGCGTCTAATATTGGGGTAGTTCGAATTGTCAAAAATGCAACACTTGGGGGTGCTCCTGATTATTCGGACATAAACTCTAGTGATTCAGTGGTAGAGATGGATACCGATGGAACCGACGTGACAGGTGGACAGGAGTTGATAGGTACTCCGCTTTCTGGACAAAATGATAAAGACGATAGAGACGTTACCGATTTGAAAATCATTCTGAATCCAGGGGATACCTTGACTGTTGCAGGCTCCAGTGGCAATAGTGCTACAATGGCTGGAGGCATTCTTTGGCGGGAGCTGTTCTAGCACCTACACTAAAGGGTAACCATGCAAGAGGTGCCCGATATCAATCTAATCCCCCACGAGGGCGACATTATCTGCGACGAGTGCAGACAGGAGGCAAGTTTTCTGATCGGTCCCGAGCCGATAAATGACGGCAAGAACAGGTGCAAAGCATGCTTTGGGCAGCATTATCCACAGTACAAGGACGCCGTGACAGACTTTTCTGACCTCCTAGACTTGATGCTGGAGATGCAGTCGCGTATGATGACGACGGACATGATGCACGAATTATACGGGAACCAAGAGGAACCCGAAGAAAAGGATTAAGGAGAGTTGCCAGAGAGGCCAAATGGGCTTGCTTGGAAAGCAATGCGCGGTAAAACGCACGGGGGTTCGACTCCCCCACTCTCCGCCACAATGAAGTCAGAAATCCGAGTTCGAGTCCCGGCGGGGATCTTACCGCGACAGGCGGTTGATGTTCCCTGTAGGTTAATTGGTAAACCACTGGCGCATTTACAGATGGGAGATTGGCTACCCGAGGAGCCAATCTCCCACAATAGACTAAAGATCTCCTGACAGGTGCCGATGAGTATTGTATACTGTCACCAAATCACGGGAGACTCTAATGAGCAAAAGACCGAAGATCAACCACCTGGCCCGGCTGGGCCTGGAACCCCACCCCCACAGCACGCATACCCTCGACAATGCGCGCAGGCGGGACGTTGAGATTCTAGGCCGTCGCTCTCGTAAGGAGTGGCCCTGTGCCGACCCCAAGTGCAGCGTAGGCTTCGACATTGATCTTGACGAGGTGTACATCGAGCATTTCGTGGGAACCTCGCGGTACGGAGGTGAGCACTTCCAGTACCACGTTGCATGCGCAATCAATAAGCAGGTCGTTCGACCTGTAGAGGGTGCCATCGACAAGGGTAACAATCGCCGACAAGCAATTCAGGCGCAACGCGCACGAAAGGCAGCCAATGCTGGTTAGACTCGTCCTTGAGGAGAACACACAGTGAGCAAGGTTCTTCAAAAGATCGGAACTATACGCACGACTGCCGAGCGTTTCGGCGTACCCACCGAAGGCATCCCAACGGAGCGGCATAATACCCTTGTATTCGTCAACCACAGGTTGCGCTCGACCCTAGGTAGCGCAAACTGGGTCGGAAAGTTTTGCTGGATCGAGATACACAAGTTAGTTTTCGCGAACCCCGAGCAAATGCGCGAGACGCTGGCACACGAGATTGCGCATGCCATGCAGGGTCCCGGCCACGGTCACAGCCAGCGATGGGAAGCAACCGCAAAGTCTCTCGGAAGTAAGGGCAAAAGACACGCTTCGCGCGAAGCTTGCGAAGCTATTGGAATCAGGGATACCTACCGCGTGGTAGCGCATTGCGAGAGATGCGGCAGTGAATTCAAACGGGCCCGTGCCCCCGATAAACGCAAACAGTACACGCATATTAGGTGCGGCGGTGATATTGTCCTCGACTCGGAATACATCGAGGACAATAGAAAGGCAGCCAATGCTGGTTAGACTGGTTTCAGATTTGCACCTTGAGTTCGGAAAGGACTGGGAGCCTGTGGTTCCTGAACTACCCGAGGACAGCGAGTCTGTTCTTGTGGTAGCCGGGGACATCGACACGGGTCTGGACGCTTGCGACTTTCTCCAGCAGGTTGCCCATCGGTTCTTGCACACGATTTACGTTCTTGGCAACCACGATTTCTACAGAGGCAATGATCTCCACCTTCTGCCCGGATATGTTCGAGAGGAGTTGAGCGACTTCCCCAATATCACCCTTCTGGAGAACGAGACTCTGGTTGTGGGCAATGTCCGGTTCTTGGGGACTACCCTCTGGACCAATATGGCGAACGAGAATCCGACTGTCATGCTCATTATCGAGCAGGGCATGGCGGACTACGGGCAAATCAAGAAGAACGGCGGGGAGAGGATATTCGCCCCTGACACGATTGCTATACACAAGTTGGCAGTGAAATTTCTCGAAGAGGAGTTGCCGAAGGAGCACGATGGTCCGACCATAGTCGTCACACATCACCTTCCTAGCTTCCAAAGCGTACACCCCATGTACCATCGACCGGGGGTGAATGCTATCAATCCCGGGTTCTACTCCAGCTTGGATGGGTTGCTGGTTGACCACGACATTGCTTACTGGCTTCACGGCCACACGCACGCGACCGTAGAATACGAGATCGAAGGCACTAGAGTACGAATGAACCCGCTTGGGTACGCGCCGGTAGAGCGTAAAGAGAATCCGCAATTTTCACCAACATGGAGAATCGAAGTATGAGTGGAGAAACCAAGGAAGACAAGTTTGACCGACTATTCCGACATGCCGACGCGATGTTCGATCGGGCGGAAAAGATGTTCGCGAATTTTCCGTGGAGCAAGCCGCCCAGCAACGACGGCTTCTTCACTAGAACCGTAACATACGTGCCCCTTGAGGATGAAGAGGAAGTCGAGCCCTGCAACGACCCCAGCGAGTACAAGTTGGTCAAGACACCAACAGCCTTCGAGAGCAAGGAAGCCATCGAAGAGTGGCTGAACGGTTTCGGTGCAGAGGGCTGGGACCTGAACTGTTTCGAGTTCGGGTATGCGATCTTTTCACGGTACGTGGAGGACGAGGACGAGGATGAAGCGGAGGTGGAATGACCACTGTAATTCATATTCGAGACACCCCGCCGGGATACAAGGACAACCCGGACTACGTGTACATCGGACGCCCCAGCAAGTGGGGTAATCCTTACCCGGTGAGCATGGGTCGGACCGCCTGTATTGATCTGTTTCGAGAGCATGTGACTTCCGATCCACGGTTGCTGGAGGCTCTCTCCGAACTACGGGGAAAGACCCTGGTCTGCTATTGTAAGCCCCAGGCTTGTCACGGGGATGTGCTAGCTGAACTGGCTGATGCCAAGCAGAAGGAGGACGAAGATGAAGCGGAAGAATCAGAGTCCGAGGGAGTATAGTCTACAGCATTGCAAGGATCGTGCGCGCGAGCGTTACGCTTTCGAGCTTCTGGACAACGACTACGACGTTCTATGTAACTCTGTTAGGGAAGAGTTGGTGGGCGACTGCTTTATAGGCGGGATCTCTAGGTTGAAAAAGGTCAACCAAGAGGGTTCGCAATACACCTTTATCGTGGTCCTAAGGGGCAGAGAACTGGTTGTGGTATTTGACGCTGGGCGCTCATTAGTTACCACTCTTTTGCCGCCGGAGCAGTTTTCTGAGCATTTGAGCTAAAGACTTCGGCCGAGAGACCGATAGATAAGGTATGAGTAGTGGAGCAGAACACAATAGAGGAGCCCTAGTTGCCGGTGGGTTAGTCATGCTTGCCTGTGTAGTAACAGGAGTTGCGTTTGATCCTAGATTAGGTACTATTGCCGCAGTATCGTTTCTGTTTGGCGTTTTCATGTTGAGCCCGGATCTGGATCTACGGAACAGTTCCCCAACTAAGCGCTGGGGTCCTCTTCGACTCTTATGGCGATTCTACTCTAAAACACATGCACACAGAGGCATTAGCCATAGTATGCTCTTTGGCACTTTGGAGCGTGTCCTGTACATGTCTTCCGTTCTTCTGCTGATTGGCTATTGCTGGCACGGGTTCAACGTAGAATTTTTCAGCGATGTGCAAGTAATGGCGCAAGCATATCCATTAGAAATGCTTACCTCGTTCACAGGCATGTGGGTAGCAAATACAGTACACATCGTACAAGACGGGATGTAAATGATGGACAACATTGAAACACTCAAAGTAGATCTCCGTTGGCAGCTTTCCTTCGAAGAAATTGACTGGGACTATTTCATGGAAACCGTAGAAAGGGCTAGGGCTGCTCAACAGGCGCTACTGGATCAGCAATGAGCAAAGGATATCGGAAAATATCCGTCGGTGGTGTGAATTACGAGTATAAGGTAGGGCGCGCTCACGTAGACATCAGACCCCCTGGGGGGGCACGCATGACGCCGGACTTACGCCAGGTGACGGGGCTTACCTGGGACGAAATCGAGCGCGGGACGTGGAAGCGGTATTTCAGCGTCACGCCGCAACAAATTAGAGAGTACATTGAAGGAAGACAGACATGAGCAAACCCAGTAGCAAACCTCTGGTTCGATGCACAGGGAAAGAGTGCTCCATTCACTGCCCACACAGCCTACCACATGAAAAGTGGGGCGAACTGAAGACATGTACTCTCTGGGGAGAATGTTCAGAGAGTGAGAAAAAGATTCGTTGCGTGAAAGTGAAAGAAGGAGAACACGATGAATGACCGAAACTGTGCGGTCCGAGAGAGAATCGGAGACGGCGTTTCAGTTGGGCGCTGCTGGATTTACACAGACGAGGCTGAGGGTACTCTGACGTGCCCCAGACACGGAGATGTAACAAGTATTCAGAAGCGCTTCAGCGAGACTGGGGAGCTTGGAGAAGACCCGAGATGAGTGACTACGACGTATTTCAGGGTGGCGTGCCGATCAAGGCATGGACGAAGGGCGTGCCGATTGAGTCGGCGGCTCTCGATCAGTTGAAGAATGTGGCGGCTCTGCCGTTCATTCACAAGTGGGTAGCAGTGATGCCGGACGTTCACTTCGGGCGTGGTGCTACCGTTGGCTCGGTCATTCCGACCAAGGGGGCTATCATTCCGGCGGCTGTCGGTGTGGACATTGGTTGCGGCATGGTCGCCGTGCGAACGGGACTCGTGTCTCACGACCTTCCGACCAACTTGAAGAAGTGGCGTCTAGCTATCGAAGAGGCTGTGCCGCACGGCGCAGTCAAGGGTGCTTCCCACGATCGTGGCGGATTCTCTCCGGGCGCTCTTCCGAAGACGAACTCTCGTCTGTGGCAGAACAAGTTGGCGAATCGTTACGCTACCATTATGGGAAAGCACAAGTCGGTTGCTCACAAGGCTGGTCCACACCAGCTTGGTACGCTTGGGGGCGGTAACCACTTCATCGAGATTTGCCTGGATGAGGCGGATCGCGTGTGGCTGATGCTGCACTCGGGTAGCCGTGGCCTTGGCAACAAGATCGGAATGTACTTCACCGATCTGGCAAAGAAGGAGATGAAGATTCACTTCGTGAACTTGCCGGACAAGGATCTTGCATATCTGCCGGAGGGTACGCAGCACTTCGATGACTACATCGAGGCGATGACGTGGGCGCAGGACTTTGCTCAGTTCAACCGCGACCTTATGGTTCTTCAGGTGTTCGATGCCTTGAAGCGCGAGGGCGGAGTTCCGCAGAAGAAGCTCTTGACTCACGATGTGGCAGTCAATTGCCATCACAATTACAGCGCTCGCGAGAACCACTACGGACAGAACGTGTGGCTCACTCGTAAGGGAGCAGTGTGCGCGCGCAAGGGCGTCATGGGAATCATCCCGGGTTCGATGGGTACCAAGTCCTTCATTGTAGAGGGCAAGGGTAACCCGGAGAGCTTTGACTCGTGCTCGCACGGGGCTGGTCGCATCATGAGCCGCTCGAAGGCAAAGAAGACGTTCACGCTGGACGACCACATCAAGGCAACGGAGGGGGTCGAGTGTCGCAAGGACGAAGGAGTCATTGATGAGACGCCGGGAGCTTATAAGGATATCGACGCTGTTATGGCAGCGCAGGCATCTTTGGTGGACATCAAGCATACGCTTCGTCAGGTGCTCTGTGTCAAGGGCTAATCTGGTTGCCGTAAAGAGGCAAGATAAGAATGGAAAGATGGTAACCAAGTGGGTTCGACCTGAAGGTGTAAATCCGCCTTCTTAGTCCAACACACATGGCGGCTACAAAGTTGCTTCTGGGGTAGGAAAGGGAACACAATGTCGCAGCAGGAACATGACGCTAGAGTCAGAGATCGCCTTTCTTGGCGCTTTATCCAACACAAGGAAGACGCCTGCCCCAAATGTCACGGAGCAGGGGTTCGTATGTATCCCAATACTGCAACATGGGACAATAGACCTGGAATGGTATCTGGCCAAGCATTCACAGGAGATGTTTGTGACAAGTGTTGGGGAAGTGGGGATAAATATCGCCCTTGGCCCTCGCATCGAGAATTCAGAGAATTGAAAGAAGCAAATGGCTAGTCCCGCAACGTGGAAAGATTACGCGCTGGGGTTTGGCCTCATCATGCTTATGCTAGGATTTACGGCAGGCTTCATAGTAGGTGTGACATGGCACTAGGAGATGAACTTCACTACGAGATCTGCCCGATGCTGTTCGATTATCGCATCATCAAGACCGACGGATACATTGTCACAGACAATTGGTTATACGACGATCTTGATGATGCGGTCACGGCCTTAGTGCAGATGGAAGAAGGCAAGGAACCAGAGGGCTGGTTCCGCCATATCGAGACTGGGCGGCGTCGCCCCGGTGGGAATGCGTCCAAGGAGTACATAAACCCGTGAGCCATTCAGGCATGAGCCATTACATTGTATGCGCACATTGCGGCAAGACCTACAATACCCATGATTCGTGGCAGGCTGGCGACCACGAGAACGAAGCATGTACCGCTGTCCAGCACGGTTTTTGCGATACCTGCGGAGGTAATGGAGCACTACACATAGCCGAAACCGGAGAGGCAGTCCACACAGATCAGACAGAGTGCATCAGGTTTCTAACGGAGCAGGTTAAATACATGGAGCAGTACCGCCTTGAGCACGACACGAGGTATTGCGAACTGGAGAAAGCTGTGGAGGGTTTGGTCAATGGCCGCAAGGCTGCCTTGGCGGAATCCCGGACACTAAAGGCAATACGAAACTCCGATGCCGCTGTATCACGTTAATGTTTCCGTCGTTGTAGGCGACCAGCATCTCACCTTTTCGAAGGTAGTAGAAGCAAAAGGTTCAGTTGCTGGTCCCATTAAGCTAACGGTGGCTAGGCTCCCGGGCGTGTATCAGCGTGAAGAAGCCCCTTCCGACATTGGGAGTTCCAGCAGGTGCTATGCAGGGCACGCAAGTGACCTTACTCTAATTCACGGAGAGGTACCAGAGCCGGAACCCATCACCGATCGTCGAGGGGCGATTAGAGACCAGAAAGCACGCAATGGATAAAGTGATGGAATTGAAAGCCCAGCTCTCCACCGCCGAAGCTGAGCGGGATGCTGCGCGGGAGGAGGCGGGGATGAGTGATGCAGCATTTGTAACGCTTCTGGCTGCCAGCACAAAACAAGATGATGAACTCACCAGGCTGCGCGTCCTGGTTGAGGAGCGGAAAGCAGGAACACCTCACCACCACGATCGAGACTATCCGGGTTGCAAGGTAGCTGTAGACGCTCTCTACAGGAAGCGTGACGAACTCCAAGCCACCGTCGCCGCCCATGTAAAGGCTGCGGCAGAGCTAGCCTAGAGAGATTCAATGGGTGACGTAAAGGTAGTATTCACGAACGGCTGTTTCGACCTACTGCACGTTGGTCATATTCGGTATCTGGCTGCGGCTAAGCTACATGGGGACTGGCTCATCGTAGGGCTGAACTCGGACGAAAGTTTCCGCCGACACAAGGGCAGGAATCCCATCAACTGTGAGCAGTGGCGCTACGAGATGCTGATGGCTTTGGGGTGTGTGGACGAGGTGCGAATCTTCGATGAAGACACGCCGGAGAGGCTTCTCTCAGAGATCGAGCCAAATATCCTAGTAAAGGGCGCAGATTACAAGCCCGAAGACGTACTCGGGCGTGAGCACGCAAAGAAGGTGCTGTGCCTGGAGGTTGGTGCGCAGGTCCATACGAGCGATCTTTTCGAGAAGATCAGAATACACTTTCAAGGAGTTTGATATGATGATAAATTGCAAACGCTGCGGAATCCTTACCAAAGATTTTCTGTACCACTGGCTCTGGTGTCGTAATTGTCGCTTGAAGCACCAAAATGGTAGATAAACTAAGAGACCTCTGCCATGCACTGGTGGGTTCGCTTCATCCATCCGTGGAGAAACACGATCATTTCAGGCTTGTTCTTGACGAGGCGGCAGAGAAAACCTACCCGCTCCATTACGACAGCCTGGGCGACGGCGTTCTCGCCATCTTTCTCCACGGCTGAGGCAACCTTCTTCAGCGTGTTCGGCCCGATAGCACCATCGACTCCGGCTCCGACTACCTTCTGGAGTGTCTTGGCGGAGCGGCTGGTGCCAGAATTCACTGCGTAGTCCATCACGGCTAGAGCAATGGCGGGAGCTAGGTCGTCCCCGTGGATTTTGTTCCAATACTTCTCCCGGTAGATGTCCTTCGCCCCCTCTTCCGTGAGGTTCTTGATGTCTACGTCGGGGTGCGACCGCTTGGCGATGCCGAAATTCGTCTCACCTCCGGGATCGGACTCGTGATTTGTGTAGCCACCTTCCCACCGCAGAGTAAACTTCATAGCTCTTTCAAATTTGTCCATTTCAGGCTCCTCGGGTATAACCGGACGCACAGCTTGGGAAGGAACCGGCTGGGGCTTAGTGTTCCCCCGCTTGTCCAAAAAGCTCATGATCCAGTCAAAAAATCCCATACTGGAGAGATAATGGTGAGTTAGGGTCGAGGCTCCTGCTCGTACTCGATCGGCATACCAGCGGACTGGATGAGCTGCTGAACGCGGGCGAACAGGTCGTCGGCACCGTCGTGCTCGGAGGACTTGTCCAGAGCCTCCAGACGGGGCGTGATACCAAGTAGCCACTCGGGAGGACCGTCAATCACGATTCCGCCGTGACGCTCGAACCTGTGGCTCCTGAGGGCCATAATTGCCGGACTTACTTCCTCGAAAAGGGGGCTCATGATTACGATACGCTCCCCCACGGGACCCTTAGGATCGACCGCAATAGCCATTTTCTGGTTTGGCATTAGCGGTTGAACCTGCTTCTGTTCGACATTTGCGTCATCGTCAGCTTGGATGGGGTCGATCGGAACTTCTCGCTCGTTTCTGTGATTCACGGATGGTCCTATTCCCGGGCGTTCCTCTTCCAGAGGAGTGCTGTATTCCTTCGGGAAGATGGCGTCGATGTCCATCAGGTCTTCCATAGTTCGCGCCGCTTCCGTGGCTGCGGGGTAAATGTTCTCTTCGGGCTCCTCGATACTCATGAAGCCAGACTTCTTGCCTGTAAAGTCCATGTCCCAGTACGGACGGATCTTGGTGCCGCCACCACGACCGCCTCGTCCCCGCTCTCCGTGATTCATGTCATCACCGCCCGGATTTTGTCCGCCGGGTCCATGCATGTTCGTGGGGTCGAGAGTTGAAGTAGCTTTGTCTGCATCGTCGTGGTCGTCGTAGAAATCAGGGTGCTCCACAAGATGATCCTTAGTCACCTCCTTAGCTATGCCTCTATCTACACCGTGTTCCCACACTTCAATATCTGTGCCTGTCTTTAGCGCCTCGGGGTCGAAGGCAGAATCCGGCATGCCATCAGCCCTACCGCCAGGAAGCAGCTCTTCTTGAGCGCAAGCCTTGAACATGTTGCGCTCTGGGTCCGGGTAGTTCTGTACGGGCAGGAATCCTGTCTCTTGGTCTGCACCACGAGGCTTAATCATCGGGGCACGGTCGAGACCGCCGCCACCTGGCTTACGAACTATCTGTCCGGGGAAGCTGGAGGGAGGGGACTCTTCGGCACTTCTAGTGGGGGACGGGTGCGGAGTGGAAGTCTCGGGCATCTGTGGCAACGGAAGCTCTACAGGCAAGAAGCCCCGGTCCTTGTTGTTGGGTGTCTCGTATGCTTCAGCAGGGTCGCCTTCCCAGTCCGGGAAGACACCGGTTTCTGGTGTCATGCCGTTCGGGCTGGGCTCAAGCTCCTCCATTTGGTGCGGCGTAGACCCGCCGAACCCGTCACGGCCAAGAGGCCCTTCTAGGGGATGGTTCGAGAATCTAGATCCTCGATCGAAGTCCTTGACGCCGGGATACTCTTCGGCGCGCTTGTGTAGGCGCTGGGGCTCCGCCGTGGCTAGGCCCGGATGCTGGGATTCACCCTTCTTGTCAGCGGGCCACTCGTAAAGATTCCACAAGAGGAAATCATCTTGCGTCTTGTCTGGGTCTGTTCGGAATGAGCTAGGGCCTACACCTGTGCCGAATACTCCGCTCTTGGTGTTACCCTTCTTGCGCTCTTCTCTATAGTTCCCGTCGAAGCATTCTTCACCTTCGCGGATATGCGAGTCCCCACATTCATTCATGTTCTTCTCCTGAGAACCGCCCTCCTCCGAGCGGTCCTTCAAAAAACGAGTAGCCAATTCGATCAGCTTGTCCGGGTCTGTTATTGCTGTCTCGTCCTCAATCGAACGAGTCAGAGCCAGGAACTTGCCCATATCGGGTCCGGGCTTGAAGCCCTTCGCGATTAGGTGCTTACCCGAAACAGAGTCTACCAGCTTCCCGCCTGGGGCAGCTACAGAAGTGACATGCTGGTGGTAGTCCTCAAGGAACTTGTCCTGGGAACTTACGTCCCTGCGCAGGGCTTCCTCGGTTGTTCTGCCCAACACATCAGCCTTCGACAAGGCCGCAAGCAGCTCGGGGCTAACATCGGCATCACCCAATGTGCGACCCAGCTTCCTGTAGCCTTTGCGGCCACTGGTTCCGGGAAGGATCGCCGGGCGCAAGTGGGTATCAACTAGAGTCTCAACCTGCTTAATTAGAGCCAGTGGTGCTTTCATCCTGCCCAAGAACGCGCGAGTAGGCTCGATGCCAGCCTCTTCGTGTCCACGGGAGGTAATGTACCCGTCGATCTCCTCAGTAGAGACCGGCTTTCCAAAGTCGTGTGCCAGAGCCCCAAGCATTAGGGGGAGATCGAACGCAGGATCGCCAGTGCGCTGTTTTGCAGCCTCATCGAGAACCAGCAGGGTGTGGACGTAAACGTCCCCCTCGGGGTGCCACTTAGGTTCCTGCGGAACACCCAGTAGCGCCTCGATCTCCGGGAAGTAGCGGAGCAGGTTTGCCTGATGCAGCACCTCAATTCCCTTACTCGGTTTTTGGCCCTTTAGGAGCATCTTGGAGAACTCCGGCAGGATACGCTCACCCGGGAGCTGCTCAAGCGGCTGTGCGGCCACGAGTTGAAGTGTCTGGGGGTCTACATCAAAGTCAAAACGCGCAGCGAACTGGGCCACTCTGAGGGCTCGTAACGGGTCGTCAGAGAACGTGTTGACATCTGCGGCACGCAGGATTCCTGCCTTGAGGTCAGCGACACCGTTTAAGGGGTCAATGATCTCGTCTGTTAAAGGGTCTTTCGAAAGGGCGTTGATCGTGAGATCGCGCCTGCGGGCAGCGTCTTCCACGCTCATGGTAGGATCAGGAATTACATCAAAGCCTTTGTGCCCCTCTCCGGTCTTCTTCTCGCGGCGAGGGAGTGCAACGTCCCAGTCAAGCTCTTGGATGTTCAGCACGCCGAACTGCTGTCCGACCTCTTTTACATTACCAAACCGGGAAAGGATCTCGTTGACCTTCTCCATGGGGAGACCGAAGACCTCGAAGTCCACGTCTTTGCTTGGGAGGCCGAGTAGCTCATCTCGCACGATGCCCCCGACGAGCAAGGCTACCCCTCCCGCGCCTTCAACAGCGCGTGCGAATGCCTCGACCAGAGCTTTTTCATTCGGATTCACGAGAATATTCCTGTATTTCTTCCTCATCCGCATAGCGGCTATGTGTGCGAATCCTGTGGCAATTTGCACATACTAATTGACATCTCTCTAACTCTTTTTGGATTACATCGTTTGTTGCACCCATGTGTATTAGCTTACTTACGCTGGTATGTCCGGGAGAATCACTGATATTGTCAAAATCAAAAACGAAAGAAGGGAAGGTATTATTGCAATCATAGCATTTACCTCCATGCTGGAGGACTAATTTATTCTTTCGGCGCTTTGTGCGTACCCTTTCCCAGTGAGCATGGCAATAGCCTTTGGCTATATGCTTAGCAGTACAATTTGTAATGCGGCAGCCCTGCTTGCCGTCTTTTTCCTGTGTTTCTTGGTCTAATGGGGTTTCTTGTCTTAGGCGCTGATAGTGAAAAAGGCAATATCCCCGAGACCCGTGCTTTCTTTCGCACCCTTCAACAGTACATCCTTGTTTTCCGTCTGTTTTTCTTATTTCCTGGTGAAGCGGTGTTCCGCGCTCCATACGATCATAATGTAACTCACAATATCCGTGTCCGTAGTGTTTCCTCTCACAATCACTTATTTTGCATATTCTCATCTGCGGGGTCTCTTCAAGAATGTTGCTCTGACGAACTCAGAGTCGAGGCTACCAGAGACATTCGAATCCGCCCCTAGCTGCACGCTTGTTGCTGTAATACCTGTCATATCGGGAACCGTGGCTGCCAAGTCCTCTATCAGAGTAACGCCATCTACGGAAATTCGCAACAGCGAACTACTCCATTCGGCGACTACCTCAGTAATTTTACCACTAACCCACGAGGTTGGCGTAGGTGTAGTAATGGTTCCGGTTGTAGCGGCATCCTGAACCAGTAACGTAAGTGTTCCGTCTACATTTACCTTTAATGCAACACCGTTAACCAGCGTGATGGGGTCCCTGGTGTCGAAGACCCACTTAGGTTCGGTAGGTGTGGCCTCGAATCCGATCGCTAGACTGAACACGGCTGCGCCTTCCACCATATCGAAGGGCACATCTGGAGCAAACGACAGGTTGTCTGTAGCCCGAATCTCGTCAGTAAGGACCTGCGATGTGGCAAAAGGCGTGTGGGAAATGCTGGGCACGGCCAGTCGCACGGTAACATAGTCACCCTGGTTGACGCTACCGATCTCCAGACGCCAAGAGAATTTCTCGGTAGTAGCCGGGTACTCGGAAGGCTGAGCCTGGATACTGAACGGCTTCAAAGGGCGGGCATTGAATAGGTCTGCGGGATTGAGGCTGACCGACTTAGCGGGCAAAGCACGGTCAGCGAAATCGAAGAAGTTAAGGATGAGCTTGACCTCGGTGATGTCGCTGTCCGGGGCCACTTTTTCCATACCTGCTAGCAAGGACAGGGCGATAGGCTTCGTGATGTCGAACAGGATAGGCTCTGCTAGGCCGAAGCTGGCAGTGCTGAACGGAGAGATGCTTACAGGGCTGGCACCGTTTACCTGAATGCTCCAAACATTTGCGTCAAACCCGTCTCCTTGTAGCTTCTGTACACCGCTCTTGATGATAGAGATGCCTGGAGAGTCCATGGTGTAGCTATCTGGGAAGAATCCAGTCCCACAAGGGATCGTAGAGGAGCCGGTGAACAGGTTATTTGGAAGAAGCTGAATGGAGCCTTGTTCTGTGAACGTTGATGTACCCAGCTCCCACGGAGGAGTGTCGATTGTCTGGAACGATAGAGACCCTGGTTTCGGTAACAAGCGTTCGCCACCACCAAGGTACACTAGTTGACCAGCAAGTTGGGCATCGGACTTGATCTCTGCAAGCTTCTCGAAGTTGATGTCCGCCCACACGGAGTTCACGATAGTAGGCTCCGGGATGACTGTCTGGTTAACGCCAAGCTCGATAGGTGTGTGGGGAGAAACATCAGCATAGGGCTCATCTCGCTCCTTCTCCTTATCAAGGTGCCAGGAGCGGTTGGGTGTAGAACCGACCACCGAAGTGCTGGGTTGGTCGGAGAATGTTCCTTGTTCCTTCATCACAGCAGTCACGCTTGTAGTTAGGCTCTGACCATCTAGATCCAGAGAGACTCTAGCTTCAAGGTTGGTAGAAACTGCTGGGTTGATGAAGAATACTGCGAAATAACCGTCTTGGTTGGCGGCGGACTTGGTAAAGGTTACCTTCTCTAGAGCTACCTCGACCAGTCCGGTCTGCGCCGTATTGTAGACATTGAAAAGCTGCACCTCTCCCGAGATGACATCAGCAGGATGAAAGAAGTCGTCACACGGACTGACTACGTAGACCTGTACTGTGACTACGTTGCTGTCAACGTTATGATACGCAGCGATTTTTGCTTCGAGAGTAGCCATAGTGTTGTACCAAAAAGAGCCAGCCTGGGTGGGAACCCGGGCTGGCCCCGTGGGTAGTCCAAAATTGGACTATTTACTTCGTAACGCCGTCTTGCTTCGGAAGCAACTTCACGCCACCGAGTGTGAGCACCTTGGCAACCATGTCCAGAACCTTGACGATGATGGTATCGTCCTTGGTGCCGGGAATCAGTCGCTTGGCAAGCTCAGCCAGGGCCACAATAGCGCCCCAAGACAGTGCAATAGTTTCGGCATTTGCCGTTACCCAGTCCAACATATCTATTCTCCCTTCGAAGGTGAAGAAGCCCAAACCCTGGGCTCTCTGTAGAGATAACCTATAGAATCTCGGTGGGCCATTTGCGGGAAAGCTCTGGTGTTTTGATAGCGTGGAGCGCTTTGAGCATTTTGACGGCTCTGGAGCCTACTAGGGTAAAATCGTGAGTGGTGTTCCTGTTCACGTTCACATTAGCATGGTGCTCAGGCACCAGTTTGGTGGCTATGTCGCGTACCCACTCACAGGTCATTCTGGTCCCTGATACTTTCCAAACGGATAAACCCTTCGTATTGTGTGTAAGGCAACCGTCTGCGTCGTACAGACCCTTCAGGTACGCTAAATTCAGGGGGTGCTCTAGGTCCGGTGGGGACAACGTGTGGCTCTTGTTGGGAACTACGTTGAACTGCTGTAGATTTTTGACCCACTGGGATGAGCTTATCGCCACAGAGTACATCTGACCTCCTCGTGGCGCTTTGTACTCTCGTACCTTGCCTGCGAACTTTGTTACCGCCTTGAATCCGTCAATAAGCTCTCTATCCTTCAACGATAGTCGTATTACACCATTGATGACGTTTCCGTCGCCTGCGAGGAGACCTGCCCAGTAGGAATTGATGACGTTTGGGTCCTTGAAGAACTCGTCGTTTACTTTGTAGCGCCGTCCTTGATTGTTCTCGCGATTAGGGTTCTTGGCAACTAGGTCTTTGATCCACCCGTAGACAGTTGGTTTGCTTACGTCGAGCTGTACAGAAACCTTATCTAACGAGCTTCCGTTCGAGTACAAAGCCCTGGCGGCTTCGCGTTGCGTCTCCTGCTTGGGCGTCCGTCGCGTGAGTTTAACCCGTGTCTCTGGTTCCGGCAGGTCTCTTGTCCATCTCCAAATGGTTTGCCTCAGGGTACCTGTGCGCTTGATGATCTCTTTGACTGGGATGCCTTCTGCCCACAGTTCTCTAACTTCTGTCTTTCGCTTATCCATGAATATCCTCCTTGTAGACTCTTTAGTCTATTGGAGATATAATCCTTGAAGTGCGAAATAATTCTAATATGAAGATAATCTTCTAAGTAGTTGATTTTACTCTATAATATGCCAATATTGGACAAAGTTTGCATTATGTCACCGCTGGAAAACGTGCCCATCGGGAAAGTGAACCGATTCAGCGCACGGAACCCCATAGGCTTTCCAGCGAAGTTACCCACGGAACTTGTTGCACGGATGAATCCCAGCTTCGCGGGGCTAACCGAATCACTCAAGTAATCCCGGAACCTGTTGATGGCTTCAGCCAGCATCGGAGCATGGTCGTAATCTAGTGTTACCGTCTGGCCAGAGAAGGAAAACGCTAGATCCACTTCCATGAGATACTGTGCGTTTAATCCGTACCACGCGGCAGCCAGGAGAATGAATGAGTTGAACTGAGATCCCCCAATAAACGACATTTGCCAAGCGGTGATCGGGTAGGTTACATTGACGATTTCCAGACCCCTGTCGAGATACTCAACAAGGTCGGAGTCCTCGTAAGCCTGTACACGTCCACGTTGCTTTTGGAACTTGTCGATTAACTGGCGTAGCTGTACGGTCATATTGAGGATAGGTCCGTCAACTGACCGAATTAGTTGGAATTGCGTCTCTTCAGCAGCGGCAATGTTCTGCCGGACGCTCCACAAAGAGACGTATGCGCAGTTGGGCGTAGACAGCACACCCGCAGGAATAGTGTAGTAGTACAGGTAGCTGTCGCCGAACTCTACCTCTTGGATCTGACCGTTGTCTAGCGTAACAATGGTAGACGTTCCTTGAGGTCCAATGGCCACGCTCTTTCCAGACGTACTGCCAAGTATCAGCTCCAAGGCCAAAGTACCGCCGTTCGCGATGTCGATCCTCTCTGTACGCTGGATCTGTACTCGAAGCTCTCGGCTGACCAGGCTTAGGATACACTGGCTCCGGTCCTCGGAAGCCGTTACAACGATATCCTGAACATCGAATTCGTGAGTGATCTCAGCCTGCTCGTTGGTGTTCGTTACGATGAACGCCTTGAACTGATATCGGTTGTTGGGGTTAGACAACATAGCGTCATTGGCGACCGTCCACGTTGTAGCGTACTCACCTACTCCCCCGTCTGCTTGTAGAACACCAGTTTGTACAGCCACTCCGTTGGGATCTAGAATCTCGTAGGAAGGGTACCTAAGAGGGTCCTTGGGGATGAGAGGGGTAGTTTTGGAACCGTCGGTGAAGAACCCTATACGGAATACCTGGGAAGTGCCCCGCGTTAGTAGTCGGGGGATGTCATCGGATTCACTAAGGAATGCCATTATAACTCCTTCGGAACTTTGCGGGATGCTAGGTACGTAGTCTCGGGCACGAATACAATCCCGATATCATTCTCTAGCGAGTATACTCTGTGTCGCAATGTATCGTGCGTTCCCATAGCCATAGTCACGTCGTTCTTCAACCCTTCTAGAAACCTTTCAGAGAAGCCGCGAAAAACTCCCCCTGCAAAGTCCACGTCGTATGGGAAGTCTTCTGCCTGTATGTTTACCGTGACCGTATCTCCCCAGCCTTCTGCTCTGCCGTACTTTCCCTGGAGGTATGCAAGGTTGGTCTTTACAGCTATCCCGTCAATATCGAAGTACGGAAGCATGCTGTACGCCATGAAGTTCTTGATGACCGCAGCGGCGTAGTTGATGGAGGGGAGAGGGTAGACCCCGAGTTCACAGGCAGGTATCTTTTGATGCGTTACAGTGAACCCCAGGTCTTGATCCCCCGCTTCGTTCAGCTTGTAGACTACTGCGACCCACAAGTCTACAGGCATGTTCAGTAAGTTCTGCAAATCCGTCATGTGGATATAGAAGGCCGAACACAGGGTGTAGTCTATGTCTACACCCTGGTCCGACTCATAAGAGACGCCAATGGGCCTTCTAGCCTCTGACAGCAAGGTATGCGCCAGAGTCACGCCAATGCGTTGTGCGAGCTTTGCAGCTTCCATAAACCGAGACTCTCCTGTCTACGGTTTACGCAATTCCCACTACCAGATCCGAGAGGAGATCAGGGTGCAGGATGTACGCTACCGGTGAAGCGTCATTGATCGAGGTGAATACTCGAAGAACGCCGAACTGGAAAGTACCGTATCGGATGTTGGTCCGAGTGTCCACGGCAGAGGCATCCAGCGCAATGACCGTATCGCCCGTAGCTAGGGAAGAAGCGCCGACCGTAGCACCAACTGCCGTAGCCTGCGTGAAATCTAGTTCCGTGTTGGCTTCCGTCACGTCAACTTCGCCAGCAGCACCGAGCCCGTCAGAGACAAGAGCAATCTGCGCTCCGATACTTACAGCTTCACCAGAGCTTAGCTGGCTGTTGGTTTCCGCAATCACCTCGGCCTTCGTCAAGGTAGCCGAAGAGTACACAACCGCATCCACGCCCCCGTTGTCCATGTCAACACTGAGAGTGGTGTCGTTCGACATGTCGAAGGTCTCACCCGTGGCACCGACAGCAATTGCCTGCGAGTCCGTGATTAGTAGATCTGCGATACCTTGGTCAACGCCATGGATCTCACCAGTAGCACCACCGCCACCAACACGATCACCGAACTTCGCTCGAACATCGTAGCTTTGGTCAGAAGCAGCAATCTTCTCTGTGAAGTTACGAATAACGACGTTGGAACCCCGGGCCTTCAGCTTGGCTGCTCGGGTAGCGAGAGCGTCACCAGAGCCCTTGAGCTGGTCAGAGTTGTCTACACCGGACACGAAGTCGATGAGGTCGAACGGGTTCTTTACCACACCATGCACGTCGGCGTCGATGAAGTTCTCACTCGGGGGTTCGCCTGTATAAGCAGCCTTGAGGGCGACGTAGTTGGCAGCGCTGATGAGCGCTGCTACCGGGTCAGCAACGGTCACACCGATGCCACTCACGTTGGTGGAGTTACCACCACCTGTGCGGCGTCGCAGGATGTCGATTCCAGTGGTAGATTCGGCCAGAACAGACATGGGACCTGTGCCTGCCTCAATGTCCTTGAGGATCTTGGGGAGGCGGGACTTTCCGTTTGAATGTCCCTCGTAGATCTCCTCATACGTGAGATCCGTCTTTGCGTTGATCGTAATGGTCATTTTGTTGCTCCTTAGAACGCATCTGGACTGTCGCCAGCAACGTCATTCTAAAGGCTCTCAGCAAACGGGGCGTTTTGGCCTTCTACTTCAATAGATAAGCTATGTCTGCCCGACAGGTACGTTCACATAGGGTTCGAACGTCTGGACCAATCTGAGGGTCGTGTCGTGGCTCGTGAGGATGTTCAGGGGCCTGTTCGGGCTGGAATCGACCACTTTCCACAGCTCTTGGTCCCGACAGCGGAAAACGAAGTCCTCCACGCCCACTTTGGGGACACTGCTGTCAAAAAAGGCCGTGATAGTTTGCCAGGAGTCGTAGATTCCGAACTCCGCCAGGGTGATACTCTCCCTATCTCGGGGGAGGTCAATCCGAATGCGAAGATCGTCCATCAGCTTGGACCGCAGGAAGAAATGAGACATGATGGGGTTCGCGTCACTTAGGGTTGCCCGAGAGAACTCAAACCGGAATGTGAGCTTCTGGTCGCCGATTCTGGCGTTTAGGCTAGCGTAAGTGACCGGAACAAAATCGGTTTCGTCGGCTGACTTGACGAAAGCTTCGATGCTGTTGTTCTGGGTTATCGTAGTCGATCTCACGACCATCTTGAAGACATCGGCAATCCCAAGGGATTGGCGGATCGCTACGTCGGCCTCAATATACCCTTCCAGGGCGGTATCGTCCAGTCCCAGGAGCACTGGGCGGGCCTGTAGCTCGAAAAGGGGTCTTACATTAACACATCGGAGGCTGGGGTGGGTCACGTCGATGGTCAGATCGGTCGTGCCGAACTTCGAGTAACCACCAACGATTCCGGTTCCGTAGCAGATCTGGCACTGTCCGTCCGGGGAAGATTCCACGATGAAGCAGGAGCAGCGACGGCCTGTCAGTTTACGCTGGAAAAACAGCGTGTCCACCCGGTCTACAGAGAGAGCATCGCGGGTACGAGACTGGATTCTAGGAATCAGATCTAGAAGTGCAACTTGGTGCGGATAATCCTCTTTTGCTTGGGTTTTGTCGAAGACGTGATTGTCTCGATTGACCTGATGAGCATCGGTCGTGCGGACGTTATCGGCTTTTCTGAGCATACGCGCCTCCCCTGAAGACATAAGTTATCTCTAGGGTGGAGGAGTGTGTCGTGTCCCAACCCAAGTTCTTCAGAGCCGACGATGACGAGGAGGAGGGAGAGCGCCCTAAGCCCGCTCCCGGCGACTGGTTCGGCACTTCAGACCAGAAATTCCGTGCAAAGACCCCTACGTTCTCGTTCACGAACGGGCTTGACCCTCACGGAACAGACGGCTGGCGCGATTTCTTCAAAGGGAGTCAGCCACGAGACCCGCTGTGGAACCCTCTGCTGTCGCCAGACAAGAAAGCAGAGACGATCCGGTTTCGAGACAAGAACTCAGACCGAGAGGAGATGATCTGGGTTCTTGAACACGCTGCCGAGATATTTGAAGCGGGAGGTCACACTGACCTAGCTGCTGAGTGCGAAACGCTTTGCGAGCTGGCATATTTGGAGGACTAGAAATGAAGGCTAGATATTTGATTCCCGCCATGCTGGCGGTTCTTTTCATGAGTAGCGGTTGTATTACACATTACGATCCGATCTCTATCGAGCAGCTTTCCCAGAAGAACCAGCAGGTGACTTCGATTACCGAGTCGGTGTGCGAGGACTTCTACGCCGGGGCGCATGCCTTTGGCGAGGGCCCCGAGCGCGCGTACCCCTGGCTTGGCCGGGCTCGCGAGGTAGATGACGCGAATGTGGTCATGCGCAAACAGGGTGTAGTATGCTACTCGTCTACTACTAGAGATCTTTCATCTGACGGCGAGAATCGACTCTTGAACGCTTTCAAGCGTACTTGGCGCAGCGCTGAGGAGGTCATCAAGTAATGAAGTGGTTAATCGAAGCTATCAAGACTCTTATCGCTTACCTGTCTGTAGAGTCTAAGAAATCCAACAATCCTGTGACGGATATTACGAACTTCCTGGGCGACAAGGCTGTGAAGCTAGGGGGCGTTACTGGCGTTCTGGCGAGCTTTGGGGCTGAAATTGGCGGGGCTGCTATCAACGAAGCGATTGCTTTCGTGAAGACCCACAAGACAACGCTCTTCCAGATGACGAAGAAGGAGATGAAGTACCTGTGGGGCAACATCTTCAAGAACAAGGGTGAGTTCGATGAGAAGGCGTACAAAGCATTCGTCGCCGGGCTCGATGAAGAACTATTGATCGCCGAGGCCGAGGCTAATGCTGACGCCATGGGAAAGATCGCAGATCGCGTTGCCAAAAAGAAAGAGCTGGCTGTGGACCTGAAGCACAAGCTTAGCGTGCTGGCCCGGTTCGCTTTGGCCAAGGCAATCAGCATCGCGTCTCACGGGATACTCTAAGCTATTTGGACGACTTCTTTCGGACCCGAGCTTTCTTGGGCTCTCGACCAACGAAGGGGTAGCGCTTCAATCGCTTCACACGCTTGAGAAGCTTCCCCTTTTCGTTTAGCTTTCCTTCCATCGTATACACAGCAATGGCGAGCGCGTCGGCCTCGTGTACACTGAGGTGGTTGAAATGCGATTTCATGGTCTCGACCCTACCGTAGCGGCTGTTCAGGTAGTTCTTCCACGAAGCGGAAGTAATTAGCTCTGTGGGGATTCCTCTGCTAGAGTTTACCGTGCAGAGAATACCCAGCATGATGTTGATGTACTCGCCCACCACTCCGCCGTTGCTTCCGGGTCTGGCCATGAATCTCTCCGCCACGACCAGATCAGGCTTGTGCTTCTCCAACAGAGTAAAATAGCGGTTCCTGAAGCCCTTCGATTCCTTCTCGAAAGCATCCCGCTTCAAGTCCTTGATGCACAGGATGTAACCCGCTTCCAGAACCTTCGTGTCCTCCATTACGGCGAACGCGAAATTTATCTTGCCTGGGTCTAGTGCTAGGATCTTCATGTGATGGTTATCCAGCCCGGTTTGACACTCATACTAAAGATAACCGTAGGGGTGGGGTACTTTTGATTACACTCTTGGAGAAAGAATGTCAGGAAAATCAGTAGCTTCAGAGCTGGGGCAAATTCTTCGCAGCCTGCCCCAGATGAACGCTGAGGAACGAGAGATCGCAGTAGAGCGGCTGGCAATTTTCGGGGTAGAACCCCCAGAGGGTCCTGTGCGTCGTCCGGGCGTGGAGTGCCCTTTTACGCAAATGCAGGTCGTAAGTCCCTGTAATTTAACGAAATGCAAGTATCACATTGAAAACGAGTGGTCTAGGAACTGCCTACTGGAGTACCTTGAGGTGCAAGGTAGCGAGTCTCTGGCTGTGGAGGAGATTGCGTTCCTGTATAGCACCCCAACCGAGAAAGTCGAAGGCGTAATTAAGCAAGCGATGCTGCAACTACGCGAAAACTCTAAGGAAACTATGGGTATCGTGGGGGGCTTTGAGAAGTCCGAGACACCCGATATTCAGGTGAATTTGGAAGAGGATGACGATTTCGTCATTACTGCCGCGACCTTAGCGCCCCAGTTCCTAGAAAAGGTGAATGTTGCTCTGGAATCGGCCGCGCCTGCGGCTGACGTTTTCAACCACCCCGCCATTAGACTTTTGGGCATACTTGACACTATTATTGGCGAACTAGACTAAGAAGAGACCTTATTATCTACATGTAGGAGTCTAACGCACTTGCGGGGAGAGAACTGTATGTCTAATTCCGACAACTCGATTGATCGAGAGCAGCGAATGCTAGCTCGCCTTCGAGGTAAGATGGCCAGCAAGGTAGGACACCGGGCTGATCTGTACCTCGGTGATTACCGAACCATCAACCAGACCACGGCCCAGATCCTCATTGGTTACGGAGACCGTTTTGGCATTCCCACGGGAAATGACCTCACGGATTTCATGGTCAAGAGTTTCGCTGGACAGATTGTCCCGCAAATGGCAACCGCCAAGGTCCACGGTGATATCGAAGCAATTTCGGTTGTAGCTGAGATCTACCGCCCCACTCGTCGTCTCGAAGAGGCGAACTCGATGACGGCCATCGCCAGCACCCAGTATGTCGATTCCGATATGGGAGAGACCTGGGAAGTGATGGGAGACGAGGAAACCAAGTACCTCGCTCGTGTCATGAAGGACGACATTGGGGCGATTCTTCAGGAGCGCCGCAACCGGATGACATCGCAGTTCACCGGCAAGGTCTGTCTAGCTAACGCGCTATCGGCTGGTATCAATCAGGTCGAGCAGGGCGCTCTGGTCCGCTTCTACTGGAACAGCTCAGTCCTACAGGGCGAGGTTACCCAGGTTCAGGAGAATGGCATCAAGATCAACGCCGAGGATGGCGGCACCTTCACGGTGCCCCGCGAGGCGGTGACTGAGGTTCTTCGCTGGAGCAGCAAGACCGAGAACAACCTGAAGGAAACCCTTGGCGATTATTTCGAAAAAGCCTACGGTTTCGAGGATTACGGTCAGCAGCTAGCGAGAGACCTTAACGGCAGGTACAGATAGACTTCTTAGGGACAGGGAACACCATGTCCGATGAGCGAGCTTTATCTAAGCCCCCTATTCTGCCTAAGGTTCCGACGGTTGATGAGCCTCCGCAACTCTCTCCCATTCCCCCGGTGGAGTTGCTTGATCGTCCTGACCTCTCAGACCAGAAGCTAGAGAACCGCCCAGAAATGGACGACTCTTTGCGCGGTAAGCGTGGGGGTGAGTTCAAGTCACCCTATATGCACAACCTACGCCGGGACCCGTCTCGCCAAAAGCGTGAAGATACGGAGCAGAGAGATCAGCTCCACGATCTAAGGAAGCAGCGCAAAGAGATCGACAAGCAGATCAACGATATCCGAAATCAGGATACTAGGATCAACCCCTACAACGTCAATACACATGTAGCGATTACGACCGATGCTATCATTGCCGACTTGCGTAACATGGAGCAATCACCGTGGAGCGGCGAGCTTAGCACGCAGCGTGGCTACTCTCCGCTGCATACGTTGTTCAACGACCAGTTCAGCGTGTCAGAAGAAGATGAGGAGTGGGAAAATGAACTACTTCTTGACTGCTGATGACATTAAGACTGGGCGGAAGTGCCTTCTTAACGGAAGGATCGTAACACCTATTGGCATGCGCGGACGCAAAGTAAAGCTTGCTGAGGACGGACAGTGGCATCTCCACACTTTACTACAACCTCTTACGCAGGACCAGATACGAGAAGAACTAATCTCCACAATGGCTGATTTGGTAGAGGGCAAGAGCATCTCCACCATGAAGGCTAAAGGGAGGGGAGTGGAGTTTGTTCTTAATGACAATACACGGGTAGGGCTTACTATCACTGCGGGAGAAAATCTGGAGCTTAGCGTGCTCGATTCCGACGGCAAAAGGATACTGTAGATGCCCAGACCCAAAAGGACGCCGAAGGACAAAGACGCAGCCTCGGAGGCTCTACTGGACAACCTCACGAAAAAGGGTCAGGTCAAGGAAGAGCGTGACGAAGCTAACGATGACCCGTTTCTAGACCAAGACGGTGACATGCGTGTAGTCCCAACAAATGCGGATCTGTCGGGTCTGGTTTCGGACGAAGCCTCTATTAACTCTCTCCCGTTCAAAGAAATTCTCCGAAGAAATCTACAGGTTACACTGCGCGCCACCGAAATGGCCGAACTTGCTTACCACGCCAATCCTCGGCAGGGTACTGCTACAGCCCTAACCTCGATGCAGAATTTGGCAACGGATCTCATCAAGGCCATCGAGGAGCGTCAAGATCCTATGGACTTGGCTTCTGAGGTTGAGGAAGCTGTTATCCAGCCCATGATTGCAGAGTTCATCAAGATTCTAACGTCCGAGGCTGAGCGCAAGCGTTCCGCTTTGATGGCTATTACACCCGCCGAGAATGCTGGTGTCGTTTCACACGAGATGCGGGATCTTCTGGCAGGCATCAGAGGTGGTATGGACGAAGCATACGATGATGGTCGCCGAAAGCTAGAAGACCTCCTGTGCTCCAAGATCAAGAAGACTAAGTAATGGCGAAGGCTGCGGCAGAACAATGGTCACCGTCAAGTATGGTGGATGCGGCCCTGGCTTCTGACCTTGACCCTGGAATTTTCTCTACCATTGATGAGGGAGATGTACCCAAGTCTGGGAACTTTCTTGACTTCTGCATTAACAAGAAGTTCCTTAACGTACTGCCCTACCCCAGACAGGTCGAAGTGGGACTAATGTTCTTCGAGGAATATTGTCCCGACTGCTCGAACCCTGCTTGGCTTTTTGGTGACGAACGGGATCTAGATCTGTTCGACCAACCAATGGGAGAGATCCTAGAAAACATCAAATTGCTTGAGTTTGGCGTGTGCCCTAAATGCGGGCAGAATCGTAATGACTTCGTAAAGAAGGGATACTTCCATAACCCATACGAACTGGCTGGATGCGCTGGACAGCGTTCCGGCAAGTCCGCAGTTATCGCCATGATTGCTGCCTATGTCCTTCATAGGTATTTGTGCATTCCTGATCCTATTCGCACCTTAGGTCTGCTGTCGTCCTCTCAGCTATACATGAGTATGACCGCCATTTCCGCCGGTCAGGCCGAAGCGTCCTTGTGGACTCCCTTCAAGGAATACGTCGATCAGGCTCCTTGGTTTGTGGAGTACCACAAGCTTCTAGCTGATACAGGAGAGCGTCTAGGGACGGAACTACTACATCGACCTAGAACATTCCTCGTGTACCAACACAAGCGCATCGCTTGTATGTACGAAGCACCTAATAAGCGTCGTCTTCGTGGTAAGACTCGTTTCTTCACTGCAATTGATGAGATCGGATGGATGGAGGCGGATGCCGCCAAGCAGTCTGTAACTATGTCTGCTGACGAAATTTCCGCTTCTCTAGACAACTCTTTGCGAACCGTCCGATCTATGGTCGAGACCCTGCGCGAAAAGCGTAATCTCTTCAACCTACCAGACGGCTACGCCTGCAACATCTCCAGCCCCTCCGACAAGAACGACCGTATCATGCGGTCTGTGCGTTCCGCTCGCACCAATCGGAAGATCTACGCTTACCATTACCCGACCTGGGAAGCAAACCCATTCATTTCCCGTGCCAGCCTACAGCCCGAGTACGACAAGAGCAAGATGGTGGCCGAACGAGATTTCGGTGCCGTACCCCCGTTGGCAAATGATCCGTTCATTGACAACCCGAATTGCGTCGATCTTATGATCGTGCCGGATCACAAGCACAATCTGATTCAAGTCAAGATGGCATATAACACGGACGACTTTGGCAACAAGACGAAGTACGCCTCCGTGAAGGTCCCACACATCGACAAGCGAAAGCCTAGAATGCTTCTCGTGGATGCTGGAGAGAAGCGTAATCACTTTGCCGTTATGCTTATGACCTGGGACACGAAGATGAACCGTGCCCGAGTCGATTACGTTTTCGATGTTCCGCCGGAGGAGGGTATTCCGATCAATTTCGCTTTGATGTGGGAGCACTGCTTCCTACCGCTGGTACAGGGCTTGCTCATCAAGCACATGTTCTCGGATACATGGAACAGCACGGACTTGGTACAGAAGCTCCGACAGCACAAGGTAATGTCAGAGCAATACACTTTGAAATTCATGGACTTAATAGAGATAGCTGCACGTCTAAGCTCCGGCGAGCTGATGCTACCGAAGCCCGAGCTTCCCGTAGAGGATCTGAGGCTGACCTACGAGAATCCGACCGAGTTCGTAGACGGGAAGCCCATTCTTGGTCTGATTTTACAGATGTTGACGGTTAGGCAGGTAGGACGACGGGTCGTAAAGCCAGTAAATGGCGAAGATGATATGTTCCGAGCCTTGGCTTTGGGCATGTATCACATCATCCGACCGGAGATCAAGAGGATCTACGCTGTGGATGCCGCAGGCGGGGCTGGTGGCAATCTGGGGGTTATCTCTAGTAGGAGTGCGGGGTCTGCCGGAATTGACCCAAGAAAACGCACATCAGGCGCTATTTTAGCGACAAAGCGCGGTTATCGCAACCGATAGGAGGGCTCTCGTGGACGATTTCGTATCCAAGGTAGCGCAAAGACTAAAGCTTTCTAAGGACCAGACACGTAAACTTCGCACCACTGCGCAGGTTGCGGGTGTTGACTCCGAGAAGAAAGTGGAGGCTGTTCTAGCAGGTATTCAGCGGGGCGAGGCTAATGTTGCTGCGGCGAATCAGGCCCTTGTTCAGCCGGTGGAGTATCCGTCTCGCGTAGACGAATGTCCGATCTGCTATGCACGGATGACACCTGTAACCATTGCTGGCGCGAGACCTGCGTTCTTTTGCCCCGTCCACAACGTCTGCATGCCGACGACCGAGTAATCAATGAAGTTTCATTTTGGACAAGGACGCGCCCGGACACCCCACGGAAGCCCCGGGGGGCGTATTGGCAAGACCAGGACTGCAACTGCTGGTGTTAGTAGTGGTAGTGGCATTGGTCCCGGCAGCGGTGGTGGTGGCGGAGGTTCAGGCTTCGGCGGAGGCGGAAACTATGATGTTTCTCGCTTCAATCCTGTCCACGACAATCTAGAAATTGGATCGGTAATTGAAGATTGGATGCCCCGAGACCAAACTGGTCTCAACCAGATGTGGCGTCTGATTTATTTGCGCGACGCAATTGTTGGTCCGGCAGTCGATCTCTACTCCAACCTGCCGTACTCTGAGTGCAGGTTGACGGGTATTGACGATCCGGCTATCATGCGCGTCTATCAGGATACCATGGAGCGCCTGGACATCGTAACGATGATGCCAGAGCTGGTCCGTGAATTCCTCATGATTGGGCGATTCTGCTCATCCCTCATCTTCGACCGGCGTCAGGGCGTGTTCACGGACTGGACCACCCACGACCCGGACTTCCTGCGCATCGAGCCCATCCCTGTTCGTGGCTTCGACCCCAAGATTGACCTTGTAGCGTCTCCGGCGCTAAAGAACTTTCTCCATTCTATGGACCCACGGGACATGGCGGTAAGAGACAACCTCCCGCTTGAGTTCTTCGATGAGTTCGAGAAGACGGGGACCTACAAGCTGAATCCTCTGAACACCTTGTTTGTGCCACGGCGCGCGAACCCCTACGATTACGTCGGTACGTCGTTCTTGACCCGTATCGTTAGTTTTTGGGCATTGGAGAAGTCTCTCATCGAGAGCACAGTAACCAATGCCCGACGCCGCACACGTTCTATCCTTCACGTCACAGCGGGCCTTGACAACATGTGGGAGCCCACAGAAGACGAGTTGGAGGCTATATCCGGTCTATTTATCCAGGCTGACGAGGACCCGGTAGGCGCTGTTGTAACCACCCGCACAGGTGTCGAGACTAACGAGGTCAAGGCGGGTATGGACTTCTGGAAACTCTCCGATGAGTGGGCCTTTCTTACAGAGGGCAAGATGCGCGCCCTCGGTATCTCGGACGCCTTTCTTAGTGGTGACGCGACCTACAATAACATGGAGACCGCCCTGTCGGTGTTTATGGAGTCTCTACGGACCCTGCGAGCCTACATGGACCGTCGCGTCTTCTACGAGAAGGTCTTTGCCACTATCGCCCGTGTTCACGGATTCATCAAGCCCGATGCCAGAAGTCGCCATCTCCGAGGCCCACGTATTGGTCAGACGCTAGAGTACAAGAACGCTATCAAGATCCCCCGCGAAGACCTTCTCATGCCAAAGATCGTCTGGGACAAGAAGCTCCAGCCCGAAGGCGATATGAACTTCCTTGAGATGCTTCAGTCAGCCGATGACGCTGGCGTTCCGGTCACGTTGAAGCAGTGGGCCTCTGGTGCCGGTCTCAACCTAGAAGAGATGATGGAAGAGTTGGAAGAGGACTCTCGCTACCGCAAGATGACAGCGGAGTGGCGCAAGCAGTTCACGGGAGACCAAGCCCTAGAGCAGGAAGTGATGTCCAGCCTTGGACTCCGCTCGATCCCTGTGTGGGACGATCAGCACAACTTTCTGATATTGTCCTCTGACGAGGCCCTAGACGTTATTGAGCACTTCACAAAGAGCCGACGTAATCTAGCCAAGCTCCGCAGTCCCGACGAAACCATGCGCACAATTAGTAGCCTGTTGGACGGAAATTCTATGAAGACTGAGCTTATGGGTTATCTTCTAAGGCGGCTAGGAATCGGTAAAGCCCTCCCTATGGAGGACAATACCTACGAGGCTATTTCCGAGCACCTGTTCAAGATTGGTACACAAACGGAGAGCGGCAAAAAGAAGAAGGCGGTACACGCTGAGTTCGAGACATTGGCGAAGATGATGACACCTCAGTTTTCCGACGGAGAGAAGAGCAAGCTTCTCGCCACGGCGACTAGGGATGTCTCACCGTTCTCTGCAAGTTCCGTGACGGGGAGTTAACATGCGAATTTGTAGTATAGACGGATGTGAGCGCAAGCATTATTTACAAAGAATTGAAGAGGTGCGAAATGGTATGTTCTAACTGCCATCGAATGAGAACGTATTCTAGATATGAGCAGCTTGAGCTTGGGGGGCTCTAATGCAACCGAAACACTACAAATTTGAAAATTTGGAATCTTCCCTCAGCACCAAGATGTTCGAGGATCACTGGAAGCTCTATGAGCGAGCAGTGGAGAGCCTGAATGAGACCATGACAAAGCTATCCAACCCGTATGACCCGGAGCGCCTCCGCTCTGCCTCTACGGCTTCTGGTGAATGGCGCGACATCGAGAACGACAAGACAAGCCTGTCGAACTCTGCAATGCTTCACGAGCTATTCTTCGAGAACGTACTCATGCCCCCGCAGAGCGCCCCGATGCCTGCCGGACCTATGTTCACCTCGTTGGTACAGTCTGAGTTCCCTCACGTCAAGGCTACTGATTTCTGGTCGCATGTCATCAAGCCCACAGCTAAGGCTGCTCGCGGCTGGTGCATTGTTGGCTGGGATACGGTGAACTCCAAGATGGACGTTACCATGATGGACGGGGACTTCGGTCCGTGTCTCGTGGGCCTGTACCCCATTTTGGTGATAGACACCTCCGAGCACGCTTATGCACCGCAGTATGGCATTGACAAGGGCACGTACCTTGAGCATATCGCCAAAAGCATCAACTGGAGCATCATTGAGCACCGTGTCGGTGTCATCCACAGCGCCTCTGAGCTGATGCGAACAGCTATCCCCGAGCAGGCCGAAGACTACGTTCGAGACATGCTGGAAGAGCAGAAGGACGATTTCGGGTTCCCGGACAAAGAGTCCTACAACGAACAGGGCCTACCGCCCGCAGTCGGGCTGGATTCGCGAAACGAGAAGTCTATTTCACCCAATCCCCGAGTTCAGAGTTCTGTAGCAGACGGCCAGGGTGGCGTAACGTTGGCTGACCTAGAAGCAGCTAGGGACAGGATTAAGGCACTTGCCAAAGTAACCTTCAGATCCGAAGACTCCATGTATGACGAGGAAGTACGCGGGAAAAGCGCGGACTTTCGGGAGGCTCTATGGGACAGGCTTCGAGAGGAAGAGTAAATGAGCAATCAATCAGACATCAGGAAAATTACGGAATTGGCTGGCGCAGCTATCGTTCTCGGGTTTGCAGAAGATATTGTAACCCTGAATGAGGTTCTGGCTTTTGATATGCGGTTCAATCTCCGACACCCCAAGCTGGCAGCTATCTACATGCTTGAAATCCCCATCAATGGGTGCAACTTCGAGGTCGTAAAGCGAGATGGTCAGCGTTACCACGTAGGCGGTGACATCGCTGGCAAGATTCTTGGCGAAGAGAAGGCATACATGGGCACGCTGGAGAATGTAGCGACGCAGGCCAAGGAGCAGTCCGGCCTCATAAAGCAGTTCTGCCGCAAGTGTGACCTGTTTAACCAGCTCTATCCCCAGGAAGCGCTGGAGCAGGCACAGAAGGATCGGGCTAAGGCTATGGAGGAGCAGTATCTTCAGCAGGCAGGAGGAGTCCTGTCCCGTCTAGCGAAGGCCGATAAGAAGCTCCCAGAAATGCCCGTCAACCCGGCCAAGCCGTCTCCGGTTTCGGCTGCTGTGGCGGACCGTCTTCGCTCGAAGCTCCGAACGAACTGTGAGATCCAGTACACTGTAGCACAGACTCACCTGGGAAAGTGGCTAGATTTTCTTCGTAGCAAGCGTGGCCAGGTTCTCAGCAAGACCGAGAATTTCCGGGATTCTGATCCCACGGGTACCCTGAAGTTCGAGGCCGTAGGTGGCAAGCTGGTGCTGTCCCGAGAAGGAGAAAAACTGGGAGAGTGGGATGATTACGCCGAGGCGTACAAATTCATGCGATTGGGAGCCAATACGCTCCCGAATATCATGCTCCCTCTGACGGATGAGTCCTACGAGAGGACGATCTCCAGTATCCCTGTAGAGGAAGACATGCTGCGGCAGGCCATTGGAACCCAGGTTACCGAGAAAATCTGCACAGCTTCTCTGTGGGAAAGGCTGAATTCGTAGCTTATATTCTAAGTACCAGCCGCTAGGGGGGGAAAATGGCAGATAACGAGCCCACTATCGTACACGGTTCGGTCGTTACGGCCGAATCTAGTATCGAAGCCCACAAGAAGTCATACCAGTATGACAAGGGACGTGGCGTTACGGCTAGTGTTCTTCAAGGTAAGGAAATCTCCAGTAACTTCAAGCGAGACATTGACGTGTCTTGGCTTCAGGCTGCGGCGGACACCTACCGGATCAGTGGTGACATCAATGATTACGTCATTGTAGACATTCCGTCGGTAACGATTGACATCCCGAATCGAAATCTCCAGGCGTTCCCATACGAAGAGGTTTCATTTTTCGACAACATGCAGGGTTCGCTAGTGTATCAGACGTTCACTGGACGCCCGACGCACGTTGACCATCAGAATTCTGACCCCCTTGAGGCTAAGGGCGTCCATTTTGACTCTACCCTCCAGTTCGTTCCTGCATACAACGTATGGAAGATTAGGACTCTTGCTGGTTTCGACCGCACAAAGGACCAGAAGCTTGTATCCGACATCTTGACTGGTCGCCGAAATGGCTACTCGATGGGTGCGCTGGTACAGAACTTCGTGTGCTCCAACTGTGGCGAGGTCGAGGTCATCAAGAAGCCTTGCCGGTGCATGGCTATGGGCAAAGGCTCTATCGTGGATGGTCGCCTTGTATATCAGCTTTGCGCCGGAGTACAGTTCTTTGAGCAGTCCTCAGTAGAGGACCCGGCAGACCCTACGGCCGTGACAGACTCGGTTAGGTAACGATATGCCGTGGCAAAGTAAAAAGCAGCAGCGGTGGGGACATAGCCCCGCAGGCAAGAAAGAACTGTCCAAGAAGGAAATCAAGGAATTTGATGACGCTACGGATTTCGATTCCCTGAAGGATGAGGCTACTGGGGGTAAGGGACCTACACGACGACAAGGAAGCGGACAGAAGACGCCGGAGTCTGTAAAGAATCTGCGGCGATCTAGTCGCGAGATCCACAAGGACGTAAACCAGAACAGTGCTGGCCCCCAGACCTCCAAGAAGGGCGACAGGGGTTATAACCGCAAGCAGAAGCACAAGAATAGTGACGACGAGACGATTAGCGAGGAGCTTACAATGGTGGATGAGACATATCGTGGCGTAGGTTTCCCGATGGCTGAGACACTGAGCTGGAAGACCTCTGCGCGCAGGGGCAGCGGAACTTCTTCGGCTGGCGACGACGACGAAACCCCGGTAGTTGACACACCCGGTTTCCCGCCTACCAAGGAAGGTGGCGGCGATGTTCCCGACGATGGGGCGGCGTGGGGCTCTTCAATAGCAGCAGACCTTACATGGTCCACACACAAGTCTGAGACATTCAACGACGACGGTGAAAAGGGCGGTGTGTCATCCTGGGGCCTGAAATCCATTATCGACCGTGGCGTCAAGACCCACGAGAAGCCCTCTGGGGCAAAGCGTATTGAAGACGCCGAGAACCAGACTACGAAGCGCGAAATTCCGGGAAAGCAGTTCAAGTCCTACTCGATGGTTGGAGCGTTTTACTGGTAATGAGTGAAGAGAAGCCTTACGGGATTGTTTACGTGCTGACTTCGCCTAGCGGGAAGCAGTACGTGGGCCAGACAGTCAAAACTTTGAAGCACCGTCTCCGAAAACATAGATCCCTAGCAGAAGGTAGGTTTCAAAATTCAGCTATTGCTGGGGCTGTTAGGAAGTACGGTATAGACGCTTTTGAAAGTTGTGTAATAGCAATAGCATCTTCGCAAAGGGAGTTAGACGCTCTAGAGATTCGCCATATTGCAGAACAGGGTACTATTGCTCCCAATGGTTATAATCTTCTCGCTGGCGGCTCTGGTGGTCGTGTGCATCATAAAGACACGAGAGAAAAGCTTAGAAAGGCTGCCACAGGTAGAAAGGCTTCTGACGAAACTAGACGTAAAATGTCTGAGTCCAACAAGGGCGATAAGAACGGGTTTTACGGAAGGAAACATTCCGAAGAAACAAAATTGAAGATGCGCGTCCACAAAAGAACACCAGAGCACGCAGCTAAACTGGGTTCCGCCAAAGCAGGTACAGTTCTAACACAGGAACATAAAACCAAAATAGGTGAAGGAATTAGGAAATTTTGGGACGAGAAAGGTAGAAGCCCCCTAAATCACAGCACATACGCAGGGTACCGAAAGGGCTGCAAATGCCGTCCCTGCCTAGACGCTAATTCTTCTTACCACAAAGCACGGAGAGAGCGAAAGCTCGCTGAGTAATATGGACAACAAAACGCTAGCACACAGATTGAACTGGAAGGTTCTTGGTTACGGACATGGCGGGTATCATTATAACCCACATGTGTGTATAGCACAAGGGTCTTTAGTGTACACACCAGAAGGAACAATTTCTATCGAAGAATGCGTTCCCGGAATGCTTGTTTTTCAGTGTGATGAAGAGCGAATGTGTCTCAGCACCACGACAGTTAGAACAGTGTACAGTCACGGCATTCAGTCAGTATTTCGTGTCATTTCTGAGACGGGAGACGAGATTACAGCTACAGTAGACCACAAGTTTTTGTTTGAAAATGGCTGGTTGTCCTTGAAAGAAGCCGTGGGCCTAACGGACGATGAGTTTCCTCACGCCACTAAATACCCGAAATTCCAGATGTTGTCGGCGAGGGGGGACATTGTTGTCACGAAGATGATTAGCGTGGAATTTGTAGGAAACGTCCCTGTTTATGATATTGAGGTGGAGTCAGAGTACCATAATTTCATCTGTGAAGGTTATGTGACTCACAATTCAAAGCCCGTAGCCCTCGAACCCATTGGTGAGGAAGGCGGATATTCATATTTCGGTCCGCCCCCAGATGGCGGCTTCAGTTACGGATTATTTTCCGACGGCGAAAACACCATAGCTTCACAGATGGCCCTAGAGGTATTCAGCCCTCATAATGGGAAGCTCATGAAGTACCGGGGACCCGTCCCTTTTGAGGAAGTGCAGAAGGCAATGAGCGGCTCTAAGTTCGCGAATTTGCTGCATTCTTGCGGAACCTGCTCATCCTCCTACGTAACATCTTCCGATCACGCCCAGAACTGCCACTGCCCATCCTGCGGGACATTGAGTGACTATGGCAGTGCCTTGATGCGCGGTCGTAAAAACAGACGATAATTTACCCTTTTTGGGTGCTTATCTATAATAGAGCAGCAAAGCCCGCCTGCTATGACAAAGGCTCGGGTGTGGGTCCATTGATTCCTCATCTGAAAACGCAAAGCGATCCCGAGCCCAGAGAACTAAGTTCTAAAAAGAGGAAAAACACAATGGCTTCAGAAAGAATGAATTTGAACAAGATTCGAAAGGCCCTCGGCAAGCAGGTAGTTGCTGGTGATCCGGGCGCGCTAGACCCCGCAGTCGGTCCCGGCGGCGGCACACACAACACTGATATCGAGATTGCAGATGACGTGGTAAAGCTGGTTGACACCAACTCTCCTAGCACGCCTGATCTCGAAACTCGCGCCTACGAAGGTGGCACAGAGGATGACGGCTCTGCCGACACCCCGCCCTACGACGGCGACGCCTCTGTAGACGGCAACCCCGTGATTCCCGACACGATGGCAGCAACCGGCGGACGTGGCAACACGAAGCTTGGTGGCCCCATTGGCGGTGAGCCTCAGGGTGTAAATGAAGATGCAAACGCCATCGAAGCTCAGGAAGATGCTGACGCAGGCGACGCACAAAAGAATAGTGGCGGCGGCGGACCGAGCGTTCAGCTTCCCGATACTCTGGAGGACGACCTTTCCGTGGCTCCCAACGACCCTCACGCTTCTGTACAGGCTCTCACGACCGACGACATCGCTGACCTCCGCAAGATCGTGGCGGAAGATGCCGAGTCCAACGTCGCGAAGGCAGTCAAGGCCCTCCAGTGGCTTGACCGCAACCCTAACCACGCACAGCGACAGCAGGTTCGCGCTGGCATCGACGCCTGGAAGCCCCGCCCCGAGATCGCTCGCGAAGCTCAGGCCCGATATGGCTTTGCATTCCTGCACACCGAAGCTGCTGCTGCTCCAGAGAGCGCAGATTACACCCGCAAGGTTCTATCCTGGCTCAAGAAGTTTGTGACTGCTCGCAAGATCACGATCGCTTCTGAGTTCCTCAAGAGCAAGGACGCCCAGGCCGAACCCAAGCTTGCTTCTCAGATTCAGTCTTGGTTGGTTAAAGCTGTGGATCAGGTTCGTGAGAACAGAGAAGATGTTGGCATTGATGACATCACCCTTTACGGTCCCCAGAACGACTCCCCATCCCACAAGCCTGCCGCTTCTGACGATGGTTTCGATGAGCCCAAGGTTGTGAGCCTAGACGACGTTCCGTTCCTCGACCCCGAGCGCCATCCTGCACAGGCTGGTTCTGAGGTTGACGAGCAGTCCGGCACTCCGGCACAAGACGGAAACGCTGTAGATGGCGACTCTTTCGACGCCAAGGGCCACGATCGCGCCAAGGAGAGCAATCTCCCGACCGCCGGTCACAAGGCTACGGCAATGCCCCCGACGGACCCGATGGCTCAGCCCCCGGCTCCGGTAGAGGCTCCCCCGGTTCCCGGAATGCCTGACCCGATGGCTGACCCGCTTGGAATGCCCCCGGCTCCCGGAATGAACCCGATGGCTGACCCGATGGCTATGGACCCGATGGCTATGGACCCGATGGCTATGGACCCGATGGCTATGGAGGCACCGCCCGAGATGCCCATGGGTGACGAGATGATTCCTGGGATTCCCCCGGTTCTGCCCGAAGGCGAGCCTGAGCTTCCGATGGAAGGAATGGGCGGTGAGATGGGTGGCGGCGGAATGCCGATGGCCCCAGCCGCTGGCCCTGACGCCGGTATGGAACAATCCCTTGAAGAGTGGCTACAGCAAGAGCTTATGGCCCCGGAGGTAGGTATGGACCCCGCCCAGTCCGCTCATGTTGAAATGCTCTCGAACTTCGAGGACATCGGAATCGTCGCCGCAGAGGACGTAGTAATGTCCCTCTACAACGCCGATCAGGAAAACCCGCACTGGAACATCGACATTAACGGTCGCCCCGTTGCCCGCGTCGAGCTTGCTGCTCAGCCGAAGCCTGAGGAGGTCCGTTCGACGTTCCTCTCCGGTCCCTACGCTGAGAACATTGCTCAGGCGATGGCCAAGGTCGGCGTTGTTGACGTTCTGAGTGCAATCAACGCAAAGCCTTACGCTGCGAAGATTGAGGTTGGTAAGTTGGCCAAGAAGATCCGAGCCAAGGTTGAGGAAGAGATGGAAGAGAAGCTGGCTGAAGCAGTCGGTACCCTCCGAGATCGTTTCCTTACCGCCGCACGAATCGCCCTCGCCGGTTACAACAACAACTTCTTCCGTGGCGAAGATCATCAGCTCAAGGCTGCGATCTGGAGCGAGCTTGGACGCATTGGTGTCCGGGACGCTGCTGGCCTCATTGAGGCTAGTTTCGATGAGGGGTCCGTACCCTTCTTCGAGTCGGTCATGGCGAAGGCTGAAGAACTCATGGACCTGCCCGACGAAGCGCGTGACGCAATCGCCAAGGCAATCCCTGAGAGCAACTCCCTTGTGGAGGCAGGTGCCTCGACTGGGAACAACCTGCCCATGCACGAAGACATGGCATCACAGCTCGAAGCGGGAAATATGCCGTTCACGAACCCGGCAGCGCCGGTCGTGGCATCCCGAGGCGACGTGACTGCCGGTCTCCGAAAGCGGGTACGATTGTCAACATTCCGGTCCAGCTAAGCTAGACCACAAGGATAAAAGGAAATTAAATCATGGGATACGATCTAAAACGATCTCACTTCAGCCTAGTGCTGGAGAAAGTAGTTCAGGCTGGTCAGGTTATCACGGAAGAGGGTGTACTGCTCTATGCCGCTCTTGACGCTGCCACGGGTACGGAAGTTGTTCTTCCGTCCGACGAGAGCGCAGGGGTTATCGCAGGCTTTGCCATTCGCGACAACGCTGACCACGCCACCACGTCCGAAGTAGAGAGCATCACGGTTCCGGCCAGCGCTCCCTATCAGGTTCAGCTTCGCAACAACAACCTTGTTGCATCCACCCCGGCTGACGGTTCGACGGCGCAGCTATCGGCTATTCTGGACGATGGTACTACCCAGATGACCAACGCAAATGATAGCTCTGGTGGAGCTAACTCCGTTGGTGTCGATGACGTGACTGGTCTTCTGGACTTCGACGTGGCTCGTGCTGGTGAAACTATCGTGGTGACCTATCGGTACAACCTCACGGTTGCTGAGAGCCGCCTCAAGTTCTTCCAGCGCAACATCAATAACGAGGCTTCCACCCTGTTCGGTCAGGTTGGTGTCGGTATGGGACACGGTGAGATCTTCACCGACCAGTTCGACGCTACCGTCGAATGGAGCACTAGCCCGACCATTGCGTCCGGTGCAGGTGGTACTCTTACCGTAGGCGGTTCCGGTGCTGTTCTTGACGCTCGCGTCATCAGCGTGCCGAACGTGAACAACCCGCTTCTCGGAGTCAGCTTCGACATCGGCGGCTCTGTCGCGTAAGTCGTAGTGTAGCAATATAGCGGGACGGTCGGAAGGCCGTTCCGCTTGATACACCCTTACCTCCCCTGAGCGGGGGAGGCTGATTTATCTCGGATTATTTGAACGCTCACGGTGTAAAGAAATTTCAGACTTACTAACTCTTGGACTACTATAGGAGAAAACAAATGTCTAAGAACCCCTATCTAGCTCGCCCGGCATACGTCGGACGCAACGGGGATGCGCTCGTAGATGGTGGCCATAAAGCTGGCCGCGTTTCGCGAGCAGGCACCGTGATTCAGTCAAATACTGAGTCTGCTGTTGCAGGTAATGGCGAGATCAACGCAGGAAGCAAGCGTGAGCTGATGCAGGCCATCAGTTCGCTACAGCGCGCGGTGTCAGTCGGTGAAGTCCGACAGGCTTCGCAGCAAGAGCAGTACGGCGATGTCGTACAGGCTCGACGTGAGCTGGTCGAGGCTGCCTACGCCGACAAGAACGGTGAAGGTTGGCAGGTACTCGGCGAGGTAATCGGTGAAGAGATCTGGGAGACCCTAGGTCGTGAAGGCTTCGCCCGCAAGACTCTTCTCATCAAGCCCCTGGGCAAGGGTGAGACTGGTCGATTGCGCGTCCGCCGCAAGGATGTGATTTCGTTCTTCGCCACAAGCGATCCGAACGTCATTGCTTCCAGCGTCCGACAGTTCTACATCTACCCGCCCGAGTTCTACTTGATCGCGCACATTACGATCGAGGACAAGGAGATTGAGCAAGCTTCTGGCGATCTTCTGGACGACAAGTACCAAGACGGTCTTGAGCAGATCATGGTCAACGAGGATAACGTTTGGCGTAACCTCATCAATGCTGCCGCTGGCGCATCGAATGACCTGTTCCTGTTCAACACCTTCACGCCCACGGTATTCTCCACCATGCGTACACAGATTGCGCGTTGGGGTATCCCGGTAACTGGTGCGGTCATCGCCTTCGACCTCTGGGACGACATCATTGCTGACACTGAGTTCAGCACTTGGTTCGACCCGGTATCGAAGCACGAGATCGTTCTTGAAGGTTCCCTCGGCAGCATCCTTGGTGTTAATCTCATCACGGACGCCTTCCGCCACGATACCTTGCAGGTGTTGCAGCCCGGTGAAGTTTACTTCGTCGGTGCCCCGCAGACCCTCGGTGGTATTACGCAGCGTAAGGAACTCGCCACTGAGAGCATCAACAAGTACAACCAGGGCAAGCCGGAGCGCGGCTGGTTCATGGAGACCATAGAGGGAATGTCAATTGTGAATTCCCGAGCAGTTACACGCGGTAACCGCGTATAGTTGCTGGTCCGTGTAATAACAGTTACGACTGTAGTTGCACATTCCATTTGGTTCCAAAAGAGGAGGCCGGAGGCAGTGCCTCCGGCCTCTTTTTGTTGCAGTACACTAAAGTAACCTCATGGATGAATTGAAGTTTTGTAGAGGTTGCTCCCAAGATTTACCAAAGGCCGAGTTTGCCAAGCGTGCAGATCGACCACTAGGTACGTCGAGCCGATGCAAGAAATGTCTCAGTGCGGACCTCAGGAAGAAGTACCAAGACCCCGAATTCGCAGAGAAGGACATAGCAAGAGCTTCCAAGTGGGCTAAGGACAACCCAGAGAAGCATGTAGCCAGAACTACAAACTGGAAGAAACAGAACCCGGAAAAAGTGTCCAAGCAGCAAAAGCGCTGGTACGACGACAACAAAGAAAGAGTCAGAGACAACCAGAGAACCTACGAGAAAGAGAGATACAACACAGACCCGAACTACATGCTCCGAAAGCGTCTCAGAAGCCGAATGTACGACATTTTCAGGTCTGAGACAAGGAACGGAAAGAAAGCAGGATCGCACGTAAGAGACCTAGGGTGTTCTATAACACAGCTTATCTCTTACATGGAGGACAAGTTTACACCAGAAATGACCTGGGACAACCACGGAGCACTCTGGGAGATAGACCACGTTGTACCGCTGGCCAATTTTGACTTGACGGACAGGAACCAGTTTCTAGAGGCGTGCCACTTTACCAATTTACAACCCTTAGGAATTGATGAACACTTGGAAAAGACCACAAGAGAATTGGCGGACACATGCAACCTTTCAACTGGTCAATAAAGGCATTCAACTTTGGTTCTAAAGATGGCTCGTACAAGCTGAGAATTGAGGAAGCAGAAGACAACATTTCTATGGGTGTAGAGATGTTGAAAAGGGTCAAGCAGTCGGGTGCGCCCGAGGCTACCTCTGAGCAGATTGAACAGATAGCAGGTGAACTTAGTTCTACCTTAGACAAACTTCGCCAACTACGTACCAACATGAAATCCATGATATAGGAGACCCAGAATGACTCGGGCACAAAGACTTCTTACATTGGCCTACAAGGCCCACCAGCGCGGCGAGGAAACCATCGCAGCACGCATTACTGCGTTTGCTTTTGCCGAGCCGGATTCAGCACAGATTTTCGAGAAGATTACTTCTGATAAGACCTCGGGGACCTCCGAGGTTGATCGTGCTGAAGCTACAATCCGAGCTGCCGAAGCTACTACTAAGGGTGCTATCTTTAGTGGTAGAGGGAGCAATGCGCTCTTGGCAATCGCGGAGAAGGCCCACAGAGACGGTCTTCCCAAGATAGCCGCAGCAATCGCTAACGCAGCCAGATAATCGGTCTGCCACCCTCTCTAAAGGGAGACTACAATGGCCGATCCGACAGGCAGCGTAGGCGGAACATTTGGCGCTGGACCCGGCGAGACTCCGGGCGAGCGTATCTTCCAATCGGTTGATACGCTTGCTCGACTTGCCACTATTCAAACAGCCGTAGATCGCACACTCATTCTCGTTGAGGGCGAGCAGGGCGGTCTGCTTTATCGTATGGACAAGCAGGCAACTGTACCGGGCTCCAACGAAGTTGCAGCCCCGAACGGTGGTGTGTGGAAGCTAGTCAATCTGGGTGGTGTCCAGGGAAATACAGGCGAAACTGGCCCCGCAGGCGCTCCCACGGGCGTCACAGGAGAGACTGGCGCTTCCGGCCCCCAAGGTGTCGTAGGTTCGCAAGGTATCCAAGGTGACATAGGTACTACCGGACCCAACGGCGAGACGGGAGCCCAAGGCACCGCAGGCGTCAACGGACTCCTAGGTGAAGTTGGACCCACGGGTTCGGGCGGAACTGGCAACACTGGCAATACTGGCGTGGATGGTTTCGGTAACACAGGACACACAGGAAATACTGGACCGGCTGGCGTCCCGGGTACACCCGGAGGACCCGTTGGTTCTACAGGAGAAAGTGGACCCACCGGCCCCTTCGGAGGACCGCAGGGATCGTCTGGTGAGACTGGAGCCACAGGCATATCTGGCACAACTGGTGCCACTGGCGAACGAGGTCTCCAAGGCGTTAAGGGAAACACGGGCGAGACTGGTGCAACTGGGTTGACAGGTGTCGATGGCGACATGGGTAACACAGGTGCCCAGGGCTTCACAGGAGCAACCGGTGAGACTGGTGCAACTGGCGTTACTGGCGCAGGTGAAACAGGTGCTTCAGGTTCTACTGGAGAGACCGGACTAACTGGGTCGCAGGGTGAGCTTGGTTCAACCGGTGCTTCTGGTTCTACCGGAGAGACAGGAACGACTGGCCCGACGGGATCAGATGCTTACACGCCGGGAGACGCTTCAGATTGGATAGATGCTGATCCTACGACAATTACTCAAGCGCTTGACCGTCTAGCCGCAGCCGTAAGAGGTGGAGAGACTGGTCCAGTAGCCTAAAGAACTGGAGACTGAGGGCCGATAATGTCTCACTCGACGGGGCCATTTGCAACTGAAGAGCATGTACTAGAAGGGACGGAAACAAACTCTAGCGGAGTCGCGTCGGAGACGACAGTAGGACAGCGAATCCATGAGTTTGTTGAGACCGTTCTTGCTCTACAGCTCTTGCAGGATCAATTCGACGGACAGATTATTTCTGTTCGCGAGAACCGGACTATCTATGCGTTCGACAGCAACGCCACGTCCGGCGACGTACCTGCCGCTGTAGGCGGCTTCTGGCAAATCACAGGCATCATTGGCCCCGAGGGCGAGATTGGTCCCACAGGCCCCGCCGGGGCTCCCACTGGTGAAACCGGCGAGGTTGGCGAGATCGGCTCCACAGGCGCTACAGGCGCTACAGGCGAAATAGGATCGGGCAACACGGGTTCTACCGGAGCTACTGGTGTTGCAGGTCCGGCTGGCGCTCCCACGGGCGTTACAGGCGAAACCGGACAGACTGGTCCCCAGGGCGACCAAGGTATCCCTGGAAACACTGGTGAGACCGGCGAGGTTGGCGCTACAGGCCCTTCCGGCGGTCCCCCGGGCGAGACTGGCGTCACAGGAAATACTGCCTCCACAGGCTCCACAGGCGATGTAGGCTCGACAGGAGCAACAGGGGAAACTGGCCCTGTTGGACCTGCTGGCGCTCCCACGGGAAACACTGGTGAGACCGGACCCGAGGGTCCGCTGGGAGAGACCGGACCCGGAGTTGCTCAGTTCGAAGGTGTGCGTGTAGAGCGTGCTATTTCGAATCTGGCTCTGGTTCAGAATACCCCAACGAACATTCCTTGGGATACTGAAGTCTACGACGAGGGCAGCGCGCAGTTCTTTCAGCCGGGCGACCCCACTTCCGTATTCGCCATCAAGGACGACAAGTATCGCATTACCACGGGCCTACGATTCACTTCGGTTCCGGCAGGCATCCTGACTCTCGAAGTTAAGGTAAACGGCTCAGTCGTTGCTTCAGAGAAGCGGACGGCTATGCCTACTCCCGAGGTAACGGATATTAACATCTCCACAGAGGTGGACCTTACCCAAGGCGACAACGTACAGGTTACGGCCACTACGGATGCCACCGGGCAGTCTATCGAAGCAGGCACCGAGTCCTGGCTTACGGTTAGTGCTGCTGGCGGTGCTCTAGGTATCCAGGGTGAGACTGGCGAGACAGGAGCCACTGGCGCAACGGTGGGTGAGACCGGAGCCACGGGTGAGACCGGCATTACAGGCGTTGGCATCCAGGGCAACACTGGCGAGACAGGTTTGACAGGTTTGACAGGAAACACGGGCGCTACGGGTGAGACTGGACCCACCGAAACTGGCATGACGGGTGACCTAGGCGCGACTGGCGAAACCGGACCGACAGGTTCTAGTGGAACCTCGAATCTGGTCGAAACGTGGTCCGGCTTCATCGAGGCTCCGGTATTCGGCCAAAAATACACGCTGGAGCAGTCGGTACAATTTCCGTTAACAGTCAACGAAATTCACGGCCAGACCGAGAGCGGATCTGTCAACGTTACTATTTTGAAGGATGGGGCTGCGCAAGGTCCCACGGGCGTTAGCTTCACCGCTGGAGCTACTTTCTACACTTTCTCTGGGACCACAGGTGCGACAGGCACCCGAATCCAGATCGAGGTTGACGCGGTATCTGCCGGGGAAGACTTCGGATTCACAGTTAAGACTACGAGAGACTAATGGCACACGATCCCACAGGACCCTACGATACAGAAGAACATGTACTCGGCTCTGGCGGGCCGTCTACGGGTGATACTTCTGTCATAGGCCCGACCGGACCCCTAACGAACTTTGTCGGTGATGTTGTTGACGAGCGAATTCTGCTCGCAGTCGCCACGCTTGCTGAGCTGTCCGCTATTGAGATCGCTGACGACCGAACCATCATTTTCGTAGAGGAAACCGGCGTCATCTACGTGATAGACCGACAGCAAACTGTTGCTGGTCCTAACGAGATTTCGGCTCCGAATGGTGGTGTCTGGACCCCCGTAACCCTCGGTGGACTTATAGGCGTAACTGGCCCCACGGGTCCTGCTGGCGGCGACACCGGGCAGACTGGTGAAACGGGTGCAACTGGCCCCCAAGGTGACGTAGGTTCACAAGGTCTTCCGGGTGATGACGGCGGCACTGGTCCATCTGGTGCCACTGGTCTGATCGGATCAATTGGTCCTTCAGGTGTCCAGGGTGAGATCGGCGGAACAGGTGTTCCCGGTCCCCAAGGTCTTCTAGGTTCGACGGGTCCGACAGGTGCTACTGTTGGCTCCACGGGCGCTACTGGTCCGACAGGCATCGTTGGTCCCACTGGCTTCGGTGCCACGGGTGAGACTGGCCCCCAGGGCGAGACTGGTGCAGACGGCGATCCGGGCGGACCTACTGGCCCCCAGGGCGAGACTGGTGACCAGGGTCCGGCGGGCGCTCCTACTGGTGAAACCGGTGAGCTTGGACCCACAGGCCCGCAAGGTAACACTGGTCTGGCAGGCGCAGAGTTCGTCGGTGCCAAGGCCGTAAAGAACGTATTTCCGCAGCAGATTTTTTCCGGCGTACCGACGGCTTGTGTCTTCGATACGGAAGAATTCGATGAGGGCGGTTTCTTCACTGGCGGCGGACCCAATCAGGCTATCATTCCCCAGGACGGTATCTATCTTGTCCAGGCGGGCGGTCTCTGGGAGTCCAACACATCGTTCCAGCGAACAATTGAGATTCGCGTAAACGGCGTAACTGTCGGTGGTCACACCCGTAACGTTTTGCCGGGTGGTCTCAACACGGACATCTCGGTACAAGCTGCGCTACAGCTTACCGCTGGCGACAGTGTACAAGCTTTCCATACCCAGACATCTGGCGTTAACCTGAATCTTTTGGCCAACGCTGCCGATACGTACCTCTCGCTTGAGCTTCAGACTGGCGTGCTGGGTGAGACCGGCTCTACTGGTTCCGTCGGCGATCAAGGTAACACTGGAGTTTCTGGTTCCACGGGAGAGACTGGCGCTACTGGAAGCCAAGGAACTACTGGTTCTACTGGACCGACTGGAACAACAGGACAGACGGGCTCAACGGGCTCTACAGGTTCCACGGGCGCTACGGGCTCCGGCAATACTGGCGGTACAGGTTCGACTGGTCCCACCGGTTTGCAGGGCTCGATTGGTATCCAAGGCATTTCAGGTAACACGGGTGCCTCCGGCGAGACGGGTGTTACAGGTGCAACCGACGGCGCTACAGGTCCGACGGGTGCCCAAGGTAACACTGGCGAGACAGGTATTCAAGGCTTCCAGGGTATCCAGGGCAACACCGGACAAAGCGGAAATACGGGCGCTACGAGCACTACTGGTGAGACTGGTGGTACGGGACTTACTGGACCCACAGGTACCCAGGGTGAATCTGGCGCTTCTGGTGCTACAGGAGAGACCGGACCGACCGGTGCAACGGACGGCGCAACCGGCGCTACTGGTACCGCTGGTGAAACGGGACCGACTGGAGCCCGGGGTTCGGCTGGTGCTCCCACAGGCGAGACTGGTGTTACTGGGGCGCAGGGTGAGCCCGGACCGCCTGGCGCTCCCACGGGAGAGACCGGCCCGACGGGCGCTGCTTCGACTGTGGTCGGACCCACAGGTACAACAGGTACCGGCATTCAGGGTAACACTGGACTTTCCGGCTCTACGGGAGAAACTGGACTTACTGGCTCGTCTGGTGAGACAGGCTCTACTGGCGAAACCGGACCGACCGGTGCAACGGACGGCGCAACCGGCGCTACTGGTGAGACAGGCGCTACTGGCGAAACCGGACCGACCGGTGCCACAGATGGTGCCACAGGTCCCACAGGTGGGCTTGGCCCGACAGGTTTCTCTGGACCTACAGGCCCGACGGGTGCCGCTGGTATTCTAGGTACAACGGGTAATACAGGTGCCACTGGTGAGACAGGTCTTCAGGGTTTCGCAGGTATCCCCGGTGAACTTGGACCGACGGGTGCTGCTGGACCGCCAGGTGCCCCGACTGGACCTACTGGCTCTGCTGGTATCCCCGGAACCACTGGACCGACTGGCTCTACAGGAGTAACAGGTGCAGGCGAGACAGGTTCTACAGGAGAAACCGGTGCTACTGGCGAGACAGGTAGCACGGGACTAACAGGTGCTGGTGAAACTGGTGCTACAGGAGAAACAGGTGTTACTGGCGGCGAGACTCCCACCATTGTTGACGAGAGTGGAATCAGCCTGACTCTGACAGACGTGCAGGAAGTGCTTCTGGCTACGGCGGGCGGCATTACAGTTACGCTGCCGGATGCTACGGCCTCTGGAGTGGGCGAGGGTAAGGTATATTGGGTCAAGGATCGAGACGGAAATGCGGCAATCAGCGCTATCACGATTGCTACCACATCGTCTCAGACGATTACTAGCTTCGTCGGCACGGCTACGACATATCTAATGACCTCTAACTACCAAGCTATCGCTCTGGTTTCAGATGGTGCTAACTGGCAGATGATGAGCAACGACCAGCCGGTTTCCCAAATGTCGATCGGGTCTACTGGTGAGACCGCTTCGATCGTTGCCCAGGACTTGATGCTGGTTACCTCTGGTGGCGTTACTATTACGCTGCCGGATGCCACCACAGTGGGCAGCGGGCATACTGTAAACATTAAGGACAGCGGAGGCAATGCTGGCTCCGATCCGATCACGATTGATACGGTGTCCAGCCAAACAATTGACGGAAATTTAACCGCATCTCTAGATACTGACTTTCAGTCCATCACAGTAGTGTCTGACGATAGCAATTGGGTGATAGTATAATGAGTTACAATAGAGACACAAAGGAATCACGGATCGTCCCCAACGAGAGCCTTGTTGTTACCGCTGGCACAGTTCTTGATGGTACCCGTGATATGATTTTAGTAAACGGGCCTGCGTTCTCCCCAGGATTCCAGGCTGATCTAAAGTCGGTTGACTTTAGCACCGTAGAATGGCTAGAGTCATCCGCGTCCACTGTTGGCGTCGCTAACGTGTTTTCTTTTAGTGTATGGTGGAATCCGACGACTACTGACTCTAACCAAGCTATTCTTTCCATTACCGAAGATAGCGGTACCAAAAATGAAATATACCTGAGCTACGCAGCCTCAGCATATCGAGTACAAATTGAAGACTTTAATACCAGTCTGTTCAAGCAATACTTCTGGCCTGCTGCTGCCCCTGTTGTAGGTACTTGGATTCACTTGTCTGTTACCTGGGATGGGCCTGGACAAGTTTTGACGATATACCAAGATGGTTTGGAGGTTACCCCCACAAAGACTGTTGACAACTCACCTACCCTGACCGATACCGCCAGGGAAATAAAGCTTACTGATGACGTTCAAGGCGCGCTGGACGGTCAGGGCATAATGCACTCGCTCGCAATCTGGAACGTGGAGCTTACAGCGGCAGAAGTGCTTGCACTATACAATTCTGGTAGTGGTGCTGCGGTAGATCTAGCTACTGACTTCGGTAGTTATGCTTCCTCGGCAAACCTTAGACATTGGTACAGACTCGGATTCGCTTCTGAGCCTGACATTGGTAAGGACTACGGAAATTTTGTACGAGACCTTACAACCGGCGGCGGTGAAACTATTTCTGATGCTGACATTGTTGATGATTTTCCGCAGGGTATCGGAGGCTCGGGCCTTGTAACAGTTACGCTACCAGACGCTTCCGATAATGATGGACTAGAGATCACAGTAAAGGACAACTCAGGAAATGCGGGAGACGGTGCTATCTCGATCATCCCGTTGGGCGCAGACACCCTTAATCTTGGTAGCACCGACCTTCTAAACATAGCTTTCCAGTCCAGATCCTACGTGTCTGACGGTGCCGTGAATTGGAGTACCATAGGCAGCAACGCTCTGGATGCTCAGGGTGCTAGCGGCAACACTGGAGAGACTGGAGCCACTGGCGAAACGGGCGCAACAGGGGCTACGGGTGAGACAGGAGCTACTGGTTCTACTGGTTCTACTGGTGAGACAGGAGTTACTGGTTCTACTGGTTCTACTGGTTCTACTGGTGAGACAGGAGCTACGGGCGCAACAGGAGCTACGGGTGAGACCGGACCGACAGGTGCTACAGATGGAGCCACTGGTAACACTGGTCCGACAGGCGATCCGGTTGGCATCATGAGTGCCTTCATCGGTACACCGATAAACGGTCAGGTTGTAGTGCTGGAGGAGTACGCGGAATTTACGTATGACATCGTGCGAGCCCACGCCAGAACCGAAACAGGAACAATTAGCTACTCGGTACTGATCGACAGTGTTGCGGTTGGCGGCATCGGAGAAGTTGGAGCCACAGCAGGTTCCCATGCTACAGAGCGTAGTGCCACCGGATCTGATGCTGTAGCAGTAGGCGACGCAGTAAGCTTGTCCTTCACAGGCGAGTCCACACCTATAGACTTCCGGGTCAGTATCAAGACAACGAGGACATAAGATGGCTCATCGTCACCAAATCATCATCATACCCAATGTAATAGACATGAAGGCCCTGGACTTTGATGGAACTGAACAGTTGCTTAACTCCTCAGACAACCCACTTGGTATCGCTAATGAGTGGAGCATTCAGATAAACGCCAATCCCGGTAGCGATTCTAACGATATTTACTTGTTGCGTATTCAACCGATTACCGGGTTTGGTAATCAAATAGCTATTCATTTAAGAGGAGATCAAGCTAACGACCCGATTAGCGTACGGATTTTGCGTGCTAATGGAAATTCCCTGAAAGATTATGAATGGGACAGCACCTACACCGTAGGGACAAAGGTTTCCTATATTGTCACCTGGGACGGCACGGATTTGCTGCTCTACATAGACGGAGTGCTAACTGCGGCTGATACTTTGATCTCCGATTTCTCCTCAGCAATGACCGCAACAGACAGAAGAGTTTCTGTGGGGTCAGCGCTGGGTGGTGTGCCCTGGGTAGGTTTGATTCATTCAACTTCTGTGTGGAATGTGGTGCTTACCCAAGCAGAGATTACTACTCTTCAGAACAGCGATTCCCCGGAAAATATAGACAACAGATTCAACTCCGGTGACTACTTTAGTTCGGCGAACCTTCAGCATTACTGGCGTCATGGGTTGGATGCAGCAGATATAGGCAAGGATTCAGGAAAAGCATCAACGCTCATCGACATCGGTGACAACGCCACGGGCATCACAGCAGATGATATCGTGGAATACACCTCGGGAGTTGAAGATACGAAGGCCCTGGATTTCACTACAGGTGAACATCTTAGAAACACCACAGAGCAAGCAATAGGTATAGCTAATACTTGGTCTATTCAAGCAAACTATGAGCCTTCAAATGTTGCATTTGAGTTCTCGGTGATGGGAATCGGAACCAACAACACTAACAAAGATATGATTCGATTTGATCTTATAGGGAATGTAGCAAATGATCCTTTGCGCATAATTCTAACCGAGAATGACACCACAGTAATCAAGCAGTATGATTGGGAGAGTGTTCATACCCTCGGTGTCAAAATAAGTGTGATCGCGACATGGGATGGCACCAATCTTGTCGTGTATATAGATGGGGTAGAAACCGCTGCTACCACCAAGACTACAGACAATGCAGGGTCTCAATTAGCCACTGTACGGTCAGTAGCAGTAGGCGGTAGAACTGTCGGCTCATTTTCCTTCTCTGGGGATATTCATTCGGTTTCTGTGTGGGATTCAGTCCTCACTCAAGCAGAGGTGACTTCCCTTCAGAATTCAAGCTCACCGCAGAGCATCGACAATCGCTTTGACTTTGGCAGCTATGCAAGCTCATCCAACCTTCAGCACTACTGGCGCTGCGGGTTCGATGCCACAGATATTGGCAGGGATTACGGCAACGCTTCCACGCTCATCGACATCGGTGACAACGCCGAGAACATCACAGCAGATGATATTGTGACCTACTGATGGCTGGCAATCTCTCACAACTTCCGGTTAGTCATCTGAACTCTATTCACGCCAGTGATAAATGGTCGGTATTCTAATGTCAAAACGATACCTCGTAGTAGTACATTTGCCCATACAGGGCACCAGATCCAGCGAAGTGGTTGGAAATCTAGGGCAGGCTCTAAGGACCGCAGACGTGTATCCTGCTCGCCCCAGTGTTATTTTATCAGGACCGGCGAACATGTTGCGGCACGCCACGGAAGCTCTTACGGTGCCGCCGCAGTCCTGGCTGGACACTAAAGCATTCTTAGCGCATATTTACGCCATTGCTGCCCTTTTCGACTTCAATGTTGAGGTGATCCAGAACGCCACAAACTGGGACATCAAGAAAGCAAAAGAAAGCAGAAAATGATGTCCACCAAAGCCGAATATCTCCAGCGCTGTCAAGAGTGTAGAGGAAAGTAAGTAATGGCCCACGATCCGAGCGGACCCTACGAAACAGAAGAACACGCCCTAGACGAGGGCGGGGGTGGAACTGTAGGTGGCGCTGGCGGCACGCCCACACAGGCTGTTCCCACTCCCCACCGTGCTCCTGTCACAAACACGGTTCAACTTCAGGCGATTGCCGACGGCCAGAATAGCGAGGTCATTCTCGTTGCTGATACCGGCACGCTGTACTATCTCGACACCTCTCTGACGACTTCGCCTGCGGGCGGGGTCCCTAGTCAGAATGGTGGATTTTGGGTTCCAGTAGGGCAAGAAGGCCCCACTGGTCCCGCCGGTCCCGCTGGCGCACCTACGGGTGAGCAGGGGGAGACCGGTGCTACCGGCATTCAAGGGGTTGGCTCTGTCGGCCCACCCGGCCCCTCTGGTAGCACCGGTCCTACCGGCTCAACTGGCATCAAGGGTACAGCAGGCACCCCCGGACTTTCCGGTAATACTGGATCTACAGGTCCCACAGGACAGAGCATCACCGGACAGACAGGTCAATCAGGCATCACAGGTACAACAGGTCCCGCCGGTCCCTCTGGTGTCGCTGGTCCCGCCGGACAGACCGGTGCGGGCGAGACAGGTGGCTCGGGCGGAACCGGAGGCACAGGTGGCACAGGTGTCACGGGTTCTATTGGCTCTGTCGGCGCTACCGGCTCTACGAACGGTTCCACTGGTGTAACGGGCGGTACGGGAGTCACCGGTTCGACTGGTCCCACGGGTCCCACGGGTATCGGCGTAGCTGGTCCGGCTGGACAAACGGACGGCAACACTGGTTCTACAGGTCCGACCGGTAACCCTGGAAACACGGGCGGTGTAGGACAGACAGGCATAGGTTTCTCAGGCGCTACAGGCGAAACCGGACTGACTGGAGCGAGCGGTGCCACGGGTGAAACGGGTGCTACTGGTCCCGATGACCACGATCTGCTGACGAACCGTGATAACGACGCAGGCCACCTTCAGTACAGCTTGGTAGATGGTAGCCGTAACTTTACGGATGACGTAACGCTCAAGAATTCAGCAGATGCTGCCGCCAATCTGTTTATTGATAGTGGTGATATCACAGCTCAGCAGTCTAACATCCAGTTCAGAGATAGAAATGTAACTAAGTGGGTTTTGACAAAAACATCTGCTAACGAGTTCACGCTGTTCAGTACCGAGTTCAGTCATAATGTAATACAGATCATTCCGAATGCTGATAATGCTTCGGCTGTGTTCATTGACGAAGGTAGATTGGGTGTAAAAACAGCTTCCCCTCAGGCAACGCTAGATGTTGACGGAGACTGCATTGTTCGTGGTGACATGACTCTGGTAGACTCTGGTAACAACTCCATCTTTATCAACAGCGCGGACAACAACGAGGCTCGCGTGGAGTTTCAAGGCGCGGCTACTACAGCGTGGACTGTGGCGAAGAAGGCTGATGGAAACTTTGCCGTTCGCGGCAACGACGGCAACAACGAGCCTTTCTTGATTGAGGATGGTGCCGCAACCGACTCGCTCATCATTAGTGGCGGCGGCGACGTAGGCATCGGTATCAACCTGCCTGCCGCTAAACTGGATGTAAATGGTACTGTGAAGTCCCTTGGTCTCCAGTGCGTTGGTAATGCGGATGTCGGCGGCAACATGGTTGCAGCCGGAGCTGTCCAGGGCAATACAGTCCAGGCCAATACAGAACTACGGTTACCTACAGGAACCGTTACGGATAACGGTGCGCAAACGATCTACATCTTTGAGGCCGTTTGTCAGACAGGCATGGTTATTCCTTACGCTGCTACGGGCGGTGCCGCTCCTGCGGGCTGGTTGGTAGCAGAGGGTCAGGCTGTGAGCCGTGCTACGTATGCGGATCTGTTCGCCTTGGTCGGAACTACATACGGTATTGGCGATGGTTCGACCACCTTCAACGTGCCAAATATGACAGGTAATGTTCCCGTCGGCTTGCTAAATGCCGATCCCGCTTTCGGAACCTTGGGCCAGACCGGAGGCTCTAAGACGCACGCCTTGACGGAAGCCGAAATGCCCGCCCACAAGCACTTTGGGTTTGGTGAATCTACTCCAGGGTGGATCTTTGGGACGAGCGCTATTGGTGGAGCTAAGTCTGGATCTAGGGGTGGCATAGACAGTGACAACTTCTACTACGGTACCAGTACCGTTGGCGGCGGCGAGCCTCTGGAATCTGCTGCTGCTGCCCACGACGGCGATCCGCACAGCAATCTCCAGCCCTACATCACGCTGCGATATATCATCAAGACGTAGGTTATTTCTGACTTAGAGGGTACACATGGCCGACTTTACAGGCGCAACAGGTGAAACAGGCGCAACTGGTTCCACCGGTTTAACCGGTGCTGGCGTACAAGGTGCGTCCGGCGCTGGACAGACGGGCGCTACAGGCGCTACGGGTGTAGGTGTAACTGGAGCCCCGGGTGCCTCTATTACCGGCCCCACCGGCACCGCAGGCCCCCAAGGTAACGCAGGCGTACAGGGCTCCGCAGGAGACACTGGCTCCGCAGGCTCACAAGGCGTCCCCGGACCCATCGGTGTCCAGGGTGTCTCTATTACGGGCTCTACGGGCATTACAGGCGTCGCAGGACCCCAAGGAATCGGCCTCACAGGTAAGACAGGAAACACAGGAAGCACAGGACCCCAGGGGGACGTTGGTCTCATTGGCAGCACAGGTATCCAGGGTATCGTGGGCTTAACCGGATCTATTGGCTCGACTGGTGTTGGTCTTGCTGGTACCACTGGTGCCACGGACGGCAGCACCGGAGGAACTGGCAACACTGGCTTTGCCGGTTTGACAGGAACCACCGGCCCGACCGGAACTCAAGGCAGCCCAGGAAACCAAGGTATCCAGGGCGAAACGGGACATCCGGGTCCGGTTGGTGTAATTGGTCCGCAAGGTATCCAAGGCACGGCTGGCATTGGTATCGGTCTCCCTGGAGAGACTGGCGATACTGGCAACACTGGCAACACTGGCCCGATTGGTCCGACCGGGGCAGTTACAGTCCACAGTGGTCTGACAGGGCGGGATCAGGACGATCACGAGCTTTACTTCCTGGCTGATGGTTCTCGCTTCATCGACAACAACGCTGATGCGGAGCTGAACGTCGTCATGGACTCTGGACTAGCTTCTGCCCAGCAGACGAATCTCGTCTTCTCGGATCGCGGCATTCTGGCGTGGACAATGACTAAGAACGTAGCGGGCAATCTCGCTTGGACTTCCAACTCCACCGGCAACATTGTGATGTTCCTGCACAAAGACGCTACGGCGTCGTCCATCTTGGTGGCCGCTAGTGGAAACGTAGGTATCGGAACGGGTGCGCCTTCATCCAAGCTGCACGTAGCAGGGAGCGCCCGTATCCAGGGTAACGAGCTTCGCGTGGACAACGATGCGGACGCTGACACCACGGTCACAATCGACTCTGGGCAGGCCGTTGCTCAGAATTCTCACTTCGTGCTGGCGGATCGCGGTAACGAACAATGGCTGCTCGCCAAGCCGCCGGACAACACGTTCTTCATCCAGCACGTTCCTGACGGTACTCCGCACTTGACGTTCCGTCCCGGTCATGTTATGGACTTGAATACGGCTACCCGATTCGAGAAAAATAACGCTGACCCGATGGATATCCACGCCCACGCAGCGCGCCACGACGTGGGTGATGCTGATCCTATCGACTGGGCGTCTAACCTGAATACAGTGAATCCTGACCTGTTCCGGCAGGCTCGTAATATGTTCCCAAATACTATTCAGGGGGGCGGAAACTCCGTTAGTGCGTCAACAAATAATAACCTGACTAGTTCTTTCGAGACACTCCACAGTATTGTTTTGGACTTTTCTAGTCGCTCTAACCCTTCTCAGGTGCTTATCATCGGACAGGGAAACTATATCGCAGACGGTGACTCAACGGTAACAATCGAACAGGCAATGCAGTTGGACTCTGGCGGAGGTTTCAGTACGTTCGGCATACCCTCGAACAACTCTACTAGACGGGGAGGCGACGAGCATTTCTCATGCTGGAGCTTCTGGTGGCTGACTTGCCCTGCGTCAGTTTGCACCATCCGTCTCCGGGCACGGGAACAAAATCAAGACGCTAACTGGAGTCGAGCCATGATTATTTACACAGATATCGGCGAGTCGCTCGCGATCTCCTAAGGAGGCTTAAATGGCCATTAACATCAGAATCGACCCAGCAGCATATGCCGCTAGTGGTCCTCTTGCTCAGTTTGCTACCCGGGAAATTCCCAACACTTATCCGAAGCTCCACGAGCCTCTCCTTTCGGCGGTTACGGGTACCGGCTACATCGCCAGCGCTCCTCGCCTCACGGGCTCTTCGAACATCTTAGATGACGGAAGTTTTCCCACAGCCGAGGGTGCTACGGGGACGTTTGAGGCAGCCCTTCCCGTAGATACAACCGAGGATATCGTAGTGCATGTGTCCCCCACCAGTGGCTCTGCAATTGTGCGCGGCGGTAGTGCCTGGGACCCGAATCAGGCTGAATTCGATCCTTCTTACGGACTAGACGTTGGCATCGCGGGCGTCACTCTCCAGGGTGACGTTTTCGAGACGGCCCTCAAAGAGCCTGTGGGAATGCAGTTCCGGGCAAACTTGCAGGATTATGTTGCTCGTGGTATTCTCATTGTTACAGAGGGACCGACCGGACCTCCGATGGACCCGGGAGAAATTGCGGACTATACCGCCCCGTAAGGCTCAGCTACACTAAAGAGCTTGCATGTCGAGCATCTGCCCCGTTTGTGGTGGTGGGGAATTCGCTAGCACTGAAAGCTCAACCGCTGGCCTGACCCCTTACCTTTCTTGTAATTCCTGTGGCCTCTGGGCACAGTATCCAGCCCCTGCATTCCGGTACGAGTCGGACCTCCAACCCCAGACGGGCCGGGAGGCTATGACCGAAGTTGCCTGTCTCTTGAATCAAGACCTGGCTGCGAGGCTGTTCCACGCACATAAGCCCGAATCCGTTCTGGATATCGGGTCGAAATACCCTTACTTCCTGAAGTGCTTCAAGGATTTAGGCGTCGAGGATGTCATAGGCATCGACGGCTTCGAGGGGGCCACGGAATTCGGTGACGAGCTGGGTGTGGCGATGATTATCGACAACTTCCTTGAGCACGATTTCGGGGACAAGAAGTTCGATCTCATTACGCTGGTCCACTGCATCGAACACTTCTCCGATCCTGCCGCAGCGATGAGCAAGGTTCGTTCCATCCTATCCGATACTGGAGTGGTCTATATACGCACCCCAGAAGTCAAGACAGTAGGCATCGACATTCACCTGACGGATGAACACTACCAAATCCACCCCATCCTATTCTCCCGAGAATCCTTCCGCTTACTGGCTAAGCAGGAAGGATTCCGCATTTTCGATGAGTGGGAGCAGGGAGAAGTGGGTCAGATGGACTGGCAGCTTCGGATCGCCGAAGACATCCGCATTAGCTTCGCAGTTGTTTCCTGTAATGAGGAAGAGGTCATAGGGCGCATGCTCGACAGTATCGAGTCCTTGGCCTGGGAGGTAGTCGTTTACCTCAACAACTGCGACGACAGGACCCCGGAGATCATCAAGGAGTTCGGTGAGCGCACGGGCACCAAAACCCGAATCCTAGAGGGTTTTTGGGATGACAATTTCGCCCGCGCTAAGAACGAGGCTATTATGGCGTGCGAGGGCACCCACGTAGCTTGGATGGACTGCGACGACGTTCTGTCCGATGACGCCCCTGGCAAGATCATGGTTCTCCTCAACGAGAGACCCGACAATCCCCAGGATTGGCGGCTTATTTACGGAGGCGATACGTTCTTCCATTGCCGACTCTGGCGAAATGAGGCTCGGCTGGACCGTCACGGTAACACGTTCCTGCCACACTTCCACGACAAGTGCCATGAGTATATATGCCTGGGTGGCTACCAGGGAATGAAGCTGAAGTGTGACGATATTACGCTGCGGCATCTCCCGACACCTAAGGACGCCTCCGGCCGAAACATTCGTATTCTCTTGGCAGCGGAAGCCGAAGGACCCACCCAGTGTCCTTACTGCCCCGCCACCCACGACGACAAGGGACGCACCTTGTTCTACCTGGGTAACGGTCTCCGAGAGGGTGGCCGGACCGAAGAGGCACTAGAGCGCTATCAGGTCTATCTCGATGAGAATCTGGGCTGGCATGACGAACGCTTCTGGGCATGGATGTACCAGGGCTACTGTAACCAGAAGCTAGGTAAGAATCCTGAGGCTCTGCGATCATATTGTAACGCGCTGGCTACGAACTCCCGTTGGGCAGAGCCGTACATGTCTATCGCTCGCCTGAAGTATGCCCAGAACGACTACAAGGCTGCTATTTCATGGTCTATCCAAGCTGCCGCACAAACCCTGCCCAACACGCTGATGTTCCTAAACACGGGAGCATACAAGGACCAGCCGTTCAGATTGATGAGCTGGTGCTGGGAGCACCTCGGGGACCTTGACAAGGCCATCCAATATGCCGAGATTGCCGCACAGCGAATTGGCGGACCAGACAGTGATTGGGCCGCACGAATCACTGGCCTTAGAGCGACCCGGGGAGGAGACCGAGAAGCGGCCCCTAAGCAAAAGATCGCCCAGGTAATGCGCCCCGGTGCCCTGGGTGACATTATCATGTCCACGGCAGCCTGCAAGGGTTTGAAGGAGCAGGGATACTATGTGCGGTACGTCTGTCACCCCGGCTCGATTTCAGCCATCGAGGACAACCCATACGTCGATGAAGTGGTCGCCGTACCGGAGAACAACTGGGATGGGATTCTGAAGCAGACGGAGAACCTCCCCAAGGCTGAGAAGGTGATTGCCTTCCAGTATCCGATGAAGGAGCAGTATCCCGAGGTACCGATGCGCCAGCACTTGGCTCACTTCTTCTGCGAGGATGCCGGAGTCCCTGTGAGCACGGACCTCTCGATGGGCTTTAAGCAGGAGCACCTAGATTATGGTGCTCTTCACGGTACCGGCAAGGTGGTCATCCACACGAAGGCTGGCTGGTCCCCGCTGAAGAACTGGCCGATGGACGCCTGGGAAGACCTTGTGGGGCGCATTAAGGAGGCAGGTTTCGAGGTAGCCCAGATCGGTACCGCCAGCGAGCCTCTGGTTCCGGGTGCTGAGCGCTTGGATACTCCCTCCATTAAGCACGCTGCCGCTGTACAGAAGTTCTCGGCCCTTTTCATCGGTGTAGACTCTATCTTCAACCACACTTCACAGGCTGTCGCTAAGAAGTCCGTGATTCTATGGGGATCTACTCACCCGCTGGGCTCTGGGTACGATCAAAATGTGAATCTGGTGAACGGCGGTGTCTGGACACGCGAGATGGGAACGGGAGGGCCTACGAAGTCCTGCCAACCGTGCTATCGCGAGTACAACCAAATGAGTGTCCACCCGAAGCCACCGTGCCCTAATCTGGTACAGCACGCAATAACTACACTCCCTGAAGAGGAGTACCCCCAGAAAACGATAAACGCATGTGTTTCCTCTAACACACCGGATTTGGTATGGAAATACGTAAAGGAGATTCTTTTGTGACTAGTACAATACCTATGAACTATAGATCCATTATTTCGATGGCAACTAACTGGAGATCTCCATGAGACAAGATTTGGCTGTACTTCTCAATAACCTGTGGGGTTTGTTTAGAACTCGCATATATGGTGCTTTTATACGAGGGAAGTTCTTGTGTTTTCGACACACGATAAGCCAGAACGTGTTTAGATTGTCCCTCAATGATGAGGGTATGCGTTCGAATAGTAAGTTCAATGCAAATCTTTACAACTTTCTATCAACACACTACCAATATGTTCGTAACGATAGAAACAGAAGTGTTACGCCTGCTGAGGTAGCTGACGTGGAGGAAGAGTTTGCAAGACGATCCTCTTTGCGGTGGGGGCATCTTAAAGACGCTCTGAAAAAGCGTAATGTGCTTCCTGGGCAGGATACAACGCATGATTAGCACAATACCTATGAACTACAAATGCCTTATCTTCGATCCGCAAGTACCGGACGAGGATGGTAAGTCTGACGGTAGGGTTACAATCAATGGGCTTCCCCCGGGCATCATGAGCCCGAGCTACCCCCACCTAGTAGGAGGGGACGGGAAACCGCAGCCGATTGATGTGAAGACCATTGTTGACGCTTTTCACCCCGAGACTTGCGTGTACACAGGAGCCCCTGCTGAAGGTATCAACATTCTGGATGGAAATCCGCAGAATTTTCTCATCACCAATCTTGAGCCGATCTCAAAGGCTTGGATGGATTCTTTGCCTTTCCTCCCGAAGGCAGCAATCACTAGGGTATTCCCTGGAGCAACTGGAGACCTCGAAGTTGAGGTATACGGAGCGCCACTCTTCAGGGCTGAAGAAACCCTCAACAATCTACAGATCCCGGAAGTACCGGGTGAGTTGGGGTTAGCGCACTATGAAGCTGAACTTTTGTGGGTATGGAATCAACTCACAAAGGTAACTTTGCTAAAGGGATTAAGGTCTCTTACAAAGCGCAACAAGCAGACTGGGGTTTCGGTCGCACTTACAAACAAGGATGTGTTGGAGTTTACGTTCAAATTGTTGCACCAAGACTTCACCACCCAGGAGAATTAAACATGTCGCTCGATCTAGATGCACTACTGAATGAAGGAAAAAAGATTTACGTCAAGAACACGTCGCGCCCCATGGGCCACATCGTGTTGACGTTTGTCACTGCCCACGGTAAGGCCGTGCCGCGTAACATCCCCCGAACGTGGATTCCGATCTGCCTTACGGACACCCTGTCGCCGGATATCATTGCACAGAGCAATGAGCTGCGCCAGTTCCTCAACAAGGGCATTCTCGCCCTGGTTGAGCCCACGGTTGCGCAAAACGAGCTGAAGACGGCTGACGCCTCTGAAGAGTCCCGGCGACTCAACCTCTCGGACTTCTCCGATAAGGCTGAGGTCACCGAGCGCACGCTCGTTCTGGATAACCAGTTCACTGCCGAGGCCAACCCCCTGAACCCGATGGAACCTGCGCAACTGGCTGATCCGGTGAATAACCGCGTGAAGTCCACCCTACTGCGTGTAGAGTCCAAGGACATCACTGAGCGAGAGGCTGTCGCGGAATTCCGCATCATGCAGGGTGAGCTTACCAGCCACGATCTCACCTATATTATCTCTCAGGTAGAGGATGAAGGTCCGCTCAAGCGGTTTTCCTTCGCCGTCCTGTCGGAGCACTCCGCCGCCGTCGCACAAGACGTGGTAGATACCGACGATCCGGCCGAAGACCCTGAGGCGCTCGCCGCAGGGAGGTCGCAGCAGGCCGTATAGAATTAGGGGACAGACATGGCGGGTGCCGAATTTATCACGAGCGTTGTAGATAGAAAGAATGGCCCCGGTCTCCTGCGAAGCTCTAAGACCTCCGGGAACCCGGTGTTTGCCCTAGCGGGCAATGCACTGGGTTTCGGGGGCGGGCTTCTTCCTAATGCTGGGCTTCTTGAGAACCGTACCGACTTCGAGTGGGAGATGGGCTGCATTTCATGGCAGCAGCATAAGCAGCCAGCCGACGCCGGAGATTTTCCTTACGCAAACGAGCTTGGTGCTCTAGGCTCTCGCCTTCCCGATTTCGTAAACCCCTTCCCTTCTGAGAATATTTCAGAACCGAAGGCGATCAAGTTCCGCTGTAACCCATCCGACGTAAGCTGGACGATGCCTCAGCGTACTGTTGAGCAGAAAACTAAGGCGGGCACAGTCCTCCACGCCTGGAACGATAACGACCGCAAGTCATACTATGATGAGCCCGTCCTAACGTTCAAGCTCCAAACCGGCAACATTCTACCCACCCGCAGCATTCTCAATCCCCGTGGCGTCGTACCGGAGGGTTTGGACAACTTCTACGAGTTCATGAGTCTGGTAGATGAAGTGAAGGTTCTCGATGATGGTCGAGCAAATCTATGCTACATTGACTACAACAGCCTCATCTTCCCGTCGATTCGGCTTTGGGGCTTCTGGCAGCCTAGCGGAATTTCCTTTTCCGACTCTGCGGCAAATCATGCGCAAGTAAACAGTTGGACGGCCTCCTTTACGGTTTACAAGTCCTTCCCGGAACTGGGGCGAAACATTGCGACCACGAACACTAGCGTCGTAGATGGTAGTCAGGCGGGCCAGTCTCTACGACAAATGTACAACCACCGTTCGGGTCACACCTATTCCAATAAGCGAAGTGAGACGTTCGGATTACTTCAGGACGCAGCGCTCTCCACGCAGGCAGTCGTAACTGGTCAGGTTGCCCCCAGGGACATCGGGGCCGCAGCTAAAGCCACTATCAACGCTGCCAGCCAGCGAGTTGTCCAGCGCGCCTCCACGGCGGCAGCAGGTGCCGTTGCCCTTGCAGTTTCCGGTGTACCTAACGCGCCTCGCGCTGGCGGATTCTAATAAGGACCCCAACCGGGCACCCACCCTCATGTTATCTCTAACCAGGGGATACTCTATTTCCTCTGGCGATGGGAAACTGGCGATGGCGTTTAACGGTTCGAGTCGGATCTATATGGATCTCTCTACAATCGAGCACGGACTTGAGTGCTCGGATTGTTTGAGATGGTACGTCCCGATTTTTGGGACCGATGATCCCTGCCCGCACTGCAAGAAGCAGGGCGTTCCTACCTACCCCAACCGAGTCCGGTACCTAGCTGTAAAGCAAGGGTATTCTCTGCGAGAACTCGCCCGTGAGGCGGATCTTGAGTGGAGAACTGTGCGTTTAATCTCCCAGGGCCGTCGCGCCCCGCACACAGGTACCAAGAAAAAGATCTTGAAGGCTCTCGGTTCATCTATCAAGAAGAGCGAAATGCAATACGTGTTTCCTCACGACCGCAGGAGTCAACGATGAGATTCAATTGGGACATCACGGCGGATTATGATTACGCCTCCACGCAGGTCAACCTTTCGGATGATATTGCGAAACGTATCATGGACTGGGGAAAAGAGAATATCCCAGACGAAGAGGTTTACGATACGGACGAGGACAAAGGTCGAGATGACGATCCTCACATTACCATCCTGTACGGCATTGTAGACGATGCTCCCCAGCAGGTAATCGACCTGTTGCAGGGAAAGCCCCCAGCTATAGCTACTCTGGGGAAAGTATCTCTCTTCGAGAACGATGACTACGATGTCGTCAAAATCTCTGTGGAGTCCGAAGACCTAGCCAAGTTCCAGAAGATCCTATGGGATGAGGTAGAGCACGAATCCGATTATCCCGAGTACGAGCCACACGTCACCATCGCCTATGTGAAGCCGGGTTCCGGCAGCTTGTACTCGGGAGCCACTGACTTCGAGGGTACGAAAATCACTTTCGATACCGTTGTCTTCTCGCCCAGTGATGGGGAGAAGACTGATATTCCCCTCGGTGTAGGACTTGCTGCGAGGTTAAGCTGGAGCGTCTAGATGGCAACTGGAGAGACATGCCAAGCAGGCCCCGTCGGACCCACAGGTCCGCCCGGAGTAGGCTTTACAGGTGCAACCGGATCGACCGGCGGCACTGGCATTACGGGTCCGTCTGGCGTTGGCCCGACAGGTGAGCGAGGCGTTACAGGTCCCGTTGGTGCAACCGATGGTTCTACTGGTGGAACCGGCGCTCCGGGTGTCGGCTTTGCTGGTACGACCGGTCCCACAGGCGGAACTGGCCCGACCGGCTTTGGTCTACAAGGTCCGGCTGGAGGCGCTACAGGACCCACAGGTCCGGCTGGTCCTGCTGGTGCTCCCACGGGCGAGACGGGTGCCACGGGTCCGTCTGGCGGTCCCATTGGTGAAACTGGTGCTCCGGGTGTCGGTTTCACGGGCGCTACGGGCGCAACTGGTTACACGGGCCTTACAGGTGCTTCTGGCGTTGGTCCCACAGGTGCTACGGGTGAGACTGGACCCAAGGGCTCTACGGATGGCAGCACAGGCCCGACAGGAGAGCCGGGTGTTGGACTTCAGGGTAACACGGGCGTTACCGGTTCTACCGGCCTGAAGGGTGAAACAGGCTGTGCAGGCCCTGCTGGAGGCAGCACTGGTTCCACGGGTGCTATAGGACCCGCAGGCGCTCCTACGGGCGAAACTGGACCCACTGGTGCCAAGGGTCCTGCTGACGGCAATACGGGCGCTACAGGCGCTACAGGAGAGCCTGGAGTAGGGTTTACAGGCCCAACTGGCATAGGCGTCACTGGTGCCACTGGTGATAAGGGCTGCCCGGGTGAGCCCGGCGCTCCCACGGGTGCCACGGGTCCAATTGGTCCGGCTGGCGCTCCCACAGGTGAAACTGGTCCCACTGGTGCTGTGGGTCCGGCTGGTGCGCCCACGGGCGCTACGGGCGATACTGGTCCACCTGGCGTTGGACTAAAGGGAGATACAGGCAACACTGGTGGAACGGGGCCGACGGGCGCTACCGTTGGCGATACAGGAGCGACAGGTGACACAGGACCAACAGGACAAACCGGCCTGCAAGGTGACCCTGGTTGTCAGGGACCTCCCGGACCCGCTGGTGCCCCTACCGGAGCAACTGGAGCCTCAGGAGAAACTGGAGCTACCGGAGAAACTGGCGCAACAGGTAACACAGGTGAAGGTGAGACTGGAGCTACCGGAGCAACTGGTCTCACGGGAGCTACCGGGGGAACCGGGGCATCTGGAGCTACAGGTGAATCTGGTGAAACCGGGGCGACTGGAAGCACGGGAGCTAGCGGCAGCACTGGCGAAACAGGTGTTACTGGACCCATCGGCGAGACAGGTGCCACTGGATCTACGGGTTCGACCGGACAAACTGGAGAAACTGGGGCAACAAGCTCAACAGGAGGAACAGGCGCTACTGGTAACACTGGGTCTACTGGAGAGACGGGCGCTACGGGAAGAAGTGGCGGAACTGGCGGGACCGGCTCTAGCGGAGAAACCGGAGCAACTGGAGCTAGCGGTGCAACAGGTCTTTCTGGGGAGACAGGTCTCACAGGGAGCACGGGAACATCAGGAGAGACAGGATCAACTGGAGCGACTGGTGCAAGCGGCGCTACCGGACTCACGGGCGCTTCTGGAGAGACTGGGGCTACTGGACAAACAGGAGTAACAGGTGCAGGAGAAACTGGTAGTACGGGAGCCACGGGCGAAACTGGATCGACTGGTGGAACTGGCGCTACGGGAGCAACCGGAGCGACGGGTGCTACAGGCGCTACTGGCGCTACTGGCGCTACTGGCGCTTCGGGGCAGACCGGTGAAACTGGTTCGATTGGTGGAAGTGGCGCTACTGGCGAATCTGGTGCTACGGGAGCTACGGGACTCACAGGAGTAACCGGACATGGCGAGACTGGAGCAACCGGAGCAACCGGAGCAACAGGAGAGACTGGACATACGGGTGCCTCTGGTGCTACAGGTGAGACTGGAGAAACTGGACAAACCGGCGGAACGGGTGCAAGCGGTTCTACGGGCGAAACGGGCGCTACTGGTCAAACAGGGTTCACTGGAGCAACTGGTGAGCTAGGCCCCACAGGTCCCAACGAAGAGCAGGCAGTTGTAATCGCCTCGTACAATGCGAACGCCAAGATCGGAAGGTACCTTGAGTTCGGGGGGGGGGTGTCCTCGTTCGATTCTCCGTTCGTAATTGCTGGCGCGTCTGCGATTTCTGATCTTACCTTGTCCTCCTCCGTTAATGAGACTGGCACGATTACGATCAGCATTAACAGCATCCCTACAACGACCATATCGCTGGCCGCTTCGCAGAAAGCCAGAGTCAGCGGCCTGACTATTTCTCTAGTAGCGGATGACGAAATCTTCGCCCAAATAACGGCGGGCTCTATCGAGAAGCCTCTCTTGAACATCTGGCTGAAGGCTAAGTAATGGCAGATACTGATTTGGTAGTCAGGAATGATTCCGGTTTACTTCAGGTTTGGGGTGGCATGGAGATCGGTGCGGCCGGGACCTACATCGTTCAAGAGGCGGATCGTCTCAGGTTCCTAGATGATGACAGATTTAGGGTCGAGCTGGTACCGGCAAATGCAGTTGTAAATAACGGTATTTTTGACCTTTCTGAGATCGTGGCTGTAGCCGCACTGAGGCAGGATAGGACCACCGAGGAAACCACTTTGAAGAGATTCGGAGTGGTTACAGTAGGGTCTTATCTTACTCTAGAAGGTGCTCCTCCCGCGCTGAGGCAATTTGTTGTCCCTTTTACCGGATATTTCTCCAGGGCTTTGGTTACAGCGTTGTCAACCACTAGCTTCACGGTTGGTATTAACGTAAATGACGTACAGGTGGACACTATTATGTTTCCAAGTAGTGGTAGTCCGCAAGGGTCCTTGTTCGAACCCCTGACGATCGTGGTGCAACAAGATGACGCTGTGAGCATTACACTTGTATCCGGGGCGGTGGAAGAACCGTCAGTACAACTGACCCTACAGGATTTCTAAATGGCATCTTCAAGATTTCTAAAGAACACTACTCTCTCTGACATCTTCATTGATGATGTTGGAGTAAACCTTCCCGCGAGCAGCACGACCGAGCTGGACTTTCGCGACCTGTGGCTCTGGGCACGCTCCGTTGAGGGCGGTGACATTGAGCCCTTCATCGACAGCGCCGATGTAGTCGTAAACGACGGACTCCGAGACATTTTTGAAATCGACATAGCCAAAAACTTCTTGCGGGTCGATCCACTCCGAGTTACAGTAAACGGCTCTACCGCGATGGAGCGAGTGAAATCCATCGACTTTGTTGGTAACGTAACTGTAGTCGGTGAAACGGGCGGCGGTATTGAACTTGCAGTTGGTTCCATCACAGGAGGTACGGGTGCCACAGGTGCCACGGGTGCCACTGGTGCTACGGGAGATACGGGTGACCAAGGCCCCCAGGGCGACCAAGGCGTCCAGGGTGACCAGGGCAATACAGGTAACACTGGTGCAACCGGTCTAACTGGTGAGACTGGTCTCACAGGCGCTACTGGCTTCGGTAACACTGGCCTTACAGGCGCTACTGGACTCACTGGTCTTACAGGTGAGACGGGTGCCACTGGAGCCACTGGAGCCACTGGTCTTACAGGCGCTACTGGACTCACCGGACTCACAGGCGAAACTGGTGCTACGGGTGCCACTGGTCTTACAGGAGCAACAGGACTCACCGGACTCACCGGACTCACAGGCGAAACTGGTGCCACTGGTGCTACGGGAGCTACTGGTCTTACAGGCGCTACTGGACTTACTGGACTCACCGGGCTCACCGGGCTCACCGGACTCACAGGTGAAACTGGTACCACGGGCGCTACTGGTCTTACAGGCGCTACTGGTCTTACAGGCGCTACTGGTCTTACAGGTGAAACTGGTGCCACGGGTGCCACGGGCCTTACAGGAGCTACGGGCGAAACAGGGCTCACGGGTGCTACCGGCGCTACCGGCGCTACCGGTCTCACAGGGCTCACAGGCGAAACTGGCTTAACAGGAGCCACTGGCCTTACAGGAGCTACCGGCCTTACAGGAGCAACCGGACTCACAGGTCTAACCGGTGAAACCGGAGCGACAGGAGCCACTGGCCTTACAGGAGAGACTGGTTCCACGGGTGCTACTGGTCCTGATAAGGAGCGGTATGTCTTCTCTGGCGGTGTTAACAAGGCCGGATCTGGTGTTGGTAAGTTTGTCTCTTGGGCCAGCCAGAACACTTCTGACGCTAGCCCGTTCATTATCCTAGAGGGATCTACAATTGTTGGTTTGAGTGTGGCTTCAGCCGCTGCTTCGACTGGTACATTCACTCTTCGAGTGAATGGCGGTGCCGTCGCGACGATCAGTTTGGCGGCTGCTTCTAAGGGCGTTACAACTGGGCTCTCGGTGGCCGTCGTAAGTTTGGACGAGATCTCCGCTGAGATTACAGCAGGCTCCTTTAACAGACCCCTACTAACCGTATGGATGCAGGTGGACGCATAAATGGCAACTACAATTCTCACAATCACCAATAGCAGCGGGTCCGAGAAGATCTACGGAGGCCAACGTGTAGCCAACACGGCAAGCTTCGTGGTTTCTGACGGGGACCGCACCCAGCTTCTTGAGGACGATACGCAGTTCGGGCCTGACCTAACTGCTGGTACCGCTGTAGTGGACAACGGCGTCTTCAACCTCTCTGAGTCAGTTGCATTAAGAGCGCTGCGCTCCGAGCAAGCTGTGATTACACCTTCTTGGCACGCGTCGGGCGATGTCACAGTAGGAAGTTTCCTAAAGAAGATGCAGCTTCCTCCGGGTGTTGGTGAGTATAAGGCTCAATTTACTGGCTATCTTTCTGAGGCAGTTACCTCGCAGCTTGGTGTTCTTGCTTTCGAAGTGCAAATTCTGGTGAATGACGCAGCGCAGGCTACGATTGTTGTCCCCGCCGCCGGTAGTACCCAAGAATCAGTCGTAACTGCCCTGTCTATCCCGATTGTGCAGGAAGATTCGATCTCCATCACGGTAAGCTCTGGCGCTCCCGAGGACCCGATTGTGAGGCTCACGCTACAGGATTGGTAACCCGTGGCATCTAGAGCAATTCGCAATACAACCCTATCAGATATTTTTCTGGATGATATTGGGACTCGTATTCCTGCGAGCACGATCCTCGAAATTCATCCGTCTAATGTTCAACTGTGGCACAATTCCGCAGACGGCGGCGACGCCGAGCCCTTCATCGACAATGGCGACCTAGTTGTTTCTGACGAGAACGGAGATCTTGCCCCAGACCACGGCAAGAGCTTCCTAAAGCTGGACCATGTTCACATCCAGATCAACGGGGTACCGCATTACGGGTCCGTTAAGGTCATCAATTTTGAGGGAGCCACAGGCAGCACCGCCGTTGGCTCTATCGTCAACATCTCAGGCTTGCAGGGTGAAACTGGCCTGACTGGAAATGTTGGCGCTTCGGGCACTACAGGCACCCAAGGTACCACGGGTGAGACAGGAGCAACTGGAGAAACTGGAGCAACTGGTATCACAGGAGCCTCTGGTGAAACAGGTGCTACAGGTTCGACAGGACAGACTGATTTTCAAGACGTGATTGTTTTGAATGTAGAAGCACCAGTAGATGGTGATGAGGTCTGTCTAGAAGCTTTCGCATTCTATCCGTATGAAATTCTTAGCATCGGACAACACACTAGCGTGGGTTACATCGAGACCACAATCAAAGTGGCTGGCGCTACTGTTGGTGCATTCGAAGAGCTGTCAGCCACAGCAGGGTCTACAGCTACAGACGCAACGGGTGAAACAGGCGTAGCAATCGGTGACGATGTTTCCATCTCGTTCACTGGGTCCTCTACAGGCCCCGCCAACTACTGCATGTCCATGAATATTCGTAGGTTGAATCCCCAGGATAACGACTTCATCGGCAGCACCGGAGCAACTGGCATCGCAGGAGCCTCGGGCGAGACAGGAGCAACGGGTGCCTTCGATATCGAGCAGCTTGAGCTTTATTGGCAGGGTAACCTTTCGAATCTGCTAGTAGATATCACGCTTGTAGAAAACGCCTTCTATACTTTCGACGTGCATGAAGTATGCCGCTCAGTGAGTGCGGGTTCTGCAACATTAGACTTCAAAATCGAAGGAACTTCCATCGGTGGTCTTGGCGCTCTGGCTGCAACGGCGGGTTCGACCTGCGCCAGTGAGACTGGTGCCAATAGCGTGGCTATTGGGGAAAAGCTCAGCTTGGGCGTAACAGGCGTCTCCAGCGGTGCCAACTTGGCTATCTCTATGAAGACGACTAGGACATAAGCTAAAGGTAATTCATGACTATCCGACAGCACATAACAACCGACAGAAAAAGGTGGAATCAAATTGTCAATTAGACGAGTCATTTTCATTCCGATGCTACCTGTCGAGGCGTTCGACTTCTTCGTGTGGGCGAGTCCTGCGGTGTTTTGGAATAAAGTCTACAAGATCGACGCTGATGGCACTTCTAACCCGTTTAACTGGGTTGGTGGATCATCCCCTGTTGGTGTGTGTGTTGATGAAGAAACAGAGCAGATCTTTTGGACCAGCGGCCAAGTCGGTGGTGCTCAGCGCATCTATGTGTCAAACTACGACGGGACAGGCACTACCATACTAGCCACTGGCACACCGAACAGTGCTATACGAGGTATCGACTGCGACAGTAACTTCGTTTATTGGGCCCAACAGTCTGGAACCAATGCTGTCCGTAGATGCGATAAGGCTGATGGGGCCAACATAATAACGCTAGTAGACCCCGGAACGGCCGCACTGGGGGATATCAAGGTAGATCTTGTAAACAGCCATCTTTATTACACCCAGGCATCTGGAGGAATCAGAAGGTGCGACCTCGATGGTTCGAATGACGGCAGCATCTTCGGTAGTGGAACCTATATTGTGATCTATCTCGACCCGGATGCGTCCCACATCTATTACAGTCTTGGTGGTGCCATCAGGAGAGTAAACTATAACGGAACTGGCGATACACTAATCTATGATGCGAGCGGTGGATCTCCTGACAACACTGTCATCTCCAGCCTCCAAGTTGATCTGTTTGATGGGAAGATTTATTGGATGGATGCACTTGATCGCAACCACGGAAGGTGCGACCTAGATGGCGGCAACCCAGATAAGACATGGGGAGACAGTTCCCCAGGGAGCACAATCCCACAGCGTGGCGACATCGCCTATCCAAAGGGAACTTTTTACGCGAAGCCGAGCCGTTGATACATAGACTAAAGACCTGTTATGAAACAGACAGACATTGATAGATTTTGGGCGAAGGTTGCTATAGAACAAAGGAGGTCACTCGATGGCTTTAACCACAAAAGAGCAGGAAGAGGTTGATCGCGCGCTAGTCCTATTGGATGGACTGGACGACGACGACAAGAGAGAAGTAGTTCGCATGGCTTACGCTGCTGGGCGTGGCGAATTGGAGGCTTGCATCGCAGAGAAGCGCGTGAGGTTGGCAGACATCAGAGCCCGCCGTCGCAAGATCGACGCCATGGCTGCTGTAGTAGGTATTGACCTAGATCCGCCTAACGAGGGCGCTACGGGGGCTGCTGAATAATGGCAACACGCTACAACTTTATCAAAGAGCCCCGTAATGCTTGGCATCGGGGACTAGTCTTCGTCATCCCAAAAGTAAGCCCCTGGAGTCGATAGCTGTCGATTTACGAGGAAACCAAGCGAACGACCTCTTTCGTGTCGCTTATTGATATCGGCGATGACGCTGTAAACGTCACTGCTGATGACATAGTGGATTACTAATTAGGCTCTTATTTTTGAAGACAGGAAAAGACTGATAGTCGAGGAGAACGAACATGGACATTAGAGACCTAAGCTGGAAGGAACGTCCGGCAGGGAACACCCTGATAGCTGAGATTGAGAAGCTGGCGGAGGTGGTCAAAGTGCCCGCTGCCCGGCGTCGAGATCTCAGATGGATGGCAGAGAATGTGCGCGGAATGGCGAACAACGACAGCACGAATGCTTGCGAGGCCAAGGCCCTGCTAAGCTACGTCGATCTGGCCCTCCAGCAGGGGATCAATTTCTGCGACAAGTAGATTATCTCTAATTGGGGTACATTTATATGCTCGCAGAGACACTCAACTGGAAGGTACAGGCAGACGCTCTCCCGCGCCTGATGAAGCGCCTGCGTGCAGGACGCTATGAGGGGACTTGCAGGAAGTCAGGGAAAAGGGTTAGAATCGACCTAGTTGGGGAGGAGTGGGAGATGTACATGGGTAAGACGTTCATTTGTTCTGAGAAGTTGAAGAGGGTTGCGTTGAAAAAGGCTAATTATATCCTCAACTCGGAGAACTGTGAAGATGAGTGACCAGTATGAATACAAGTGTGGTAAGCATGGATTTTACACCATAGATCTGGAACGAGAATACGACGGCGAAATCTGCCCCCGCATTATGTGTCTCGAATGCGAGCAGGAATCACTAGATCCCGATCCTGATAAAAGGCCCAAAGATATTCCATATTTTTACAAAGGAGAGCTGAAGGTCATTTTGGGAGAAGCCCATCGCCTCTCTGCTGTCTGGAAGTTCAATCCACCCGTGGTGCATCCAGAGTTTACGTTTGCTGAAGACTTGAGCCCGGTACTCCCCGAGGGGGCTCTAACGTCGGAAGAAATCATGGCCAAGATGGAAGAAATGCTTCCCCAGGTCGAAGAAATGGCTCAGAACGGTGGATTCAACATTCCCGATCCTAGGGATTTGTTGATTCTGCCAGGGAAGGACTTCAGTGTCGGATCAGACGACTAATTCACCTAAGGTGTATGTTTACGCCTATTTGGACCCCCGTAAACCGGGAAACTTTGTGTACGACGGTTCCGCTTTTTCTTACGAGCCGTTTTACGTCGGCAAAGGTAGTATGAAAGCCAGTAAGCGCCATCTTCATCTGGCTAAAGCGCACCACGGCGAGAACGAATTCAAAGAGCGTAAAATACGGAGAATTCTTGAAGCAGGGCTAGAACCAGTAATACACCGGGTAGCGGTACAAAACCAGACTGAGGCTTGTGCTTTAGAAGTAAAGTGGATAAGAACGATAGGCAAAGGCTCAAAAGGCCCTCTAACCAATATCTGGCCAGGAGGAGATTTAGGGCCGGGGCATGAAACACTCTGAAGAAACCAAGAAGAAACCAAGAAGAAAATGAGCATGGCTCGAAAAGGCCGATGTTTCACGGAAAGCCATAAAGAAGGTATGCGAAATGCTTGGAAAAGCTCCTACAAGAGAGAACAGGCTGCCGCGCTTGTAGCAAAGAACTGGGTAGTTGTAAGTCCTTTAGGAGAGGAATTAGAAATTACCAACCTGTACAAATTTTGCAAGGAACATGGGTTGTCTTCTTCATACACGAGTGAAATAGCTAGTGGAAAGAAACTAAAACAAGGTACGAGCCGCGCATACACGCCTAGGACGTGCAAAGGTTGGTCGTGCAGGAGAGCCTAAATGTCAGATGATCTTCCTAATCGCGGCTATATATTCAAGGCCGCGCCTAAATCCGTACAGGAGGCGGTCTCTCGTGCCAGCCACGATCGCATCAAGTCGATCACGAAGCAGGCTATCCAGCACTACATCCAGCAGTTCATGGATACCACCGGGGTCAAGAGATCCATCACAGAGGCCGTAGGGTCGCTCTCTAAGCTGTTTATCACGGACACGGACACCCTGACCACCGATCCTACTTTGAGGCCCACACAGCTCGCTAGGTACTATCAGGACATCAAGGAAAGATTGCCTGCAATTTTGATTGTGGACTCGGGGATGGAATACGTAGACCCCGGTCTTAATGTAATTGACCACGCCACCTCATGGGGCGAGCAGACTGCACTTGGCACCCCGACCAAGTGGCAGGGCCAGTTCCCCATCACCTTCAACATCCCGATTACGATTATTTGTGCTGCGGCTGACCAAGAGTCAGCAGACGCCCTGGGGGCCTTCCTGTGTCTGGTTTTCGGTCCCCTGAGGAATCTCAGCGGCGGTCAGAGGATCACAGGCAGGGAGGACAAGGGAGACACCTGGGAGGTTCGGCTTCCGCTGGATTTCGTTCCGTCTCCCACCACAAACAGCGCTATCGCCGACGATCCCAAGGATTCCGTCTGGGCTATGACGATTGACCTAATGGTTCAGTTTGAGGACAGAATCGTTCTGGAGCAGGAAATGGCTGAGGTTGTTTTCGAGGCCGGTAATTTCGTGGTTGGGGACAGCAACCTGAATGAAAACCTGAGCCCGATCATCGACTTCCCGGACGAGATCAAACTCAACGAGAGCTACCCCATCCGGGTCACGAATCTACAAGACAGGCAACGAGTGGTCCTATCTGATGGAAAAATCGCCACTTTTGACCCCGAGAGCCTGATTTTGACCCCCAGAAGGCTGGGACACTTCGAAATTCAGGTTTTGGACCGACGACACCGCCAGCCCGAAGGAGCCGCGCTGGCCCCGGTAGTCGCCGCAACCAAGCTCGTAAATGTGGTCCTCTAATTCTTTGTTGGGCTATTATCTATAGCTAGGGGATATCCGTGTTCCCGTAGAAGGTTTATTCCGCCAGGGCTCTTATGACTCGGGCGCTGACTTAGAGACAGAACAAGCTCTGAACTGAGGGGAACCCTTCATGGCATCCAATCCTAGTTTTCGACTGGTAAACACGCGATACGTGCCGCCCGGTGTATACATCGGACAGCTCATTATCCCCAGGCCCACGAACCTCACGGCAGACGCAAGGCTGCCCGCCTTCATTGGCGTTGGTAACCGATTGGCCGAGGGTAAAAACATCGCGATTCGGCGCTCTTTCATCTTCGAAGAGTCGCTTGCGTTTACGTCACTTTCACCCCACGTAGCGCAGCTCGTATTCAATGCAGATCAGGACCAGAACGCTCCGGGCATCCAGCTCCGTAAGCAGGACGGTACTGTCGTGCGTACTGACTTCTGGAACTTCACAGAGAGCGTAAGCGACAGCGGTGTATTCGATCAGGTAACCATCTCGCTAGAGGCTTTCGATCCGACTGCCACCTACCTCATTGATTACCAGTCAGTCGAGCGCACCCCGCAGGATGTGATTCCGGTCGAGGAACTTCGAGAAGTTGTTACCGTTGGACTGTCGGAGGATGCTCCCCAGTTCCGAGAGAACATCGACTTCTTCATCGTAACTGATGTAACTGACCCGCTTGCTGACCTTGGTAACGTAAACACGGACTCGGTTCCCGAGGCGGTTTCGGCCGACGCTGGTAACACGGGTGCCATGGTTATCACGCAGGCTACATCTTCCGAGTTCGCTCATAACTACAACCGCTACTATACTCTAGAGTGCAACAATGCTTCAGGTTCTTCTCCGAACCGGACGGCTTCATTCCTTCTTCGCAGTATACCCGCTGGGGGCGGTAACAACGCCCTTCCGCCGCGACCACTAAACGCTATAGAGGCTGCTACTACTCTCGTGATTACAGAGGGAGTAAACCAGTTCAGTATCGAGATTGAACTTGGAATCGAGCTTGACTTCGCATTCCCGGCCGGTTCAGGTAACGCCGCAGTAGCAGATGAGTTCGCCTTCCACGGCTTTGGCCCTGGTCTGGTTGAGCCTGACGCTCGCTACGACAACACGAACCAATTCCCCGAAGCTACAGGCATTGTAGTTGGCGATTCGAACTCCGGCTCCGGCTCCATCGCCGTGGCCACTACGACGGACTTCACCCGTGACTTTAACACTGGGTTCTCCCTACGTGTTGTAGGCATCGCAGGTTCCTCTCCTACCCGGACAGTAACCTTCGCATGGGCGTCGTTCATCGAGCTTGGCCCGGACGGAACTTTCACGGCAGATGAGGCTGTACCCAACACGCTGACGGAGAGTCTAGCTTTCGGTGTCGATGTAGACATCAGCTTCGGCTCCTCGAACTTCGCAGTTGGTGACGACTTCGCCTTCATTGCAAATGCTCCGGCTCTACGGTACTCCGGTAAGGACAACCGAACTTACACCCTGACGACCGGCTCCACAGCCAACATCGTGAGCCTCCCTGTTGCTCAGACTGACCCGCTGACTAGCAGCCTCCTGTCCGTTCCCCGTGTTGTGGGTACTGCGGTTGGTGAGTTCAACACGGATACTCCTGAGGGCGGCTTCGGTTCCTACGAAGCTAGCCAGCAGAACTGGTTCGATCCGCTGAACCCTGATGCCCGCACCGGCCACTTTCTCTTCCCTGATAACGTCAAGATGGCGTTCCGTAATCAGTGTCGAGGCGATGGTTTCGCAGGTAACCGTGAGCAGGGTGGCGACAAGCACTCCTTCACTGCAAACGATCAGAACACCATCGACTGGAGCCTGGTACAGCAGCGAGAGCAAGAGTTTGAGACGGACGATCTTATCGTAGATGTAAATGGAACTGTTACGGGTATCCCTGGTCAGACCTACATCATTCTCGCTGAGATTCCTGAGGACGGCACTGTTGCGGTAGTTACCACTTCGGGTCTGGTTCCGGTAGCCTCGGTAGAGGTTCCTGGTTCTCCCTTCGTGTCACTTCCGGTGACTCCGACCGAGACGGTTACCGCCTCTTACGATACTCGTGGCTCTGAGCCCGATCCGGGTCAGCTCTACTACTTCACAGGAAACTTCCTGCGTGGTACAGAACTGTACAACACTCCGATCCTTGTACTCGACCGTGATGACGGACGTACTCTCCTGGGTCCGCCCTCTGTAGACAACCATCTGCACATCACCAACGAGCTTGCGTTCGACAACAACGTATTCGGTGCCTATTACATTCAGGTAGCCGACGCAGACGAAGACGGCGTGTTCCAGCAGACAGACTTCAAGACGGCGCTTCTAGCAACCGAGAATGTGGAAACGATCACAGATCGCGTGGTCCTGGCCCGCCAGGACGCTTGGGGTGACCAGCTTGCAGTCAACGAGCGAGCCAACGATCCCTTCGCACGACGCGAGTCGCTTGATTGGTTCGGTGCTCCGATTGGTACCCCGATTGGTGACCGCCAGACTGCCGACACGCTTCGCTTCATTGCGGATAAGCCGCTACGAGTGTTCGGCAACTCCCCCTCCCACGGTACCAGAATTCTGGCAGGACCGACGCAGGCTACAGTTAACATCGTCCTACAGTCTGGTGATACCGTAGAGGTTACAGTTGACGGGTCGTTCGTCGCTGCCGCTCTGGCATCGCTAACAGCTAGTTTCGCAGATCCGGCCAACACGGTTCTCAAGAAGAACCTCGCTGGCTTCACGAGTGTACAGACGTACACCCCGAAGGAGAACGCGCTACTCGGTGATGCTGGTGCAATCTACGTAACCGATCTCGGTAACGGTGTCGTCCGTATCGAAGAGGATACAACGGTTGACACGTTCGCCATTGACTTCTACCTAATCTCGGCCATGACGCAAAAGCAGTTCGTGACCAAGGTTGTACGTAGGGAGATGGCTAACTCGGTCATCGCGCTGATCGTGCCTAGCGCTGCTGCCGGTGTTGGCATCATCAAGGCTAGCCTCTCTGCCATCTTGCTCGGCCTTCTTGGTCAAGGCATCATCGGTCAGTACGAGGACGATCAGCAAAACGTAAGGAAGTTTGACCCCGAGGCAGACGTGGTAGTTTTCCGAGATTCGGCAGATTCCACTCTCTACCACATGTTCTACGCATACTTCCTGCGATTCCCGATCAAGCGCGTGTTTGGTCTATTTACCGTAAACACAAACGATTTCGGCGTGGGGTCAGGTAACCCGTAAGCCCAATTAGCAAGGAGCTAAACAATGCAAGGTTCACGACTTGTCACACTATGCAGGATTGCTGCCCATCTTGATTCCGAAAAAGTGGGGAAGCACGCCCTTGCCGCACAGATCTACGACGTTCTTGCAACGCAGGTAGATCTGTCGCCCGAAGGTAAGAAGCTTCTTCAGGACTTCTTCGGGTTTGGGGTAAACGGCGAACAAGACTTCGAGGTAGGAGATTTCGGCGAGAACGTGCCGGAGTCCGACTATCAAACGAAGCGAGATCCTTTCCTTGATCCGTCCTCGGAGCGAATGCCTGAGCCTAAGAGCGATATGCTCGCGGGTGTCAATGAGGCTGCCGCTGCTTTGGAGAGTCATGGGGAGTTCGTTCTTGCTCGGGCCTTGAGGTTCGAGTACGGAGCGTAAATGGTTTACGGTAGGATCTACAAAGCTGAATTCCCTAATGGGAAGCTGTATGTAGGTCTTACCACCATGCGTTTGAAGATCCGGGTAGACTGTCACATGGGTTCTTCTCGTTCCCAGAAGCATAGAGGATGTGTAGCTTTTAACAATGCCATCCGAAAGCATGGGAAACCCGTCTTCACGGAACTTTGCACAGCGGACTCTAAGGAAGAATTGGACGCAGCGGAAGTACATTGGATTGCTAAATTGGGAACTATGGTTCCGGCTGGTTACAACATCAAAGAAGGTGGCGGTAACGGTAAGCACTCTGGAGAAACTAAGCGGAAGATGAGTAAGACCCGTGCAGGCATGAAAATGCCTCCCAGAACGCCGGAACAGTGCCTGAACTATCGAAGGCTTGGTGAGCAGAACGCTAATTTCGGGAACCCTCGCAGTGCTGAGACACGCCAAAAAATAGGCGACGCACAGCGGGGCAATAAGAATCACCGATTCGGAGCCAAGTGGGACGAAGAGCACTTGGTTATGTTTAGTGAAAGGCAACTAGGGGAAAAGAATCATTTTCACGGCCAGAAGCACACTGCTTCCGCTAAAGACAAGATGTCTGCGAAAAAGAGAAAATTCTCCAAAGAAGATGTAATTGAGATCTTACGACGCTCGGGGGAAGGCGAAACTCAAAAAAGTATCGCAAAATCCTATAGTGTGAGCCCGACAACAATTAGTAGAGCTATCAACGGAAAACGCCGTTGCTACTCTAACCAAGGAGCAATAATGCCTAACCCTTCGCCTCAGTAAGGGGCCTTCGAGGAGTAATCCTCGTCGCAAATTCGGTGAATTCGGGGGAACCCCAAACAAGTAAAGTTGTGGGCAATCCCGAGCGAAGCCTAGAAGGAAACTTCTAGGAACGTGTAACGACTAGACCAGAGCCTAAAGCTTTAGCCACGGCAGTAAGGGTCACTCGGTTGGAGCAATCCTTCAGAGAAGCGCCGGACATCCTAGCGGATGATGATATAGTCTGGTCCCTAGTGAAAGTTAGGGAGGTTGGCAGAAATGACCAGCCCTTACCTCGGTAAGTAACAAAACCGTTTGCAACCAATGCTTTTGACGTTACGGTGCAGCCGCTCGAACAGGGCGCTGCTGGAGCGCCTACGACGAAGACGTACCACGGTATGTCCATTGTCGTTGGAGGCAACATCGTTGGACGTATCCAGTCATGGCAGCCCAACGCTTACACCCGTGAGGGTGCCCATGTTCGTGAGCTTTCTCACGTAACCTGGGGTCGTCCGATCGACTACGTTCCGGGTCAGGCTACTGGCTATACCGTTAGCTTCACTCGCGTGGAAGTTTGGAATCAGGAGCTTGAGCTTACGCTAGGTTTCGGATCGGTCTTTGATGACCTCATGGACCAGACTCGCCCGTGGGTTACCCAGGAATATCTCTTCCGTGGTAACGAGCTAAACAAGCTCTGGCAGTACAGCGGTTGCTGGTTCCAGACCAAGAACAACAACAACTGGGAGTCAGGCGGCGACGCGATCGTTACGGTCGAGTGTGAGCTGGCTTACGTCTCCCGAGTAAGAGTGGCCGGATAATGGCTAAGCCCATCGAGTTCAACTGGACTACGCAGGAACGGATCAAGAGCCACGAGGAATATCTTCGTGGTACTCGGTCCCAGCCCCAGTCCCTTGCTGCTTCGTTGAACTGGACAACAGCCGTCGCCCCCGATACCGTCATTGATGAAGAAATGCCGGACGTTCTTGATCCCGATGTCAAGTTCCCCGACACCCTCGTGGATGATCCCAAGGATAGCGACGACGCTGTGGATCATTCTGACGGTACCAAGCCGCACGATACCAGTGCGGCTCTCTCCTTCGCCACAAACTGGGACGCTCTGCTTGATACAGCAGGCGTTCCGACCGACGGCACCCCTCCCGATCCACTAGCAGCTCAGCAGCAGCAAGAGCAACTTGAGGAGCAGGCCGCACGACAGGCTCAGATGATGGGTCGAGATAACGGCGGCTCACAACCCGGAATTACCAGCCCGCAGATGCCCTCTGCTCCCGCTTCTCCGCAGGTGCAGGATAAGGCCAAGCAACGACAGCGTGCTGGCCGTGGCGTTGAGGGCGGACTAGCAGCTTGCGGGATGTTTGTAGCAGAAGCATGCCCTGATGGGGAGTGCGACAACTGCCCCTGTAAACAGGGTATACAGGCTGCGGCTTGTGGTGTTATGCTAGCAACAGCGTGCCCGGGCAATGGGGGGTGCGGCAACAAGGTTGCTCTACTGCGTTGCCCAGATGTCCGGGGACCAAAAAACCTTATGCCCGTTGCCAATAGAAACTGCCCAAACGGTTCTCCTATGCCTGCCGAAGGCTGCGGTGACTGCCCGGGTTGCGACGAAGATCCGACCAACCCCATGGACCCCGGGAATAAGTACGATTGGGACAGTTTCTCAACTACTCCCCGCGTCTAATAGACTAAAGTAAGTCCAGTATGTTGGATAAGAACCTCTACGCACTTCCGGTCAAAGAAAACGGTAGAGCCTTTAGCTATCACTGTCTCGTATCACGTCTCGACACTCCTACCTGCACATGGACACTTGTGCGCGGGGGCGATGTTCTGTCGTCGGGATTAGTTGAAGATGACGATGTAGCCCTCATGTTAGAGGCGCTACGAGCGGATCTTAATGGAAGGTCCGAGTGGAAAAGCTGTACCATTCATTAGACACGGATTAGGAGAACACTGTGGCGACGGACGACGGACGCGACCCCGATAACCCCATTGATAGAATGATGCCCCCGGCAGACAACCCGGAATACCACCGGAAGCTCAAGGTGCATCGAGACGCACAACACCAAGCGGCAGAGAACGCTGTGCTGTCAGATCCCGCTCACGCAGCTCTCGGAGACCGCCTCACACCCGTCCGTCAGGGCATTCCGCAGGCTGCCGCGCCCCAGCCCCTGCCCCCGACAGATGTGCCGCCTGTAGCCTCGCCTGTGACGCCTCAGGAGTATACAGGGCTCACTGTAGACCCCACCCTGGCACAGGTTCAGCACATGCCCGTAGAGCCTCGGCTGCCTGAAGGGGCGGTTCCGCCTGCCGCACCTGCGGCTCCGGCTCCGGTTGCCGCCGAACTTCCCAAGACCAACCCTATCCTGGCCAAGCTTCGAGAGGACTTTGGTATCGAGAACATTCCTGTTACAGAAGTAAAGGTAAATGGGCATGTGTTCACGATGCGTGTTCTGGATGTGGGCGCTGTAACGCAGGCTTTGAGATTCGCAGATACACTTTCCATGCCCGGCTCTCCACGCGAGAATTCCATCAATCTACAGATTGCCCTGACATCGTTTGCCATCTCGGCAATTGACGGAACTCCTGTCTGGAAGGTGTTTGAGGTTGACGTGCCAGAGTCGGAACTCGTCATGGTAGAGGGCGAAAATCGCCCCATTTTCGCGCCCATGTCTCCGCCCTCCAACGTTCGCATCCTGGGCGCTACAAACCTGATGGACTTCCTTAGCGGGCAGGCTTCTTCTACGCTGCTGGCCGAGCTATGGGACAAGTACCAAAGTGTTGTAGACCCCCAGGGTTCTCTGGATTCCCTAATGAACTCCATTCTAGACGGGGAGGTTGAGGAACCGAGCGTCCCTTTGCCCTAACAGCCACGGAAGACGACCCCGATCTGGCAGTCCGTGGCTACGTCCTAGCCAAAACTGGATGGACTCTGGAGTACATAAACGGACTCTCAGAGATGCACCTGCTGTTCGCGTACCACTGGATCTCCAAGGTGGATGCCGATCAGTGGAAGCGGCTATCTTCGCACTTGGGTACTGTGTGGGATAGAGAGACTTTGGAGATGCTAAATTCTAAGGCCCCTGGCACAGGTAGGGCTTCCCCAGACAAGATTTTTGTTCCATTATCTCTTAGTATCAACCCAGATCTGCCTGAGGCGCTTCTGGGGAAGAAGCGAACTACCGCTTCTGCCTCCCAGGGGGAACCTGTTTCCACCTCTAAGGGGGATGGACTCCACACAGCAATGGCAATGCCTGAAGGGGATGAGGTCATAAACATGGGAGACTTGCCGAAGGATGAATTCTTCGGTCTGGTGTCGCAAGCGGGCCTTGCTAAGATCTAATGGGTATTCAGGACATCTTAAAAGCCGCCAAGGGCGGCTCTAGTAACACGTCCCCGGTTATACCGCAGGGCGGCGGCTATTCTCAAGGCGACGTAAAGATCGCCGCGAGTATGGCAAAGCGGATGTCCCAAATTGAAAAGTTGGTCAAGAGCAGCAACGTCCACTGGGCCAAGATGGGCGAAGCACGACCTCTAGTGCAAGCCCAAAAGTCCATGGAGGAGTACAACGTAGCACAGCAAGAACACAATGCGTTGATGCGCAGCAGCACCGCCTCCATGAAAGAGAAGGTGGCAGCCTATAGCAAACTTGCTACAGCACGCAAGAAAGCTATTGACGATACCAAAGAGTACAACAAGGTTCTAAACGAGACAAAGGGAGTTTCTGGACGCGCCCTTAACGTCCTAAGAGAACTACCTCTAGGCATGATGGCTCTGGCTGGTGCCGCGAACGCTGTGAAAATAGCTTTAGGCCAAGCAAACGAAGGCTTCCAAGCTATGGCGCGCAATGGCCAAGTAGCGGGCAAGTCCATGGGAGATCTTGCGAAATCTACTGGGATGTTCGTTGTGGAGATGAACCTCGCATCCATCTCAGCCGCGAAATTTGGCATCGCACCCGAAGAATCCAACAAGGCTTTCGCTCAGCTCACCGAAACCTTCGGCGGTACCGGTAAAGCGGTTAACACTCTCGGAGCCCAGTGGGAGAGTCTGTCTCAAATTGCCGCCGTTAGTGGTATTGGTATGACAGCTATGTCCAACCTTGTATCTGATAACTTCAGGAAGGTTGGTGGCACAATGGAACAGGCGCTGGATGCAGCTAAGAACCAAGTTGCTGACCTGTCTATGGTTACCGCAGAGCTAAATGCTCGCTTCGGTGCCGGTTCTGTGAACACGGCGGCGTTCGCCGATGCCATTAACAATTTAGCTTTCGGCTCTAGCTTTGCGAACCAGAACTCTCGAATGCTAACAGAAACTTTGGGTCGCGAGCTTCAGATGCAGCTTGCTCTGGGTAAAGCTCCTGAGGCTGCCATGAAGGCTGCGACGAAGAACATAGAATTGGCTGGTAAGGTCAATATCGTAGGTATTACACAGTTCAGAGAGAAATTACAGGCAGCATACGAGGAGGCACAAAAGGAAGGCACGGGAGCGGAGTATCTAGAGAGCCTAGGAGAGAAGTTCGGTAGCCAGGGCGAAATCATCGGTAACATGCTCGAAACCAAGACGTTGATGGATTCCAAAAATCTGTTTGCTTTTCAAGAGGCTGTTGACCAGTCAACTGGACTGCGAGACCAGATGCTGGACGATATGCGCTCGTCGGCTGCTGGCGGAGACGTTAGCGCGCTGCTTGCGAAAGGTCTAGGTATTAGAGAAGCGCAGTATATGGTGGCTGAAGCTGATTTGCTTAATACCAAGATCGGAAAGTTGACCAAAACAGGTAAAGAGGGTGCCGCTGCGGCAGAAGATCTGTTCGGAAAAGACTGGCAGAAGGGTGAGGATAAGGAAAAGGTTGAAAAGTTCATTGCTGCCCAAGCCAGTGGCGACTTCTCCAAGGCAGAAATGCAAATGAAGTTCAGGGAAATGCCCGGAGCAAAGCTTCCCGACGCCGAAGTTCCAGAGGATGCAGCAAGGAAGCCATGGGAAGAGTTTGTTGGGAATACGGAAGGGGCGGGTTGGTTCAGCGGCATTACGAGTGCCTTCAAGACCATCCCCGGCTTGTTAAACACTGCGGTTGGCAGTATCGTTGGTGGCATCGGTGGTGCGATAGCTCTATGGGGCGCGAAGTCTATTGCTGCTAAAATGATGGGAGGGGTAGGGGTACCCGGTATGGGTGGTGTCGCCGGTATGGGTGCTAAACTGCTGAAGGGAGGCTTGGTAACGGCAGCCGCAGGAGTAGGCGTTGCCGGGTTTGCTGATGCCGCTAGTCGTATGCGAGAGAAGAAGGAATCTGGCGAAAGTTTCCTGGGTATGGAAGAAGATGAAGGCGGTCTCATGGGTTCACGCGCCGGAGGAGCACTTCAAGCTACCGCCAGCGGGGCTCTGGTTGGCGCAGCAATAGGCTCAGTAATCCCTGTCGTTGGAACTCTCATCGGTGCCGCAGTGGGCGCAGGATTCGGAGCGTTAGGAGCCCTTATCGCGGACACGACCGCCGACGCCCCTACAGCTCCCGAAGCTGCCCTGCTTGAAAAAGCACAACAAGAAGCAGATGCTGTGCCGCCGCCTTCCTCACCGGTTCCGGTTTCAGACGAACCGGTTGGAGCGGGTGCAAAGTCTGGTGGCCCCGGAGCTGCCATTGCCACTGGTACCGTTTCTGGTAATTCTCTTATTTTGGAAGTAACGAACTGGGATCAAATTCACGCCCAGGCAGTTGACGCCGCCGCAAGCGGCTAAGGAGGACGTAATGTCTGCAACATTGAATCGCGCACTAGCGGCCGGGTCACTGAAGGTCCGCAACCAAGCTTCGGGTGAAGCTATCGTTGTGTTCCGAAACCCGGTCTTGAAGACTGACGACGACGGAGTAAAGTTCTCCGTTAACGTGAAGCCTGTCCGAATCTCCAATGGAAAGACCATTGACATGTTCGGCCGTAAGGACGTTGATCGGGCCGCTGTAAAGCAGTCCAACATCGAGAAGCTCGTTAAGGCGGGTGTCCTAGAGGTACTCTAACAATGGCCAAGCTGATCGTAGCACTGGCTGCACTGTGGATTCTGGTTCCGGCTGTTGCCCTCGCAGGCGGTGGTTTCGATCAGGAGCAACAGGTGGCGCAGAAGACTATCGTGATCGAGAACCATGTCCCGGCCAACGACAATAACGGTGTTATTATCGCTGCTGCCGTGGCGGGTATATTCTCGTTGGCGGGCGTTCTGGTTCTTCGGAACAAGAAGAGCTAAGTGGGCAGCATACGGTGCGCAAATTGCCACAGGAGAAAGACGGCAAAAGCGATTAACTCACATAGGTGGCAACTTGTCAATGGATAACTTTGTCTGCTATATCTGCCATGCCCAGAAAACGCTGGACTTTGTGCATAAACACCACAAGGTCCCCAAGTCGCTGGGTGGGTCGGATGGTCCAGATAACCTCGTTAGCTTATGTTCAGGATGTCACGCTGATACACACACACTGGCCAGAATGATGCGCAATCCCAAGAGAGTTGGGGAAGTTCGGTCTGCGGTACAAAGCATGTTCCCACAAGGGGACGTGCAAGCTAGATGCGTAGAACTTGCTAACCTAGCAAACCGCAGCACAGTGATGAGTGCAGGACAGAAAGCCCTCGATGTAGAGCGAGAAATCGGGGTTGGACTAAAGTTGAAGAAGCCGTATCGCGATGCGTTGCAGTTGATCGCCCGGGATCGCGGCCTGTCGATGGCAAACTACACGAGAAAGATTATCGAGGATCACATTCGTAGAGTGTATCCTAATGTAGGGAAATGATGAGACTGATATCTCGTATGGACAATGAAACTGGAGAAACGCTTGTTTGGTGCGGAGGCGAAGATTTCGACGCCGTAACTACGCAGGCACAACTACAAGCATCCGGGCTTTCGCTAGTAGAGATTCGTGACGACAAATGGGCCGTCGTGGATCTAGCTGGCAAGGTTCTTGAGGAGAACGACGATGGCCGATAAGAAGGCTAACGCCCAGCCGCAAAGCGGTGCGGACAAGGAAGAGAAGAAGGACTTTACCCAGTTGCCCGCAGACGGCGACAAGAAAGAGGTAGGTCAGGACAACCATTCTCTAGCACCCTTGTTGCACTGGGACACGGATGGCGCACGCGAGTAGAACGATAGACTCTTCCGCATCAAAAGATGATTGGAAGCATCTCTACAAATGGGTAGAGAACCAGACACTCTCGTTCCAAAACACACACGACGACGTTAGGAACCCTTGGCTCATGCCCGATACGACACGCAAAGAGATCATCGAGCACATCCATAGAGCAAACGTGGGTGGCTGGCTGGGTCCGTATGAGGGTATGTTCTAATGGCGTCCAAAGGATTACTGCTAGGTACTGTGTTTAATGCGCCTCTGTCGATCAGCTTTAATGGGGTAGACGAGGATCTGTTTAACAACACGCCGCAGACCATCGGGATAGCGAACGACTGGAGCGTTCAGGCTCTCTGTGAGCCCGCAGCGCTCACCGCGAGCGAGATGGTTGTCTTCACCATACGTGGTGCTCCAAACGAGATTGTGCTGTCTATTCTTGCCTTCGACCCCAACGATCCACTTAGAGTATGGACAAGGAACAGTTCCGGCACTACAATCAAGCGCTACGAATTCGAAAATCATTTTACTGTGGGTGTCAAGGTGAGCATCCTCTGTACCTGGGACGGAACGGATCTCGTAACGTACATAGATGGTTCCGTGGCTACTCCAACCACACTGGTCGATGACAACGCAGGAACCATGACCGACACGGCACGTCGAGTATCAATAAGTTCCAGAGAGGGAGAGGGTGTCCCGCAGTCATTCTTTGAGGGAAAGATCCACTCAGTTTCAGTATGGAACACTGTTCTCACACAACCCAAAGTCACAGTGTTGGAGAACTCTGGGAGACCACAAGAAATAGACAACCGCGTGAACTCGGGAGCTTATGACGCCAGTGCCAACCTCGTCCATTACTGGCGTCTTGGCCTTGACGCTTCGGACATCGGGAAGGATTCTGGCACCGGGACAGCCATTGACATCGGCGACGACGCTGTGAACATCACCTCCGACGACATCGTAATCTACTAAGGATTTGACGAGAGATATTCCGACCTAAGGGAGAACTACAATGGCACATGATCCTGGCTCACCGTTTGGGACAGAAGAGCATGCACTGGACCCCGCGCTAGAGGGCGGCGAAGCCGGACCTACAGGTGCGCCTGATCCTACCGGCCCCACGGCCCCTAGCCTGATACCTTTCGGCCCCACTGGAACAACAGGAGAGCAAGGTCCCACAGGTCCGGCTGGCGCTCCCACGGGCGAAACTGGAGCTACAGGTAGCATCGGCAACATCGGCAACACTGGTAATACAGGAGCCGGAGAGACGGGTGCCGCAGGACCGCAAGGTGCTTCTGGACAAACTGGTGAGACAGGACCCGCAGGAGCCACCGACGGCAGCACAGGCCCCGCAGGTTCTACAGGAGAAACTGGAACCGCAGGAGTCCAGGGTGACCAGGGCAGCACTGGTCTTACCGGGGTCGGGACCACAGGTTCCGTAGGCTCGCAAGGTGCCGCAGGCATCCAGGGACAAACAGGACTCACAGGTGCCAACAGCACTGTAGAGGGACCGACAGGAACCACAGGACCGCAGGGCGAGGGAATCACAGGAAATACCGGCGCGCAAGGCGACACAGGTCTTCAGGGTCCGGCCGGAACTGGAGCCCAGGGTAACACTGGACCTGCTGGTGTTGAGGGTGATAAGGGAAACAAGGGAAACACAGGCACCCAAGGTGAGAGTGGTCCTACTGGACCCTCTGGCGGTCCTATCGGTGCTACGGGAGACACAGGTAACACTGGAAACACAGGTGTTGGTGACGAGGGACCTGTTGGGCCTACCGGTCCCACTGGAAACGTCACTGGTGACCTTGTGCCTCACCGAGCCAACTCGTTCACCGATGAGAGGCACCTTACTGACGGGCAGTGGGCTGCTGCTGCGGGAACGTTCGGCACGCCCAGCAACACCAACCGCTACGTTACCGAACAGGACTCCAGGGTACAGGGATCGTTTACTTACCAGGGGGCGAATGTGTGGGGCGGTGACTCTATTCCTTGGATACAAGGCACACCTGTTGTACTGTCCTGGGCGTCTGAAATAGACGACGTTGGTGACTGGTTTAGCGGTCCCGGTGCAGACCGTTTTATCGTGCCCTCTGGAGTGTCCCGTATCCGAGCTACGGCTGAACTATGGCCACAGGATGCCAGTTTTACACATGAACTTATTGTGAGGGACAACTCCGGCGGTGAGACGGTCTGGAGTCATAGTGCCGTACCAGAAGTAAGAACTTTGCTAGTTACTGGACCTGTTGCTGTGTTTGCGGGATATCAGATCTACGTCAGATCCACTCGGAACCAGACAGGTAGCACATCTATAACCAGTAGCTTCACGATCGAGAAGGTCGCTTAGACTTACACATCACAGCAGGCTTAACCCGCGCTGAAACAGCAACGAGTCCGAGCGACTCTGTGGGATATGGGGGCTGTTTCAGCGCGGTACGCCCGCTGAACAGCGGCGTGTAAGTCTGATGTTGGGCCTCGTGGGGCCTGTGGCTATTCTTTAGCCTATCCAAGAAATAAGAGTAGTTTCAGGCGATTTGATTACACATTACCTTCCAGTCCCCCGGGGAGGTTCCGTAACCGCGCCGCTGGTCCCGGAAATTATCTCTAGGTAAGACCCTAACCCTCCCTGGAGATACACGCAAATGGCCGGACCCAAGTACGACAATCCCACCGTCTTCAACTTCTTACACGACTATGGGTGCGACCTGCGAGCACGTAGGGTCTTCAACCATCACGCTATGGGAGTGTCCGAAGAAGTCGGGATTATAGGCATCGAATATATCTCGCGCAATCTACTCCACCTAGACAAATCTCCGGGCACAGTCGAGTTGTGGATCAACAACTCCGGGGGCTGGCTTCATGAGATGTGGGCCATCATAGACATCATGAATGTGATGGAAAACCCTGTGGATACCGTATGTTATGGTAACGCTTCCTCTGCCGCTTGCCTGCTTTTGGCCTCTGGTACCGGCACCCGGTATGCCTTACCTCACGCCTCCTTCATGTGGCACGCAGGCACCACGGACATTACAGACGACATGCACTGGCCGGATGCTGTAGATCGAATGGAGTGGGAAAAGCGCGAAAACGAACGCTGGCTGGACCAAATGGCCCGGGTAACGACTCCTCTAAACTCCAAGGGAAACAAATTTCGCACCCACAAGGACAGGATCTCGTTTTGGGCCGAAAAGGCTCACGGGGGCGGTGAAACGTGGATGGACGCCAAGGAAATGGTAGCCAACGGCATCGTGGACGAAGTATGGGGACCGCCCGCCCCTAAGGCCCGGAAGAAGGGCGAGAAGGGCGAGAAGGGCGAGAAATGAGCACAGAAACTATTGACCTATTCGGGCACCTCTTCTACGCCTTCATCGCCCTCGGGATGCTTCTGCTTGCCTACAAGAGCAAGTGGGGTTGGGTATCTCGCTTTATTGGAGAGCTGGGATGGCTCTGGATCGGCGTAGAAATGGAAATGTCGTCAATCTGGAGCTGGGGAGCCTTGTTCCTCGGTATCGAGTGCTACGGCTTCTGGAGCTGGACCCGAAAGTCTACTCCATCGGACGGTGGACCGAGAAATGCTTCGTAAGCTTTACGTGCTCGTCCCAGTGGACTTTAGCGTCCGCCCGCCACACCGGGAGGCATTCTCGACAAAGTAGCTTCCTGGGCGATTCTGAGGGATCTGAGGGGTGCTCTACGCGATGGGGCGTCTCTAGAACCACGCTCACCATGAACCACTTTCCGTCGTGAGGAGCCCCGCACTCGGTACAGTCGGTCTGGTCCGTTGTCCAGCGGAGTTTATGTCCGTATACGGTGGGCATTTATCCCCTCTCTGCTTTGTACAGATACGAGGCAGCCTTCAGGACGGCCTCGCTGCCTTTCGTGGTGTCTTTTGCACAATCCCAAGGCCCAGACAGACTCTATGCAGAGCCCCTCTTTGCATGGCCTGGGAACCTTATCCACGCCATTCTCCCTCGATCACGTTCACCAAGGCGCGCTTACCATTTGGGTACACGAGCGCATGCGTTTGCAACCAACTACTGGGACCGGAAGTATACTCCAGCCTTAGGTAGGAGCTGGTGCCTACTTGTACGACGCCCTTTTCTATCGCTGGCGCGTGGGTGTGACCAATAATAGAGCGGATGCCAATCTTGTTCAGATTGACCGCCGATCCACGGCTGCCGTTGGGACCGAGATCACCGTGAAGGGACAGCTCGATGCCGTTCACGACAAAAGATTCGTCCCGTCCTAGGAACTTGGTTTGACACTTGGGGTCGATGTTCCTCTCTGCCCAGAAGGCAAAGGGGTCGAAAGTGTAGGCCCCCGCCGTGCCAAATCCAGCTTCCTCTAGCATGTGATACCAAAACCAATGGAAGATCTTGGCGTTCCACGGCTCCAATTTCCAATCGGCTTCCTTGAGCCAGCGGTACAGGTGATCGTTGTGGTTGCTAGCAATTATGACGTTGGTAGCCCCCGCAGGGGTAGTCTCTTCAATGTAATCAATTGTGATCTGTAATTCGTCCTCGACCTTGTTGACTCCCTCCCGCCACTTGACGTACTGCGTCAGAGGGTTGTGGCGGTGGTGGTGGGAGATAGAGTAACTGTCGAATACGTCATGCCGAATGATAACTTCCGGCTTCAATGTCTTAGTGATACTGTCGCGATTCGTGTACGTAGCAGCCTTAACCTCGGGGTCGTTGAACAAGGTGTGCTCATCACCCGTAACAAGAGCCGCAATCTTCTGGTTGCGCTCTACTCCGTTGGCCGTGTACTTCTTGTCTAGATCGTAGAAGCACTCTCCATCCCAAATCACGTTACGGGTGTGGAACTTCTTGCCCTTCTTTTCGACAACGATACCGGCAATCGTGTGGTGGTGCTCACCCTTCACGCCCGCTTTGGTTTTCGAGTAGTTCTTGACAGAGCAGGAGCCTGTGGTCCACAACTGCTTCGGGAGAGCGTTCTGGGGAGTAGGAATTACTTTCATTTGAAGCTGGTTGTGTCCATAGATCGCCGAAGCGCTCTGGGACAGTGTTTCCAGCCCTATGAGAGGGTTTACGGCTGTAGCGTTGATTCGCATGTTGCCCATGATCCACAGCTCGTGATGGATCTTGACGATGCTTTCGCAGAGGTAAGGCAGCACTTCATCAGGCCACCATACGTCGGAATCGTCGTCCTGAGCATCGAAGCGACATGTGGGGTTCTTGTATCTAATCGTAGGAATGAGAAGCTCGGAGCCGTTTTCCTTGAGGTAGTGACCAATAGCAGCCCAGAACCCCTTGTCAACTGGGGTGTTGTTCTGGGAACATGTTACGAAGAAGCGATCCTTCCTCTCCAGCTCCGCAATCCGGGACCTGGACAGTAGAAACTCGGGTCCCTCGTCAATTTCAACGAGGGAAACTAGGAACCATTTTTCGCACTCGTTGCAGGCATACTGCTGCTTGGGTTCTTCCGCCTTGGTAAGGCCCCGCTTCTGGAGCGAGTCACTGTGGCAATGAGGGCAAACTTGGTTGTCAGTCACGCGGAGCCTCCTCTCTAGAAATAAGACTATTGCTGTTTCTTTAGCCTATGTCTAGATCCTTTGGAACGCGAGCGCCAGACATTACAACGAGTTTACTCTCGCCTTGTCATAGAACTCTACAAGGCGAGGTTCAGCTTTCACGATGCTGGGGTCGATAGGAATAGTCAACGATAGTCCCTCCAGGGACCGCATTCGAGAAAGTGCCACATATGCCTGTCCGCAAGCGAATCCGTTAGAGAGGTCGATCTCTACATTGTCGAGTGTGAGTCCCTGGGACTTGTGGATAGTCAGAGCCCAGCCTAAACGTACCGGGAAGTGCGTCATAATGGCCTGTATGCGCTGATCTCCGTCTACCTGCTCCCAATCCTCCTTATTCACGATAACAGCTTTACCCGTATCCAAAGTAACCAGAATGCTGGAGATTTCGTTTTGGTCGTTCACGGAAATACTCTTGACGAGCCCTCTGCTGCCGTTGACGTACATGCCTTCCTTGTGGTTCTTCAGCAGGAGAACAGGGACGCCAATCTTGAGACCCAGGGGAGAATCTGTCAGGCTGTTGCGAACCATCTTTTCTGCGACCCCCTTGGGGTATTTAGTGAAGAACTGGAAACGGGGCTTGGCCTGGAACAATTCCCCCGGGTGCTCCCGCAGCTTGTCGAAGTTAATTTGGTCGGCTTCCTTGTTGGTGGCAACCAAGTGGGTTGGCTCAACCAGCACTCTGCCAACGCAGGGGCGAAAGACTTTCCGAATCTCCTTGGTGTACTCGCCGAAGCGAACACGATTGAGAGCGTTCACGAAAGTCTGGTCTTCTTGTCGAAAGGAGCGCTGGAGATCAATGGTCTCCATCTTGGCCTTTTCCCAGGAAGGTGAATCTATTGCAAAACGGTACTCCGCCTTGTTGTCTTTTTCGACTGGGGGTAGCTGTAGGAAGTCTCCACAGAGAATGAGCTGAAGACCACCGAAGGGCTCGTAATTGCTCCTGACCTGTTGTAGCCACCAATCCATCATTGTAATGTAATCGCCGGACAGCATGGACACCTCGTCAACGATGAGGGTCTGGACGAAGTTGAGACGATTTTGGGCCTTCTGCATTGCATTGGTGCCGTGGTATTCTTTGGCCTCTTTGATGGTGCCCGCTATGCGGGTGCCAAGCAAAGCATGGATCGTGCTCCCACCGACGTTGAGAGCGGCAACGCCGGTCGAAGCAGCAACCCTGAACTTGTGTTGCCGAGCATGGAACTCTTCGATGATGTGCTTGATGACGAAGGACTTGCCCACGCCGCCAGGACCCGAAACGAATAGGTTCTGTCCGCTCATTGCAGCATCGAAGCAACGCTTCTGTTCTGTACTCAGTTCTTCAGCCATTAGCTTGCCGTGTCGTCTCCGCCCGTGGTGGACTCAACGACGAGATCACCATCTCCGCCACTGGCGGAATCAACAGCTAACTCTTGACCCTCGTCAGGATCAGGCATGGCGTAAAGCGCATGAGTCGTGACTCGACCCGTGTTGCCGCTAGCTATCGAGTGAGAGCGAGTTGCTGTGTACGTGGACATGGCGTTGGCGACCGTGGCGTTCATGTTGATGGAACCGTCCACGTTGGCATCGAAACTAAGCATGTTGCCCGAGTGGAACCCGAGCTGTGCCTGGACCTGCGTAAGATCCTGGTTAGCTCCAATGTAGGTGAAGTTCCAACCAGCGTCCTGAAGCTCCTTGACCTTAGAGGCCAGCTTCTCGGAAGTCGTCTTGGATGCGTTTTCTGCACCGTCACTGATGACCACAACCAGAACGTCATCGACGTGAGCTGCCTCTGCGGAGAGGAAGTCGATCATGTCGCTGACGCCATCGAACATAGCCGTCATGCCACTGGGGCGGTAGTCTGCCTCGGTGAGATCCTTCAGAGAAGTAACAGGAACTAGAGTCGGGTTCTTCTCCTTGCTGCCATCATGGAAAACCGGAGTCACCTGATTGTTGAAAGTGCTGAATGCAACGAAGGTGTTGGCAGCATCGTCGGAATCTCGCAGGGCAGAGAACTGCTCATTGGTTCCGCTAATGGTGACATCCTTGATGGTACCCATGGAGCTACTGCGGTCGAGGACAATCCCCACTAGCAATCGCTTGTTTGTGAAATTCTTGGGCTTAGGCATCTTCATTTCCTTTTTTCTCTGCGGCTATAAGAGACCGCAAGTGCATGGTCAACTCAAAGTGCCCCGGCACTTTGCCGTTGGGGCCGGATGAGAAACCTCTCAACCAGTTGTCCAGGGCCACCAACCCCTGGAAGGTGGCGGCTGGAATTATCGTATCTACCTCAATATCTCTAAGCGGCACTCGTTCAAAATCACTCATCGTTCTCGAACTCCTTCAAGACGAGGTTGGCGTACTCGGTACCTTGCTCTAGCTTGCTATCGATCTGGCGGAGCCGCCCCCAGATGACACCCAGCACGTAAGCTGCCCTGACACGGCTGTATGGTGTCCAATCGGCTTCCAGGGGGAGCAAGAGTGTTTCGTTCTTGACTTTGTTGGTGCGGGCGTAATTCAGCAGCCAAAGTCTCGCTTCAGCGAAAGGTCCCTCAAGATTCTTCTTCTGTATCGTAAGCACGATGATCCTTTAGAGAAGGTTACGAGGACGCTTTACCTTCTGGGCAGCCACGAAAAAGTGGCCGTAAGCGTCTGGTGTAGCCGTATACTCCGTGACCTGTAGACCAGCCGTGAGAATAAGGTACTTGGTTAGCAGCAGAGGATCGAAACTTCCGTGTCTCTCGTACATGAAAATGGTGCCCCCGTGGGAAAGACGCTCGGAATAGTCCCAGAGCCGCTGACGCCAGTCCTCGTGCTCTAGAAGACCCGAAATGCGGATCAAATCGTAGCCACCACCCCCAATTTCACTCTCCAGCTCCAGAGTTCGCCCGTAAGCGTACTTTTCGCTCAACAGGTCTACCCGGTCGGGACCGAACGATTTAGGGCCTTCTGGGGCACTGTAGAGAGCTGAAATCTTCTGGAGCAGGTCCGCTAGGTCTGTATCCCTCGTGGAGACCGTATTTGGGTACGCTCTGATCCCTGCGGGGAAATCAGAGGTGAAGGCGGCAATATGTGGCACCCCGAGAGCAGCAGCCATGTGGAAGCCAGCAGAATCAGGCCCGATGAACAACTTCGCACCCGCGATAGTCTGGGCCATCTCCTGAAGGCCACCCTCATACTCCGAGTTCTCGCCGATGGCGGTGATAGATTCGTACTTGATGCCTTCCTTGTCGAGATGGTTCTTCACCATATCAGGAATGTGGTAGTGTCGGAAGTCGTGGTTCCTGGGAGAGTTCGGGCCGCGCTTCGGGGTGTGGATTACAATATCACGGGGCTGGACCTCGACATCTGGGTCAAGATACATCACCGGGGTCCGCCGGAATGGGATTGCGCTGGTGGAAAAGGCGAAGCTGTCCGTGCCGTGGATGCCTCGATTCATCTCCACGCAGCCGGTGGTATTGTAAAAGCGATCGAAGCCCTGGGGCTTCTTCTCGTCGCTAGCGTACCCCGGCAGGGCTTTTTGGTCGGCTGTCAGGATGCCCTTGACGATCGGCTGTAGGAGCGGGTGAAACTGATGTAGGTCGGCGTAATCGGGGTGCGTCCTCAGGTACACCTCCGCCGGGGCGTACTTGTAGAATAGCGCCTCCAGCACCGGTTCCATCATAATCATGTCGCCTGCCCCGCCGTAGCGAGTGACGAGGATCTTGGTAGATTGCATTACTCGCCCCGCACCCGGCTGGCTTCAACCTTACCCAGGTCCGAGAAGCTGGGGGGTTTGATAAGGGACTCCTCCTTATTGCGCTTTTGTACAGCGGTCTGGTGTGCCAGGGCTGCCATCGCGATAAGCTGCGCGCTGGCGAAGAGGAATTTCCGAATCAGGTGGATGTAGGGACGTACCTTCTTGGGGAACTTGCCGTTGCCAGCAGTCAGCACCTCACGCATCTTCTGGAGTTCGATAGGTTCCCACGGAAAAGCGTACTTGGCCGGGTCCAGATCCAGCATCATTCGAATGAGCTGGTCGAACTCGTTCAGCTCTTCGGGCTCCTCCTCAGAGGAGGTGGGAGCTGCCTCCACAATCGGGCTTGTTTCTTCGATCTCTTCGGTCTCGCTCGGATTCGAGTCGTCGTCGGTGACGATCAAAGCATCCTTAATTTCTGTTATCATACTGTTATTCCTAAGGGTTATTTGCCGCACGTAACTAACACACTGTTTATTTGTTTTTGGCGGCGCTTGCTCATGTGCGGACATATTCTACGCATTAGTTCAAATGCTCGCCTTCCATTTACTCTTATCTGATAAGTACGCTTTCTTTTCGTTCCACTTTTGCTTAAACGCTTGTCTGCCCAGGAAGTGACGCGCATCCTTTTCTCAGGTCCGCCTATTCTATGTGTACTGTGCTCAGGAGGAAAGTTTTTATTAAACCACTTTGCAAAACGTTCAACAACGTCTCTATCAGTCATTTGAAGAGAAACACAACCATTGGCTTTATTAGTTCTATGGTCTCTATGAACTATGGGGCTTCCTTCTCCTTCAAGTAACCCAATTATCCATCCAAATTCAAAATAGTCAGCATTCATACTTTCCTCGCTAACCCTATCTTCGTCCGGCGGTCGTTCCGCCATGTCGGGTCCGCCTATCACGTTAAAAATTAAGTTCGAAAAGAAGACTGTCTTCTATTTTCTCTACAACAAGAACAGGTGCATGCAACCAGTCTGCACCTTTTATGATGTGGCCGCTTTCGTCGAACTGCGGCATTCGAACAAATCTCCTTTCTAGGACTTTGTACCAGACACTACTGCCGCCGGGAGGAATTTTTTCTTCCGGCCTGAGCTTATCCCCAACACTGGGTAGGACTTCAAAAAGAAACTCACCCACATCGCCCCGCCAGTGAAGAGCCAAGCCGTCTTTATCTATGATTTTCGCTGATATCATTACATTTACCCCCTACTTACCTTTGTTTAACGCTCCCACCTATCACAAATTCTGCTCCATAACCCCAGCATAGTCAGGGCTGCGACGTTTAGGTGCCCCGTGCTGCTCCATGGCGGCGACGCAAAGAGCACCGACCTTACGGAAGAAATCCAGCTCAGTCTCGCCCGTTCTTTCTCGAACACGAGGATCAGTACAATGACTTTGGAGACGAGCAGCGTACTCGTTCACGTAGAGAGCGAACTCGTCCGTCGTCCTAGGAGCCTCGTCCCACAGGTCCTCTTGATAGTCCCTCTCGCTGTTGAACGCTTCGTATACTTCTTCTCTGGTTGCCATCTATCTTTTCTCCTTATTTTATTATTCCGTGCCTCATTCTTCATTGCCAATTTCTGTGGGAAGGGGTGGAATTGTGGTAGCTACCATTGCGTGCTCCATCTCTACTTTGTATTCGGGATGCTTTTTGTTCCAAGGACCAATAACCTCTTCCTGAAAAGCTTGTGCCAGAATGCGCTCCTTTTCCATAAGCTCTTCATAAGTCTCTTCGATTATGCAGTGTTGAAGAGCTACGGTGATCCTTTTAAGATTCATAACCTTAGGCATGCTACCTCCTTTTCTATTTCCTCGCTACAATGTGAAAAGACCAAAGAGGGTCTCGCCGGGAGGTGTATTCAACAATGTTCATTCCTAGAACTTCCTTTAGGAAACGCACCAGCGTTACTGGTTCCGGGTTCCATACGTGCTGTTTTCCTACCCAAGAACCTGTGCGGGCGTGCCACACCTCGGCCCTGGGGTGGGGAAGGTACAACACCATAGCGCCGCCGGGGCGGATTACACGGTGCCAGAGAGTCAGTTCTTGTGCCCACTCTGTAATGTGCTCCAGACAGTGGGAACTGAACAGCCCAGCGAAGTGGTTGTCAGGTGCATCCTCGATCACTTCTCGATTTTGCATGTCTACCGGGATTCCGTTGGGGATGGGCCAAGCGCTGCATCCTACGTCTACAAAGTGCGCCTTCATGTACTTCTTGGCGAGGCACTTGATGAACTCGGCAGCGTTGCCGCAGTTGAGGTAGTCTGGGTAACGCTTCTCGAACAAGGTTTCTTCGACCGCCCGGAGAATGGACTCTTTGGTTCCGGGAACCACTACTACGTTGAACGGGGCGCGCTCTACCTCCCTATCGAGATCCATAGCCATGACAACGCGACAATCTAGGGCAGCAGCCGCTTGCGTGGCCCAGCTATCGGGACCCACCACCAACGTAGCAGCGGCCAAGGTCTTGAGGATACTGCGCAGATCGTCAGCATCGTCCGCTGTGGCGATCTCTTTGGTCTCGTAGGCGTGATGAAGAGGCTCCGTGAAAACGGGCCATTCGGGGACGTTGTGGGACACGCGAGTCAATACGACGTAATTTTCGTCGGCTGGGTACTCGTCCAAGAAGATCTTGGGAGTTTTTCTGAGAAGGGTAACGCCCGCAGCCGCAGCAAACTTCTCTACGAGAGGCATCTTCAGAGTCCACCGCTGAATGTCGGGGATTTCTGTATGGATGTCAAAATCCGAAGCCAGGGTCGGATCTTCATCCTCGGAGAAGGCGATGACTTTGTGGATAAGGGGATGGTGCTCGAAAAACGGCTCGTAACCAAGGCAGGTGCGGAGAGTCAGCTCGCAGTTCTCGTACTGGTAGTACAGCGCCTCAATGGTGGGCTCAAGCTGCACAATATCATCGGTCGAGGATAGAGCGGTCAGTAGAAGTTTCATGACAAGCCTTTAGAGTAGCCTAGTGTGAAACCCACCTTTTCATGGTGGTGAGCTTATCAAAAAACCCTTTTATGTCTGTTTTCAAATAGTTCATGTGGGCAATCACAATGTATGGTGTGTCTTCTAGAATATCCAATCCGGTACTAGCACCCATCGGGCGATACAGCAAGCAAGTCATCCACTCGAAGCCTTCGTTTTTGTTCATCTCGTGGAGTTCGCTGTAGATGTTCTCGTAATCTTCCTTCTTGATGAGAAGGAGGACAGGACCGTCCTCGTCCGGGACCGGAAGGTGAATTTTTGATAGCGACGGGTCTTCCCGCAAATCGTATAGAACGTAGAACATTACTGATCTGTTAGAACCCCATCCCTAATATCAAGCACCCCGAGGGCGAAAGCAGCGATAACAGACTTCACAGCACGTTCCAGAGCATTTGCGCTAGAATAGGCTTCGGCGCTATCAGCAATGATCCTGCCGTTTGTGGAAATCAACCGCCAGCGGAAACCGTCTCTGCTTTTGTACTGTTCGAGTCTAGCTTTTCGTGCTGCCATTGGGGAATACTCCTAGTATTTCTAGCTTCTCAAGACACTCATCTCGTTCTCGGCACTTCTTTAGTCTTTTCCAAGAAGGATCTTGGCACTTCTCGAAACTCTTCCTAAAAGTGCTCGGGCGATTCGTGGTCTGGCGATCCACTCTGGAGTCGAGCAACATGCGCTGCACCACGCCAATTTCAAGGCGGGTGAGCTGAATAGCCTCCAGCCGGTAGTCCACGAAGGCTTCCCAGGCGTGGGGAAATAGCTTGGCTACGATCTCCTTGCCTATGATCTCCGCGAAATCACGAATTTCCTTCTGGGCATGGGAATCCATGCGCAACCGCAGGAAATGAAAGAGGTTGTGAAGGTCTATCTTCCAGTACGCCTCGGTGTAATTGGAAAGGGGCAAATCTTTGCGGGCCTGCTCGCGAGCAACACCCATCTCTAGACGCTCCTCGTACATAGCACGAGCTTGCTGGTGAAATGCTACTTCCTGAGAGGATAGCGTAGCGCCTCCGCCCGTCGCGTCGAAGAACCCGTCCGATCCTTGTCGGTTGGCTTCTGCCTGCATTCTCCACGCTCCGGGCAGTGTAGTTGCACATTCGTCAATAGCCACAGAGTAACGGGTGGAATACTCGTTGACGCTAGCGGTTCGGTGTCGAATCCACTGCCTCCAAGTATCCATGGGAACACGGACTCGCAACTTGATCTCTGCCATCTCAAAAGGTGTAGTATGCCAATGTCGCATAAGGTACCGAATGAGTTGCCGTTCATCGCTGATGTGGCGAGTCCCTTCTCCATAGGATACCCGGGCTGCCTCGACAATGGAGTAATCTTCCCCCATCCAGTCTACTAGACAGACGCCTCCGCCTGAGCCTACGTTGAACTGCTTCCACTTTAGGTCGTTTCCTGCCTTCTCGTTACTCATATTGAGTCCCTTCAATAGAGATCACCAATAACGGTGTCTCGAACTTTCTGTGCTTCCTTGATGTCCCGTAAAATGTTGTTAGGATCTTTAGTGTACTCCAGAAGATCCTCGAAGCTATAAAAGATTTCAGAGGTTTCTCCCACAAGCCACACTGGAATAGATTCCAGCGGAAAATCTGACATCAGATACACCGGGCGTCCTTCTCTAAAGGCTTCCCACGCTTCAGATAACGTCCCAGCACCTAGCTGAGCTGACCTATCATATAGTACAATGATAGCATCTGACAACTGGATTGCGTGAACATCCTTTCGAAAAAAGGAATTTCTTGCAGTATCCCGGATGATTTTCATATTCCCCTCAGTAGGAGTCTTCTTTAGATCAGACAGGAGCGTTTGGAGGGGTACATTGCCGGGAGCCTCGGGCTCCAGTTTTACAGGATCGAGACAAGAAATGTTCTGCTCTGCCAGCCTCTTAGTTATCCAATCCCTCCACCCGCTGCCAAGCTTTTTCTTGAACTCCATGCCCCCTGACAGGTACATTGAAAATCCGGTTGCAGGTCGAATCTTGTACCGCATAGCTACAGGCACATGTGGGCGTATCAAGCCAACCAACTTGTTCATATTTTCTTTGTTAAACAGTAGTTGCTTGTATTCTCCGGCTTTTCCTATCTTAGCGTCCAGTCCCCATCGTTCTGAGAAGTATTTTACCATAATCTCATGCTCCTCTTCAGAAAAGCAATGAGTGGATAGCCTTGCCTGTTTGCCACTAGGAAAGACTTGACCGTCGTCCATGAACCACACGGCCAAAGACAGTTCGTTTAGCTTGTCCAGTATGTCCCTATTGATAGTTTTCTTGCCACCAGCGTAGTATTCGGCTCTAATCTGAAGACCAAACGGGTGAGCACAAGACCGTATTCTTCGACATGTTCGGGTGTTTCGGATCTCTCCAAAGTAAGGTTGCAGGTTCTTGAAAAGCCACAACAGATACCCGAACTGCTTGTGTCCGTGCTGTATGTCAAATTCCCCAGAAGGGCCAAGGTAGGCATCACCCATAAGCGAACCCCTGAGGATGTCTTCTTGCCTCTTCGACACCTTAATCAGAACTTGGTTTCTCTCTATAACGCTAATAGCGTTGATAGAAAACTTTTTTCGAGCCTTGTAAACGGCTTGCTTTGTGCAGGACAACTTTTCGGATATTTCTCTGTCTGTCATGCCCCTGTCTAGGTACAGGAACCGCAGCTCATTCTCGAATAGTTTTGTTTTGCTTGACATGCTTTTTCCTTTTCGTCTCAAACGTCCAGGCATTGCACAAGAAAAAGAGCAAGTATGCACCCGCCTCTTCCCAGTAACCTGCAATAGCGAAGAACAACATCAACGCGCCGCAAACGCAGAGTCCCATGAAGGAAGAGATGACCCAAAACCTATGCATGCCCTCTTTAGAGCCGCACAGGGTTAGCATCATGCCGCCTCCAACGTGCGCGCTATAAACACAGAGTCCTATGAGGGAAGAGATGACCCAAAACCTACGCACTCCTTCTTTTGGGCCGCGTGGGGTTATCATGCTGCTTCCAATGTACGTGCCGTCTCGTTTTTTCGTAGGTGGTTCATAAGGTAGTCGAGATGAAGCTGTGTGCCATCCCAGGCGTCTATCTCGCCCCACTTCAGGCCAAATTCAAAGTCAATCTCCAAAGGAATGTTGAATTCTACATCCCAGATATCAACCATACGTTCCATCAGTTTGTTGGTGAACCAGGGCTTTAGCTCTCTCAGCGCTTCCGGTACATCCTCGATAGGAACTTGAATCACTAGAGAGTCGTGAACCACGTCCTGTAGCTGCCAGCATTCCTTGGTGGGATGCGGGTGCCATTTTCCTTCTTCGATCAGCCAGTCACAGAACATAGCCGCTCCCAGGAAGGCACCGTCAGACGAAATTCCCTGGATCGGTGCGTTACGGGCGATACGTTTGGCTCTCGCAATCTCTCCGTCATCGCCGTAACCAAGTTGGAATGTCAACAAGCGGCGTCTACGTCCGATGGGGCTCTCTACATATCCGTCCTTTTCTCCCTTTTTCTCGATATCATACATCCACTGTTCAGCGCCGGGGAACTGTGCAAAGAAATCGTCAATTCGTCCCTGAACGTCAGCGATATTCTCAATATGTAGCTGGGCAGCAATGGCCTTGACACCACGGCCGAACATGGTACCGAACACGATGGACTTCGTATCGGTACGCTGACTCTTCGTTACCTGTGTGATAGGAACCTTGTACATCTGGCTAGCAGTAGACTTGTGGATATCACCAGCGATCCCAGCGAAAATCTTGGCCTGACACAATGCACGGAACACCATATCTGTGTGTAGCATCTTCCAGGCGATCTTCATGACCTTAGTCGCGTGCTTCCCCCTCAGCATTTCCAAGCTGTTTGGTCCCGTCTTCTTCTTGTAATTGAAGAGACCCTTGTCGTCTTCGTCTTCCGGGTTGAGCATATCAGAGCCCGCAGCCAGAATCTCGTAGCGCATCTTGGGCTTGCGCTTCAAGAAGTCCGCAGCAGCCACAGAGTAGTTGTCCCGGGCCTTTTTGCCGTCAAGAAACGCCTTTGCGAGGCTCGGGCACTTAGACAGGATTCCCCACCACCGAACCTCAGAGGTCATGAAGTCAAGCTGAATGAGAGCACACCCTGGCTCAGCCGCGTACATGTTCTTGATCTCTGTCTTGGCCCAGTTGTCTGCGCGGGGCACCTGCTGAAGATTGGGGTCCGTACAAGACGACCGGCCCGTATCTGTAGTAGTCACCCAGAAGCTAGGCCGCACACGGCTGTCGATCGCACCTTCCTGCCCGTTCTTCGGGTCCAGGAACTCGTAGATCGACTTAACGTAAGAGGTCTTGAGCTTCTTGAGGCCAGAATGCTCGTGCAAACGTTCTACTTCTGGTACGTGCATGTAGCGCTCTTGGAAAGCCTTATCGAGCTTACCTACGGGAGTCAGCTTGACTTCCTGACCAGAACCCGCCTCTACGATGGGGACACGAGTGCTCTTACCGTAGTCGAGAGGAGCAAGATCCAGCACATCTAGTAGGAGGCATTGCTTGTGCTCCGTCTTATCAATATCGAACATCCAGGCATCAGCGCCGCCACCAAATGTAGGCTTCATCCTGCCGCCGAGCTTTTTCCTCAGTAGTCGCGTGTTCGCTTCTTTTGCCGGGGCGCTGTCTTTCCACTCTTCGGTAAGCTCGTTCATGCGCTTCACTATCGGACTGGTCTTTGGATTCTTGAGTTCCCGCAACTGATCCATGTCTACCCAAAATCCGTTGGAGCCCATGACGCCAATCATGCGATTGACCGGCTCGAACCAGTGCTCGACCAGTTTGAGGAGCTTTTGCTTATAGTCCTCCTTCTCAGCTCGCTCCAGAATGAACCAGAACAGCCTCCAAGTGTAGACAGCATCGCTAGCACCATACTTGGCAAGGCGCTCGATGTCGATCTCCAGCAGCTTACCTTGCTTCTTGAGATACTCAATTTCCGAATCCTCGTACTTAACGGCGTGCAGGTAGTCTCGCAACAAGGAATCCAAGGAGTACGGCTTCTCGATGCCGGATTTACCACGATTCTCATCCTGACAGTACGCCATCATGCCGGTATCCAGCAGGGGTCGATTGAACTTACAGATACCTAGACCGAAGTTCATAATCATTCGGAAATCGAACGCCACATTGTGGAAGACCCAGTAGCGGAACTTCGGGTTCGGCTCTGTGAACAGTCGTGTCAGGGCAGCGTTCAACCGCTTCATGTCGTCCGGCCACCAGCCGTGACCTGGGTGCATGTAGGGAATTACTGTGCCTGTAATGCCGTCCTCGCAGAACTGGAAAGTTCCAAGCACATTCCCGTAGCACTTGTTGAGGTTCTTGGTTTCCGTATCGCAGGCTATGAGTTTGATCTTGGGATCGGTCAGAAGGTGCTCAACGTACTCTTCAACGTCCTCGATCTTCGTAAGGAGACGCCATTTCGAGGGCTTAGACCACTTATCTGCCTTCTTCTGAGCATCTGAGGTGCCAAGAGCCAGTTGAATGTCGATTTTCCACTGGTCAAAGAAGCTCTGACGCTTCAAAATGTAAGCGGGATCGTGGATGCTAAAGATCTTACCCAATACTGGGTGGTCATAATGCTGGCCACGCGCCTTGGCTATGTTAGGGGTCTCAGGGCACAGAGACTTTAGGACGCTCCCTAGGACAACTATCTTGGTGGGCTTCAGGGTGTCGATGTCCGCCTTTAGGTGCGTCAGACACTCCTCAATGACTTCAGGAGCCAAAGCTGCTCCGGTTCCGGCTAGCTCATCCCAGTTACGAACAAGCTCCGTGTAGGCCACTGAGACACCTCTGACGTTGAGGCGGCGCACAGTCTTTCGTAGGAGATCACCAGCCCTACCAGCAAATGGCAGGCCGCTCTCAGACTCAGCTCGGCCAGGACCTTCGCCCACGAAGAGAACGGTCTCGTCGGGGTTAGACTTGCCCTTGCGGAACTGTGTGGGAATAAGGGAGCAATCTGCGTATGCAGAGCATTCCTTTCGCTCGCATGTGAAGTTCAGAATTCCTGAATCCATGCGACTTCTTTAGAGTAGCGGCTACTCCCAGAGGTACTTAACTACCACTGCGTTGACGTTTGTCATGGACTTGCGCAGTGATAGGGGCAACATCCAGTAGAAGTCTTCACGCAACTTCGGTGTGATGATGACTGTTCCTTCATCACTTTCTTCGTCGTACATCCCCGGGGAAAGCTTCTGCACTTCACCGACTTCTACGGGGCGGATGGGGGCCAGCACGAAAACACCTTGTGCCTTCGAGGGGCTCGTTTCGCGAAGGATCTCTACCAGCCAGAAAGTTCCATCCTTCGGGGACTCGTCGGTAGGCTCCCACTTAGAGTCGATGACGCCGAGCTTACCCAAGGTGCGGGTAATCAAATGGTTGTGGATCTTAGGCTTGCCGCCGATCGTACCACCACCCTGAGGCTGGCCGTTGTTGAAGAACTTCACTACTGTTCGGATTCCGGTTACGGTTTTCATAAATCTGTTTCTCTTATACAGGCAGGAAGTTAGAGGACGCACCCACAATTGAGATCTGCGCCTGCTTCCCGGGGTTAAGCTGTGTGGACACTTGTACGTAATACGGCCTGTTCTGGGCGAACTTCGTGGTGTCCACATTGAGGATTTGTACTTCTCGGAACTCAAACTGAGATGCCGTGTTGGTGATGCTACCGTTGGATATAGCAGGGTATTCCGTACCCTCTTCGTCTACCAGAGATACCGTTACGTTACCGCCTAGTGGTACGTTTGCTTCGATGATGATCCGGTTAGGCGGCTGTAGCCTAGATACAAACGGGAACAGATGCTTGATCGTGTTAATGGAAGCGGACTGGTTATCCAGATCCATGTGAGCAGCTCCTACCTGACCGGATTCGAAGGCCGCGACATTAAATACGTCTGTGGCGACTACAGCCCCCACTACGGGAGACTCAGAGCGGACGTAGATGCGAGGAACGAATGGAGGCACGATCGTATCGGCAGGGAACTCGGACGGGTTAGTAATTTGGAGCTTGGGAGCTTCGATGAACATATCCGGCTGTAGGGCGGTACCTGCACCGGTCCACCTAATCCACCCAACAACAACCGTGTTAGGGATGGTGTCGAATCCAATCAAGCCCTCTCGGATTAGAAGGAGGGCGGGTACGCCACCCTGGACCTGCTGATTATTGTGCTCGTAGACTACAGTGTAGTCCGTGGGGTCCACGGGAAGCGTATCGCCCACGACTAGGTTGATCGTAGCATCTTCAATCAGTAGAAGCTCGTTGAGCATAACCTTGTGGGGAGCGATATTCACGCTCTTGCCACCCAGGCCAACAGACATTTCTGCGCCTTCGAGTACCGCCGGTACGACGATAGATGTGGAAATCTCATTGATTCTCTGGGCGAGGACTGTATCCCCGAAGTTTACGTATCGTGTCTGTGCCATAATGCTACTCCGTGCCGTATAGGCGGAACGTTCCTCGCTCGATGTTGTCAGAAGTCATAGAAAAGGTAATATTCTCGATTCGTCCGAACTGGAGAGTGGTTTGTCCCTTGTACATACCAAACCCGTCTATGCGAGCAAGCACTGACGTGTCGCTCCACCCTGCGGCCTCAAACCCAATCCGAGGAAAGTCCGTAGCGTCCGTTCCTGGGTAAAGCCAGCAGGAATAGTTGAACGTCGAATTTGAAGCACTCCCGAAATTAGCGTTACCGGAACCTCCAGACATGATGATGGAATCGTCAGAGATATCTTCGTAAAGACTACCGTTATCGTTGGCGGCGTGTGCCTGATACAGCCAAGTGTAGTCGCTGGCCCCAACCGGGAAGGTTCCGTTGACTCCGATTCGAGACTGTAGATCTACGTTGTTAGCAACCGAACTTAGTTGGTCGATTTCAATCTGAAAGCGGTTGTAGGGTGTGGCCGGAAGAGTCAGCGTTACGGTACCCGTGGGGGAAACAACAGTCTGCGTCTCCAACAGCACCCTAGGTACAATCCTATTTCCACTTGCGTCTCTCAAGTCGGGGTTCTGATGCCTAATAGTCATTAGCTAGCTCCTACGATGACCGCTGTACCGGCCTCAGCCGGATTGAAGGTCATGGTTACAGTATTGGCATCAACAATATTTACGACAGGGAACTGGGCATCGCCTGATGTGTCGTATGCCGCCCAAGTAACGTCCGTGGTACCAAGATTGTGTGTAACAGTCCATACGGTGGACGTTGCGAAGGCTTGCGAGAAGACGTTGGTTGCGGGGCCTGTCGGACCCTGGATACCAACCCCTGTCGGGCCGACAGCTCCGTCAAGACCGTCCGCACCGGGATCACCAGTTGCTCCGTCCGAACCGGCGACTCCTGTCGGACCCTGACCGATGGGGCCAACACTGGTAGTGTCGGCCAAAGCAAAGTCCGTGAAGATACCGAACATCTCGAACTGTACCTTGTCGATAGGCTCGCCGAAGTCATGCTCGAATACTGCGAAGTTCGGGTTCTTGGAAATCAGCGCCATATCAGAGAAGCCCTTCCAGTTGCCCGGATCAGATTCCAGAGCAGCCTGTACACGCACTGAAGAGGCCAATAGAGGCTCTGGCGGGGTGCTTGCCGCGCCACCACTTACGTTCTCTGGGTTGTGCATGACAACAGCGATCTTCTCCACGTCTGCACCCTGTAGACCAACAGGGACACCCAAAGACCGGGATCGGTACTTCTTCCGTACCGAGTCTAGATCGGCGGTACTGGCGGGAATTCGTGTACGAAGACCTTCCGAGAAAGCATCGGCCGACGTAGCGATGTAGCGGCCTGCACCGCCCAAGAAACCGGTGATGTCGATGGGCTCGGGAGCAGTATTTACGAAGATGCCTACAATCACGTTATTGGCCACACCACCCGCGTTTCGGGTAAGGTCCACAACCTCGTCTGTTCGTACACCCGTTACGCCGGAATCAAAGATAGGGTCAGCCAAAGTAACTACTATGTTGTCACCCGTGGTCTCGAAATCCGTTCCTGCGCCTACGTTAAATTCGCCATTGGCGGTGACAGCACTGCCGTCCGTTCCCCCGGCCATGCCGGAGGGGAACAGGGAGTAACCGGAGGATACTGATTCCACGATGTTGTCGTTACCAGAATCGCCAAGAGCATCATTCACGATGTCTACTTGGTCTCCGGTTCCGATCGAAGCTGTAACCGCCAAAGAGGATGAAGAGATTGCAGAAATGATAGCTGCCTGTGTCTCAAAAGCCTGGGCGTCCTTACCCACGTTAACAGGAAGGTGCGTGATGTCAGACAGGGCACCGCCCCCTGTGTCAAACTCGAATACTTCGGTGTCGGTTCCGTCACCCAGAGTGAAGGTATCCTGATCGTTTAGTCCGATCTGACTATCAGAGACCTGAATGGTAGACGCAGGTGCCAGTGTATCGAAACCTAGAAGCGTGGCAAGAGAGCTATTTACTATGGTGAATGGGTTACTACCAACTGCCGTGATGCTAATGGCGCGTTGGGTGGTCACAGTCGTTATGTATTCGATGGCATTAGCAACACCGTTGATAAATAGCGAATTCGATGTCAGACCAGAAGCAATATCGGCTGCCAGAACCTCGGGGTCCTGCCATCCGTTGCCAGTAGACACCGAAATATTGTTACCGGTAGTCTGCTCGTTGATGGTGAGGTTGGTGGAACCAATAAGTATGTTGATGCCGAACTGCAAGGCAGTCAGAACGCCGCTGGCTGCTGCGGGGGTCTTGGCGATTAGGATCTTGCCATTGCCCAGGTCAATGGTATCGTTGTTGGATATCAGCTCGTTCTGCACGATAGTCAAGGAGCCCGTGGCCTCAGCCGGACCCTCGTCGCCCTCGAAAATGTCTCCGTAGCGAGGGCTGCGGAAGTCCTCGTATAGCCAAGCCCTAGCGCCCTGTCCTTCTGGGGTGCCCGTCCCGTTATAAATGGGGGTTCGGGGAAGATCAAGATCAAGAGATACAGGCCGCGCGTCGAGCACATTCTCTACAGCGAGGCCATCCCAGAATACGTCAGCTAGGGGACACTTCTCCTTGAAAGTGTCGGTCACAGCCGCCTCTTGGTCGGCATATACGATAATGGTGGAGTCGTTTCCGTCGTTACTTCGTCCGCCTGTTGCCACACGAACCGTACTAAGCTCAGAGAACAAAGCCGTGGTGCGTTGGAACTGGTCGATGTTCTCGGCGGCAGCGGGGACGGGGGTGTCGCTCCAGTTGGCGAAGTTGAAAGTGAGATTCTCGCTCACAGCATTACCGTCAGCGTCGGTACCTGTGCATGTCAGGATGATCTCCATGTTCGTTACGTCATTAGCACGAGTTAGTCCGATCTCAATGGGGGCAGAACCACGCATGGCGCGCGTGATTTGTAGATCGGCGCTGCCCATGGCGTCCAGCTTGATGGGCGGTTGCAAGATCTGAGGAGTAGAAATCAGATCGCCTTCGCTATCAAGAAGAACCCGGAAATCTCGGGGAATGGGTCCAGAGCCGTCGAAAGAGATGATAGGGGTAGGAATGGATGACACTGCGATTCCATCGGCAACGACCAACTCACTGCCCGCAGGCTGCAAGAACACTAGGTCATTGGTTGCGGGATCTACTGGACCCTCACCAGCCTGTGCGAACATGTACTCTACCGTGATGCCCTCCGTGGGAATGGGCTCATTGGCGGGGATGACTAGGATGTTGGTATCCGGCACGAAATCCACAGAGATCTGTCGGGCAGGGTTGCCCACGGCGTAGGCGCTACCGATAGACAGTGGGAAGTGCTGTAGGGCTGCGTAGCTAGAGCCTGCTGCTCCGAACTGTGTGCTGCGACGTGTAACCGACCCAGAACCGTCCAAGTTGAAGCTAGCTGCTTCAATGTCCTCAGAGGTCTTAATGCCGGGGTAGCGGGGAACGGAAGAGTCCTTCGACAGAACCATACCATGCGCTACAGCCTGCTGGTACAGGGTGAGGCGACCAGCAGCGAGGTCGTTCAGGCTCGTTCCGTGGGGATTGGTATCTGTGGGGTCGGCCGTACCTACCTTGCTACGGTGCTCTATATCGACCGGGCTGAACCAAGGTCGGTTAGTGGGGAAGTTGTTTCCACCAAGGTCTATAGCCAGATCCAGACTTAGGTCAGCAAGCTGGTTTACCGTAACGTAAGACAGAATTACGATGTCCTTCAAGCGGTCCGGGCTAAATTGGGCGGCGTCGTTGAAGTTACCGAGAATGTCTACCTTGATGACCGTATCGTTGTCTGCGGGCCTCTGGTTTCGGACAGCAACGTCGATGTTGAATTTACTCACCCGGCGCTCAGCGCCTTCTTCGGTGAAGTATTCGATGAAGACGACGTTTACAGCGCCGACAGCCGTAGAGGCCAGTTCTAGGCTGGTGATCTTGTTTAGGAGCTTGACCCAATTACCGAAGGCTGTTACAGCCGTACCGGGAGTGACATCTACCCGGAGATCGTTGTCTGCCGCCACGGAGACGTTGAGGGGCCGGTCAATATCCGTAGTAGAGATATCCTGGGGATTAGTATCATCAACGATACCGAAGCGGCCGAGGCTGTTCTGGACGGCACCGATCTCTAGACGGGTGCGCTCCTGCATTTCCTGACCGTTGCTTGTCTGCTGAAACTCCAGGTCGTCGGTTGCAACGGGGGCTTGGAAGTTAGTTCCCGGAAGCTTAGCCACCATGGGTGTTCTCCTTAATGCTGCTGCTGTGCTCTTCTAAATAGGCTACGGCAGATTCCAAAATCTCTCTATTGTCCCTGAAAGAACCGAGTCCCGTGTTGCAGCCTATGCAGAGCAAATCTCTAACTTGTCCCGTATCGTGGTTGTGGTCTACTGCCAAATTGTTACCGGAAAGGCAAGCATTTTTGCAAATCTTGCAGACCCCTCCTTGTCTTTCCAACATATCACCATATTCTTCTAAAGAAATACCAAACTTGGTTTTGAGATTGTATGCTCTTTGCTTTGTGGGTTCTACCTTCCATCCTCGCGCAGACTTACCATTTTTGTCTTTGTCAAGAAACTTTTTAGGATCTCTATCGTAACGTCTCTTTTCCCTAGCCCGTCGGCAAACTCGGCACATAGTGTGATTAACCTGTCCCTTAGAGAGATAAGTATTTTCAGGCGTCCTGGGATGTCCGTTTCTGCAAGTCTTCATAGTATCAAAGGAAAAGCATGCCACCGTCGAAACGGTTTGGCGTTCGATTGGAATCAAAACGCCCCTTGAGGCCCATGGCAAAATTCAAAAACATGGGCTTTTGGAACATGTTCGTTGCCTGCCATTGTGCGTCCCCAAAAACATCTGCTGTTATTCCGTAGATTAGAGAGAACGCCTGATTCTCGGTGGGAACCCAGTTCCCAAATTCCACTGTTGTCTCGGGCGTCCCGATCACTACGATTTCAATCCTTTCTGTCGGCAAGTCATCGGTCGTCGTTCCAATGAGAACTTGCTGTGGGGTGACCGGCGGGAGTTCAAACTCTCGCCATTCGTTCGGGTAGAAGCGCACCTTCAAAGTGCAGGGTAGATTGGCCGCGACCGGGATGTTCCATTCTGTCCCCGGGGGCATGACCGGAATCATCTCCTGCGTCACCTGAAACTGCCCGAGGTCGTTACATAGAGATACTGCATTGATTTCTTGGGTGGTTCCGCGCTTCGAGAAAGTAATGGAACCGTCAGCCACCTGCCAAAGGCAGATAACATCTGCCATCACAGGCATTTCCGTGATTTGGAACTGCTTGTTGATTGGGAGCGGGGCGAGCCCGTCGTGGATGATCGGAGCACCCAGTTTGTCGAATACGGTGATCGACAACTGCTCATTTACATTATCACGGTCAAACAGCACGCCGGAGACGTAATCCAGCAAAAACGGACCGATATCGTCTAAAAAGCCAGGAACCAGGGGAATGAATACCTGATTGCTGAGGTAGCTGGGCTGGGCCTTGATGAAAAGGTTCGTGCCGCTTTCTTCGAGGTCCACGGTGAGGGGCTGCTCCAGCAGAATCTCATAGATCATGGTGAATTCGGTAGATCCGTCCGATATAGCGTCCAGAAAGCGCGCCCGTACCACCTTCACATCCAGAAGGCTCGTCAGAAGCCCTGGAGTCGTCTCTACGGAAAGATTGTCCCCTGCGAGGACGTGGTATCGGCTTCGGATGATAATCGACGTGGAGCCAGCAGGAGCGTCCAGGGCAGGCTCGATCGGCGTGGCGAACAGGTTCACGGTGTTCTCTGACGTGAAGTCGCCCAGAATCGGGTCCTGTAGGGTGATGAAATCGTCCCCGAAGTCCTTCACGAGAGCAAATTCCTCGTCAGGTCCCAGAGACAGAACGGCACCGATCTCCAGCCACCGGCTGGGTCGATCCAAGATCAGCGTCTTGGTGTTTCTAGGAGCTGCTTCCTTGAGGCGGATTTCGTTGTCGGGGTTGATAATGGCAAAATCGGCTCCTGTCTTACGGGCGAACCTCACCTGTCCCTTTAGAAGCGGATCTGAAAAGATGGGAAAGCCTCGCGGCTGTACAATCACATTGCTATAGTGAGGAGAAATCCCACTAACGAGTTGGTTGTACCTTGTAAGACGACCTCTAGCCATTAACTACTACTCTCAATCTTCGATCGCACCAAGCCGATGCGATAGCCAATCGAATGGAGTTCCTCGTCCTGGGACAGCTTAGTTTCAGCCGCCTGCAAGAAGCGGGCTCCGGCTTCGGCCACATCTCGTGACATGGTTCCGTTGGGGTACAACACTGACCGCAGGCTCTGGGCCATGCTAGTCAGCACAGCCACCACAGCCTTCGAGTCCCGCTGTTCTAGAACGGCCTCGGTAAGCTCTGCAATCTCTTCCGCAGCCGACACAGCCAGATCCTCGATCGTAAGCTCGTCCATGTCCCCTACAGCGGCGTAGTTTTCGCGCACCACAGCAGCGAGGCTTTTGTTCCGGGGAAGAGCGCTGTCCGACGACATGATGAAAATGGCGGCGTCCACGTCTGCGCTAATGTCCTGATTCTTTCCATCAAGATCATTCGCAAGGATTACCAGTTCTGAGAGAAGTGTGTTTATGTCCATATTAGTATTGTGTAATCACTCTCGTCACGTAGACGCTCTTAGTGTTTTTGGCAACGATCGGGAAATGACCGACGGCGTATAGAATTCTATTTCCAATTTCCAAAGGGTTTACAGAGTCAGTGATGTCAGCGTAGATTCCAATTTCTCCGAAGCCAACGTTACCAACGTCCTGTGGGACGCGGCACACTAGAGACACGGCCTCTGCGTTGGGGCGCTCTATGTCTAGGAAGGCTTCTACGTCACTGGGCGCACCAGCAGGGAATGCGGCACTTTCTAGGGAGGGGCTAGCGCCTCCACCCAGGGACCCGGTTCCTGGTAGGACGTCGAAATTGTTGATGCCTGTTCCGCCCGCATCGAACTCGACCAAAGTGTTCTCGTTGCCCGCAGTACCGGCAGCCAAAGCTGCGACGGTAACAACGGCATTCACAACAGAAGCCCGCACCACGTTCTGGATCAGCGGGTTCGTAGAAGCATTGATAGCGTCAGCGAGGTTCTGCGCAGTATCTTCAACCGTGTCTCCGGGAACCCAAGTACCCGCACCAGGGCTAGCGGTTAGGATCTGATACGTAGTGGTGATGTCGGGAACCACTGTCCCGTCGCTTCCAGACTGGTCCCAGCTCTTACCAACGTCCGTTCCATCGGCAGGGTTCGGGGGCTGAGAAACAGGGAACAGGGCACCGTTGAAGTCCGTGATACCAATCTCGATGGTAGTTTGCGTGTTGGATACGATCTCTTCATCCAGGCCCGCTAGGGTACCTGAGACGATACGCAAGCGTTGGCCAATGTGGGCGTTAATGGAGAGTCCCGTAGTGATTAAGGTACCACCTCCGCCTCCAAGGTTGTCCACCACCCCGTCATTGTAGCCGGAGGTAGGTCCACCAGCGTCCGTGCCTCCTCCCGAAGCTGTGCCGGTAGCTACAACTACGATGCCAACAGGGAAGTCCACCCCGTTGATCCTGATGTTGTCAGTAGTGTCGAAACGGTTATCCGTGATAGCTATTGTAGCGAGCGCCTGGGTAGTGGCGTCCGAGATAGAAGAAATCTGTAGAGGGTTGTCCAGCTTGTAGCCGCCGTCACCCATAGCGAATCCCGACAGCCGGAAAGACACGAGGGTGCGCAGGGGTTCGTTCCCAGTGAGCTGGGAACGGGCTATAATGGACCTAGCGAGCAGATTTCGACCCTCTAGGGTCAAAATAGCGATCGGGTCGTCTGTTTGTGACGGGAAAAACGGCATTTACTTTTCCACCTCTTATGACCTGCCTATCCATACCCAACTACCGCCATCCCAAAACTCTAGGGCATTGGGGTCCTCATCCGTCCTTATAAAAAGAGTTCCGGCCGCAGGGTCACTCGGTCTATTGGCCTCCGACCCAAAAGAAAAGGCATGATGACCAGAAACGGGGTCGTGCTCCTGTGTCCACTTGTGGGGAATAGCGACGGACGTAATGTTAACGAGAAGCGTATCGTTCGCCGTAGCAATCCCAATATACCAGTCGTTCTCCGTCGTGGTTAGAAGCCCAGGAGTGTTGGGGTCCGCGTAGTATTTAAGGCCCGGTACGAACGGGGTGCTAGAAGACGCTACGTACAGGCCAGATATGATTACGTTGTTTCCAGTACCTCTCAAGCCGGTAGGGAGCTTGAGCGGGTCCTGCGTATTTGCCGGGACGAACTTGCCAGAGGCAATCTCAAACGCGCACGTTTGACCCTCTTGCACACCCAGGAAAATATCCGAGGGGAAGATGACCCCAGGGGTCACCTCCCCACTCGCTTGTAGTGGTATTCCATTCATGTTCACCAAAAGTTCGGTGTCAGAAATGGCCGTTCCAATAAACCATTCATTTGGCAAAGTGGTCAGGCTACCTGGGTTGGCTTTGTCGGCGTACACTTGAGAACCAGTCGGGAAACCTCCTGTAGAGAGGTCTAGCATTCCTTCTTGGATTAGATTGTTGGCAGTACCACGAACGCCAATAGGCATTCGCATAGAATTTGGGTCAGCAACCACGAACTGCGAGCCAGAGGTGTTCCAGGCAGCTACTTGTCCGGGAGCTACATTGTCCCATTTAGTGTCATCCGAGAACTGTACGTTGATTGTCCCATTGAGCAGACGCAAGATCTCAGTATTGATCTGCGCGTGCTGCGGGCCACGCTGTAGCATAAACTGCGGAGGGAAATCTCCCCAGTGTGTTCTGCGACCAAACGAAGTTCGTGCCCCTCCAGCACTAATGCTGTTGCTTAGCAACAGGTATAGTGTTCCTCCAGCTCCCGCATTAGGAACGAAGAAGCCCAAATCGTCAATGTGTGTATCACCGGGAGTAATCGCAGTGAAAGGTCCGACTCCTCCTGCGCTACCTACTCGCACTTCCTCGACAACAACAGAAGCGAAATCGTCGTTAATGTACCGTTCGTCATCCTCTTGTACCGAAGAGTACAGGGCGAACCACTGCTTAGAAATGGCGGCAGATACGTCATTGTTTGCCCCAACGAAGTACCCATCGCTGTTTTGTGCCGATCCCAGTTCAACCCAGTTTAAGCCATCAACACTGATCGAGTTTACTGTAACTTCATCGGGAGTGGCTATAACCTTGGTAGACGTGACGTAAGAGTTAGTAGCGTTGGGAGTCTCGTCCTCAAGAGGAAGGCCGTTGCCTTCTAGGGCTGCTCTCTGGTCCGCTGTGGGCAGCAAAAGGCTGTCTTCAAGAAGGTACCTATTCGCCAGTGAAGGCATGTCTACACCGGCACCGGAGAGCGCAGCAGCCTGCTCTGTGCTGACGTGTAGCTCCGTACCTGATTCGTTCATGTTACCACGGTGCTCGTCTAGCTCAGTCTGTAGGGCCGAAATGTCCGTGCTGTTGACCCAAGCAGACCCGTTCCAGGTGAAAAAGGAAGGAACGCTCGCGCCGCCAGAGCCATCAGAAATAGTGAAGTAATCACCTACACGGTTGGCGTTGAGTCCTGCGATTGGCAATTCCGAAATGTCATTTAGGACGCCACGGAAAGCAGAGCGGCCAAGGACATCAATAGAGTCTCGTTCAAAAAATGAGATATCCGCAGAGCTAACTGCTGTGTTACCTGCGGGCACTATGACAGTAGCGAACACGATCATGTTCGGGTTGTCGGCACCTTGCTGACCTATCGGTCCCGTAACAGCAAACACGTCAGAAGTAAGAGCGTCTACACTGATCGTGGGGTCGGAATTCGACTGATACTGCTGTTGGATTACGATATAGGTTTTGATGTCTACCAGCGGATCGGCTACGATGTCTAAATTCTGGGAGTTGGACTGCTTCACGAACATGCCGTCCGAACCAACCGTGGAGAAGTCAGACAGCGTAACTCTAAGAACACCAGACACAGGCGCGACGTTCCCGCCCTCAAAGATTCCCTTTACAAGGAGGCCCGCAAGGCGATCGTTGATGTCCTGAGTAGAGTCAGGATTCCGGTATTTTAGTAATGCTCGTTCGTTAGCCATATTATGACAATCCCAGGTCCGTAACCATAATCATTCTGTCGTTGGCGTTTAGCGGTCTATTCTGTTCCACCCCTACCCGTATTTCCAGGGTATGCGCTGCCGCTGCAACGTTATTCAAGAAACCTACCAGTGTAATCGTAGCTTCTCCATTCTCGGAAACTTCATGCTGGGCACGAATACTGTTCGGGTTGGTAATCTCAGTGCCATCCATAAAGAATGCTACGGAAATGTCTACTGCGTCACCTGATCTATTGAAGTAACAGGGAGCATAGATTTGGATGGTAGAAACACCAGTACGGCCTGTGAAGTCGAACGCCAAAGACTGAATGACGGTAACAGGTAGCGGCCACCCGCCTGTTTGTGCAATTACCTGTGGGACATCGTTGCCGGAGTTTATGATCTGCTCAACTCGTCCTCGCAAGTAATCCTCAGCACCGAGAAAATGCCTAGAGGCATGCTCGAACGGGTTCATTGAGTCAGATACGTTGTCGTGTAGAATCTTTGCAGGCATGCGAATCTGAGAGCTAGCAATCAGGTTGTTGTCGATCGTAACAGGGCCGGTAAAGCGAGTCTGCTCAATCCATGTATTACCCGCTCCGTTGGTGCAGTAGAACACACGTCCCGTATCGGAACCGTAGAACAGCATGCCGGTAGAAGATGCCTGGGAGTTAGAGGCTGCGAAACGATCGGCTTCTGGGCCGACCCAAGAGCGGGCAGAGCCCTCGTCGTGGGTACCTGTTACGTCATCGTGCTCGAACGTTACGATCGCTCGTGCTGTCTCCCACAAGGGAGCATTTACACACTCAAGCATTAGGTTGTCTGTAGTGGTAGCACGCCCAACAAAGAAATCGTTCTGCGTAGTCGTAAGATCGCCAGGAGTAAGTACACCTCCCGGAGCACCGGAGAACCAAGCGTAATAACGCACACCATTAAGGAACGGTGCTCCGCCGGGCACCCACTGCTCGTTGGTGATGATGTTGTTCGAGTTACCGAGAATGCCCTGAGGAGCAAAGGCAAAGGATTTCTCCCACGGCTCCCACATAGAGGTACCCGCATTCCAGGCAACAACCTGTCCGGGAGATGCGTTGATGAGGCCACCGGGGAACGGTATTCCGGGAGGGATAACCGTGCTGGAAATGCCGATCGAGTTCATGCTAACCAACAGTTTGGTGGTGGTCAAAAACGTACCGACGAATCTATCATTCGGTGTTACAGTCATGGCTCCGGCTGTAACTTGGTCGGCGTAAACCTCGTCGCCTGCCGTGAAGCCAGAAGGCGCAGGAAACTCGTAGATACCGTCCTGAATCAAGTTGTTGAAGTTGCCTCGGATACCTACCGGGAATAGATTGCCAGGGATGTCATGCTGTACCATGTCTCCGCTAATGGAATCGTAAGCGATAACGTCACCAGGGCTAGTGCCTCCGTCCCACTCAGAGTCTCGGAAGTTCGGTGTGGTATCGGTGACCAAGACCTGATTCATACGCGAATCAATCTGTCCAAACTGTGGTCCGCGCTCGATAAAGGCTTGGGGCAGCAAGTCCTGCATAGTGGTTCGCTTGCCGTACCCGATTCGGAAGCCTACATCGGCCTGGCCGTCGATATCTCCGCTGCTTACCTGAAGATACAAGGGACCGCCCGGGTTGCCTTGCACACTTAGGTCTCGCCAGAAACCCAGGGCGTCTACCTGCGGGTCTTGTGGGTTTAGTTCGTTCGTGAGGCTGGCTTCAGTGAAGACACCGGTAACACGCACAGGGCGACCCTGTGAGTTTATGAGTTCCTTGTCTCGGTTGGTACCCGTAGTGTCGTCAGCGTAAATGTTGAACCATTGCTGCGCCGTTCCTACGGCACCCTTACCCACGTAGATTGGACCATCGGACTCAAGAAGCTCGATAACAGCACTGCCAGCGAACGACTTCTCGGTAGGGACCGCGAAGACCTTTGAGTTCAAGGTAAACTGGTTGTCTGGGCCCGGCTCAGAACCACGGTATCCCGCTCCTTGGTCCAAGTTGCTGCTACCGGACAGAATCGTGGGATCGCCGGTCATACCGTCGTTCTCGTTCTGGTCCGGGAGGCGTGCGTCTAGCTCTGTCACGAAGCGGTTAGAGCTATTCGGGGTTCCTGTAGTACCAAGGACCGCCTCGAACTGAGTGTTTGTGAGATGCTTCGCGTTGTTGGAAAGGTTGTCGATGTGCTCCTGTAGGAGTGTTGATAGAACCTGTGCCTGGGTGATGTTCTGCCAGTCGGCTCCGTTCCAGACGTACATCTCCGGCACGTCGCTCTCCCCGCTGGTGACGATGTAGAAGTCGCCGGGACGGTTGGAGTTTAGAGATCCAGCAGGGAGATTTCCTGCATTGGTGATAGTGCCTCGAAGAGAAAGCCTTCCCAAAGTGTCTACAATGTCAGACTCTAGATAGGAGATCATCGACTGGGTAACGAAAGTGCCAGATAGCGGTACATCTACCACTGCGAACACGATCAGGAACCCAATTTCTGCGTCTCCCAGGTACGCTGCCTCATCAAGGCTCTCGACCTGAACCACCGGCTCAGCGTTGTCCTTGTAGATGGATCTCAGTACGATGAAGTTGCGAACACCATCTACAACTGCTAGCGTAGTGATATCCGTCTCTTGGACGAACATACCATCAGCGCCAACCGTAGCGAAAGCCTCTAGGCTAACTACAAGCCCGTCGGCTACGGTTCCGGCAAGTACCTGTCCACCAGAAAACACACCCTTGTTGAATACAAGGTTGGTATCATTGATGTCCCGGGTACTGTCAGGATTCTGGAACTGTAGAAGAGGTCGTAGCGGCAAGTTTCTGTTCCCTTAGAAGATTACTGAGACCGTGAACTCGACAACTTCTGTGTCCACTTTTACCCGAAGAGGGAAGTTTCCGATGGCGAACAGAAATGAAGTACCTGCAAGATCGGGGTCTACGTCGTCCGGGTACGTAGCGAACAAGCCGATGTTGGATAGTTCACCAACAGCCTCATTCTGCTGTAGAATACACAGGAACGTAGGTGTAAACAGGTCAGGTAGATTAGCCTCATCAACTGGTTCGGGGCCGAACGTCACACCGGGTAGGTCACTAAGAGATGTGTCTGGGGTCAAGGCGATAATGGGGTTACCCACATCGTGACCGCCGTTTCCTACCTTGAAAGATGTGACTGCGAAGGAAGTACCGTTGACCGTCAGGTCAGCGAAAGCTGCACGACCACGATCCGTGATCGCAGCCTTAACGGAAATTGCCATGTCTAAGACTCCTAACTACTGCTTACGATTCGAGAAGTTCGTCCGCCAGATCCTTGTGCCCCTTCTCGTAGAGGTCAGCGGCTACCTGAGTAACGTCTTTCTTGGGCACCACGAGAGTGCCATCGGGCTGGACCAGTCCGGCCAGTGCTCTAACCTGATTCCGATACTCCCAAATCTTCAGAGGACGATTGAACTGCCGTGTCCACACACTGGCAGCGTCAATGGCCTCTTCCATCACAAAAAATCGAGTCTGCTGGCCTGTAACTGCCTTATACTCTGTGTCAAGTACGAATGTTCGCACGATATTCCCCCAATCCGGCCCGGGCTGGTTCCTTCTCTTAGAGATAACCCGGCATTTTGTATTCTGGGCTAGCCCTAAGAGCCAATGACCCGGAAGTAATGATGTTCCCCAGCGTCCGTCACCCAAAGGCTTCCAGCCACTGGTAACAAGTCCTCCGTGGTCTTAGATCGAGGATATAGATACCCTCCGGCCTCTTTAGTCCATACGACCTGATCTTGAGGGCCTGCTTCGAGGGAATATGTGGAATTTCCAGCCACCACAATCCAATAAGGCGTGGATGCCGCCAAAGCCACCGGAGTAAACAAGCGGAAATTCGTGTACTTTGGCACCCCTGATGGAATCAGACGGGTTTGAATGCCGTCAGCTCGCTCGATCAGGTCTCCAGGCTTGCCACCGTTGTCTTCGTGAAGCGAGACAGCAATGCCCCCTACGGGGTCCCCAATGCGGTGTAAATGTAGTTCTAGGTACGATACGGTACCTGGCGCGGCCAGCTCGAACTGCTGCGCCATAGCCGATCCCAGGCCCCCTATGAGCCCTTCTGAAGAGCCGACGGAGCCTCCAGAAAAGCCTGTGATGTCGATCAGATCAGGCCCCGGGTTGGGGTTTGTGAAGGATAGCTCCATCTCATCACCCGTGGGGGAGAACTGAGACGTGAAAAAGTTCACATAGCGCTCATCCCCGGGGTTGACGTAACTGCTGGTCTTTACCAGACCTTCGATGAACCTGCCACCCTCTTTTCGGAGATTTTCCACTGTTTCTTCACGATTGAAACCCTCAAATCCTTCGCCTGCTGTCCGCTGGATCTTGTAACGTCCCGGAATGTAAATGGTATCTCCGTCCACGTTGTAGGAGGGGTCGGCCAGTAGCTTCTGCACGCCACCAAAGCGGTCAGTAAAGGTTAGTTCACTACCCCACAGGCTCTCTGGGGCTACATTGTCCACGTCCTCTAGCTCGACCTTGGCACGAGCGGGGCGATAAGTGCCCGAAGCGTCCAGCTTGTACAGCCGCCCAAAATACAGGTCAGACCAGCCAGGACTACCCTCTACAGCCTGCGGAACTAGACGGAACATCGTGATGTCGGAAGAATCAAAGCCGGGGTCTGAAACTCCTGCGTCCGGGAAGTCGATAAAGATGGGCAAAACGTTTACGCCCTCTACGAGATCCTCCTTGTCAAAACGCCAGCCACGTTCCCTGCTCAGGCTGTCCTTAACGAAGATACTTACTCCCGCCAGGCTTCCAGGGAAGTTGGGTATGTCTTCTACATTAGAATCCGTCCCGAAGGCTTCCGGCCCTATGAAGATGGTTAGGTAAACAGTTTGCCCCCCAGCGTCGGACCAGTCCTGGGTCGGCCCGGTGTAATCAATAGTGGGGAAGTTATTGGAGGCAGGCGAGACAATCGTGTGCTTTACAGACGATGTTCCGGCCAGTGCAATGGCGGTGTCCGCAGAGATGGTTCCGGGGGTAATGCCGCCAATAGTGAAATTCGCGAAATCGCTGAAGTCCATCAAATTGGTCTCGATCTCGTGCGTTTCCAGATCGACAGCGAACAGCTCATTGCTAACCTCTCCCGCTGCCTCTACGTCAATGTCCAACGTCTGCTCTGAAGAGAACGTGCTAACGATCTGTGTGAAGTACCCGTCGTATACACAGTCCTCCAGACCAGAAGAGGGACTAGGTGTAATAAACAGAGAGTCCAGAGCATAAAGTACGGGGTCTGTGTTAGACACGAACCCCTCGAACCTGCCAGTAAGAGACAAACCTACCCAACCGTCAGCACCAGGATCTAGAGCTGGAGCGTCGAGGAGGTCTCCAGAGTCAAACGGTAGGTCTGAGTCGAAAGCTAGTCTCTTCTGTCCCAGTGGGCTGTCTGGGGTGATGAAAAGGTCGAACGGGTACGCTGCTGCGCAGAACCGGATCAATAGTTTGTCTAGGATCTCCACAACGATACGAAAATCAGTGAAGGTGAACTCGCTGTAGGCTGTGGCTGCCGGATCATCGAAGTCAAACAGGTGCCGCTCAGCAAATTCGTTCGCCAGCACCAGAATCTCGTGCTCTCCGATTTCTTGTATCTGGTAGAAATGGCGAGCGTTGTTTATGAGACGAATGAAAGCCAACCAGTGGACAATCTCGAAGTTGGGAATCCAAACATGGGCCTCGTAACCTCCGAACTCTAGTTGGCTCTTGAAGAGGGGCACTACATCCGGCTCGAAGATGGTACGGTCCGTCTGGGTCGGAACGAAGATGGGAGTAGTCCCCAAAAGCGCTGCCGCGAAGTCTCTCACTCCCTGGGTGGACCCGCTCTTGGTCATGTAAGACCGTGTTACGAAACGACTAATTAGAGTTCGTAGAGACTTGGGGTCAGCGTACAGATCTTGGAACGGGATCAGGATCTCAGTCATACGAGACGAAAAGTCACTGAAGAGAGCCCGTGTCTGCTCATCCAGAGGATTCTGGGTGTTACTGAAGATCTCACGAGCGTAGGTGGTTACGAAGGTACCGACGTGAGAAGAAATCACGGACGTGAAGGTAGAGTCGTTCTCTGTGAATACCTCAATTAAGTTCTCGCCCTTCAACAGGGCTATGAATTCAGTCGTGGTGGTGTTGATGGGTACGAACTGCTTCTCAACAATCCGGTTACGGACCTTGAGCACATTGCTTCTGGTATCGTTGCTGATTAGGGTAGCGCGGATGGTGTGCTGCACACCCGGGCTGTCAGTGGTGATACTGAAGGCCGTTTCCTGAGCCGTGAACTGCGTTACAGGTCCAGACAGGTTGGTGAACTTACCGCGAGGGATGCCCTTGAAGCGTCCAAGAACCGCATCGGAACTACCGTAAATCATATTGTTCAGGTTTGACTGGTATACCTGGGGCTGTAGTACGACTCTAATAGTCATGGTTACCTAATGTTAAGCTGGAAGCTCTCGTCGTCTAGCTGTGAAATTTCATTGTCATCCATCTCGATGATTTCTACGTCCCGCAAGGATAGATCCGTGCGCCGAAACTGCTGCAAATCTAGAGAGGTCACACCCTGCACAGTGGTCAGAATGCTCTCTCGGAGCTGCTCTGGGAACAGGGTGAACCCGAACACGTTCTGGTTTACATACTCAAGAGCTACGTTCTGTACTTGATCTGTAGTCCTGGGAACGTCGAACGAAGACGCCACACGAATGGACATCTCTACGGTGATGGGTGCAACCTCTGCCTGATATACTAGGATGTCAGTACCGAACAGCAGAGAGTCACCGACGTTGGTAGGCTCGTACACCTGTTGTGTGTCGAACACGAGTCGATTGAAGTCGTAGGAGAACGTCACCACGTCACCAGCGCTCAGTGGGTTGCTCAATAGCGCTGTGTCCTGCGCCCGTACCGTACCGGCTTCGAGGCCCCCGTCTAACACGATAACAGCCCCAGAGTCAACCACACCGTTTACTTGTAGGAGCAATGACCCGACCACAGCAGGCGGGCTGGCTAGAAGGATCTGCGTCTCCCCGCCCAGCCCGACGAAGCTCTGTCGGACAGTCTCGCTGTTGATGCCAGCAATGTAGACATCTAGAGCGGGGGTCTGCGGTGCGCGCAAAAACAGAACGCTTGCAGGCTGAATTATAGCTACGTCGTTGACTAGCTCCGGGAAGGCATTGGCCGCAACGAACTTGATGCCGTCGATCGAGCCAGTGTTGAGACCAGCAAACCGCTGGCGAATTCGGGCTACCTCTGCGGACTGCGTTTCCTGCTCGCTACCTCCGGTAGCTGACGTGCGACTCTCTACGCCGTCGAAATCAGAGTTAGCTGTAACCAAAGTCTGGATTCGGAAGGCGGGAACATTGAAGTTTTCTCCCGGAGAAACAGCCTTTACGTTGACAGCCACCTCATAGGTGCGCCGGGCTGCGTTGAAGAAGGCTTCAGCGTTAGAGGGGTCGATTACAGCGTCTTCCTGAACAATGTATTGTAGAGTACCGTCTAGGTTGCTGATGAGGGAGCCACGGCGAACAACTGCGGGCTGCGCGGGCCGGGTAAACCGGAAGAAGAACACAACCACGGAGGCTTTAGCTCCGGGCGCACGTTGAATGCCGAAGTTGGTAGCCAGGGCGTTGGTCTCATCGACTGTAGCGACTTCCTGAAACTGTAGCGAGTACAGGGCGTTGATTCTGTCCTGCTCGCTCTCGATACGAGAAATCTCATTAGAGACAGGCTGTAGCATGATGTTGTACACTGGACCACTGCGGGATTCGATCGTGGGATCGGCACCTTCTACAGAATCCGCCATTGACTTTTGAATCTGTTCTACTGAACGCGCCATTAGATTGACTCCAAGTGCTCTATAAACTCTTTTCCTGTCTTGGTATGCTTACTCAAGTTACACGCTGAACAGGTCAAAACTACGTTGGTTATGCAATGTTTCCCACCACGGATCAAGGGCACATAGTGATCCATGTGGAAATCTCTGCGTTCCATATTCTTTTTGCAGAAAACGCACAGCCCCTTCTGTTCCTGCCACAACATTTGTTCTATTTCCAAAGCTGTCTTTTTCGGCCATTCCCCTACTTGGGAAACTTTTAATGCTCGTCTCTTTCTTTCTGCTTGCCTGTGTTCTGCTTTTCCCTCGGCCGTTTGTCTTCTAGCTTTGCCGTAGGCTCTTTGGGCTTCAGCAATATGCTTTTGTTTTCTGTGCTCTCTTTGATATTTTGCCGCCCGTTCTTGAAATTCGGGATCACTTCTCCTGACTTCTGCGCGTAGCCTACGAGATTCCCTAAATTCGGTATTTTCCATGCTTAGGGCATGACTGGAACTTCTTCGAACTAGCTTGCACTCCGAGCAAAAATGCTTAGTTAGACCCCTCTTCTTTTCCAGCCTACTTCCGCACATCTCACACGCCATTGTACGTTTCTCCTGTAATCACTGGTGTCGGATTTAGGGCCTTAGTTCGTATCTCCTGAACCTGCTGGCTGCTGCCCGGTGGCAACAGTTGATTCAGCGCTACAGGCTTCTGTTCAATCCTTGCTGATGCTTCTACTGACGGTCCTGATGTGGTTAGTACAGATAGGCCGAACAGGATCTCTGTCTGGTCGTTCTTGAACACCTGAATCTGTTCAATAGCCGCAATTTCTTCTTGTGCTGTGGTGAACGCGCTAGTCCTCTGCAAACTACGCAGCCGCTCAACAGCGTCAAGAACGTAGGATGTTACCTGAGCCTTGCTGATGTTGAACACAGGTGACGTGTCTGTCAAAACCAGTTCCGAGCCGTAATCCCTGTCGAGATCTAGGTGGGTCAAAAGTACCTCCGCCAGATCTTGGCTAACCTTGCCAAAGTTCCCGAGAGGGTCCAGACGACCATTTACGTCGAAGAAGATGTCACCATCTACCATTCTGAATGTGGTTGTCATTATCTCGCTCCCGTAACGCGCGCCTGGATATCCGTAATAACGTTGCGCCAGGATAGAAGCTCTTCCGCGATCCTATTGTCCGCAATACCGGAGATAGCGTCTCCTGTCCTTACCCTAGAAATACGAGCCTGATCCATAACTTCATTCATAACTACGCGATATTCCGCTCGTTTCAACTCAGAGGCAATCTGACCCATGGCTGCCTGAGAATCACGCATGATGAGGCTTATCTCAGGCACCCCAGAGAAGCGAGAAGGGGGGAATTTCTCAGGCTTGACTGTGGGTCCGGGATCTACCTGCTGAAAGGTATCCCTGAAGGCTGCAAACCGCTGTGTCCTGCCAGTCAGCTCTTTGGCCTTGGCCATCGCGTCCGTTTTCTCCTCCAGATAGGCTTCTGCGAGGAGGTTGTCTCTGTCCAGCCTCTTTAGCTGTAGATTTGCGGCCTCGTTGAACCAGACGGTCGCAGCGGAGAGCTTTTCAGGGCTTTGGAGAGCCTGTAGAATCAGGAACGCTTCGAACTGCCGGGAGATGGTCTGATTAGGCACATCCCCGATCTTCTGGGTTCCAGCATTGAAGAAGCGGGGAAGGTCAATCGTCTTATCAGAGGCAAAAAGCTGCACGCGCAGCCGTTCCTCTTTGGTGAGGTTGTTGAAAATATTTGTGTTAAGGAATGTGTCAAGTGACATTAAGACTTTCTCAGTTCTGTTACGAGGTTTCTGATCGAATCCCCGGAGAGGCGGGCAACAAAGAACCTAGCATCGTTGATGGCGCACCCGTAGTTAGAGCCGTAGACTCCTAGGTCTCGAATTGTCGAAATCGCTGTCCGCCGCAGCACGTCGAAGCTATCTCTAATCTGCCGCAGGGCTTCTTCTTGTCCATTTTCCAGCGGGATGCTGAATGCTTCAGGGAACTCAGCCGACGGCAGTAGTGCGTCTATCACCGTTACAGGCAAGCTTAGGAGCCTTCCAACCGGATCTTCCTCACTGTCGCCGCGCAGTGCCGAAGCAAACGTCCCTACTTGTAGAGATACGCTATTGAAGAGAACTTTTGCCTCGGGAGTAGACAACAGTACCGTTTGGATCTGTGACCGTAATTCCTCAATCCCTGCGGGAAGTTCCGTAACTAAGTTGCTTGTAGCGGGTTCACCATCAGCCAGTACGACATTGGTCATGCTGCCAACGGATACGCAACTTGCCAGGAAATCCCTAATGTTTCCGTGCCTGTATGAGCCCAGATACTCGTCAATCAGCAACCGAAGGGCAGAAAGTCCATCCAGCACCTCTTGGAGGTCCGGGTCGATCTGGAAGTCGAAGTCCTCGGGGAATCCAGTGATCTGGTCTTGGATTCGGAGAGACTTGACCAGATTACAGGCCCTAGTGAGCGTGTTGTTGGTGGACTCGACCGTTCTGGCTCCGGCTATCCTAGGAGCGGGATCAGGAGGAGTAAGAAACGTCGAGTAGGCTGTCTGAAGACTAACGATGTCGGCCAGCACGGCAAGCAAGGCTTCTGTGATGTCGCGTTGACTAGAATTTTCTCGCCCGACGATTACCCGGTGGGCGTCCAAAGAGGCGACTACCCGCTTCGAGGCCGTTACTACATCCTGCCTAAATGTCGGGCTCAGGTTCAAGGCACTGCTGGTGAATCTTAGTGTGTCCGGCTCCTGCTGTAGCAAGAACCCCAGAGCCCTGCGCTCAACTTCGTTACTTGTCTGGGGGAACACAGTGACTCGCAGTTCGTTTGCGTTCAGGTTTGCACCTGTGTAATTCTGATCGTCACGGTTCACCAGAGAGTGTTCCAATTCTGTTTCTGTGACGCCTGCCTCAAAGGCACCTGACACCACCTCCGTGTCGGAAAGCACAGTAGTACCAAAAGTCATTTGGGCCAAGAAACGAAAGGCATCCTGCTGTACAGCATCCAGAATCCTTAGAAGCTCAGGCTGTGAGGGAAGTGAACTTGTTGCGAACTGGAAGCGCGCCAGCATGGCGTCTAGTAGGCCCAGGAATACACTGGAGCTGCTGCGTGCTAGGTCATCTCCGAAGGATGCAGAACGTATCTGTAGATTGTTTAGGCCGAGCGTCACCTTCATCTTAGAGAAGTTTTCGGACGTGGGGTTTACGGTTCCGTACCACACTACTCGGGTGGACATTTGATCCTTGGGCACATCTGAAGATTTGGACAAGGCGTCTAGCTGCTTGTTAATAGCCAGAAATACTGGGAACACAACGTATACCAGTTCTGGAAGTTCCGGGAACTGGAAGAACTCGAATGTATCTATACCCAATTCAGCGGCTATCTGGTCTCGCGTCTTAGCAGTGCCATCAGGGTTTCGGGCATTGGTAGACACTACCTCGAACTTGTTGATAGTAACATCAAACGTGTTCGTCTCAGGAATACCGGGCGGGTGGGCGTCAATACGCTCCGATACCAGAGTCAGGTTTTTGTCGGCACTTAGGTAGAATTCTCTAAGGTCTTTCAGGTTGCTTTGTGTAGGAGCAGAAGGCACAAACACCGCCCCTAGAGCTGTTACTTCTGTGTAGGATAGGCGTACCTGATCGTACAAGACAGTGGGGCTGATAGGCGGCAGAGCCCGCTGGCTTACCAACTGATCGTACCCCACCCCCAGAACCTTTCTAGTGATGGTATCGTACTTGTCCCTCAGGGCTAAGATAGCGGTCGTGCTTAGGTCTAGGCTTCCCAAATTCTCGCGAATCTGGTCCGCGAGGGCTGTACCCTCTTCAACAACTCCCCGTACTGCGCTTTGAACAGTCATTACGATCTAATTGCCTTTGCACTGGACAGACCGCCTGCGGTACCCTTAGTACCGCTGCGGTCCTTCCTTCCCAGGTTCGGGGCCACGATGCCCGAATTGCTTAGCACGCCACCAGCCCTGATAACACCTGTCACGTCTAGGTTTCCTGCTACTGTCACTAGAGGTGTCTCTAACACAATAGACTTGGCCAGAACCGTAAACACGTCGCACTCGAAAGAACCAGTGGTTTTCGTGAAACCCATCTTGCTGGCTGATCCCGACGAAACCGACAGAGAACCCGTCACCTTGATAAGCTTGTTTCCTTCCACCGTCTCTGTTGAGTTGGCCTTCATGAGGCGAATCTCGTCTCCCGTTACGGTGACCCTGTGGATGTTGCCTACTTCCTTGATGTCATCATTACCGATTCGCTGGATCTTATCCACACCAATGCTAACATCCTCGTTGCGTCCGATGGTGCGCTCAAAGTTGAGACCAATCTGAGCCTTCAGTGTGCCTGCTGGCAGAATGAAAGTTCCACCGATGCTGGCCTCTACCGGGTGCTCAATCTTGAAGTTTCCATTCTCGTCTAGCTGCACCAGGACTGAGGTTTCGGCGGGCGTGAAATACTCCGCCCGTGCGCGAAGATTCAAACCCGTATCGTCCAGAGTGTAAGGCATACCTTCGTCGTCAATAGCGTTCCCTGTTCTCGTATCGAACAGAACAGCAGGGGACGCACTCTGTGCATTGGACATCCGAATAAGATATTCCTTTGCAAACCCGCTGGCATTCTCTCCCCGTTTGCCCTTGTCGTCTGGGAAGAACTTGTCTACGTAACTTCCTGCGTCCTGCCTTCGCACAACGCCAAAGCGTTCCTCGTCCTTGATGGTGTTCTCGTCGTTCTGGTATCCGCGTCTAATGTGCAACGGAGCCTTCATCCCAAACTCGGCCTCGTCTTGGTCCATCTTCATGCTTATGATGCCCGCCCGCATGTCAATGTGCGGTCTGCTACCCATGTAGAGGTTGGTCCCGCCGCGCGAAGTAATATCAATCTCACCCTCTTCTAGGGGCCGGAAAGCCTCTGCTGATACAAGCTCGCCGGAACCGCTGATGAGATTTTCAACGTTTCCCCGGAAGTCAATAAGGCGCTGTTGTGTATCTGTGTGCCAGTATCGCATGTGCTCCGGCTCTTGGGAGTCACTACGGGTGATTAAGAGAGTTCCCATGCCAGCTTCGGGCGCAGCGCGCATCCAAGCAGAGCGGCCCAGGTGGGGCTGGGGGTTAGCTATGATTCGGCGTCCACCGTGGCTGTCCACCATTGTGGTATCGGATTGGGCGTTGTATTCCTTGATGAACCCAAAATACGGCCTATCAGTCCCCTGCAATTTAGCTACGGTCTTCTGCTTAGCCTTGCGCAATAGCTGTGCTCTGGTTTCTACGTTTCTAGCCATCTTAACCCTGATCCTCGTCCTCGTCGCCGAAATCGAATTCGTACTTAAACCGGCTCTGCTCGGCCTGCACTTCTATAGCGCCTGCCTCTGTGCTGGGTGTTGCGGCTACGTCCGACGTTGCAAAGACCAGCACCCCGACAGTAGACTGGAAGCCTTGACCCGATGGCAGTACCCCTGCCGTCTCGGCCTCTTCGACAGCGGCCTTAGCTTCGGCAGATTTCGCTACTTCGACAGGATCTACCTCTCCCGGGAACAGCTCGCTGTACGCACTCTTTAGAGGTTGCGCAATTTTCTCCCATGCCGCACCTAGCTTCTTATTGACAGCTCCCTTAGTCTTTTTCCAGTTTTCCAGTGTTAACGGGTTCTTAATCCCGTCGGGACCAAGATCGAATTCGGCTGCGACCATATCGAAATCACCCTTCCACTTGTAAGTTAGTTTTCTCCAGTATCCGTCTGCTGCTATAGTCTGCTCGTTAATATCGGCGGAGTCTCCAATGCCCAGGCCCTCCCTTTGTTCAGAGGATAGACCAAATAGACCGTAGGACCCGTCCAGCAAGCGGTTTAGCGGATTCCAGCCACTATTCTGTTGGGCCATAGCCAGGAACCTACCTACAGACTCGGCAGACGGAACAGGGCTTCCGCCGGGTTCAGCTATGTCTTGAACGCCCGTTGACACCTGAGCGCTTGTTTCTGTTTGTAAAGGTTCTTCCTTGGCAGGCAGAGAGGTAGTCCTATCCTCAGACCCAGCTAGGACGGGGGTTCCTTTAGCCGAACCGGTGGCAGGTGTAATAGTGCTGTTCTCGAAGATTTCCCTGTAGGTGATCGGCATAGTAGTACCACTGAAGATAAAGGTGTAGTTGGCCGTGCCGTCGGGTCGGAATATCTGTCTTCGCACGTATCTAGTGGTGATGGCCGTGTTACCCTCCTTGAACACCGTCAGGGAGTTGTTCACGACCGTAGTGAGCCCGATACGCTTCCTCTCCATGTGTTCCATGGGACGGTTGGGTAGAATCCACGGGCGATAATTGAAGGCCATGTTCATTTTGTTGGACTCGGCCAGCTTCTTCTGGAACTCGATCTGCGCAAGACGGCCCAGGGCGTCAACTTGGGATACGAACGGCAAAGTAAGTTCGTGCTCTAGCACCCCGTACCTCATCATCATCATAGGGGACACCACCACAGCCTTAGGTTGGATGAAGTCAGGAATATTGGACGCCTCTCCTTCCGGCCGGATACGCCCATGAGCGATAACGCAAGTAACCATATCACCCGCCTCATCCTGAATGGTGTCGCTTGTGAGATGCTTGTCTACCTTGAAGACTGTGCTATACTCTCCGTAATCCTCAGGCATGAAGTCATACTGTGGAAACTCTACAATGAAATCCCCCATGGGAGAAACCCAGAACTGGTAGTCGATACGGGCAGAGAAGTCCTGCATGATGTCGAGTCGGGAACGGAAGTCAATCTGGTTGCTGTTGGCGTTCTCCACGTCGGAATCGAGAAGGTTCTTGGCTCCGGTGCCGGAAGCTGGCAAAAGAAAGTGTACATACTGCTTGTGCGGTGACCACTCTCCGTCGTGCGTTGTTGCCTTGCCAATGTAGGTCGCTTCTGCGGCCGTAAGATAGCGGCGATCTAAATTCCCTGTTGCTGCCGCAACCTTTTCAGCCGAGACGCTACCTTGAGTGGAATTAAGTAGTTGCTCTTCCTTCTCGGTGGTCTTCTTAATGGTCTTGATTACACCCCCCACCTTTTCAGAAGCATCCCCGTCTAGTGAAACTCTGCGAAACTGGTTTGCCCCGTTGGTTCCGAACAAACAAAGAGCATGCCAGTGTTCTAGCGGGTCGGGTGCTATCTTTTTTTCCGCCTTGCTATCTCCGGGGCGGTATGAGATCTTCTCACCGAGCGTGAAGTCACCAATTCCTCGCCGGAACTTGGATTCACCAAATGCTTTGTTCAGTTCTTCCGATTCTGTGGACGTTCCTGTAATGAGGAACTCCATAACGTCTTCATAGCGCTTGGCTTGAAGAGGGTGTCCTTGGATTGTGGGACTCAACAGGTCAGTAAATAACGATGCAGAGCCCGCCGCATCCTTGCCCTGGAACAAGGCGCGAGGATTAGTTACACCGGTTACGGCAGTTTCCTGTACACGCATCTTAGCGGCTATAGCGCGAATGTCGTAACAAGAAATCTTAACCTGTGACTGTCCGTTGATGTAGTTAGTGTCGTAACTGATCTCCGATAGATAGCCGGTGAAGGCAGGCATCCACTCGTTCGCTTCCCGTATCGGGTTCTTTCTAAAAACTCGGATAGGATCGTGCTTGTGGAACACTGTAGACATGAACCCTAGCTGCCACCGCCTGTCTGTAAGGCCGGTATTAGCCTGGAAGGTAGTCTTTTCGGCTCGATTCTTCTTAGGTGCTACGGCCTCGCCCTTTACAGGAGGTACAACTTTTCCGGTAGCGTTGGATACCGCATCTATCTGCTTGCCTGTTGCGTCGATATTTTCCACACCTTGTGTGATGGACACCTGGGTCAATCTCATTTTCTCGATATCAACGAGCGGGTTCCTGTTAAGGTCATTTTTGTACTCGATCAAATCCTTCTTGGCCTGCTCGCTGTACTTTCTCTCGCCTTGTCCGTCTGCGGTTCGGAACGTGCCCTTCAAGTCATTATTGAAACCCATGTTCTCTTGGGTGATGACAAAGTTATTCATGGCATTGTTTAGAGTGAGATTGCACTCGTTCCAACCGTCCTTGTCAACTATGTTGATGTTTAGCTGACCCACTAAGTAACCGGAAACGTCCACGCCACTGATGAATACCATGACATCGTGAGAAAAGACTTGGTTCTTATGCTCCACAAACTTTACTTGGGGGCGTGTAATGTAAGGGAAGTTCGAAACACCGGCTTGCTCCAAAAGCCCTTCGGATTCCAGCTCCTTTACAGCCGCAAGTTCGTTTAGGCCCTGAGTTTCTAGATCCGCGTCTTTGGGAGCTTCCTTGATACCTGTTGAATTGGCAGTCTCGTCCCCCTCCTGAGCAGCACCTGGATCTACTTGGACTCGCTTGATTAGGTTTCTCGCGAGTTCGCCCTGGGGAGACAGCTTAGCCGCTTCTGTGCCAGAGCCGTTTGCGTTAACGCCATAGCGGATGCCGGTCTTTCCGCCGGTTGGGAAGAACGAAACGGTGCCTATCTGGTGACCGGCAGAGACCTTCTCTCCCACTTGTACATTGACAGATCCCAAATTTGCATAGGAGGTATTTGGGAATTCTGCAAGATTTACGTTGGGGTCAGACGGGGTGCGGCCGGAGAGGTCCGTGCCATTCTCTGTAGCGGCCAGAATAATGGTGAAGAACTTTTGGGACTTGATGATGGACTTGACGCGGCCGGGGTGTGTAGAACGGACCGGATCGCCTCCCCGAGCAAAGATGGAGAGCCTTTTGTCCTTAGCACCCAGGGGACCGACTTCCGCTTTGTCCTTGTCTATCGGAGACTTCATCCTGTCTAGAGAGTCTGTTGTCATTATTGTGCCTGATGCTGGAACCCGGGCACCTCATCGACGCTCTCCGGGTATAAGTCTACGTAAAGCTTCTCCTAAGAGATAACCTCTCCCGCTCCCGGAAGCTCTGGCAGCACATCTTCGTCCTCAGGGGCTTCATCTTCGACAATTTGTACCCCAAGGGCACCCAAAATTTGTTCAGCACTTGTGGGGCTGTTCACTGTAATTTGCGCAGTCTTTGCCAGCCACGGGTGCATACCTGTAGGCGTAAAAGAAACCGCCACTATCGGGATTCCCCAGAGAGCAGCCAGCAGCGGGATTTCCAAAGTGGACCCGTTCTCCACAACCACAGCGTCAGCACGGAGCAGAAGCCACTGGTCACGCCATACGAGGTGATCGGTGCTGGCAAGCTGGTCAGCTTGCAGCAAGGTGTCCCGGGCTTCTGACAGGGACTTCCAGAGTCCAGCATCGAGCTGGAACCCCTCGGCGAACCGAGCTGCCCTCTCGGCAGGTTCCTTGTCGGCCAGAATCTCAGCCAGAGACTCCTCTTGCATAGAGAATGGATACCCGGGCGTAAAGGCGGGCACCAGTCCCCGCAGGGACAATGCCCACGGCGGCTCCTTACCGTTGTAGTGCATGTAAATGAACATCTACTTCTTCTTTACCCCCGGCCCCCTAACGTGCCCCGGGGAAAACAACCTGTCCACAGTGTGCTCTGCGATACGGTCTGCCAGTTCCGACCCGAGGCCAAAGGCCCAGGCCATTTCTCGCATCATTCCGACGATGGCCATGTTACCGGCAGCCCTCTCGAATTTCTCATCCTCGAAACCAGTGTCTATGCCACGGGCTTCCATCATCGTGGTGAAAGCGATCACAATGTTGTGAGCAGCCTCTTGTCTGGTAAAGGACCGGGCCAGAATCTCATCTAGAGACCGGAAGTAGTTGATGCCTATCTGGTGATTCCTGCGTTTCTTCCCGTCCTTGCTCCTCTCGGGCTCTGGTTCCGGCTTGGGCTTGGGCGTGCGAACCGGACGGTTGTACTTGTCCGGCTCCAGATCCAGGCCAGGACCTTCTCCGTCTACAATCTGATCCCGCATGGATAGCGAATCTGGGTGGTCTTCCGACCTAACGCGCACAGCACCCACGCCTCTCTTAGGTCTAGGCATCGAAGGATCTCCTTACTTTACGAGCCTCAAGGATAGTCCTGCCGTTCTCACCGATCTCGCGTAGAGCGAAGTAGGTCTCGTTCAGGTTTTGTCTAGCCATTTCACCGATACCCTTCAGGCTCTTCCATTGTGCCTGTCGTCTGATGACAGGTCCAAATACATAACGGATCGCGGCTTCACGAGTTTCCTTGTTGGAGCACTTCTTCATCAGATCGTTATACTCGGTAAAGAGGTAGCTCTCTCCCGTGGAAATGACAATTTGCAGCTCGTCAATGGCGATGGAAGTCTGGATCATGATACCAGTGAGGCGGTCCCGGTATGCCTGGGTTTCCTGCATCTCGTCAATCAGTTGCTTCAGGTCGTCAGCAGTCTTGGGCTCAAACGGCTTGCGGTTGTCCTTGGCGAAAATGATGTAACGCCGTATCTCGTCCTTGAGCGAGCTATCCAGAGCGAATTTCTGTAGCTTGGCCTGACGGTTGATCTTGATGACTTTCTCATCCCCCATGGCCTCTGCAAATAGGTTTTCGGCCTCAGCCATCTTTCTTTCTCCTATAGATGAATACGTACATACGGTTCTTCAGATATGCACCGAACTTGATTAAGCGAATAGAAGAGTCTGGTTTGCCTCTTAGCTTGGGTAGAACCATGTCCTTGGGCTTCTCACCCTTCTTCACATAGTCCAACAACACGTAGAAGTTGTCGTCTATAATAGAGGGGCTGCCCTTAAAGTCCAGCACGTAACCTACGCAGTAACCTCTTTTGTTGTAAAACCCTGTGAGTGTCACTTTGTGGTCGTTGAAGAGCTTCTCGGAACGTGGCTCCAAATCCGACACAGCCTTAGCCACTCTCAGAACGTATTTATGCTCCGTAACCTTCAAGAGGCTACCAATAGGGTAGATCATCCATGTCAACTTACTCTTCATCGTCGTCGTCGTTATTTGTAAAATACACCACTGGCATAAAGATCGGCCACCCAAAAGCTGAAATTACGGTCCAGAAACGGTACGCTATAGGCCCCACGTCGTACTCGTCTGCGGGATTGAAACCCTCCTCAAGGCTCTCGGCGTCCAACAGCCACAGCTCCACTAGTCGGTAGCACCCTACCCCAAACCAAATTCCAAACACGATGCCGTATAGATCCAATAGTCTAGTCCTGTAGAACTGGAGACACGGAGGATGCGGGGACCTTGAGGCTCTCCATCACGATCGTGTCTTCCATGACCAGTAAGCGCGTCGGGCCGTACTTCAGCCCCTCGTCTCGGGTCAGCTTCAAAATGTCTTGGAAGGTATCCGAGCTTACTCGGAATTCCACATCTTCGTCACCATCCATAGTGACGTTAATGTCGAACTCAGACTCCATCTCTCCGGCAGCGCTCTCCGCAGAGAGGACGGCCAAGCCCTCCTTCTTGATGGTGACGAAAAATCGTGCTCCGTCCTTGTCCGCAGACCGGATGATGCCTTTGGTGGCGTCGATTGCGTCAGTTACTGCATTGCCGTCGAACTCTACCACGGCGAGATGATCTCCCTCGGATTTAAGCTGGGTAATCACCTCCTTCACATCCTGAGAGTCTTCTTGCATCACGGCGTGATAGAGATCAAATGTGTCCGTCCGAAGACGAAAGAAACAATCGTCAGCACCCATCTTGACGACACCATCGGGCTGAACCTTGGATATGATGTTCCGCCAGACCTCTAGCTCGACTGTGAGTTGGAAAGCTTCCTTGGCACGAATCTCCTCATTGGAGACCCCGTAGTGTGTACCCATGTAGGTGTCGTAAGCGCTGATGTTCAGCTCTCTGTTCTCGACTTGGAGAATGACGGTAGGGCTGCTGGCGTCTATTAGCGGCTTGAATGCCGTGGCCCCGGTTGCGAATACCAGCAGCTTAGCCGGAACCACAGCCTGGACTTTCACAGTATCCTCTGGGCGCTCGATGTCGATGTCCTCTTCAGGGAGAACCCGAATGGCACCACGGGTTCTACCCATAGTTACATTAACATTGTCCCCGTCTTCGAATACCATTGTAAGCGTCTTCGTCTTGGGCTTCACAGACCCTAGGAACTCGATCTTCGTGCAACACGCACCCTCGCCAGAGCTGGACTCAAGCTTCAAGGGCACCTGAACGTAAGCCTCGGGGTTGGACGCCTCGATACGCGCCTTCCCGTCCGCCAGCTTCAGGATGCAGTCCACCTCTGTACCCAGAAGGGATGTAATGGTAGAAACTGCCATGTTGTAGGACTCAGATTCGACTACCAGTTCCATGCTTACCTCATCACAGAGAGAAGAATTGTCGCGATCATGCGAGCGTCATCCACGCCCCTGTGGGGTCGTCCATCGAACTTTAGACCCAGAATATCCAGGGCCTTTCCTACACCGAATCCCTTGGATCGCCCTGTCAGCATCGAGAAAAGCCCCTTGATGTTGTAGTGTGCCCGCGCGAACGGGTACGTGATGCCCTTCCTGGCGCATTCTCGGTAAAGCTGAACTCGGTCGTAATCTCCCCAGCTACCCCAGGGTTGCTGGCTGAGATCAAACTTGTTCGCTTTGCACCAAACCTTCAGGTCATTCTTTAGTGTGACCTCCAGATTCGGCTTGTCCTTCACATCCTCGAAGGTTAGGCTCGTCAGTTCCTCGCAGAACTGTCCCATGGGGCCATCCGGCCGCACTAGAAAAGATTCGACCGCCTCGATTTCCTTGGCGGGCAGGTTGTAAATGACAGCCCCGATCTCGGTGATTTCCTGATCTTGGGCGGCTACCCAGCCTGCGGGCTTATCGGCATCGTCATCTCGGAAGCACGTAGCCTCGAAATCGACAATCAGCATTTTTGACCATTGGTGCATTATTCAATCTCCTCTTCTGGATCGCGCCCGAACATTTCGAACATGAAAGGACTTGGGTCCTGTTCCTGTATACTGCTCCATTTGCGTACTTGCTCGGGATAACTGACGTGAAGGTGGTCTTTGGCTCTGGTGACGGCCACGTAGAACAGTCTACGCTCCTCGTCACCTCGTCCTTCGTCCACGGCTAGTGTGAAGGGCACCACACCTGCTGCGGCCCCCACAATGAATACTATCGGAAACTCCAGACCTTTACTTGAGTGCATTGACATCAGGGACACAGCGTCATCGACTCGATTATCGTCCCCTTCCTGCACCAACGCGATCTGCTGGAGAAACTTCTCCAGCGAGGGCTTCGAGTTGGCATCTTCAAATTCTCCAATTCCGATGACGAACGTCTCCAGATTCTCCAATCGCTGGATGCTCCGGGGTCCGTCTTTTTCTTCATCAGCCTCATTCTTGAGATGGCCCATGTAGCCACTTTCTCGAACAAGCTCATCAACTACGGTCATTAAGCTCCTACCGTTGCGCATCTCCTCTCGTTTTCGTTCCATTAGCATAGCAAATTCATCGAGAAGCGCCCGTGTTGATTTTCGCCCGGTCCTGATCTTGGCCGCAGCGTCCGTTACGTTGATTCCCTCTTTCTTGGCCAATATGTCTATCTTGCCGATCAGGACATCTCCAACGCCTCTCTTAGGATACGAAATCGCTTGCGCAAAAGCTGCACTATCCGCCGGGTTCGTGAGGAGCTTCATGTAGGCCAGAGTCGTCTTGATTTCCTTACGAGCGAAAAAGCTGGGGCCTCCCTTGGTCTTGTAGGGAATGCTGCTCTGGCTAAGGGCCATCTCAAACGCCTGGGATTGCTTGTTGAGGCGATAGATGACTGCCATGTCCCCCCACTTGTATCCCTTGTCGTGATAGCAGTGCATCAGATGCGCAGTCTGGTTAGCTTCCTCCCACTCGTTCTCATATCGGTGGATTTCTACAGCACCACCCTCACCCCTCTCCGATATGAGTTCCACGTCATCGTTGTTTGGGTTCTGCCGTATTACATTCTGTGCCTTCTCCAGAATCTCTGACCGGGACCGGTAGTTCCTAGGCAACTCTAGGATCAAGGCTCCGGGATAGTCCTTCTGGAAATTCTTGAGGTTCTCCGGCTTGGCTCCCCGCCAGGAAAATATGGATTGGTCATAATCCCCAACCATAAACAAGTTTCCGTGGGACGCAAGAATTCTTGCGATGGCGTATTGGACATCGTTCGTGTCCTGGGCCTCATCGACCATGATGAACTTGAAGCGCTTGGATAGCTTGGTAGCGATGTCCGGGCACTTCGTCAGGATCTTCCATGTCAGGTACAACATACCGCTGAAATCGACGGCATTGGCGTCGTGAAGCTCACGAATGTACATACCGATACGGGGGTCGCAGTTCTCCAGATCGAACGGCTTAGCGCTTTCTCGGAGGTCTCCTGCGACGTTCATTAGCCTGCCTCGCTCTTTCGGACCCAGCTTTAGGTCTTCGTCCTCCTGCTCTGCCGCCCACATTCGGTGGACCTTTTGCATTAGGCCCTTGCAGTCATCATCGTCGTAGATGGAAAAACCGTCTCTCAGTCCTACCCTATCGCCGTAGCTGCGAAGCAGTTTCACACCCATTTTGTGGAAAGTGCTGACCCAGACGCGCTTGGCTCCGGGATCAGAAGCCAGGATACGCTCCTTCATCTCGGTGGACGCCTTGTTGGTGAAGGTAATGCAACAGATCGAGCGCGGGTCCTCTCCCCGAGCAAGGAGACGGATCACCCGCTGGGTGAGGGTGGCCGTTTTACCAGAATTGTGAGTAACCGTAAAATCCTCCAGCAGATATAAGCTGTCTCCGTCTAGAGCGAACCCAAAATATTCGTCAGGTGCTGATTCTTTTAGACTGAACCCCGTAACACGGTGATTTTTAATCTGCTTTCTGTAAGATCCTTTCTTTCTACTTAGCTTAGCTGGAATTAAGTCGCAGTTACCAGAAATAGATACCTTCCAGTAAGTTCCCCATCTTTCCGATCCCCTGTATGTGCAATATTTATCTACTGGTCGCGTGTAAGCGGCGAACCCCAGACTTCGCGCCAAAAAGGCAATGTCTTCAAGCAGTGCTTCGCGTTTCTGCGTAATCTCATAGCACCCCTTGCCATAATAGCCGTCAGAATCAATCAACCCAGCTAACAGCCACAAACGATCGTCCACGCTTGCGGTTAGATATACTTTTGGTATGTGTTTATTTTCCAGAACACCTATTTGTCGTAGACTGTTGCGAGCAGGATTTTTGAAAGGTTTAACTAAGCCCCCCGACTGCACTGCCGCATACGTTGTCGCTTTATTACCCCCGGGCAGCTTATATTTGTTTATTTCGGAACCCAAGGAAGTGGCCCAAGCACACCACGCTTCCTGCACTTCGTTATCCATAGTGGTTAATGTAGGGCTGTGAGAACATCCGTCGCCCAACCAAAGACCTAGTATGTATGGAGGGACAGGAAGTTCAGATTTAGCTTCCCAGTTAATTGCTTCGGAACGATAAAGCTTAGATCTAGCTTTAAGTCCGGGTCCCTGTTGAATAAAGGTAGAAACCTTCATGTTAAAGTTAGGTTTATCCTTGTGTCTATTTCCTGACCGGCGTAGAGCAAGAATGTGATCTTCGTTTACAAAAAACGATTTTCCTTTTACCGGAATGACTTCATACATTTTACCGAAGCCTGTTTTTAGCTCTAAAACTCGCCTGGGTTTGCTGTCAGGTCCCATAAGAAGGTCACCGACAAGAACCCCACTCACGTCCTTCATGCTGCCATCAAACATAATTACCCGAGTGCCGCGAGGGTGGCACCCCGGAACTGCTGTTACTAGGCAGGCTCCTGTGTAGTGGTTTGCGGCTTTTTCTTGTTCAGCATTGAGGTTAACGGAAGAGGAACTCATGATTACCCTGGGCTAAGATTGTGTTGCACTCGTAGTGGTCTAGGATGTCTGTCATTTGCTGCTTGGAGCCCCGGTGGTGCGTCTCCTCCAGCTCCAGTTCCTTCTTTAGGGTAATGATCTCCAGATTCCGCCGGACGAGCTGTTCGTACTCAACGAGAAGCTTGTGTGCTCGGGGCTTCTCCAGCCTCGCAGCCGCCTCAATCACCAGAGACACGGGGTCTCCGGTTCCCTCGGCGTAGCTAACATTCCGCATGGCCTCGTGAAAGGCTTTCGTGGGTATTCGTGGCACCTTGGGGATATTATCGCTCACGTCCCCCATCACCGCCTTGTAGAGAGCGATCATGTGGGCTCGCTTGCGGGTGGTGTCGAACTTCTTCAGCAGGTCCGCATCTGTTACCTTCTCTGACTTTCGAAGGCTGATCTGGGTCACCCGAGGATTGTTAAGAAGCTGCCAGAGATCCTTGTCGGAAGAGAACACGAAGGTAGGCTTCCGGTACTTCTTCGTGATGGTGGCGATAACGTCATCGGCCTCCTCGCCCGCAGCCTCAGCGAAGGTGCAGGGAAAGGTCGCTAGGAAGTCGAAGAAGCTCTCCAGTCGCTCGTTTCTCTCTTCCTCTTGCATCACCTGATTTTCGTCCCGGTTCATCTTGTACTCCGGGAAGAGCGCCTGTTTTTCTGTAGGCTCGTTATCGAGAGCGATCACCAGTGCAATACGCTGTCCGGGCTTCGTGTATTTCTTGACGTGCCCACGGATGCGTTGGAACGTGCCGAATACTTGAGACGAGGGCCTACCGTCGCTGGTAGCCAGCGGTCCTAGGTACTTACTTAGGGTTACAGAGAAGAATAGGTTCAGTGCATCATAGACAAAGATCGCGCTAGCTTTGTCCGGCGTTGTGAACCGGCTCTGAGTCCCGAACAGGGGTTTCATCTTCATTGCCCATTTTCTCCACTTCAAGTGTTTGCATGTTCACCCTGAACCACTGGTTCCGGTCGGAGCCAGCGGGGATCACATTGAACTCAACAGTATCATCCCTCATGCAGAAACCAATCTGGTTTCCCTCTGCGGTTTCGATCAGAGCGCCAGAGTAGACTTCTTTGATTACCGGGCACATCTCCTTGTAGTCTATATCAATCTTCATTTTCGTCCTCAACAATCGTCTTTGCTAGTGCGGCCTTCTTCTCATCTATGTCCTTCATGATAGCCTTATGTCGGTCCGTCATGGAGGTGACCTTCTTTCCCTTCTTGGCTTTCAGCTCTCTAGCTACAAGGAACATAGCTTCACCAGTCTTCTTGCGGCTACTGGCACCGGATATCTTCCATGCCCTATCGAGAAGCTCTTGGGCACGCTTGAAGTCCCGGCCTTTATCGAGCCCGAGATGCTTCACAAGATGTAGAAGCCCTCTCGCGAGAAGCTTCTCGTCCCCATTCTTGTCCTTCGATCGGCGGAAGTAATCTTGCGCGCGGTCAATATCAGCCATTGTTTCTCTCCTTTTGATCTCTTATTGCTGCCCTGCGCGAGAACAGCTCTCGCTCCATAGCTATAAGTTTCTTGCCCATTACCCGAATGCAGGATTGCGCGTTCCGGTGTGACCAGTCGCTACCGGATTGCTGATCTACTTCACCTAGACCGCACGTTTTGCATGTTCTCTCATCAAAGGAAGCAATGTGTGCATCAATCTCCTTCTGCGTCGTTTTACAGTGGCACGTCTCCCCTGCCAGCGGTGCCCCAAGAGAGTCGCGCCGAAAAGCATAGTCACACGTAAAGCTTTTTCCGTTGTTGTGGACGCTTCTATGGTGTCCGCACCCCCGGCAATCGGTGTATCGGTTGTTCATCAATCACCCTTCTGGATTCGATAGCTGTCGTCTTCAAAGTGCTGCGTTGAAATCTCAATAATAGTGGACTGTGCATCTACGCCAATGAACTGGTGCGGAGTGTTCGGCGGGATAACCAACCTGTCGCCCTTCTCCATCAAGAATTCAGAACCGTGCTCGATGTTCGGGAACTCTTCAAGAAAGACCATCGGCCCTGTAGGCCACCCGTGAGAGTCGTCTTCCCACACCCTCATGATAATACAGCCATCCTGAATGTAGAACGTCTCGTCCTTGAGCTTGTGGAAATGGATAGAGCATCTGAGACCCGTTTCTACTACTAGCAGCTTGCCGCAGTACAGCTCGCTGTTGGCCATCAATTTTTCATAGCCCCAGCCCTTGCGATGGAATGCTACGTCTCGGTCCTTAGAGATCATCGTCATCGTCCTCTCCAATGTTTCCAAACATGGGCTTTGCTGTCGGGTGTCGTTCGTGCTTCTTCCTGCCCTTCTTTTTAATGGCTACATCCTTGGCGTTGTCAGGGTTTCCCGGATTCCTAAATTGCTGGGTCTTGAAGCGCTCTACCAGAGGGAACTTGAAGCGCGGGCTGTGCCGGGCCTTGACTACGTTGATCTCAACAAGGTGACTCTCATTCTCAGCGTCACCGTAGACCCACGTAAGCATATAATCGCTATTTTCCCTGATGGCCTTACTGTACTTAACGTCTCCCTGCTCATTTAGCTGTGCCAACACGACCCAAGCAGTATTTGTGGAACTTGCCTGTTGCTTGGCTTCCTTAGCGATATCTCCCAGAAGTTTGGCGTCATTGGAGTTCTTGCTAGTACCCTCTTCTTCTGTGAGAAGGTTGATGTAGTCAATGACGATGAGGTCGTAGTTGAGGGCGCGCATCTCCAAGGCAATTTCGGACAACGTAGCTCGGCTTCTGTGATAAATGTCGAAGCGCTTGTTGCCGTCTTCGCACTCTTTTTGCCATTTAGCCGCCTCCCTACTGATGACGGTCTTCTGCATCTCTGTGAGTGATGCTCTATTGATAGCACCGTAGTCTACACCAGACAGATTCGAATCGACTCGCCCTGTGGTCTGCTCTTTGTGCATTTCCAAAGTTACGATAGCCGCACTGTACCCAGCTTTTACAGTGTTAAGGCACATCTGCACAGCCATGCAGCTCTTACCGCCGCCGGAAGTAGCGGCCAATACGGTGAGACCTCCACGGGGTAATCCACCTGCCGAGGCGTCAAATTCGTGGAACCCGGTAGGGATTGTGTTAGGCTTCTTTCGGCTGAGAAGTAGTGCTGTAGCCTCAAGGAAGTTACCGTCTGCTCCCATCGACAGGGTTTCGTCGGACTGGTCGGTTCTGGCCTTTAGGAGCATCTGCTCCAAAATCGTGAAGGCGTCCTCAGGGTTCACATTATCGTCCTTCATGAACGCGAAGGTTTCGGACAAGCCATCATTGATTACACGACATTTTCGCATTGTTTCTAGAGAGTGATGTAGTTGCTCGGCATCACCCTCTGTTTTCACTGCGGGGTAGGCTACGGGGTCGAGCAACTCGCGAGCTTCTTGTGAGAGCAGGGTGTCGTGCTGCATGGTGTCGTAGGTCGGCATCTCTTTACGAGACTTGACCATGGCCATGATGCGGGTGTACGTCTCGACAGTCCGTGCGTCACTAAAGTGGTCGGGTCGAAGGAACGCAGCAAGGTAGGTTCGTGACTTGTCATGGAAGCCGATAAGCGTCATGAGAGCCTTTACCTCGTTGTCAAGATCCTGAACGTTCATATCACCATCTTCTTCTTGGGTCTGCCCGCGAAGTGATACACTTCATCTGGCTCCATAAATAAAGACTCTCTAGCGAACTTGAACGGATTATCCGCAGCAGCTACCACCACTCGGTAACTGCCTTCGTTACTACTCAGAAGATCACGTAACAGAGACAACCGTTCCCTAGAGGTGTTGGGAGTCAGGTTGTGGATAGCCAAGAACTTAGGCGATGTAGGGTAGAAATCACGCTTCAACGACAAGCACTTCTCGTACTCCTGAATATCGTCCAGCCGGACACGGGCAATCGTTATCTGTTCCACAGACCTACGAATCAGGGCTGTAGCGAGAAGGCTAGCCGCTGCTAGGGCGTGCTCATCCGTGGGACTAGAAGTCATCACAACCAGCCGGTTGGATTCCAAAAGATCCGGCTGCTCCAGACGAGCAGTCAAATACTGCTTCTGGAGAGCAGCGGACACCTGCACCATTTCATTGGAATTGTCTTCAAACTTGAAGCTCTTAGGCCGAACTGAGGACACAGCCGTGTTCCAGAAGCGCTCGGGAATACCAGCAACCCATTGCAACTTTTCGAAATCGGAAGCCGAGTAATACTCAGGGGGTCGTTGTCGTTTCCACGGTGCGCTCATGGTTATCCTTTATTGTGGTGCAGGAGAAGTCGAACTCAACGCTCCTGTGTCTCTCCATGAGGTGCATCTCGGTCTGGTAGACCCGATTCCTGTTATCTCGGCTTTCAGAATCGACGAAGGTAGTGGCCTTTATGCGCTTCTTTCCGCGACTGGAAACTGTAGCCTCTACAGCAACCTTACGAACGTGCGCAAGGTTGCTGAGAAATTGAAAAACGTCCTGCTCAAGATCTCTCAGGGAACTCATTTCTCTTCTCCTAGAGCTTCGATTAAGAAATCGTACACTTCTTGCTGCAATCCTGGGTTCTTAGACTCTCTGTTGCCTGCAACATTTAGTGTCTCAATCTTGTACATCTGGAGAAACTCTCCAAACAGATGAAAAGACTCCTCGCTAAATTCCTCAATCACCAAGCAAGGCTTGTTACTGTCCTTGCACATTCGTCTGGTGGTGTGCGAGCCGGGAGAGGAGACTCTCCCGAAAATGACAGTGGCATCAGAGTCTACCACATTGTACCGGGTTCGGGGAGCGTATTCGCCAGAAGCCAGCTCGCCTACATCGTACATTTTGGCGTATTCGGGATGATAGCCGTCTTCGGTCTTGAAGCCAAGGGGCATCTTGCCTCCTGTGGGAATACCCAGATATTTGGCTGCCTCTAAGCCACCTAGGTCCGCCCCGGACTGCGCTCCTGATATGATCTTCTTCAGCATTACTTCTCCTGAGATTTAGCCTGCCGCATGCGGCTGGCAGTACGCTTATGTTCCGCTTCAATCTTGTCGATGGTAGCCGGTCGCCCATCAAAGAGATACTTGGTGGGGTTCATGGCCTTGTCACGATCGAAATTGCCTTTGTTGTGGAAACCCCATTTTCCAAAATGTTCAACATAAGATACAAGACTTGTAACCGCCTTACGTCCCGCGATTTCCCTGGAGTAGAAGCCGTCCCAGCCTCGCCCGTCCGGCACCTGAACCTTCTTGGGATTGTCCCGGAAACTCTTCATTCGGAAGAACATCGAGATGCCAGCCGCCATGCCACGTACCGAGGTGTATGGGTCGATTACTTGGTTCTCGGTTCGTTTGCCACGAGGCGAGTGGAACTTGGCGTTGTAGAGGCAAATTGTACCCCAATTCGGGTACATTTCCATAATCTCGTGAAGACGGTAGAAGAAATGTGGATCGTGTAGGCCGTCGCTATCGACGTGATAGAGGTACTCTGGTCCGTCAGGCCCAAAGTCCTCATCGAGCCAGGGCTTGAAGATATCCGGCTTGAAATCACCCAGTACGCTCTTGGTAATGTTCGAGCGCAGGTTCTTAACGCCCCGCTTGCCACCCCTGGAGCGCTCGTGCCGGTACACCCGGTCGCAGAACTGCGCCAGCCACTCCTCGTCATATTCGTCGGAGCCGTCGTCATGGATGTACAGTTTCGCTTCCATCTTGTGGCGGTTCGTAGCCCCGATGCACATCTCTGCCGTGCCTCGGCGATTGTAGGTAAGAGGCGTGATGAGGGTCTTACGGGAGAGTGCCTTGACAGCTTCGTGATCGTAGTCAGCGAAGTGCGCAACAGCGTCAAACGGGACAATATATCCCGGCGCATTTGGATCAAACGGAATGGCTATAGACTTCACAGCTCGGGAAGGTGCCGGATTTTTTGGATCGGGTCTAATTGCCATTTCGGTTGTTTTTCCTGTGAAGGGCTAGTGTCAAGGCGAAGACCTCATCTAAGTCGTCTCCCGCTGCGACTACTTTAGGGTAGCTGCGCATTTTGGCGGGAAAACGATTAGTGAAGGATGCTACGGTTGGCACCCCCAATGCTGCTGCGATGTGGAATCCTCCGCTGTCCGGTCCCACAAACAGACGGGAGCATTGAATCTCATTCGCCATCTTTAGCATGTGGGAGCGCCCAGGCTCCATGTGGTCCTGCCCCACCATCCTCACGAGAGGGTGCTGCCCGTGGGAATCCATGAACTCCATGAAGCGCGAAATGACCCTGCGCCCGGATTCCCATGCCTTGTTGCGGGGCTCCTGTGGGATGTGGAAGGAGATATCGACAGTGGGTGGGGCCTTGATCTCAGGATGGGAGATCTCCGGGTAGCGGTCATCCTCGGTCCTTACAGGACACATTGTGCCGTCTAGGTAGAGCTTGGGTTGCCTGCGCTCCAGAGTGACACCGGCAGCCTCCGCAAAAGCGTCGATACCGTGTTGGCCGAAGGGTGCTCGCTCGATTACACCGTGTAGATTTACATGCACATCATACCCCTCGGGGGTAGGGTCCCAGCAGCCGGTACGAGTACAGAGAATCTCATCAATCAGGGGGTGATAGAGCATCAGGTCGTAAACGTGCCTGTGGGTCCGGTAGGTAATGTAACAGGGGGCATACTTATCGTGAAGAGCCCGGAGGATGGGCTCTGTCATAAGCATGTCTCCGGCACCACCGAGACGTGTAAGAAGAATTCTAGTCACGAAGAGTGCCCACCCAAGAACTTGCAGCCCCGTCAGCAGGAACATCTTCCCCGCTGATAAACTTCATCATCTTTTCCATTTGCTGGTCCCAGCCCCAGTTGGCGGACCATTCCCAACCCCGTCTTGCGATCTCTAGCCGTTCTTTGCTTTGATCCTTGTCCATCCAGTAACGTGCCTTCTCCAGAAGGTCCGGCACGTCACCGAAATTGAAGGTTACTAGCTGGTTGCCTTCCTCGAAGGAAGCAGCCACGTCCGTGTTCCTCTCGCTGAGAGCGAAGCCGCTGGAAGTTAGCAGGCGCACTAGGCGATTTGATGTGATGCCAACAGGGGTATCACCCTCACCCGGAGTACCACACACCATGTTCAGGCAAATGCCGCTGTTGTAGTACAACTTAGAAGCGTCCTCGTGGAAGATCCGCTTGTTGTGATGTACGCGAAAACCGTTACGCGCGAGAGCGGAAATTTTCGCCCGCCGACCACCGTCCCCTTTGTAGTTCGCGGACCCCAGAAACGCAATCTGGTCTGGGTTGGTGCGTGGAACATCAAGGTTCTGTGGACGCCAAAGACTGTGGCGACAACCCTGGTATATCTGGGCGATTCGCCCCTTGAAGCCGTTGTTTCGGAACCAACGAGCGCCCTCTGATCCTGTCAAGAGGATACGGTCACACAGCAAACCGCGCTTCCCAATCTCATCTGGGCGACCCGGAGGACCACAGCCATTACCGCTAACGGAATCAAAGGTAAGGTACGTTGTGTCAGGCAGCGCGTTTACTAGGGCTGTGTAGACGCCCAGTGGGATTACGGTGCCTTTACCGATTATGGTCGTATCGCAGCCCTCTGCCAGGGATGTTACGTAGTTGACGTAAGAATGGCTCTTGACAAGAGCGTTCTTGTTGGTCTCGATTTCTACCCATGTATGTCCCCCGGCCCGAAGACCGTCCAGCACACCGTAGATAGTGCTGCGCTTGTCGTTGAACGGGGCCATGATTGCAACCTTCATAGTCCCAACCTCCTTACATAAGCGTTGATACCTCTCTGTAGGTCGATGAAGGACTGCGTATAGCCCGCGCGCCGCAACTTCGTCATCTCGGCCTTGGTGTAATACTGGTACTGGTCTCGAATGTCTTCCGGCGTGTCCACCCATACGATCTTGGGAAAGACTTTGAGGGCTTCGAAGGCTTTGATAGCTAGATCTAAGAAGGGGCTGGATGCGCCTGTACCTAGGTTGTAGATGCCACGCTTCGAGTTGGCAATAGACCAGTGCAGCACCTTCACCACGTCATCGACGTAGATGAAGTCTCGGGACTGCATACCGTCATCGTACTCTTCGTTGTGTGACCGAAACAGTATCAGCTTCTTTGTTTCCTTGATCTGTTTTAACGCCTGGTACACCATGCTGGCCATGCGGCCCTTATGGGACTCGCCGTATCCGTAGACGTTGAAGAACTTGAAGCCTGCCCAGCTCGGAGGTACGATACCTCGACGCTCTAATTTCAGAACATCTAGGTCGAAGGCGTGCTTGGACATGCCGTAGTGGTTTAGTGGCATCAGGTTCCGCAGGTCGTCTTCGTCGTCCGAGAACGTATCCGCTGCTCCGTAGGTGGCTGCGCTAGAAGCGTACACGAAGGGAACCAGATACTCGGAAGCGTACTCCCACAGGTCGTGAGAGAAGTCCGTGTTGAGTCTACGAAGCTCGTGTATGTCGGAAGCTGCGGTGTCCGTAATAGCCCCTAGGTGAATAATGGCATCAATGTGCCGTGGGGCATCATGAAGAAGATGCTGCATGATGTCGTCGGTATCAAGCTTCAGACCAAAATCGAGCCCATCGTGGTCTGGTCGGGAGAAATTGGCGAGCTTATCGACAGAGATCAGCTCGATCTTTTCCTTGTTGCAGCTCTCCACGAACCGGGCTCCGATGAACCCGGCGGCTCCTGTGACTAGGTATCTCATGTCTGTACCTTTAGGGTATCTTGTAGAAGCACGCCTGAATATCGTCCATGCCGTTCCAGTCCCTGGCCTGGAGAGGCTCTAACGAAAGGCGTGCAACAGTAGCTTCAAGCTGGTCCGGGAATACCTCGACACCGTAATCGTGGGCCGCGATGACAGACCCCATGGGGAGATGGTCGGCGTAGAAGTTGAACTCATCGACTTTGTTACCGCCGTCGCAGAAAAAGAAAGTGGGGCGATTGTCCATGAGGTTCGTGATAGCGCCCAGGCACTCCCAGTGATCTTGTGGGGAATTTCGCACGCCCAGGGCGTTGAATACAGGAAGAAGTGGCTCGTGTAGTTCGGGTCTGTTGTCGTAGGTAAGGAGTCTGTTCCCGCGCTGTACCGCGTGGAGGGCCAAAATCACCGACAGTGCTCCGGCTCCTGTCCCGATCTCCACAAAGCGTTGGAGCTGAGGGTTGGACGTAACGATGTCGTCAATGACCTTGTAAAGCCAGTACGTGTGCTGCTGACGCTGCCCTAGGAAGGTCTTGTACCATCGCTCTTGCACTACCGGGTTGTCTCTGTTGTTGGGCCTCACAGCGGAACCGAAATCAAAGCTTCACCCTGCCCGGAAGGTAGGTGTATGTAGAACCAACCCGTGTCCGCAACGAATGTCTTAACAGCCGCCGTTACCCCCACCTGTGCCCTATTCCACGGAGCTTCTTCCTTAAAGTCGTCTGCTAGAATGAAGCCGCCGGGACGCACAATGTCACGGGCAAGATACAGATCGCTGAGGCACCCTTCCTCGCTATGGTCGCCGTCAACGTGTACCAAATCAAAAAGCTCCATAGACTCCGCAAGGACCCGGGCCTCTGGGCTCAGAGAGTTTACCTCATAAGTAACAACAGTAGCCTCTGGGTACTTGTCTCGGAGAGTGTCTGTGGCGTGGTGCATGAAATTTCTCCTACCGCCCCAAGGAGCAAGACCCTTAACGCTCTGATTCATGTCCATACCCACATAGGTAGCTGTCGGGCATGCGTACAAAAAGGCCGCTGCCGCGTAGCCTGCCCGTATTCCTATCTCAAGAATGCGCTTTGGCTGCGTATGCTTGGCAATGGCAGCCTTATAGAGAGTGGATTCGTAAGCATCTGCCTTCCACGTCTTGCCGTCCGGCCCAGGGGGCTCAGACGGGTGAATGAACGGAGTATAGTCGAAAGTGCAACTTTCCGCACTAGCAATTATTTCTTCTCTCACTGTGCTTCTCCTTCAAACCAGAGCATAATTTCGATACCGTTGAGAATCTTATAGCGGGAAGCTCGCGCAGCTAGCTCATCATGTTCATCTAGTTGAACCCTGTGTTCCTTGGCGTCAGCCCATTTCTTGTCGGAGTAGGGAGCTACGAAAACCACAGCCTCCCTTGCTCGACTCAAACATTTTGGAAGCACGATGTCCATAAGTTGATCTCGTGTGAAGTGTTCAATCGTATGCGAAGAGAAAACGTAATCGAATGTCTCCACGTCTTCCTTTAGTATATCATGGACCCGAAAATCTATGGACTTGTCCAAACCCTTTTTGGCCTCCTCCAAAAGGTCCGTGGCCAAAATTGTGCCCAAATTCGATAGGTTACGAATAAGGTTGCAGTGTACTGGGTGCCCCGCTCCGAAAACCCACAAGGAACTACCTTCCTTGAATTCGGAAATGGCCTCGTCGTAGTACCGAGGCGGTTTTTTTTCTTCCCCGCCGGGACCACCACGGTACTTCTTACGGTAGTACGGAAAAGTAGCAGCCTCGGTAGTAGACTCTCTTTCGATCATGCGTTTCAGCGGTTTGCCTGCGTCTTCAGGAATTGGTGTCCACTTCATTTTCGTGCCCTGAAGCAATAGTGAGAATTCTTTCTCTCGGCACTAATAATCCCAGCATCATACTCGACCTCTGCGCCAAGGGATTCGGCAATAATTTCGGGACTTCTAACGTTCATGTGACTACATCGTTTTCGGGGAGGGTCTACATCGAAGGCCCATCCTCTATATTTTGGGTGTGCGTCATCAATGATAAGGAACATGCCTCCGGGTTTCACAACACGGCTAAGCTCTGAAGACCAGATCTTAAACTGTTCTGGTTCTACTATGTGCTGAATGACGGTGATGGCCACAACGGAATCAAATTCGCCGTCGTCGAAAGGAATTCTGTCATCCGGCAGGGCCACGTAAGATGTACCCTCCAGCTCCGGGGCAAATTTGAAAGCTCCTTCGTTAATGTCGGCTCCAACGTAACTATCAGCCCTCTCCATCAGGGCTTCGGCAAAGCGACCCACCCCACACCCAAAATCCAGAACCCTCCCTATACTGGGCGGACAGATTCCCAGGATGGCGTCCTTGAATACTTCCCACTGCTGGTCTTTTACCGTGGTGCTGTTGCGTGTGGATACGTACAAGGCACCTTGGTTTTCTAGTCTGTCGGCCCACCACTGTCGGTTATACTCCGCCATATCCGTAACCTCCCTTTCTAGGTCGGGCAGCATCCACCTTTTCCGCGATGTTCTTAAAGGTGTTTCTGTCCAGACCAAGCCACTGTGCTATACCGTCCATAGTGTCGTGAAACTCGCTCATAAGATCTTCGTACCTTACGGTATAGATATCGGACCGGGTTTCCGCAAAACTGAGCCACTTTTCAACGGCTTCTTTCCAGCACTCATAAGGTGTCATGTATTGCTGGTCTCCTTCGATCCACCTGTTTAGTTGCTCCTGCTTCACTTTTCCGTCCTCTACCAGCTTGATCCAGGGTGTATTATTGAAAACTTTTGGAGAAATATCGCCGTTAATTCGGGATGACTGGGCTAGAAGAGAAGCTAAAACGTCTTCGTAGTTTCTCCACACGTACAAAAACCTTTCGTTCTTCTTCTCGAACAGTTTACCCAGAGGCTCGCCTGAGAAGGGAGGAGGCCATCTGTGGTGTTGGTTTCCCCTCTGTTGCATCGGTCCAAAAGCGTTCACCTCTACGAGATGGCATAGGTAGTGATTGCCGGAGCGCGGGTGGCCGAAGACGTGTATCATAGAAGATGGTCCATAAATTGGTGAAACGGCTCTGGATTTTCTGTTCTGCTTTTGAAGTACATGGTCAAGTAAGTGACCCATTGAGGAAATAACCGTCCGTAAAATGCTTGGGTGTGACCAGAGGTTCTTGTGTACACCACACTAGGAACTTTTTGGCTGAGGGCAACGTAAGCCATTAGTCCCTGTATGCCTATGAACCCCGTGGCTCGGGATACTACACCCATGCCCTCTAGTAAAGAGGTTTTCCCTATCAAATTCAACACATTGGGCTTAGTGAAAGTAGAGTACCTGTTAGCCTCCCCCACAAGTACAAAAGTATGCTTTGGGTACGCTCCGGTCATCCATTCCAATTCTTCATGTATGTCACGATGTCCCTGCTGCGGCTTTCCCGACTTAGGACAACAGGCTATGTAACTCCCTACTGGTTCGTGTTCTGACACAGGGAAAGTAAACTTCGGGTAGGCTGTCACGGGGGCGATTCCTCTGTTTGCACTCACGATTGGGCTGGGTCTGAATCCGGGAGGGTCTCCTCTGACATTAGCTGGACAGGACCCTAGTGTTCTTTTCCACTCCTCGTGGTCTATGAAATTCACGTCTACGTTATGAGAAAGGGAATAGATCTTCTCTATAAGGGGAATACCTTGCTGTTGCGTCTCAGGATCGCTACTGATGCACTGGTTGACAGTTATAGGTGTCCGGCTGGGGTCGTATAGTATGGCGTTGAACAGGAATGCGTCTCCAATTGATCCTTTGCATACCAGATTCCGAACGTCGAGAGGGGGGCGTCTGCTCATAGCGGCTGACCTCCGATCTTCTCCTTAACGTCAACAAATTCACGGTTTTCCTCTCCGAGCCACGCAGCCATGTCACTCGTCGTTTTCTGAAATGAAGAAACAAGGAGATCGTAGTCCACCACATACACGTCTGTGCGATGAGCGGAGAAGTCTAACCAACTGCTCACATGGTGCTTCCAGTATTCATAAGGTGTCACCTCTGGAGGAGGGAGTGCCGAGGAAAAAGCACTGCCCGCGCCTCTCTTCGTTTCTCCGTCTATTTTCCACGCCCAGTGAGTTCCAGCTACGTGAAGCTCTCCCCAGGGAGTATCTGAGAACTCGGTCACTGTCAAATCTGTCCTGTGGATGCCGAACCTACCGGGCATGCGGAGAATAGACTTCGCCACGTCTTCGAACCCACGCCAAATGTAGAGATGTGGCAGGTCGTTTTCCTTGAAGGTGTTGGGTAAGCCATGCAGGGGGTAAGCCATGGTCTTTCGTCCATTTGCTTCGCGTAGGTGTCCCCAGGCCACTTCCCATATACTGGGCTTGTGGATGAAGTTGGCATTCAGCACTGCCATGAGGTAGTGCGTGCCAGAGCGTGGGTGACTGTGAACGTTGTACATTAACTTTTCGGTAGTGCTATCAAATAGATGGAATCCTTGTGGATCTTCTCTATGGTGTGGGTAGCTTCCAGTTCGCTAGTGATGAATTCGGAGGTTCCTGGGTTGTCGTAACCACGTTCCACGTACCAGTTCTTCGAGCCGTTCTTGTCGTACAGTCGCATGTCGTCAATGATAAACACGTCACCGCTGATGTCTCTTTGGGCCTTGATAACGCCCAGCTCCCTCTCAAGAGGGAAGGCAACGTCTCTATGAAGAAGCTCTGCCGTCGTTGCCTCTTTGTCTTTTTCGAATCTGGCACCCTTCTTCGGTACATGGGCGTCGAGCCACCACAGAATGTTTCCCTCAGAGATCTCAATAGCCTCGGGGAGCTTGTCCGCAGACTCTCCGTGAATCAGGTTGATGCTGTCGTCTAGCATCTTACGTTCGGGTGCTCCGGGTGCTGGATCGTGGTGCATTAGACCTATTTCGCCTGCCGATACAATCCACTTGTAGTCTATCTCGACCGCTACGAACTTCTCGATCCCAGACAGATTAGTAGTGGCCCAAGCCATACTTCGACCGTGTTCCAAACCGGTCTCAACAAGCGTCTTCAGGTTGTACTTGTCAACCCAGAGTTGGACCGTTAGAGCGTCACTTCCTAAATATCCCATTACGTTCTCCTTTTTGCGGCGTGATAAGCCCTGAAATCCTCAATTTGCGGTAGACCGGCCTCTTCGATTACCGGAGGATGCGGACCTTCGTACACATACAAGTTACCCCCACTATCGGGTGTAAAGCCCGGAGTCCAGCAGGGATTTCTGCGCTTGTAGTCTGCACCGAACAGCTCCATGCTCTTGTCGGTCCAGTAGGCTTCGTTATCTAGCTCAAAAGGCCGATAGATCTGATTCAACCAGTTCCATTTCCTCTGTTGTGCCTCGAATACGCGACCGGACTGCTGCTTGTATTCAGTCTTCCATTGTCTTTCCTTGTAGTCCTCTGGTGTCAGTAGACTGTAGTGGAACATACCTTTCTGCCCGGTGTCTCTAACAACATTGCGGTACTCAACCCGAGAATTCCAAGAGCAGGTCGGCAGGAACTTGCCGTTTCGGTCCTTGATTTTGTACAGGCGGTGGTGGGTGGAATGCAGGTACCTCTCCATATTGATAAAGAAGAACTTAGCGGGAAACTGGATAGTGTCTGCTGTCGGGTCATTCTCGATAATGTCTCTGGCTTCCTGTAGCGTTTCATCGAAATAAAACTCGTCCACATCCAACATGAACACCCAGTTTCCCGGCTCGTACAGAGTGCTGGCTGCCAGCATATTATTCAATGTCTTGCACTTCCCTGTCGCTATGAACCCGTCGTTTATACAAGGCACCAAGGTAATCTTGTCGCCAAATTCTTGGGCCTTGAGCAGGGTAGTATCATGAAGCTCTGCCAGCAGCGGGGTATGTGCTCCGATGGAAACTATAACTTCGTCACAGAAGCTTAGAGCTTGCTTGATAGACGGACCAATGAAATCCTCAGCGTAATGCGCCCCGATCAGACCTATGATTTTGTTCATATCATGAACCTCTTGAACGCCAACGGGTCTTCCGATCGGCAGGTTTTGACTACAGAACAGTATCTCTCCCATTCAGGGAATAGGCGAGATCGAAACGCTTTATCGTACCCCACCGATTTGGTGTAAACAAAACTGGGGACCTTGGAACTGGCTGCGACGTACACCATCAATCCCTGTACGCCGATGAATTTTTTGGCTCGGGATACAATTCCGATAGCTTCCAAAATTGAAGTCTTTCCTATCAAGTTCGTCACATTATGGCGGGAATAGCCAAGGAATTCTGGATTGTCACCCACGAGAACGAACTGCTGGTCTTTGTACTCCTCGATTAGGGAGGATATCTCATCCTCCCCCACCTGTCTGTGTCCCTCGTTTGATTTCCCGCCACGGGGAGAGCAGGCGATGTAGCTTCCTGTCACCTGTTTCGTTGCGGGGAACTTAAACGGTGGGTGTGGGTTCATTACGCTCATCCCACCCTCTCTTTCTCTTGCTTTTTCTATGGACGGCCAGAGGCGAGGAAATTTCTGCGAAGGTAGACTGTTAAACTCTTCTTTGTTAACGAATTCCACCTGAATTTTTGGCATAAGAGAATAGATCTGCCGGATATGCGGCTCCCAATGGTCTACAGCATTGCCAGCGTAATCGCTGCACTGCTTGATAAGGATCTTCTCGCGACTCGCTAACCCGTGAACTACACAGTTAACGATGTACGAGTCCCCAAGTGTTCCTCTGCACTTAAACGTTTTCATTAGACTTTCCTTGATCGGAACAAGTAGTGAGAATTAGGCCGCTCGGCGCTGATGACTCCGAAATCCTCATCAATTACCGAACCCAGAGACTCGCTTATGACTTGGGGACCACGGATCTTCATGTGTTTACCCATCTTAGGGCTCTGATCTGCGTCATCAATGATGTAGATAAGGCCACCGGGCTTAACTACCCGGGCGATTTCGCTGGACCAGATAACGTAGTGCTCGGGGTCAACAATGTGCTGGAGAACGGTGAGGGCCATAGCGGAATCGAAGCTATTGTCCTCGAAGGGAATACGGTCCTCTGGCAGACCGACGAACTCCACGTTCGGGAGATCGGGGGCATGCTCGAAAGCGCCTGAGTTGATATCGACGCCTACGTAGCTAGAAGCGAACTCCCTAGCCGCCGCAGCAAAGCGACCTACACCGCAGCCAAAGTCGATAATGCGCCCCGGGTCAGTACCCTCCATGGCCTGCCTGAGGGAGTCTCGGAAGACTTCCCACTGGTGGTCATTCACTGTCTTGCTGTTTCGCGTGGACACATATAGGGCACCCTCCTTCTTCAGGCGAGCAGGCCAGTATTCCCTGGCGATGTACGGGTTTTTTCGCAGGTCAGTGCTCATGTCTTTGTCCAATGCTTAATGGGGGTTTCTGGGTTCATTCTGGCCACACAGCTATTGAAGGATAAGTCCACGTTAGGGGTTGGAACGTCGATGAACGTGACTGGGGTATTGAAGGGGTTCCAGTAGCTAAGGTAGCGTTCCATAGAAACTACGGGACGCCCGTACCAAGAGACGTGAGGTGTGCCGCAAGCACTAGCAAGATGTAATGTCCCGCTGCTGGGTCCGATAGCAACTTTAGCCGCAGACAAGGCTCCACACAGGTCTCCCAGACCAACTCCTCTGAAGTCTACCGTACCTTCGATGTACACGTTGTCAGTGCCTCCGTAACAGGCCACAGAATACCCGGCGTCTAGAAGACGTTTGACCAGACCTTCGCATTTGTCCCGTGGATACTCCTTTTCCGGGTAAGATCGTTTGCGGTACTTCTTCGGACCACGGAAGGCGCACATGATGTCTGCAACATGCTTGGGCCTCTCTGACCCCAGCTTCCTCCATTCTTTGGGGTGAATACCGTCCACCTTATCAGCCACCTTGATGGCCTTGAACTCTTTCTTGGCGTGGGCTTTCCAGAACCACATAGGGGTAATTGACCTCGTTCCCGCAGGAGGCTGGAAGGCAGGCTTGGACACTTTGCCAGAGTACATGTCGAAGTCCGGCAAGTGCGGATTTATGATGATCTCGTCCGCAAACTCGTACAAGTATTCGCTGTCGGGCTGTGTCTCCACAATGACATGATCGTAGTCCTTAGCGATGTGCCGGATAGACGGGCTCCACGAGGCGATCTCCCACCCGAACTCTCCTACCCAAGGCCCTGCGTACAGTTTCTTCACGTCTTGTCTCCGAGCATGTAGTCCAGCCTGTGCGCAGCCGTGTCCCTACTTCGATACAGCTCTGTACCCCAGTTGCGAATTCTTGCCACCTCCCCAGGATTCTCTAAGTAGTAGCTGGCCAGTTCTCGGGCCTCCTGTGGAGTCTTAAACCACACCAGATGTTTCTTGTTCTCGAACAGCTTCTCGATTCCGGGGAACCAGTTCACCAACGCGAAACCGTTGGAACTAAGGATATTGTACAGGCGGTTCGAGGTGTACCCTTTGGCGGGTAGTGATATGGACAAGGACACGGGAGACATAGCATACAGGTACTTCTGGTCCTTGGTTAGACCCTCTCTGTTGATGATCTTGACAGGGTGTTCTTTCCTGATCTCTTCGATAATAGGGGAGCGGTTTCCGTGAAACTCCCTGGCACTAATCAACGCCTTCAATTTGTCCGTGTCTGTCGGGTTTGAAGCCTCGAACGCGCTACCTGGTCGTACTATCCCAAGGAACAGGATGTCCTCATCGAACTTCCTTCCGTTTTTGACATCGGCATCGTTTCCGCACTGCGGGAGGTAGTAGGCTGGCTTACCAAAATGCTCAGCGTAGGCATCCGTGAACAACTGGTTGCATACAAACATTTCGGAAGCAGTTGTGCCGGATGTGATGATCTTCGGGTCCCGCAAATCGCACATCCACCACAGTATTTTGGCAGAAGTCTGGAAAGTCGGTGGGGTATTCATGAAGTACACGATGACATCGTAGTCGTCCCAACTCTTACCGCCAGGGGCAATGCCTTCCTTGCCCTTGGGCATCTCCAGCACATCAAAGCCTTTTGCCTTGGCGGCGATGGCTAGGGATGCTTGGATGGGACCGATAGGGAGTCTGTACGCCACTGCTACTTTCACGGCTTGACCAGCTCACATGTGAAGAATCTCTTGTCCGTCTCCAGCTTTCGCAGGGTCCATCCCTGGAAACCGTAGTGGCGGCCGTAATTCTTCCATTGCTGTGTGGCCAGGTCCATGTAGAGAAACGACCGAGGGAAGAAGAACCGCTTGTGGGTAGGGTCTCCGAAAGCAGCATCGGGCCAATTCTCGGCATCCGGTACCTTCCACCAAAACACCCCGCCCTTCTGTACTACCCGGAACACCTCATTCATGGCGAACATGAACTCATCGTTGTCGAAGTGTTCCATGAGGTTATCGGCCTCGACTAGCTCCACGGAGTTGTCCTCGTAGGGTAGCCGGTCCTTGCCGATGTTGCAGATGACATCCGCAGGAGCCTGCATGTCAATGTTGACATAGCCCTTCTTGTGCAGCTTACCGCACCCGATATTTAGCTTCATTTGTTGCCCCCAGTTCCGGGAGGAGCCATGGCCGCTTTTAGGGCGTTAAATTTCGCGTCTGCTCTTTTTTGTGCTGCTGAACGCTGTATCGCTTTGGCCACTTGTTTCGCTCTGTCCGCATTTGCCGCCCTGTTCGCTTGTGCCGCGCTACCCGTTTGTGTTTTTTTAGCTATGGCCGCTTGTGCCACAGCCATCCTTTCAGGAGTGTGCCATTTACTGATGAACAGCTCCTTGGCCTTTTTCTTGAGGGCCAATATATCCTTGCCGCGTGCTTCAGCTATTGGGGTGCTAGACATTCCGTGATGGAATATGAATACGTCTGTACGGATTGCGGTGGTATAGCCGTGTTCCTGTACCTCCATACAAAAATCACTGTCTTCGCCGTAAAGTTCAAACTCTTCGTCAAAGCCTCCTATCTCTTCCCACACAGACTTTGGAAAAACGATACAAAAACCAACTAGCGGGTACTTGACAACCATAAGCCGCTTGTGCTTTGTTTGGAACTTCCTGCAATTTCCTTGCGGCCCTGTAGACTTGTTGGTCATGGGGCCAACGGCCCCCAGTTTGTCATCTTCTTCGAAGCACTCAAGCAGGCGGCTTAGCCACGCTGCCTCTACTCGGGTGTCGTTGTTCAGAAGGCAAATATACTCGGCATCCGAGGCCCGAATAAGGTCGTTCCAGACCTTAGACAGCCCCTCATCGGCTTCGTAGTTGTCGTGCGCCGTCAGGACATACTCCACGTCCTGAGTGTGCTCTTCCACACTAGAGACGCACTCGGCCTCTAGTTCCGGTAAGCCGTATTTGACGATGATGATCTCACACTTCGCCATCACGAACCTCGTTCTTTACGCATCGGGTTCCGTACCGCTTGTTGGGGCCGGACACCTCAATTGATTGCCAAGTGTCGAAATATTCGTCCACGGCCTTATTGGTACCTGGACATCTGGGGGCATTGTAGTCATCGAAGACCATGATCCCGCCTTCCACCAGACGCGGCCAGAATAGTTCAATGGCAGCCTTCGTGGATTCGTAGATGTCCACATCGACATGCACTAGACAGAATCTAAGGTCCGTGAGTCCCTCGGCGCTCTCCGGGAACCAGCCAGGCCAGAACTCCACGTTGTCCCTGTCCTTTAGTAAAGCCTGTACGGCCTCCAGGGAGGTGTCAGCGAAGTCCCCCGGCTCGTGTATGTCGAACTCGGGGTTGGTCGGCGGCATCCCTTCGAAGGTGTCAAAGAGGTGAATGAGCTTCATAGGCAAGTAATCGGCAAGTATCTGGGCAGTTCCGCCTTTATACACACCAATCTCTGCCACACTACCAGTAAGGTCGCGCACCTGTAAACACTGCTTGGCTAGGAATTCTTGCCGTACCTCGGGTACGACGCTATTCGTCTTCCTCATACTTTTCAAGCGAAATCAGCACATCCTTGACGATCTTGCTTCTCGCAACATCCTGGGCCTTGAACATAGTGACTCCAACATCCTCCGTCTCTTGCAACCGTTCAACGATTTTGGCGAGTCCTGACTTGCCGTTAAGGTCCGACTGGCTGCTGTCACCGCTGATGACCAACTTCACGTTGTCACCGAGCCGGGTTAGCACCATCTTTATTTGGCTATAGGTGCAGTTCTGCGCCTCGTCTAGGATGACGAAGCAGTTGTGAAAGGTTCGACCTCTCATGTATGCCACCGGAGCGATCTCAATCACCCCCTTGGCAATCTTGTCTTTAGCTACGTCTATACCCACGATGTCGTTCATCGCGTCATACAGGGGTCGCATGTATGGGTCCATCTTCTCTTCTAGCACACCTGGGAGAAAGCCCAGTTTCTCGCCCGCCTCCACGACCGGTCGAGTCAAAACGATTCTGTTGATGCCTGTGTCCTTCTTGTTCCAAAGATGGCACAAGGCTTGGTACATTGCGAGGTACGTATTGTGCGTAACGCAGTAATCGTCAGTAATGTACAGGTGCTCAGAACTATCCACCGATATACATTGGCACTCGATTTCTCCTACGTACTCTATCTTGTCTATCCTCTTTTTTAGCCCTGCTTCATACTGGCCCTCTCCTTGCAACCTATCAATTTTTCTAGACAATCGAAATAACCTGCGGGGGTTCTTCATTCTTATAGTTACGTTATACGCTCGCTTACCCTGCTTCAGTTTCCCCTTATACGTGTAATTGGGAATCCTAGTGGTTATCTTGGCAAGCCCACCGAGAGACCTAACTACTTCCTGAACAGACTTCGCCAGCCGCTCGCTTGCACTGGAATAACTAATTCCTCGTTTAACCTCTACCGTGCCGTCTGTATCCATAAGCCCTTGCAGTAGGGAGAACCGCTGTTCCACCGTGCCGCTTAGGTAATCGTCAGGTATGAACTTTTCATGGCTTCTTTTGCCAAATAGTCCAATACGCTTCAATTCTACTGTTATGTCATTAGGTGCATTTCTTTTGTTTTCTCGCTTAACTGTGTAGTCGTATACAGAACTGTTTATTTTGTTCAACATGTAACCAGCGGGTAATTCACTCCCCACTATTTCCAGCATTTCTGTGTCCGCTGTGGTCAGGCGCGGAGTGTTGGTAGTAAAAGAACCGTCCCCCAACAAAGCCCCCATCAGGTAAGGTGAGATGAAATGCTCAGCGTGCAGCCCATAGGCTGGCTCGCAAAGTGGTATATACAGCCTATTGCTCTTACTGGGAAGCTTTTTGTACTCAATTAAGTCTTCCAGGCTGACTACTTGGTAACCGTCAGTATTCCTGGCCCAATCAACATTCCACACTTTCCACAAGTGCTCCTTGCAGGATTCTGCTGAGCTTCCATCAATGAATGTGATTTTATAATAGGCTTTCTTACCTTGCGGAAAAACTTCACGAACACGCGCAGTCTTGCCATCAGGGGTACATACCTCGTCCCCTGGCTTAATGCTGCCCATGGTCACCCAGCCAGAAGGCGTTTTTATCCTGGCATGCAAAGGCTGCGCTTTGCCCGTACCTGCGGGTCCTAGTCCGAACGTGACAATATTGTCCTCAATGGTGTCGAGGTATACCTCTTGGTTTTCAGTCCGAGGCGCAATCTCCTTCAAGGAGTTGTAGTTCTGCGCCTTCTTGCGAGGGGTAGGAGTCGATTTTTGTCGAGTCAATGGCTAGTTCCATATCCAGGGAGTTGGTATATCCCATATCGAACGCTTCGCGAGCTTGCTCAGGTGTCCAATTCAATAGCTCAACAGGTACTGCCGTGCGCGGGCGTATTAGGTTAACCTTGATCTTCTTGAACCCGGGTACGTGATTTCTAGCGGCGCATAGTTTCAAGTCCTTAATAGCAGAACTTGCCAAAGTTCCATCAGTCAATGAGTTAATGACATCGAACAGGTCATCCGGGTTGCACTTGTAGGTGGTCTTCTGCGACAGGAGTATCAAGGTGATCTCGTCGCAGCCTGCGGAGATGGCGGGTGCAAGCAGCGCGTTATCAATAGCGCCGCCGTCTACACAGACCAAATCGTCGTTGAACTTTACCGGGGGAAACAGCACAGGAATAGCGCCAGAAGCAACAACGTATCGGTAGATGTCAGGATCTTTTCGCGAGAGTTCAAATACCTTTCTCCTTTGTGTGAGGATGTTAGTAGCCACGGCATAAGACTTGAACGAAAAATCCAAGGTGTGCCGTGGAAACAGTTTTTGCAAGGTGGGGAGCATAGGAGTGTTGTCTACCAAGTTGCGCGCTTGGATGATGCGCTTCAACTTGGTGATCTTCTTCGGCTGCTTGAAGAAGTCATCTGGACCTATCTTGTCGGCCAGGTCCCAGGCTCGCTGAGGGTTGCCTTGCATCCATAGAAGGGTGGCTACAGCGCCTGTGGATGTTCCGTACACATAGTCAAACGCATGCCCTTCTTTCTTGAGGCCAGCCATAGCTCCTGCGCAGTACCACATTTTTGCACCCCCGCCAGACATTACCAAGGCTTTCATGAGGCAAACTCCTCAGCAGTCTTTGTGCAAACTCTCGTTTCCATAGTCTTCCCCTACCGAAGAGATAAGGTCACTCAGATTTTCTGGTTCGCCTTCCCCAAGTGAGTCTCTTAGTCTTCTTGGGGCGGAAGGCCGCGTTTTTGATGTCGAACCCCTGCTCAAGGTAGACAGCGTTTCTCTTGGTCATAGTGCCTATGATAGCACCACGAACCTCGTTCTCCACGTCGTCAACGAAGTCCTTGATGATTGGCTCAGGCTTGCCGTCGTAGTGAGTTCTGATTCGGGAAAACTCTTGATAAAAGTTGTAAGGGTTGGATGTAGGTAGGACATTGTAGAAGGTGTCCCACAAAGGAACGTCAATTCCGAGTCGGGTAATGCGGCGCATGGCTACCACGACACGAACCTCTCCCTTGCGAGCACGGTCCCATAGCTTGTCTCGTTCGGTAGTAGCACCGACTACGTGGATGGCGGTGATGCCACGAGCGTTGATGGCGTCGCTAAGTGCCTTAGCGTGCTTAACGCGCTCGGTCGTAATGAGAATGTAGCGCCCTGCTTCCGCATCTCGTACAGCCTCATCTACAATCAGTTCGTTACGCTCTTTGCTCTTTACCATGCCAGCTAGCATACTTGGCCATGCGGAAAATTTCTCGACTGTGTAGTCCGTGTGGACGTACTCAACCGAGCACTTCATCTGTTTGCTGTTCCCCTCCACCACCACAGGACCCAGGATGTTCTCAATGATTACGTGCAGCTCATTTAGCTTGTAGGGTGTAGCCGAGTTTCCACAGCGGTACTTTGCATTGAATGAGCCTACAACCTTTGCGTAACAGGCTGCCTGAGACAGGTGGCTCTCGTCAACGAACACTACGCCGAAGGAGTCCCGGTACTTTTTGAGGTAGTGTCGTTTCGACGGGTGCCACCACGACTGCCAGGACGACAGTACGACATCTAGACCCTCGATGTTGTCGAACCCAATCTTATCGAGGCGACCGACGAGTTTTCGCCCCGCCATCTTCTCCACGTCCTCTACGTCCGTGTGTTCGCGGATAGTTTTCTCGAACTGATCCAAAATATCCCAAATATGGGAGAGAATCAAAGTCTTTTTCCCAAGGGAACACATGATGTCGGAAACCGTGATGGTCTTTCCAAATCGAGCGGGTGCTTTGATTTGTCCGTAGCCATACTTCAGCCACGTAGCGGCAACCTCTTGCTGGTTGCGGCCTTGCTCGTCGGTCTCTGGCGTATAGAGCGCGGTCCTCATCGTCAGGGGGTGCTCCATAGGAGGAGCTACACGTCGGTCCTTGATCTTGAAGCCAGCCTTGCGGCCGAAAAACTTCTTGATCTTGCCTATGTCTCCACGGGCAAAAGAAACCACACGCCCACCGTTATGCTCACGCCAGAGCTGGATTTCAATTTTGTCTTCTGGATCTTCTGGGTCGGGATCGGGGACGAGATAAGTCCATGCTTGATACATCTCGTCAGTAACGAACTCGACAGGAACGTACACTCGTTCTCTAAGGACGGCCTTAGGCTTCTTGGTCGTCTCCTGTCTTGTCGTCATCTTTTCGTACCTCACCACTTACGACATCACCAGTGACTACCTGTCCGACTATCGGCTTAGCTCGGTGCGTCTCCGCAACATGCTCGCCCATCGTGACCTTCTCTTCGTTTTCGTTCTCATTCGAATTCGTCGTCATCGAAATCATCCCCATCGTCATCGAAATCGTCAGATTCCGAGAAGATGTCTTCGCTCGCGTCCTCCTCCGTGACTACGGGCTCTGTTGCTGCTACCGGCGTAGGCTCTACTGTGCCCTCTACGGTCACATCACCTTCCACTGTTAGTTCTTGCTTGGGCTTGGCCTCCTTGGCTTTCCTGGGCTTACGATCGGGCTTGATGTCCTCGTAGACGATTCCTTCAAGCTTCTCTCGGGGGATAAACTCCAGGCGTGTGCCCTTTCTGTATGTGTGCCGAACAGCGACTCCTTCGGGGGTCTCCGAGACGATCTCAACGTCTTCATCGAGGCAAACAACCTTCGTTTCTCGGTAGAACACCAGAATTTTACCAGTATCAGCCATTACACCTTCCTCACTTTTACGCTCCCGAGCTTGGACTCGTCACTCGGCCCATTCTTCAGTGTCTCTAGCATCTCCTTTAGGGTAGCGATACCAGATTCAACCTGCGTTACCCCACAATCGGGGCAAAAATTGTCTACTTTGGGGTGGGGGCTGTGTCTTACGTAGCTCGTCACCTTCAGCAGCACATCGGGCTTCCTGACCTTCTCCTTGCACTTTCGGCACGCATTTCCGCGAGGACCGGCAGTAATGATCTTGGCATTAATCACTGTCTGGCTCCTCTAGAGATAATACAGCGGGGTTACGATCCGGCCCCCCTTGGGGACGCAGCCCCTCTTCGGGGTCTTCGTGGCTGCGGGCCGGTTGTCCGCAAAACGGGCATTTCATTTAGTCTTCTTTCCAGCTCCCGGAGACGGAAGCTCCTCAATCTCGTGATCTAGGGTGAAGCCAGAGGCTTTAACGTGACCACCACCCCCGAAGCTCTTGGCGAGCTTGCTAACGTCAAAATCGCTATCGGCTGCGACCCGGCCGCTGTACTGGTACTTTCCGTCGTTACGCTTGAAGTAGGCCAACACGAATGGGTGACCCTCGGCAATGCCGTTCAGCAAAGAGGAGATTCCCCAGTGAGAGGTATTTACCACCGGAATGTCGAAATGAATCGACCCGTCAGGTGCCTGAAACGTGATCTGGCGCATCGAGGCCAGCACTGTCTCGCTGTTGTACTGCTCGATGTAGGCAGTGATAGCCTCACCCTTGTCCCGACACTCGCCGAAGGTAATGTCCCTATCGTAGAGTTTGTCGTAGGTCTCGAAGCTAATGGGTAGAGTATCAATGAACGCTAGAACATCTGTGGCGTTAGGCCACTTCCATGTCCAGATGTCTCGGGTCTCGATGTAATCGACATGCCAGGGGCGCTCGACCCCTGGGAAGAAATAGTCCCAGCTCATCCCAGCTCCGCTGCGATCCATGTCGAACTCGCAGAAGTCCAACCCGTGGCACTGGGCCTCGGCAGACTTGTGGTGATCGATCACCTTGAGATCAGTCATCCCCGCTATCTTGACGAGATCCTGACGAGGGAAGCAGAAGTCTAGGCTGAAGGTCTGGTCAGCCTTGGTGATTCGCTTGTACGGCGGCGGCTTGTTGTGTACAGCAGGGTAGTATTCTATCTCCACGTCCTCCATGCCCCGGAAGTACAAATCGGCGCACCACGCGGCACATACACCGTCCGCGCAACGCCCGTGGTAGATTACCAGAACTTTTTTAGTGCGGTGTGTCATCGATCCCTCCTTGAGATTGGCTGCTTCTTCAAGTTCAAAATTTGTCATAATTCTCGACCTATCTGTCATCACCATCACCCTTTAGCACATTCCTGGCTTGGCGGTCCATAAGCTGGTCGTAGTTATAGTTCAGAACATCCTCGATGCGAAGGTCAAACTCTTCAGCAGTCGCGTTCAGGTACCATGCTACCCCGCCCAGTTCACCAAGAACCTTCCGTCTAATCTCGTCGTCCACTATTCCCCCGTTATCTCGGAGAATTTTCTTGACCTTGTTGGCCACTTCTCCTGCCTCTCCGGCCAGTCCTGTAGCAGCATAGAAGATCTTGAGCATCTTCGCAATGTCTTCTCTAGAAGACGAATCCAAGAGAGCCTCTACACCATCTCTGTAGATTGCTGCCCCATGAACCATTTCTGCGTATTCTCGCAGCTTTACGTCTCCATTACGCATCAAACTTCTCTACTCTCATAATGTCAAGATCTTCTTCCAAGATCCACAAGCATTCCCATTCGGGGCGTGGTCGGTCCACCACTTCAAAGTAGGCGTCAATATCTTCGGGGTCAGCAGGCATCCATATTGGCATGCCTTTTGTCCACCCAATGTGACGCCACACGAACTCGTGACCTACCATCTGCTGGGTGCCTGCATTCAGCCCAGAGTGGTCTCTGGGCCGGAATATGGCGCGCACGTCCCTGTTCTCGTACAATGGGTGCGGCCTGCAACCCTCCTCAGTCGCCATCTTCGACCACTGGCTCAGAGGTGGTGCGGATCTGCATGGCCTGATTGAAGGCTCTCACTGTGTGAGTGTGGGTCTTCTGTTCTTCGACCGCAGCTTCCAGGGCTTCAACTCGTTCTTCTAGCGTAGGGGTTTCATTTTCCATGCCCCTTCTTTAGCCTAAGGACTATCTTCGTCCCTTACCAACTGGATGACGGGTGCGTCTGGATGGCTGCCCTTCCTCAGAGGGGTTTTCATGACCGTTACAATGTAACCCTCCTGTAGTCCTCGGAGCTTGTCCCACAGCCGTCCAAATACGCCGGACCGTGCCAGCACCACAACGTGAGAAGCACAGAAATCTTCGAACTCTTCCTGGGTAAGTTTGAGGTGTCCCTCGTCCCCCAGGAACGCGATTAGTGCCTCCTTGACCTGATTAGCCAGTCTGTCCAGGTCTTCGCCTGTGTAGGTGTAAACGTTCATACAGTCTCCTTGGGAAGGTCGTCTCGTAGCCGCATGAAGACCGGGTTCCGGGCAGCGTCACCGAGAGCGTGAGCATCCTTCTGTTGTGTCATTTCGATGATCATGCCGACAAGTTCATCTCGCCGAGTCCAGTGGTCCGCTCGGTTCGCGTCACCCCGGACGTTACAGCGGGTCTCGGCACCGTTCGCCAGCCGAACCCGGTACCGACCGGCCCAATGCTCGTTACGCTTGCCCGCAGTTCCGGGCATCACTTCTAGGAGGATGCCGTCAATGAACTCCTCTTCCTTACGCTTGAGCATGATGGGCGACCGGGACGGAAGATAAGGTGAGTTGAGATCCTTAATCATCGAGCCTTCGTGCTTCTCGCTCATGTACTGCTGGTGCGCGTCGGTAAGCTCCTCGTGGTTGTTGCAGATGACCTGGGGCATCAAGTTCGTAGAAGCGTCCTCCTCACCTAGCGAGGCCACCAGCTTAACGAGATTCGCCCGCCGCTCATGGTGCGGCGTCCTGTCCATAGCGATCGTCGGATCGTACACGTCGAGACTGATGCGGTCGAAAGCCCAAAACTTCAACTCACTCTGAAGCTCAAGCCACATGTCGGGAGTAACCCGCTCCGGGCGGAAAATACCCTGGTAGGTGCCCGTCTTCAGCATGGCTGAAGTCTTTCCCCACGGCGACCTGTACTTCTTGCCACCGTAGGTGGAAAGAGGACCATTGGGTTCCCAATCAGCGTAGATTTCTCCATCGACTGCGCCGTTGACGACTATCGGGGCCAACTCGTCAATGATGTGCTTGAGGACTTCGTTGTACTCCTTGCCGGAGCGGGTCTTCGCGACCCCTTTGCCGTCCGTGAAGACCATGGTAATGCGAAGCCCGTCATACTTGGGCTCGCAAGCTACCGGGAACTGAATCCCCATGTGGTGATCCTTGAACTTTTCTGCGAGGGAGACAGCGAAACTGGACGCTAGGTCAGGCCAGATCTCGCCGAAAGTGTTGACGTTCGCGCCAATCTGAAGGTTCCGGTTGAGGACGCGGCCGTACCACTGAGCCCGATTGGGGTCGATGGCTCGCATGAAGCGGGTAATGGTGTCAATCGCTTCCTGCCCGGTGATGTTCCGAGCGGCAAGCTCATCGAGTATGGCGAGGAAAACGTCCCATTCCTCTTCCATCGAATACGAGTCGCCGAAGATGGCTTTTGCCTTGGGAAGGTCGAGCTGCTTCCATGTGATCCCATAGGTGGTCTTCCAGTCATAAGCCCGCCGAAACAACTCCTTCAAGATGGGGTTATTTGCGGCAGACCGCAGAAGATCCTTCTTCTCAGTCCGCTTGGAGGTGGCTTCGACATTCTCCAGGCACTTGATAGCGCGCTCTAGGTTCTGCATTCATCTCTCTTCGGCGGTTAGCAGAGGAACTTTAGATAAAAACCAGTGCTTCGCTAACATCCGTAATTTCGTATCCCCAGCGTTCGTATTCGATTCCTGCGTTTGCTAGGTTAATAAGCGCCTGGGGATCGGTACCTGTGGCGTCGCCTTCCCATCGCTTGCCGGTCTCCGGGTCGCACTCAAACTTGTTCAGAGTGGGCCACACCACTCTGGTGATACCTGCTTGGATGATAGCCTGCGTGCAATTCGTACATGGAGGACCAGTAAGATACATCGTCGCGCCCTTGAGCGCAACACCCTGGAAAGCAGCCGCGAAAACGGCGTTCCGGTCGCAGTGGGCGATATTAGCGTACTTGTACTCGCGATCAGCGTACAGCGCTTCATCGTCCGGGGCTCCCATCGGAAACCCGTTGTAACCCGTCGTGAGGATTCTCTTGTCCCTCTGGACAACGCAGCCAGTCTTGGTGCTGGGGTCCTTGGACTTCCGAGCCACAAGAAAGGCGATAGCGAGGAAATACTCGTCCCAGTTATCAATGTAGTCCTGCCTGCTAACGTCGTGCAACAGGTCTTCCTTCGATACGGAACTGAATCTAAAGTCACTCATTGTCAAAATTTTCTCCCCAGTTAGGATTGCTGAAATCGTATTCTTCGCCCTCTTCTTCGGGCTGATAATTATCATCTTGCCACTGCGTGTCGAACTCATGCAGGTCGCTCTCGTCCAGGCTAGCCTTGGGCTTACGCCCTCTACGCTTAGGCTTCGCGCTGTTGTTCCTCTTCTTGCCTTCGTCGGACTCGGGGTCGAACTTATCAAAGACCTCCAGAAGGCAATCCAGGCCAACACTCCACGTATCAATGTCGTCATACACCTTTAGGGTTATGCCCCGAGTCTTCGTATCGTATGCTTCGCTGAAGTAACAAGAGATGTCTGAGCCTTTTTGCCCATATTCTTTGTTGGAATCTTCATTGTAGATGCGAATAGACTGGCCCCGCTTGATCTTACGGATCATCTTGCTGGAGAGCTTATCTAGAGCGACAATCACATCAGTGGCCACCATGTGCAGGTCTTCCAGCGTGGTCTCTTCAGTACGCACAAGTTCACGTACACCGCTTCGCAGTCTTTTAGAATGATTGGACATGTCACAACTCTTTAGAGTAGCAAGGAAGAAATTCTCAACTTTTTCTCAAGTTCCTCCCGAATCCTCCGAAGAGGAGATCAAAGGAGGCAGAGATGCCCGCATCGAAACGAATGGTCCGAGGGGGTGGAGACTTGCCCAGGAACCCTGCCCGTCTCAAGAAGAAGTCCGCAGACGCCGCAGGAGCGCCGCAGGAGTCCGCGCAGTTGGAACTAGTACCGGAGCCCCAGTCGGCTTCCGTTCCGGGTTCTGCGCCCGCTCAGACCATCTGTCGTGTCGTGGGCCTCGTCATTACGATCAAGTCCAGCACCTTGAGGGAGTCGGAGGGCAAGAGCCGTGATGGAAAGCCCCCGGTATATCGCTCGGTTATAGGTAAAGATGCCGGTGGGAAGTCCTACTGGATGGCCCTTGAAATGAAGGAGGCCAATCCCCAGAAGGGAGAGCAGTGGGTCGTCCAGGGACGTGAGCGGAAGGCTTTCGGCAAGGAAAAAGATCCGCTACATCCCATTGACGTTACGTCCTTTAAGCCATTCGAGGAAGATTCTTCAGAATGTGCTAAAGTCTCGTCCACGTCAGCCGATACTCTGGTGCAGACCATGGCAGGGTTGGTCCGAGAGCATGGCAACTACACCGTTCTCAAGGCGCTCGCCGAAGCTATCAAATAGGAGCGAACATGGCATCCAAGATCAAGAGCCTCAAAGTGATCGAAATCATCCGAGACGGTGATTATTTCTGGCAGACCGACGCCAAGATCCCCGCCACTATGCAGACCAAGCTCGGGTGGAAAGAGGTTGACGACGGCATTTTCGAGGTCCATCGTCCCCCGCGTTCTGGGCGGGCCGCTTACGGACGCGAGGTCGAGAGTTTCGGCTTCAAAATCAAGCGCACTGAGCAGCAGAAGGTAATTGCTCCTCCAGTCCTAGAGGACGAGGAGAAATCCGAGGGCGAGAATAGGCTCCAGCTTTACCTCGACGCCAAGGATGAGGCTGCGCAGGCGAAGGAAACGTCCGACGACATGCGGGACGAGTTGAAGGATTGGATGGTGGCGCACGCTGCTCCCAAGGACCCCGCTCACGCCGACGCACGTATCGCGCAGATCGGCAAGTACAAGGTTCACAATTCCTGGGTGAACGGACGCGAGACGAAGTGGGACGACCGAGACCACAAGCCGGTTGGCGATTGGGCCATAGGTGAGGGTTGCGCCGACGAGTTGGTTCAGGTGATAATCCACCGAACGGTCACGTTTTCGGACTACGAAGAGAACGGTATCCCGGACGGCTTCGAGGGCAATATCTCAATTGACCCGGATGTTTACGACTTCTACGTGCGCACGGGTGCGGTCCCGAAAGAGATCCACGACACATTCGAGGCCCGGGGTAAGGGTTACTACGGGGTCAAGGTATACGAGACAAAGGACACCTCTTGCACGAACTGCGGATCAAAGGTCGCGAAGACGGCGAAGTTCTGCGGTGAGTGTGGAACGAAGCAGGCATGAGCGACTATCCTGCTACTCCCGAGCTAGACAAGATACGGGCGCATCGAGACACGTCCCAGGCGATAGGGTCATTCATTGACTGGCTCGCCACCGAGGCCCGATTTGGACCGCAGAGCGGAGAAGGTCGTAAAGCGGCAATACGCGCGCAAAAGCTCAACAACTCGCCCGTAAAGCTGTGCTTGTTTGATGAGCACTGGAATGAGTGGAGGCCGGTTGCCCTCAGGATAGAGGAAATGCTGGCCCGGTACTTTGAGATTGACCTCAACAAGGTTGAAGAGGAGCGTAGAGCCCTCTTGGAGCACATACGAGAAGAAGGTTAGAATAAAGACAAAGGGCTAAAGATTCGGCCTGCCAGGCCGAAGAGTAGAATATGCCTCACAGATGGGTGAGGCAGACTGAAGCGTAAGAAAAGGAATCAATCAAATGGGAAAGTCCTATTTCGTAGAACTGGGTATCATTGGGTGGGAGCATATCGAACCTATCATTCTCGGTGCGATACTCTGTAACAAGTCGGTACTCCTCAACGGCATGCACGGTTCCAATAAGACGGAAGGCTGCGCGCTAATCAGCGAAGCGGTCTTCGGCGAGGGAACTAAGTTCGTACCCTACGATACGTCTCTCGTCAATGCTGACGATCTGCTCGGGTTCCTGAACCCGGCGTGTCTTCAGGCTGGAGAGATCGAGTACATTTCCACTCCTGACTCGATCTGGGATGCTACGTCCTGTCTTCTCGATGAAATCAACCGATGTAACCCCTACAATGCTGCGAAGTTCTTCGAAATCGTCCGTGCTCGCACGATCAACGGTCGCCCGACTGACCTTCAGTTCGTGTGGGCGGCTTGTAATCCCCCGGACAAGTACAACACTGCGCACATGGACCCTGCCCAGGTGTCCCGATTCGTGGTGCTGAACGTTCCGACCTACGGTGAACTCTCGAACTCTGACCAAAAGAGGATCATGAATCTTGGGGAGCATGGGGCGGCTGGTTCGCTCAAGCCTTTGCTCGATCAGGCTAGAGCAGCAAGCATCCCCGCTGGACAGGCCAAGGCGATCGAGGCGAAGGTCACCAAGCTCGCCGAGACCATGAACAAGTCTGGTATCCAGTTCTCCGGTCGTCAGGTTCGGGATCTGCACAACATATTCTCGAACATGGATCGCATTTCTCAGGTCTTCGATGGTCTGGAAATCAATGAACAGATTCTCTGTACTGCGGTCATGGGTCTGATTCCCGAGACTACAGGATTGATTCGAACTACGATCGACAGGATGAAGGTCGAGGCGGAAATCGCTACGGTCCTCCACGGGTTCAAGCTGAGCGATCCGGTTCTGACTGCCGCCAACGTGGCTGAACTCTGCAAGGCTAAGATCAGGGATGGTGCAGGACTCGCCGCTGCCATCGCAGACATGCTCCATACTGAGGACGACCCGAAGATGATCGAAAAGGCATGGCAGAACATCACGGCGCGACAGGATATTCAGCCTGACGTGTTCAAAACTCTGCGGCAGACGTTTGCAGCGCGGGTAGCTCTAATCAAGCTTCCCAAGGATGCCAAGATCGAAGACGCTGCGGCGGCGGTCAAGGTAGAACTCAACAACTACGGTCCCAAAGCTGCCCGCTCGGGACGAAAGAAGAAGGCATAGGAGAAAGAGATGACTACCGGAAAACGACTGAAGGAACAGTGGCACAAGGGTACTGATAAGTACGAGGAGGGAAAGACACTCACAGATATCTTCGCCCATGAGGTGGAGAACCCGAAGATGGCATGGTACGTCGATTACTACACCGAAGACCCGGGACGTTACCGGGTGCGCTATCTGGCAGTGTCGCCCCGGAACACGATTTTCATGACTAATGAAAACAAGGACGAGCGCGATCCGGCGGATCTTGAATCATCACAGTGGGGCGGCGCGGACGTTGCCGAGTGGTTCTCTCCCGATGGCTCGAATGTCGAGCATCGTTGGGTGTTCCTCTTCCAGCATGCCTCAGGTGAGGTGTACGGGATTCACTGCGAGGCGAACCGGGTGTTTGCCTTCGGCCCGGCGAGCCTGTCTCTCCCGATGGTGAACCTCTGGGAAGAGTATGTAGAGCATGGCATCCTCGGCCCGGTACAGGCTTGCTCCAAGATCTCTGAGTCGAAGCTCTTCGGCATCATTGAGGACCCGAACGTACAGGGTCAGTTGGTGAAGGCGGGGCTGCTACAGGAGTACCTGGGCGCTCTCGCGGCGCTTCTGGACGAGTAGGGCACGGGGGCAGGGTCCATCTCTCCCTGTCCCCGAGGGGCCTCCAGGTAGTTGTGATTCCTCTGCCGGGAGGCCCCACTTTTCACTAAAGTAATCCGACGGGAGACCGAAGAGTAAAGTATGGCTACAGACTACCTCACGGGGATCAAAACGAAGATCGAGCGGGGCGACCTCAAAGGTGCCGAGCGTGATCTTCATCTCCTCATCACCACTAAGGACTTCATGAGGGTCTGGGGTCGTAATGACCTTCCCGTCCTCTGGGGACATATTTCCCACATTACGCTGGACGAGTCAATTGGTACTGCAAGCGTGAACCTTTATACCGGCAGGCTCATGATCGCTCCCTCTCTTCTTCTGAAGACGGTCCACTCGATCCATGATCTCCTGTTCATCATTATGCACGAGCGCGACCATCGTCTGCTCCGGCGCATTTACCGGGTGGACTGGTTCCGCCTACGTAAGCTCCTCGACTACAATGAAGACTGGTTCGACAAGGTGTCGGGAGTGGTTGAGGATGCCTGGATCAATGCTAGCGTGCGGTCTTCGATGGGCATCAAGTCTGGCTTTCCCGAGCAGTTCTATTGCTGGACTCAGGCAGACATTGACAATCCAGGAAAACCCACTCCCGAGAACCCAAGAACTTCTGGCTTCGATCCAGCTAAGAGGCACAAGCTCGGCGACCCCCGGTCCCCGGAGTTCGCGCTTTTTACCTGCCTTTCTCCCTTCGTCCATGACGACATTCAGAAAGGGCACGAGGGTTTGTACTCGGACACTGACGAACTGCTGAAGGAGCACGGTCTTACTCCGGTCTCGCACCGAACCAGCAATCCTCGTCGCCGCCATCACCGATACGACTACGGGCGATACGGTACCATGCTCTCGTTCCCAGAGTGGTACACTGTATTCTGTGATTGGCTGGAGATACACAAGGACGACCTTGCTCGGCCTGCCCCCGGTACCGAGCACGAGGAAGATTGCCCACAGCACCCAGATAACAGCGAAGACGAAGGCGAGGGCGAAGGCGAGGGCGAAGGCGAGGGTGAAGGCGAGGGTGAAGGCGAGGGTGAAGGCGAGGGTGAAGGCGAGGGTGAAGGCGAAGGCGAGGGTGAAGGCGAGGGTGAAGGCGAGGGTGAAGGCGAGGGTGAAGGCGAGGGTGAAGGCGAGGGTGAAGGCTCTGGTTCGGGTGATGACGCCGATAAGAACGACCCCGCAAAAGGTCACGGACACGGCGGACGAAAGCCTTGCACCTGCAACGGTGGTAACGGCCTGCTCGACGAGCCGATGACTTTGAAGGAGCGCCTTGCCCGGATACCGGGTCTCATCAAGTCGATTGATGAAATCATGAACAAAGCTCTCGATAAGGACATTCGGCGGGATGCCGGGGACAAGGACCCAAACGGCAAGGATCAGCCCATCGAGGTTATGGAAATGTCTGGTCCCAAGGGTGTTAGTTGGGGCGGCAAGGTCCACGGTACAGAGATCGTTCCTAAAGAGATAGAGGATCTTGACGACTTCGATCGTGGGCTCCTCGAAATGGGTGGCTCGACACTGACCGATTCCCATAAGACTGATACGGTACAAATCAAGGGTGCGGTAAAGCGCTACGCTGACGATCTGGTACAAAACATCGCTACCATGCGAGTAACGGACCACAGGATTATTCGACCGGATTTCAACATCCCCGCGCGACCGTCGCGGCGGGATATAATGAGCCTCGGTATGGGTTACATGCCGCCGATGTGGGACCACAACCAGTACCTTGAGCAGAACGAATTGATCGTTTACACGGATGTATCGGGCTCGATGAGTAACTGGTACTCGGTTGCCCTGTACCTAACGAAGCAACTGCGAGAGTTCGGCTGCACTGCCTACCAGTTTTCGACGGTGATTTGCCAGCCTGTTCCGGGTCGCGACGACAACATTTTCTGGGGTACGGGCGGGACGCACTTCAATGCAGTCGCCGCCCACATTAAGGCAAAGGGCTTCAAGTCGGTTATCATCATTACCGACAACTGCGACAACCTGTCTCCTGACTGGCACGAGTTTCTGAGGGATGAGGTTCCCGAGCTATACCTTGTGTTCCTTGAGGATGGTAATCGACCCCCAAACCTCGATGAGCAGAAGTACGGTTGGGGTGGTGGAAGTCGCGCTCGCGGTTTCTTTGGCACCTCTGAGAACATCACGGGTATTTTCGACTCGGATGTGGGGAAGAAGTAATTGTGACGATCTCGGTGTACACGATAGGTTGGTGCGCGTTGGCGCTGTCGTTGGTTTACCTGTGGTACTGTAACTTCGGCGTCAATATTCGTAGCAGGGTTTCAAAACGGTTCACAAAAAGTGTGCCGTTACAGTTCGCCGTCGTGTACGACCAGTTCGGGGAGGTTGTTCCGGTTTGCGGGTATATTCGTCCCGGTGAGTGGCAATGCAACTGCAAGGCGAAGCCGTGTTGTAGCGTCCTTGTACGCATACGAGCAAAGGCGAAGGCGGATGCCCAGCAGCACGACAAGCCGGAGATCACCGACCGCCGTGGGTTGATTGCCGCCCAGAAAGCAAGGAAACGGAATGGAAGTTAAGGCAGGCTGCTATTACAGGCGAGAAGACGGACCGATCGTTAAAGTCCTTCACGGAAACGTGACCCCTTTCTGCGGGCACAAAAATCATCGGTCTGTAGTATACAGGTACCGGGAAGGCGAGTGGCCTACCCCGTCTGAATACATGTCTTACGACCTGTTCGTAGAGATGCACGAAGGCCCACTAGGTTGGGACGAAGCACTGAAGGAGTTTAAGTGATGGCTGAAGAATTGATCCATGGACTACAGCTTCTCGTGGAGGCTGGAGGCAAGAACTTCTTGTGCTGCGCTGAGCACGACGTTATCTATGCCGATGCGAGAATCACCCCGGATAGCATGGAACCCAGTGTAGTGTCCGCTCTGGAAAAGGCCGGGTGGGGCTACGGAGAACACGGGTGGTATCATTTTGTCTAAAGTGGAGAACACGAGAATGAGTGAATACACCCGATTCTCAAACTTGGCCGGGTCTGAGGCTTCAGATGAGGTTTGTACTCGTGAGCTAGAAAGGGCTGGTATCGAGGTGGTCAAACTGCCGGAGATCTGCCGATACGGCGAGCCTAAGACCGTCGTCATGGGGCAGCTTGGACCGTGGGGTTTCCGGCGAACATGGTACTACTGGGTAGCAGAGGGTCCGGGTATTCCGCCCGTAGAGGCTGAGGCTCTGCACGAGGAGCACGGCAAGGTCGTCCGTGTAGACGGGCACTGTGGTGCTCCGTCTCCTCTGGAGTGGTTCAAAGGATTCGCAGTCGGCCACTATCACGTCGATGCCCAAGAGGGTCTGACAGCACTGGCCGAAACCATTAACACATTGAGGAGAGACCGATGAACATCATTAGCCGCGTGAGAGACTTCTTTTCACCTGCAACCAAACAGGTCACTACTGACATTTCACCTGCAACCAAACAGGTCACTACTGACAAGTGGGGCGACCTCTGGCTTGACCCACGCATCACGTACTCAGGAAATCAGCCGGACTTGGCAGCCTGCCAGCGGCGGAATTCCTTTGCGCACAACAAATGTCCGCATTGCGGACAAGAAGAATTGCGGCTGGGGCCGCGTGGAGGCATGTCGCAGAACATTCTGTGCGCAGCTTGCGGGTCTAAGTTCAACGATACTGGTATCTTTGGTATCGATCTTCTGCGGGATTGTACCAATCCAATCCCGGAAATGGACAACACCCCTGCAACACACGACCATTTCGGCACCGTACAGCCATCTGCGCCTGTAGTTCGCCAAGTAAGTACAGGACATCATCACCGACCGCCGTGGAGAAAGAACCCGTATATGAAAGAATCCTAAAGTTTCGGTCAAATTGGCCGATTAGACTAAAGAATCCACAGAGAGTGTTATCTCTGTACTGTAGGGCCGAAAAATCGGTTCGAAAGAAGAAAAGAGGTGAAGCATGCACCACGATTATTCGTGTGCCGTCATTATCGGACGGTTCCAACCCTTCCATAGTACCCACCAAGCATTGGTCGAGCAGGCCCTCAGGATCGCCGACAAGGTTCTGATCCTCGTGGGCAGCTCCCACGCAGCTCGCACTCCCAAGAACCCGTTTACGTTCGAAGAACGGCGTCAGATGATCTTCGACTCGATGGGCGTCGATATCCCTGGCCTGCCCAGCGGACGCATCTTTGTCGAGCCCATCCGGGACTTCTTCTACAGCGACGAAGTGTGGTTGTCCCAGGTGCAGTCCGTCACATCGGAGTACATCGAGGACGGCGAGACCGTGGCACTTTTGGGAGGATACAGGGATTCGTCCTCGTATTACCTGAATCTATTCCCGCAGTGGGAGTATGTGGCTCCTACGACGCTATCAAAGATGGACGCGACACAGGTCAGGGAAGTGCTATTCGATGTGACCCTCGGGCGTACTTGGGGAGACCGGGCCTCTGAGGGGGTTCCTACCATCACGGAAGAGGACACCTTCTCGCACACGAAACATTTCAACGAAATGGTTCCCCATACTACGATGCTGTTTCTGGAGAGTTTCCGCACTACCCAGGCATACGGCAGGCTGGTGGAAGAGTTCCACGCTAACAGGGCCTACAGGGACGCCTGGGAGTCGGCCCCATTTCCTCCGGTCTTCGTTACTGCTGACGCCGTTGTTACTTGCTCCGGCCACGTTCTCGTGGTCAAGCGAGGAGGCAATCCGGGTAAGGGGCTACTGGCCCTCCCAGGCGGCTTTGTAAGATCGAACGAAAGGATCAAAGATGCTGCCCTTAGGGAACTGAAGGAAGAAACCCGCATCAAGGTGGATAAACTAATCTTGAAGTCCAACATTGTTACCAGTGCCGTGTTTGATTACCCTGGCCGTAGTTTGCGTGGTAGAACCGTTACACATGCGTTTCATGTAAGGCTACGAGATGGAAAATTGCCGGAAGTGAAAGGGTCGGACGATGCCGTAGGAGCTTTTTGGCTGCCCCTTGCCGAAGTATTCAAAAGAGAGGAAGAATTCTTTGAAGACCACTTGACAATTATCCAAAAAATGATCGGAGGGGGGCTTTATGGCTAGTGTTGTCAAAAAGAAACCATGGGTCAAAAGAATACCTGAAGACATGGTTGGCAGGCGTTTCAAAAATCTTACAGTAATGTGTTTTTCTCGTAGATTGAAAAACAGAAGGATGTGGAAATGTTCATGTGTATGCGGGGGAGAAAAAGAAGTAGCCACTAGCGATTTGAACAGCGGACATGTAAAATCTTGCGGGTGTCTTGGTAGAGTAAACGCCTTAGCTTATGGAGAATCCTCTTTCAACAAGCTATTCGGGGCGTACAGACACCAAGCAAAAACACGCGGTCTGGGATTTAGCCTTTCCAAGAAACATTTTAGAGAACTGGTAACTAATAGTTGCCACTACTGTGGCATACCACCAAGTAATAGCGTTAAAAAGAAAGGATCTAACGGAGAATTCGTCTATAGCGGTATTGACCGAGTAGCTACCAAGTACGGTTATTCCGTAAAAAATTGCGTCCCTTGTTGCAAAACTTGCAACTGGGCGAAGGGTACCATGAACCTAGAAGAGTTCAAATCATGGATAACACGGATCGCAGCACATAACTCGTAGGACCGCAGAAGCCGGTCTGAAAGGAAACACAATGATTACTGGAATGCTTGAAGACAATTTCATCCTGGCGGCTGACTCATACAAGGTCGGCCACATCAACCACCTCCCGATAGGGACTCGCAAGACCCACACCTCCATGGTGCCACGGAAGCCCTTCGTGGACGAGGAACACGGTATCTTGATTGACGAAATCGTCGTTCTCGGTCCCCAGGTCGTCGCTGCGGTCCTCCAGTCTGTAGTCATCACCGATGCGATGATTGACGAGGCCGAAATCGAAATCACGGAACAGGGTTACGACTTCCCCCGAGCACAATGGGAATACCTTCGTGACCTTGGGTACCTGCCTCTCGACGTGCGGGCGATGCCGGAAGGCACTATCGTACAGCCCGGTATCCCGATCATGACGATCGAGAACACGGACGACCGCTCCGCGTGGCTCCCCGCCTACGTCGAGACGTGGACCCAGGATATCGTGTGGTGTCTTTCGACTATTGCCTCCAAGGTTCGCTGGCTTCGTAATCAGGTGGATATCTTCAACGAGAACACCGGCTGCGACTACGAGAACGGCGAGTACATGATCCACAACTTTGGGGATCGTGGGGCTGGTGGACGAGACGGGGCCATCATGGCTGGCATCGCTCACGCCGTGTTCTTCAGTGGGTCCGACTGCCTTTCGGCTAACCGTTACATCAAGCGGATCTACAACATGGACGGCCCGGTGCTGTCCTCGGTGGATGCCAACGAACACTCGACGGTATGTGCCAACTCTGACTGCGATAACAAGGACGACTCGGCAGCGTTCGAGATGACCCTCGCGAATCTGGAGAAGGTGGTAGAGCGCGCCAACCGGGGCATCGGGGTTCCGGTCCAGTCATGCTTGATCGACACTTTCGATGACGAGCGGTACATCAAGGAGTTCGTGATTCCGAACATCAAGCGGATCAGAGAAAGCGGCGGCAAGTACGTATGCCGCCCGGACTCGGGAAACGCCATCACGAAGCCTATCGAGGTATGCCAGTGGCTTCTCGATGGATTCGGTCCCGGTCGGCTACTAAATTGCAGGGAGTTCGAGATGCTTCCCGAGTACCTTGGAGTCATCCAAGGTGACGGGCTGAAGCTGTGGGACTTCACTACCATCTTCCGGCTTGCCGAGAAGAACAAGCTGGCGGCTAGCAACTTCGTCTTCGGCTTCGGTGGTGGCCTGACCAATGGCTCCGGTCGGGACGACTTCAGCTTCTCGATGAAGGCCACAGCCCGCCAGAACGCTGCCGGTGTATGGGAAGCCATGCACAAGCAACCCAAGACGGACCCGGGCAAGAACTCGCTCCGGGGCCGGGTCGGGGTAATCTCCAAGGGTGGACAGTTCGTCGTATCAGAATACGAATACGGTGAGTATCATCAGGAAATGGTCTCCATCTATTTCGACGGCGGTCTGCTCTACACCCGGGCCTTCGATGAGGTCCGAGAAGCAGCGAGGATGTAGCGTGGGTCTACGTGCAAAACTTCTTTGGATGCTGCTCGGACAAGCTCTACTTCTGCTGTTTGTGTGGGCCAACCTTACACTTTGGGCTGGTGAACTCATCGACGCAACATGTACGGAAGGCAGACTCAGCAGTCACCAAGCAGAGTGCATCAACGTCCGAGAGTGGGACAAATGTCCTAAGTACCGACATGCTCAATCTGGCCTTGTCCGCAACGACGTTTGCGGTCACGGCCCGTCCGGGGCCTGTCAGGCAGAAGTGGGCTATAGAGTCATCGTTCGAGAATGCTCAGAATTCATGCGAAAGTGGTCTCTGAGAGACAATGAAACGTGGGAGCCTATTCGAAAGAGGCTACAGATCTTTTTCTTTGGAAAGAAGATTTAGAGAGGAAGACAGAAATGAAATTTGGATTCGACATTCACGGGGTACTAGACACCCACCCGGAAGTATACGCAGCAATGACCCAGGCTCTAGTAGCGGCAGGTCACGAAGTCCACGTCATCACCGGGGCCATCTGGACTCAAAAAGCAGACGACCAGCTCAAAGAATTCGGGATCGCGTGGACCCACTTCTTCTCCATCACCACCTACCACGAAGAAAAGGGTGAGATAGAGGTCAAGTGGGTCGATGGGAAGCCCTACATGGACGCTGACGCCTGGAACTGCACCAAGGCTGAATACTGCCGGGACAACGACATCGCTTGGCTCATTGACGACAGTCCTGTCTATGGGAAACATTTCGATGACGCCAACATCTATGTCCTACAGCGGGACCCCAGAGCGACCGAGCGCTGGAACATTCTGGGAGCTACGGGGCATCGCTAGAGCGGCGATTGGCGTGTCCTATTCTCGGGCAGCTCGCAATTTTGTGGGAACCTCGAAATCGAACTTGATGTCGGCCTCCGGCGGAACGAGCGTCACAATCTGCCTGAGATCCTCAAGATCCGCATCTGAGAACAGTGCGGCTTGTTTGCTTTCGGTGCCATACAGGGCCATGTCCATGAAGGCGTGGGTCAGATTAACACCAGCGTCTCCCTCTACGTATTGCTGGACCTTCAGCACTCGGGCCTGATCCTTACGCCCGGAACGCTTCAGGGCGGCAAAAGTGACGAGACCTAGAAGGTACTTCGTAGCAGTCTTCTGGAAGGGCACGGAAGCTCCAGCCAAGGTAGCCACGAGCACACCATCTCGATTTGCAATCTCTATCTTCTCGTCACCTGTGTAGTTCTTGCGGTAGTCTTCGAGAGCCGTCATGGCCATCTTCTGGAGAGCCGGGTTCAGAGACGTAGGCTTCAAGGGCAGCAGCTTCTTAATGTCTCCGTCAACCCCCATGTCGATTAGGGTGTCGGTCACAGTCTCCAGCCGGTCACAAACATCGAAGATGACTAGGCGAACCTTCTGTTCAGGGAACAGGGCAGCAACCTTGTGTAGAGTATCCACACCCTCAACAAGCAGCAGCTTCCGAGCGCCGCCTCGTGCCTTCTTCGAGAATAGAGTTTCCAGGGCTTCCTGGGTTCCCTCCTCAAATTCTGAGGGGACCACAACGGTAGCAAACCGCTCACGATCAATCATGAGACTCACTAGCGACGGGGGATGAAAGACTATTCCGAACATTCTGTTCCTCGATTATGATCACGCATCTGATTGATGGTGTACGTCCCAAAGGAGTAAAAGATTCCCTGGACGAACCCAAGCCAGCGATTGGCTTTGCCTAGCTTGTCTTCGGCAACGAATTCCTCGATCTTGTCGAGCATCCACTTGGCGTGAGCGTGAGCCTCAAGCGGCTCCGGCTCGGCGTCATCGGAAAATCTTGAGGCATTTACGTTCTCAAGCAATTCACGATATTGTTCTACTACGGCTAGATGGTGGTCCATGGTTTTCCTTTAGTCTATGCTGAAGGTACTGACGTTATCTTTTTTCGTCACCGTCCAATGGGTGTCGAACTGGGCAGCAGCGATGCCAGACCTGTGAGATGTACAAATAACTGTATCTTGGATCAGCTTCGGAAGGAGTTGCGAGGCAAACGCCTCCTCACCGATCGGATCGAGTCCGTCACCGACCTCATCGAGAATGACCAAGTTGCAACGCTTCCGGGGTGATACCAGCTCGGCTAGGGAGAAGATCATGGCAACCGCCAGCCGCTTCTTCTCGCCGCCGCTCAGCTTGCCGACCGGGTACTCTGATGTCCCCTCGGGGGTGAATCTCCGCACGAAAAACTCGATGTCTGTAGAGTCCGGGTCGTTGTCCACGAAGAACTCGACTCTGGGCTCCTGAAACATGATCGTGGTGTATTTGGGCAGGGTCCGACAGATCGCGTTACAGACCTTCTTCAGTTGGTGGATCTTCAGCCCCTTGGGACCGTAGGCAGCCTTCATGGCCTCGAAGAGCGACCTTCTGAGCTGCACGCTCTCCCAGACCGATAGCTGGGTATCAAGTTCACTGAGGCGATTCTGGAGCGTCTCAGCCGTCTTCTTGCTGGCTTCCGCCTGCTGCTTCTGGACTGCCAGCTCTGTCACGGCGTTCTGGTAAAATTCGGACATTTCCGAGATGTGGACGTACTCATCATCGGGGATAATGTCAATCTCCTCCATGCCAGAGAACTGCTCTTTCAGCACCTTGATGGTCTCCAGCTTCCCGAGGGACTTCTCCAGCTTGGATGACTTTTCGCGGTAATCCTCCAGCTTGGATACGTCAAGAGAGTCAGGGAACTCGACCAGAGACTCGACTATCTCAGCCAGTCGCTTGGAGATACGGACGTTCTCTCTAGCCTGCTCCAGAACTTCCTGCATCGGTGGGATGCTCTTCTCTGTCTCGTCAATGCTCTCCCTGTGCTCTGTAAGATCAATCGTCGGAAGCTCACCAATCTGAGCTGCCAGTTTGTTGTACTCGTCCAAAGTATCGCACAAGCCTCTGAGTGCCACGACCTCTGTTGTGGTGGTCTTCAGAGCTGACTTCATGGTCCTGGCCATTCCCTCGGCCTTGGTAAGCTGCTCGGCAATGGCTTCGGTATCGAGCGGCTGTCCACAAGTGGGGCACTCCGACTCTGTGAGTTTGGCTAGCTTGGTAATGTTTGTCTTGGACTCCTCAAGCTGGTGCTCGATGACGCTCAACGCGCCTTGTGCATCCTTCAAACGTTCGGGCACGTCGTCACCGATTTGTCTTACCTGGGGGAGCTTCTCCTCCAGAACAATACGCCGCCTAATGCCATCAAGCTCCGCTTGCAGCTTAGCCAGACGGGTCTGAGACCTGCCTAGAGACGCAGCCGCCTCTTGTTCCGTCATGCCTACGTCTGAATCGTAGGCTGCCTCCAACTCGGTCTTCTCAGAAACTAGAGCCTCAAGCTCTTCCAGTTTCGAGATGCGAGCGTTGAGCTTGCGCAACTTGGCTTGCCGTGTTTCGGACACGTCATTCACATCTAGTTCATCCCACTTGGGAAACATCAGGTCTAGCTTCTGCCGGACACCCTTACGGTCCGCATAGCGCGATAGAGTCGAATCGGCTTCCTTGATGCGAGCACCCCACACGGCGTTTTTGTCATGTACGAACTGGGACGTGTTCTCGATACTGTCGGACATGGCCGCGAAGTCGGCGGAAGACATGGGGAGGGCAGCAAGCTGGGATTCTACCTCGTCCCTTACAGCAGCCTTCTCTGATAGAGCTGCAATCTGTGCCTTAACTGCCTCCAGCTCGTCATCAACACCCTCCTTCACAAGGTCGTAGCGGTCGAGGCTGAACAGGTCAGACAGGTAATTCCGCTTCTCTGCTCCCTTGCCAGAGATTAGTACGTGACCCGCGCCCTCCTGGGCTAGATACACGTACCCTCGGAATTCCTCTTCGGTGATCCCGATGATTTCCTTGATGTAGGTGATGCAATCGGCCATGTGACGAGTACCCTTAGGGGTAACGTCTACCTTGTCCTTGTAGATCTTGTAGCCGTTGGTGCGCTCTTGCTTCTTGGCACCACGGAACTGAAGGATCTTGTACTCGTGGGAATCGACTTCTAGGATCAACTCTGCGAAGTAGCCGTCACCAGCGAACTGGTTCCGGGCGAAGCCTTTGGAGGTGGAAGAGAACAGGATGTGCTGTAGCACCTCGAAGATGGTACTCTTGCCAGCGCCGTTGCTGCCGCCGGTATCCTTGTTATCGCCCTTGAGAAACACCCGTCCCTGGTGCTCCAAAGGGATCAATACAGTTTCTTGGAATGTAACGGCGTTCTTATACCGCAGACTTTTGAATCGAATCATATCCGTATCTCATCATTGTCAACTGTGCAACTACTGGCAACATGGAAGTAGTGATTCTGGTGTTGGGCTCCCGGTGCCTGTTTGTAGTACAGGAAATGTCCCCGAGAACCGCTTTGATCTCTCCCTCACCTTTAGTGTGTTCGGGGTCGATCACCTTGCAAATATCCTGTAACAGAGTCCAGTTCTCTGTTGTAAGGTCTTCGAGGCGGTACCTAATATACTGGAGGTCCGCACGCCGCAGGACCGCAGACTCAATCCACAGGTTCCAGTTCATCCACCAGTGGATTAACCTCTGGATCTCCCCAGGCCCTTCATGTTCTTCTGCCGCACCCTCGGGCCATACCCAGTCCTGGGTGGTGTCCCAGATGAACCTCTTCCAGGGGATGCTCTTGTTGTACAGCGGGTCGGACTCCAGACCTGCATTCTCGTCCCAAGTCCTGAAGTAGCTATCACCATCCGGCGGGAGATTCGAGTTCAGCACGTTAATGGGATTCCGTAGCTGGTGGAACACAACGGTGCCGGGTGGCAGTCCTTTCAAGTAAGGCACAGACATCCAGCTCGCGTCGCCCCAGATTCCATCCTCTGTCCGTTCCACAGTAGCTTTCTCGTACCCAAAGTGGCGCTCGTGGCCACAATCGAGACTCATACTCGTGAGAACCTTGGCTATATATTTGGTGCCGGACCTAGGAAGCCCGGCAACTACGTACCGGATATTGCCCACTACTCCCCCTTCTTGTCCGGGATGTTGAGGATGGATCGAACGCCGAGCTTGCGACTGCTGGCACCCAGTATGTGGCGCAGGGCACCCGCCGTCTTTCCGCTTCGACCGATAAGCTTTCCAACGTCGTCCTTGTCCACATCCACCACGAACAGGAACGTAGGACCAATCCCCTTATCAGGATCTCCTGCCGCTTCTGTGTGAGCTATGTGAATCGCTTCTTCGTTGTCAACAAGAGCCATCACCATTGCAAGTAACAACTCTACTAGAATGTCCGCTGCGTGTCTTCCCATTTATACATTCCCTTTCATCTATTATTGATATCGAACTCGATTGGGCAACCACCGCTGTCGCATTCGAGTGCATCCCCTACGGCTTCATTCGTGTATCGGTCGATGTTGCCCGCGAGGCTCTCGTAATACTCTTTAGTGATTTTCTCCTCCGGCACATAGACATACGCGCTTTTGGAGATGCTGGGCATGACAGCGCATGCCTTCACAGTAGGTTGATTCTCCAGAAGCATGTCAGCAAACTCTACGAAACTAACTACTTCCGGGTCATACTTCAGCGTGTAGCTAACTTGGTTATGGCATCCACGCCCCCCAAGCCAGTGCTTCTCCAGCAAACGAATCCATTCGTATTGCTCCATAGGAGACGCCGCGCTAGCAATGGTAACGTCATCGCCCATCAGGTCTGAAATAGGCTGCCTCGTCGGAAACCCTATCGCGCAATGTCCAGAATATTGCTCGTCGATGTCCTTGACTGGGTAACCTCGCTTTTTGTGTGCCGCGACCTGCGAATCGCCCTTAGGGTACTGGACCCACCGGATGTACCAAAGCAGGGCAGCCAAGTGAGCACCCTCAGTGCAATTCATCACCTTACTGACTGTACCACTAGGCTTAATGGTAGTCATGGTATGGGGAATAGCCACACCAATCTCTTCGGCGTAGTCCACCGCAGAGATCTCTACAGCTCGCCGCATTTCGTCAATGAACGACCAGAACTCAAGGGACTTCTCTTCGTCAAGGATATCTAGGAACGTCAGGCCGAATTGCTTGTAGGCAAACTCGTGAATTCCTGTAAGCCCAACACCAATACGATTTGTTCGTGTCACCTCGCTAGCGTATAACGAAGGCATGAGGTTGACTCTCATCAGGAATCGTGCCATTAGGCGTGCAGCGTTCAAGCAGTCCTGTGTGTTTTCGGCATTGGCCAGACACAGGTCACCAATAACGCAATAGCCTCCCATAAGAGATATACAGATCTCTGCACAAGGGTTCACGATGAACTTGTATCTCTTCTTCTTGGCCCACCGTAGGGTGTGCTCAATCAACTCCATCGTCTTGGGGTGCAAATCGAGCATCTTCTGCATCTTGGCACTGATGTAGGTGTCAGGTGTGATGTTATCTAGACCTGTCTCATTATTCGTGAGTAGATCCACATTGAGGAAGCCGGGCTCTCCTGTCTTGTCGAAGTACGCCGCTCCAACAGCAGCCTCATATACACGACGGGCATGAGAAGGCTCAGGACGCAGAGCACCAGCCCAAAACTCAGCATCCACAGCAATAGAGTTATTCGCACTATAGAGCTTGGCTCTAGGCGATGCGACACGCTTAATGTCGATGAACTCGATGACATCCTTGTCTCTCCAGCTCTTCACTGCGATACGAGCAGACCTGCGAATACCACCGACAGCTACACAAGATGATAGGTAGTGGTCAATGAACATCGCCTGCTTCCAGGGCTTCATGCCAGCACCTTTGATGGTGGACACCTTGCCTAGAGAGTGCATGAAGGGAACAGGACCAGAAGCCGGTCGTCCCTGCTGTCCCTTAATAGGCTCACCCGCCCCGCGCACCTTAGAGAAGTCGAAGATATACAACTTGTCTTGATGCTTGGCCTGAGAAGAGGCAGTCTCAAGAATCTCTACGACCTTGACCCACCCCTCCCCAGAATCCGCAACCTCGAACCAACGAACATCCTCAGACTCGCTATCGTACTTATGAACAGCCTCTTCTAGAGACTCAATTCCCTCTTGGTAGTCCGGGTGCTTCTCGGAAAGCACAAACCGGCAGTTCGGCATGAAGTCCCAGTTAACTCGACACAGATCCGAGTCGTAACAACGGCCTACACCAGAGCCCTTCAGCAAAAGCCAGAATTCAATAAAGCTGAACATAGCTGTAGAGCAATTGACGAATACCTCGCCAATCTTGTCCGGCTGCCGCAGATCTCCGTGCTGTAGATGACGACCCGAGAAGGGCATAATACCTGCTCTCGCAAGTTCCATGGTCTCCCGCATCTCTTCTTCGTAGTCGTCCCGTGTACGGGGGTCTAATAGAAAGTTGCCCTCTACAACCTCAGTGACCCGCTCGCTCCACGTCTGGAAACCCGTATCGGTTTTCCGAGCGTATTTGTTCTCCCAAACCGATCGGGGCATTCCCTCCGGCACCTCAAATACTTGCATTTATTTACTCCTCTGGCTGTGCATTTCTTTTGATGATGGTTACAAGTCGCGCAGTCAGAGCCACAAGTACATGGTTAGCGTCTACGGTTCGTTCCTTTGCAAGGACCAAACTCTTGAGCATCTCGTCAAGAACTTCAGACATCACCTCTACAGAGATCGAGTCCCGAGTGATGCCCTTAGAGGTAAGCAAAGCAATCCAGCGATCAGAATATGATGTCAACAATTTCGAGCTAATGAAAGAGAACATGGCTTCCTTGTGCGTATCCATCGCACAAGACAGGAAGTAATCTACGTTCTCTACAAGACCGGCTATACCCAGGGCAGTAGTGTACTTACCTCGGTAAATAGAGAGCATGTAACGGCGCAGGTAATCGCTAGGTGGTACTTGAACAACCTGCTCCACTGCGGAGACTACGTTTTCAGCATTAGTAACGTCTCCCCCGCCAGCAATATAGTTGACGACCGCTTCAAGCGCTTGCAGTGCATCTCTTGGGTGTCCTTTGGTTAGACGTGCAATTTGCTTGAACACGTCCACGGGTAGATCTTGTCCCTCTTTCTCAGCAGTTCGCTTCAATAGGGCGAAGCAATCCTTGAGAGAAACCTTGCTGAGCCTGATCGGGTGGCACCTATTAATAATGGTATTCGGCAGCTTCTCGGGCTCGTTGGTGCAAAGGATGAAGATGGTCTTCGACGGCGGCTCCTCAAGCATTTTGAGGAACGCCTGCTTGGCCTGGGGGGTCCATTGGTGGATCTCATCGAGAATGAAGACGCGGTAATTCCTCTTCGGAGCGTACTTCGCAGCCTTGATGAGCTGACGAACGTCGTCAATTCCCCGGGCCTCCGCTCCGTTCAGCTCTACTACGTCAACGAGCTTGGTAGCGTCGGCGGGGAGATCATTTGCCATTCTGGCGATGATTCTGGCGATAGTGGTCTTGCCGCTTCCCGTGGGGCCGGACAGGAGAATCGAGTTCGCAATATTCCCTGTGGAGAACATTCCCTTGATTTGGAGGACGGCAGCTTCTTGGCCAACCAAATCTTCGAGCACGAGGGGGCGATATTTCAAGGCATATGACATTACAGCTCCTTATCAACTATCAGCTTAGGGTTTACATAACCCCTTGCACAACGTCTTTAGTCTCACCGCTCTCGGTTAGATCAGGGTGCTTAGCTTCGAGTGCAAATTCTCGTAACTTGACCCCAAAATTAGGGCAAAAAGACGCTCGATTTTTTCGATCAGCTCCTCTTCCGTACCATTGTTGTCGATGATAATATCGCAATCGGTAGCCAGGATTTTGCATGTCGGGTCCACTTGGGGTACTCTTTTCCCCGCCTCGACCCAGATCGCCATATCTGACAGATGCCTAGAGGCGATAAACTCAACCCTGCTCCGAATTCCTACGTACATGTCGTAGCTTGCGAAAATCGCCGCAGACAGCTTAGACTCATCGTTCTCGTTGAAGGCCCGGATCGCATTGTACCACTCGACCCGGTGATTCACCCGGTCCTCGTAACACTCATCGAGAGAGTCGTAAGTGATTCCCAGCTTCTCCAACCAAGGGGTGACTACGTGCTCAGCACAGAACATCGAGGAGGACTCGAACGTCAGCCCCGTCATGTCCCTAATGACCTCCCCCACTGTGTCCTTCCCGTGCCGCCCGTGACCTATGACAAAGATTTTCATTACTCGAAGTCCTTCATGCGGGAATCAATTGCGCCCCATACGCTGATGAGCATTTCGTCCCGGTTAGGCCAATCTTGTGGGAGAGCAATCTCGAAGAGGAACTGATTAGCACCGTTGAATGTGATGGACACTGGAACGGTTAAGCTAGACATTACCTTTTGCCGCAGGTTCTCCAGTGTACGTAGATCCTTTACTGTAAACAAGATGAAAGGGTGTTCCGGCAAGTTATGGTGACCTTCGTAGTCGTAGCCAGAACATGCCGACAGCACCGAGACAGACTTCAGCCCGTCCAATCTACCAAGTAAATTAGTGATGGGAGATCCCGGCTGCCTGCACTGCTTACATTTCATCCTTCCCGTACTCCGTTCTCTAGATTGGCTCCTGCGGACACGCTCCAAAAGTTGCCACGGCACTTTCTCTGAAGCTCGTACACGTCTCTGGCCCCACCGTAGGTCAGGGCGCTTCTGAGAGAGCCTGATAGATAATCGAGGTAGTCCTCGGCGGAGCCCCAAACCTCGGCGTACATGGACTCCCCTTCCGGGACAGTACCGGGACGCAGCCCTCCGTAGTATTCCAACTGGAACTCGGCGCTTGCTTGCCCGCGATACTTGGCAACGTAAGGGCCTGTTCGGTTTAGCTCTCCATCAAGGTGCCCCTTCCAGGCAGCACTCTCGTCGCAAACAGCGAACTGCTTGCCCATCATAACGGTACTAGCACCCGCAGCCAGAGCCTTAGCGATATCATCAGGACCGCTGATACCTCCGTCTGCGATGAAGGGGACGTGTAGCTTCATAGCCTCTTTCCCGATCTCGTAGACGGCTGTGAATTGGGGTACCCCGAACCCGGTGATTTTGCGGGTGGTGCAGGCAGCACCCGGGCCGATTCCCACCTTAACGGCGTCGGCTCCCCATTCTACCAAGTCCTTGTATCCATCAACCGAGCATACGTTGCCAGCGATTACCTTGGTTCCGGCTTGCTTCAGCGTCGCGATGGCGGGCTTCATGCGAGAATCGTGACCATGGGCGATATCAATACAGACACCTGTCAAACCCATATCTACCAGACGAAGGGCTTCCTTGATCTCAGAATCTTTGATGCCTGACGAAATGAAGCAACCCTCGAAGTCGTTGATCCACCCTACCTTCGTATCGAAGTCGGTGAACCTGTGAAAGATCGGTACGCCGCCACGCTCGAAGATGATCTTAGCTAGCGCCGGTCCGATCACTGTGTCCATGTTGGCCGGGATGAACGGAAGCTCTGTTTCCACACCCACGGCTAATTTGGTAGTCAGGGTCGGCTCTCCGCGAGAAGCTACGTTGTTGTACACCGGCTCGATGCAAACGTCACTATAGGTATATGCCCGCCTCACGTCTTCACCCCTACAATCAGACCAGCCTTCTCGCCCTCAGTCTGAATAGCTTCACACTTCACTCGGACTTTGGCTCCGGGTAGTGCCGCCATGCCCTTCAGGGATGTCAGGGGAGCCTCCATTGCAGATGCCGTGTCTTCTGCGGCCATCTTGATAGGGTCCGGGTCTGTGTAAGTCTCAGGGTCCACTTCGTATTCGACCTGAAAGGACAGAATGAATCTCATCTTCTGCCTCTTGGGTCCACTAATGATCTTCGTCATCTTAGATCTCAAATCCTCTATTGATTTTCTCACACCAATCCACCTTTATCCCTATTGGGACTGCCCATTGCATGAATCTCATTCTCGTGCCCATCCCATCACTTTGTATTTTAGGAATTCCCCAGCTCTACGAGCTATGTCGCAGTGACTCTTGTTAACCCCGTATGTCGTACAATGTTCACGACCACTGTCACCAACTTTTCGAGCGATTATGATTACCTGATCGTAATCATACTTTTCCGCTATTTCCTTTGCAGCAGCTATCGGTATATCTTGAGTCATTTTACGTATTTCTCCTGCACCCAGCGAACACCCTCTTCTTGAAGCTCCGCTGATACTCCTTTAGTGTGGAGGAAGTCTGTGAGGCCCTCTGTCAGAGAGTCCGTGAACTCCATCTGGACAGGTCCGTCTTCTGAATCCTCGCCTTCTGCCTCAGGAGCGACTCCTTCAGTCTTTATGACGTTTTCGGGCAGCTCCATCAGGCTCTCTAGGGGACCCAAATACCTGATGTAACAGTCCGTGGGCCACTCCTCAGGCAGCTCTGTAATCGTAACTAGGGACTTGATGCCATCCAGCTCGACCAGCTCCGTGGTGGGGTTTCCGTCTTTTTCGGCCCCTACGACCAGAACGCCCTTTGGCTGGTGATCGCCGAAATCGTGCTGGATCGGGCTACCGCTGTACCAAGCATTGTGCCCAATCTCCTGGGATCGGTGAATGTCCCCAACAGCCCAATAATCCACAAATGCCAGGTCAGGAATACGGGGTCCTCCGCTGATATTGTAGCCGATATCTGTGTTCGCGCCACTGATGGTGGCATGTAGCATCACCACGAAAGGTCGTTCGTCTTCGATGGTGCCGTGCCACATTCTTGTTACTTCAGCCGCCAACTCCTTGGTCGTCATGTTGTTGTTCACAACGGGGATGACGGCAATGTCGAAATCTGGCAGGTTGATTACACGGGGATCTCCGTCAATAATGTAGGTTCGCTTCAGACCACCAGCCTTCTCCACCATGGCAGGGAGCCAAAGATGCGACACACCTGTAGCCAATTCGTCATGGTTGCCGTTGCAAATGACCGTGGTGAAGCCATTGGCGTCGGCCTCGAACATCTTCTCCATGAAGAGTTGCTGCTCTTCCCACTTGATGTTCTTCGACTCGAAGATGTCACCGGCCATAAGGACGGTCTTGATGCCTCTGGCTTTGGCTACCTTGTAGATTCCATCCAGCATTAGCTCCTGCCGCTCCAGATAATCCGGTAGCGTCCGGCTCTTGCCGATGTGCAGGTCCGCTGTGTGGATGAATTTGGTCATTACTTACACTCGTCGCATATCAATCTGGGCTTGCCGAAGCTATACATGTACGAGAAGTTCTTCTTACACTTCTTGCACGTAACTTCCTTTAGAGAATGGGGCTTGTATGTGAGCTTCCTCTTCGGCTTCTCAGTAGGTTCATCGAGATCTATTGTCTCTGATGACGCCACGTCGATTTTTACGGCCTTTGCGGGCTCTTTCTTGGGCTTGGATGCCTTACGCCTATTCTTAGGTTCCTTCTCTTCCGTGCTCCATGTGCTCAGCCAAGCGCCAGCAAAGTAAACCCCTACAGCTTCGATATCGCCGTCATAGTGACCGGCTACTCGCATGGATCTTGTGTCCAGCGGTGTGATGCCACGCTGCTCTAGATTTGATAGTCTGTCAAATATGACAATGGCTTTGGCGTGGTGTTTAAGGCCATCCACGTAATTCCAGTATGCTCCGTAGCTGAAGTTAGATACGTTATATGCGGCTTGAGATCCGTCATAAGGCGGATCAAGAATAGCTACCCTACCGTGCGCGAGACCGTAGGGCAGCTCAGAATAGTGCATGTCCGTAACAATAGGCTTCAGCTCTTCCCATCTGGCTAGAGCCTCAGCGTACTCCTCTACAACACTTACAGGACCGATAGGTTCTCCATCTTTGGATTTCTTTATGGGTACGTTGTATCCGTTCTTGCTGTACCTAAACACGCCGGAGAAGCTCATTCTTTGCAAGCAGTACGCATGCCTCCACCAGTCCGGCTCACTGCGTACCCTGTAGTAATCGTGAGACGAAAACGTCTCTGGAACCTCCTGCCTGTTGAAGTATTTCAGAATTTTATAGATTTCGGGATCTATGTCATTCAAAATAGCTTTGCTGGCCAAATTGGCCGATAGGACTGCGCTCCCGCAGAAATACTCAATGAACTCGTCGCCCTTGAATAAAGGTGCAAGACGATCAACCCACTGCTTCTTGCTTCCCACGTATGAGGGGAGAAACTTTATCATTTAGGCTTTCCTAGTGGCGTGCCAATAGCAGACAATGGATGCTGCCTGAAGCCCTCGCATTCTTTTATATCGTCGATAGGGATTGGACGAAATAGAGTGTTATTGGGTTGTGTGTCATTAACGTGGGGGCCTAGTAGCGAATACTGTTGTTCTGCGTTTGCTTCACGATACCAGTCCCTTAAAGGTCCCATTGTCATAGAGAACATCTTGGGGATCTTTATGTCGTACTTTGATTGGCTGTTGGGCTCCAACCCCACAGCATACAGCAGAAGGGTGTCATCATTTAGGGTTTCGAACCACCCTGGAGAGTTGAGATCGTGCCCCTCTTCAATGAAGTTCGACCAAATCTCTATAGCAAGGTTTCCATGATAGTTCTTCTCCGCCTTGACCTCCAGATTCCAGATCTTACCGTCTTTGCTTACTAGGAAATCTCCTCTTGGATCCTTTTTAGGGTGTTTTTCGACGGTGTAGCCCTTCCGTGCAAGCCACGGCAAAAAGTGATCTCTGTTCATGCGCGCTTCAAAAGCTAAGTCCGCGTCAAACTGGCTCATTTCAAATCCTCCTCAATCTTGCGCAGAAACTCTCGCCAGTCTTTTGGAGAGGAGTTCATGTCTGCTTCGTTCTCTACAGGATTGGAAATAGTTGGACCCAGATATTCGAAGTCATCGCCCTCTGGAAACCCAAATTGGCTATACCCAGGAATGCGGGCAGCGTACATGGCATCCCACTGCTCTAGTTCTTCTTCGATCTGGGCTTCCGTGTCTGCCTGGGCCTCTGCCTGGGCCTCTGCCTGGGCCTCTGCCTGGGCCTCTGCATCGTCTTGTATAGCCTTCGGGTGTCTAGACATCATCTAGCCTTGAACACATAATCTCCGTGGCCTACACCGTTACCTACGGACTCGTAGATAAGCTGTAGACCCGCTAACTCACACATCATCTTTAGTGCTTTTTGCGAAAAGATTATTGGGTGAACCTGAAAGTGATACTCGGTAAGATGCCAGCGTGTCAGACCATCCGTGTCGTTGAGTGGAGTCCTTAGGAAAATCACGCCGTTATGATTCAACAAGCTCTTCATCTTCAGTAATGCGACCACCGGCTCGTGGAAATGCTCGATGACATGCACCATCGAGATAAGGTCAAACCGCTTAGGTCCGAAGTCGTGCTCCATGAAGTCTGCTTGGATCATTGGCACACCCAGCTCGTTGCCATAGGTCTCAGCATAGGGGCTACCATCCACCCCTAGGGTGGTCAAAACGCCCTTGTCCTGCATGTACTTCAGCAGTAGTGGATAACTAGGTCCAATGTCCAGAACGGAGTCTGGATCGTATTCCTTCACTAGGAAGTCAGCAAGCCACTGGAAGTGGCCTGCCTCTGACAGTATGCCAGCTTTCATACCTGCTTCGCTTTTGTCGTCCGCTTCGTACTGGAATGGCGGCGGAGGGAACTGAAGCCAGAGCCCGCACCGAGAACAAGCCTCGTAGGGCAGAACGTCCGGTACGTTCTGTCGAACGGCCTCTTGGGCTTCAGTCAGTTGGACAGGATTCAACTTAGTGGTACCACAAATGGTACACCGGATCACTTTTATTTCAACAGCAACGTCCATTATGCGTTTCCATCCTGGGGGGTATTGAAGTATCGCTGGAATCCATCGCCTTCGCGCATTTGGGTCCAGCACGCCTGTCGAAGCGCGTCCTTGTTGGCGGGATCGAGCACCAGAGCCTTGAAGCCAGCACTGTCTACCTGGGTCTCGTGCCCAGGAAGCTCGATACCGAACTTGGTTCCGCTCTTAGAGAGCTGCCCCGTCATCTTGAGGTACTGGAACGTGTCGAACACGGGATCAATACCGGGTCCCGGAGCGCCATTGGCTTCGAACCACCAACGTACCCATGCGACCTTGTGCGGCATGAAGTCCTTCGACTTCTCGCTCTTCAGGATCGAGAACGTGTAGCGGTCCTTGCCTTTGCCGTCCCAGCAGGTCTCCTCTTGGATACCGCTAGTGCCAGACCAGCCTGCGGGCGGAGCCCGCTTGGTCATCTTCACACGGTTATCGTGGGAGTGTGCCAGCATGTGACCACCCGGTGCGTAACCCGGGTCACCATAGGTGACGCCCGGCTTCTCACGGAACTGGTTGGTAACCACGAGGGTGAACCGCTTCTCCACCATGGCTGACGTGATACCTGCAAGGTGGTTCGATAGAGTTCTGGCCAGAAGTGCTTGAGCACCCGTGCCGTCCTTCCATTCATCCTTTTTCTTCTTACCAATCATCGCTTCCGGCTTCATAGCCGCAATCGAATCGATGTAAATGACAGCCTGGGCTCGTCCATCCTCAGCGGGTACCCAGACACCGGCACCGCATTCGCGGGTGACCTTCGGGTCGAAAGGAATGTTCTGGGCCTTCGCTTCCTTTTGGGTCATCCCCAACATGACGTAGTACCACTGATCGTTGTACTGCCTCTTGTCCGGGTAGCTGTGCATGAGTCTGCTGATGAACTTCAGGGACTTCTCCGCAGAATCAGGAGCGTAGTACCGGAGGTTCGGACCAGCCGAGAACCCCTGTGCGGTCTTGGCCTCTTGCTGCGCTTCATCGTCCTTGAAGTTACCGTAAAGCTCTATGCCAATGCGTCCCCAGTACCCCGGATCAGCAGAACCCTCGTGATCGAAAAAGATCGACCGGATTCCACGCTTCTGGGATTGAGCGATGCTACTGGCACAGGCGGTGGACTTTCCACCAGCCTCAGGACCGTACTGGCCGCAGAAGCGACCGGGCCCAAAGCCACCACCCACAGCAAGGTCATAGGCAAGAAGCCCTGTGGACACGCAATTTTTTACGTGGTCCGACCTGTCTAGGGAGATGGGGACAAGACCGACGCTCTGGCTGATAGCCTCGTCAATCGTGTCATAATCAGGAGTCCAGGCGGCGGGAGCCTCCTCGACTGCCTCAGTCTTCTTTTTCTTGCGTGCTGCCATGACAATTCCTCCTTCGATGGGTTATACGGGCAGGGAAGAAGGCGGGGCCGAAGCCCCGCCAACTCTAGTTCCTACTCGAAATCGTCATCATCGAAATCGAACTCGTCATCGTCGTCTTCGACGACTTCGGCCTTAGCCTTGGACTTCTTGGTCTTTGCCTTGGACTTTGCCTTGACGGGCTCCTCATCGAACTCGTCGTCGTCATCGTCGTCGGCAACTTCGGAATCATCGTCCAGTCCGAGATCATCGTCCTCGTCCTCAAACGAATCATCCTCTTCGACAACAGGCTTGGAAGCCTTGGCGGGGGTCTCCTCCGCACCCTCGTCGTCGTCGTCGAGAAGCTCAGCGCCCCCCTTCATGGTGGACTTGCTTACCTTCGTAGACGAACCAGCCGCCGCAACCTCTGCGGGGTCCTCATCCGGCTCCACGATAATGTAACCGTGTCGCTTGAGGGAAGCCGCGATCTTCTCGGGGCTGTCCTTCGGGTAGATGCTGACCGACTCAGGGATCAATTCGCACTGCTTCATCTCAGCCTTGGTAAGCTCCACAGCATCGCCAAGCATGATGTTGTACTTAGCTTCTGCCGCTGCCGAGGAGTCGAACTTGAAGAAGAGATCGAAACCGTCCTTAGGATCGGTCGGATCTGCCGTGCTCTTGGTCTTCTTCTCGAACATCTCGATGGCGTTCTGGACCTCGCGTGCGAATGCCGTCGGAACAGTTGCGCACTTGATGTCACTGAACTTGACCGGCTGCTGGAACTTCTTCTTGAGGGGGATGCCCTCAGTCTCTTCCTGACGCTCGCGGTCGATGAAGAAGATGAGGTAGTTCTTCGTGGGCTTCAAGCGCCCCCACGATGTAGAACCGTCATCCTCTATCTTCGGGTAGTGAGCCTTGCGGTAGAGACAATCGTTCGCATTGAACTCTTCCGTTTCGGCATCGAAGTCCATGCAGATCGACGGGTACATCTTGCACTTCGTCTTGTACGGATCGTAAGCCTTCTTGGCTTCGGTAGGAACCCAGAACCGCATGAACGGCTCGATGTGTCCGACAAGTCGGATACCGTGGTACTCACCCTTGGCAATCTGGCGGATATCCACCAGTTCGAAGGGAAGTTCGTCTTCCCACTTGTCGCCGTCGTCTACCTTGGTTTTTGCTGTCTTGAATGTCTTACCCATTGTCTCTTTCCTTTTCTCGTGTTTATGCCCAGTTGGCGTTTTGATGAGATCGGCATGGGTGCCGATGTCAAAGAGATCTTTATTCTACTGTATGGAAGCGCATGAGCGCGAGCGTTTGTCTGAGTTGCTCCTTTAGAATGTCCGGTTCAGTAAGGGCCTCATCGGCCTCTATATGAGAGATAACACCGAATTTCAGGCAGATGAACTTCTGGGACGTAGAATCAAGCGAGGTAAGCATTTTTCCGATCGCCATCCCCAACTCCCTCTCCGCAACGTCTTCCTCGTAGTCGGCATCAATCAAGGTATCTAGCAATTTGGCTATTTCTTCACCCTGTTGGACAGGCTGCTCAAGCGGAACCAACTTAATGACACTCACGTACTGACGAATCTTCTCGCTATTTTCGTCAACCTTTTCGCCTCTTTCTATCTTGTTGTACACATGCCACACGGCACCGGGGATGCGAAAGAAGCTGACCTCTTCCTTCAGAGAGAGGAGAATTGCCTGCCGGACCCACCACCGGGCGTAGGAAGAAAAGTACGTCTGGCGGCTCAGGAAAAAGGTCGAGATGGACCTGATAAGGCCAAATACCCCAGACTGGAACACGTCCTCGAAAATAGACCTCTGGTCCCCGGAAAGTTTTCCTGCCTCAGCGAAAACAAGTCTCAGGTAAGGCTGGATGATAATGTTCCTCAGTTCCAGATAGCGATCGTAATGATACTGTACTCCGCTGATGGTTCCGTAGAGTCGCTCTTGAGAGAGCCCTGTGGCTCTCTCAATGGCGTCCTTGCCCAATCGGATGCTGCCTAGCTTGGCCCCCAGAGCGGGCCGCAGAGAGGCACACAGGATGGCCTCGTCGGCGCACATTTCCTTATAGCCCTCTGTGATCCGCAGAAAGTCATCAGCTAGTTCCTCGAACAGTAGGCGTACCCAACACATCTTCCGAAGAAGCTTCTTCGTTTCACGTATGTTAGAATACGTCTTTCGGCTAGCCGTGAGGTGTAGAAGTTCCCCGCCCAGAGCGTGCCACTGATCTTGGCTAGCTTCGGTTTTGTTAAATAGAACCCTATTGTAGGTCATATTGCCCATCGAGCGTATCGTCACCTCAGACAAGCGGTTCTCCACGAAGCGCGTGGGGGCGTCCAGCATGTACCCCATACACTTCCAGATCTCCTCATCCATCATCTCGAAGGTGCTGTTGCTCTTTTCTCGGCTCAAAAGATCGTCGTTTCCGAAGACTCCTGCCCGGATGTGTTCTAGTGCGTCGGTTGTTTGTAATTCCATTATCTCTCTACTATGACCATGTTGACTTTAGGACAGCTTCTCAAGGCCACCCAGTCAGCCTCCCAGAGAGGCAGCGGGCGGAGTGTCTCCGAGCGTGCCTCCAAGGTTTCTATTTCAGGTGTTAAGACAGGCTTCCGCGATGGCTGGAAGGTCCCTGACACTGCTTACTGGGGTTCCCCCGGGGTGCAGGAAATCCTCTTTGTGACCCAGGCTTCGGACTCCAAGACCGACCGGCGTTTCAGGAAGCCCTACCGGACGATGTATAGGTTCCCACTGAATCAGGCGTCTGGGAGCCCCTACCCGTCCGGTGCTAGTGCTAATGACTTGCCAGTATGGGTCAACTGCACTTGTCCCGCATTCCGGTATTACAGTGAAGTCGCCCTCACCAAGAAGAACAGCTCCGATGTCATCGAGTCTGACGGCTCCCTCCCCAGGCAGAACAATCCCCAGATGGAGCCCTACATTTGCAAGCACCTCTACGCCACTGCCAAAATGGCTATGGACAAGAGACGTACTATCGGGGTGACTGCCTCTATTGCTACTCTGCAAGATGATCCCATGAAGCCCAAGGGTCGAGACCCTGAAAGAGTTGATACCCAGACGCCGAAATCCCAGAAGGGTCGTAAGACCCCCAAGGTCAGTGCTACTGCTGCTAAGCCCACCACCATCCCTCAAACGTGGTTGGGCCGTTTGGCTTACATTCTCTTTAATGAACGGGCTGGACGCTAGGCGAACGCATCCCGATAGGATCGAAGCAGACCCACCACCTCGTCCCACATTAACATCACTATCTGTTCCCTACCTGTACAACTGGCGACTTGTAGATTCAGGTCCCGGATATCTTGTCCGAGCAGAGAATCCACATCAACGTGAATTCGCAGTTTGTTCAACATTACAACGCCTATTCTAAGTAGGCTAGCTTTTTCTTCTTCTTTGTCCGCGTTATCACAAAAGACCAAAAATCGGTCGAGAACGTTCTTGAACCGAATCCGGCTAATCTGATCCATCCGTCTCCTCTCCGAGCACCTCTCGCTCGGCTTTCTTGATCTTAATGAGTTCCCTGCGTTTTCCCTTCAGGAACTTAGTCCGGTCCGGTCGGAAACATTGACCGGCGAACTCACAATAGCGCATCTTACGCGCATATTTCTCGTTGGGGCAGATGGCCCTGGCATCCTCGATGTTGCCCTTCTTCATGATCTCCTTGACCTCGGGGTACTCGACCCGGAAGTCCTCTAGCGCCTGGGGCGCAAGATCATGGAACATGAAGCGCATCTTATTGGGGTAATCCCTCGGAATGTAACAGAAAGCGATTCCCTCGATATCCTGATCCAGACCCCAATCCCTCGGGGTGCAGAGTTCGGCGTATGTTCCCGCTTGGGCTACGTGTGGGGGATCAGGCTCCTTCAGGGCTCTCACAACAGACGAGGACGCCTTCGTTTTGACCTCAAGTAGGTACAGGTGCCCCCCGATAAGAATGAGGCCGTCACAGGAGCCCTTGAGCCCTGAGACGGGATCTATCAGCTCGAACTCGACGTACCGAGTAGCGAAACCCTTGCAGCAAGGGCCTTCCTCGGGTCCGATAGGGTTGCCTTCCCTGTCCTCCCCACGGGTCCATTCTGACCGATGATCCCCGCAATAGGGTGTCCCCAGACCCGGGGATGAGGTATACCAGCACTTCTTGCACTTCCACCTACCGTAAAGGAGCCCTACGCGCCCCAGGTAAGTCTGGATGACCTCATGGGTCGCAGTTCCGATATTGACGAAGATCTTTCCCATGAAATTGTCACCCACGGAGGCGTTAATGGGGTCCAACATCGCGAAAAGGTACTCGATTTGACAGAAGGGGAACGAAGATGGCCGAATCCGCACCTTGTACGGGGCCTTCCAGCTCTCGTTCTCAAGCAGCTCCTTCGAGACGTTCTCAAGGATCTTGTCATGGTTCGCTGTCATGCAACTTCTTTAGTCTAAAGGCTTGTCATGGAACGAAAACCAAAACCCGAACTAGACAGAGATTTTATTGTTGACCAGTTGGAGCGAGTTTGCTCAGATACCAAGATCCACCGGCATGATATAGCCATCCCCTGTCCATTCAAGGCCCACTCCAATCCCAAGCCGTCCTGCATGGTACACCTATCCGGCCACAAGACCGGAGTGGGCGTGTTCCATTGCTGGAAGTGCGATGCTAAGGGCGGGTGGCCCCGACTAGCCGAGGCTCTGGGCCTGGAATACGGCGAGAACTACGCTCCCCAGAACCCCTTTAGTGCAAAAAGCCGCGCCATGAAGCAAATTCGGGCGGATGCCGACGAGCAGCTTGAGGCCCGGTATCGCGATTTCATGCCTCTTGGGGTGACACCTTGGGAGCATGGAGCCTTTCGAGGGCTGCCAGAAGAGTTTCTAGTCAAGGTCGGGGCGAAGAGGTTCTACGACGACCAGACCGAGTGTTACCGAATCGTATTCCCCGTTAAGAACAAGAACGGGACCACGTTGGGTAGCGTTGCTCGAAGGACTGACAAGGGCACCTTCATGCCCTGGCTTAACGCTCCCGGACCCTGGGCTCGGCGAGCGCTGTTCCCTCTACACATCTTGGATCGGCCCCTGGAAACCGTGGTTCTGGTTGAGGGTTCTTTCGACTCTCTGCGCCTCTGCTATCTGGGAATCCCTGCCCTCTCCATCCTCGGAGCATCTAATTGGACGCCCACCAAACTGAGTACACTGCAAGGTATGGGCTGCAAGAAGCTCATCATCTGTATGGACGGTGATAAAGCAGGTCGAATAGCTGAGGCACAGATCTTCGAGGAAACAGCAGACAAGATCAAGCGCAAGAGGTTCCGGTTGCCCATCAACGTAGCAGATCCCGTTGACCCAGGTAACATGAACGAGGAGTTGATCGAGGCTCTCAGAGAGTTCGGCGGCTTTTAGGGGGAATCTATAGTTCGGTTAGACACGTCCATGTTGACACCGCTCAAATCAATCAGCGTGCTGTGGTTGCCCGTATCCTCACCAATATTAGCGATATTTTGGCCTAGCTGCCACCAGTGCAGCAGAGTGGCGGAAGACACGTAACTGCCAGAGTCAGTGAGCAAGTCGAATCCCGTAGAGCCGCCATTGTAAATTGCGGTCACCTCACCCGCCGTTAGTGCATTGCTCCACATGGACATTTGGTGATTGACACCCGGCCATTCAGTGCCACCGAAAGCGGCAGTGCCGCCTATTTCCACAAGCCGAACGATGGTATTGTCCTGAGGCCCAAGATTGTCCTTAGAAGCAGAATCCGCCACTCCTTGGTCAACTCCGTCAATGTAGAGTGTTACAGGGTCCCCGCCAACTGCTCCGTCGTAGGTGAATACGAAGTGAATCCAAGTGTCATCTGGTATCACATTGAACCATTCCAAATCCTTGAACTCAAAACCCCCAGGTTGGTTCGCATTGATTTGGATGCGTCCATTGGGCTGTGCAAGAACAGGTGTCTTGGTTTGGATAGTGATCGAGTTCCCTGCCGCCGTGGCTCGCCACAATACGTCAAATGTGGAAGAGGTAATTTGATCGTTCTTGATCCAACCCATGATGCTCCAAGCATCCACTGAACCCAGATCCTTGGCGATCCCTCCGGTCATGTACTCGTCAGTACCGTTGAAGACCAGACTGAAACTGGTCGGGGATGAACCGTCCACAGACCCGGGAGCGTCTCCCAGAACGATGACTGTTCCGTTCTCTACCGTCATTGATCTGACGTTTATGCCGCGCATAGTGTTCATGAAGTCCCTTCCCTTCAGAAAGGTATCTTCGCCCAGCTTGTGGTAGTGTTGTAGGTTAGCTCCACTAACGTACTCATTCTTGTTATACCGGAGGTCAAGACCGTGACCTAGTGATGCAACTGTGCGCGCTTCGTTTGCACTTAGAGCCGAGTCCCACATCCCCACATGGCTGATCTTACCGGTGAAGGCTAGACCGGCCGAAGCTGCTAGCACCTCGTTAGAACCGCCCAGCTCCACGAAGCGTGACGAGTCAATCATAGTACCGGCGTTTGTTGTATCCACAACAGGAGCTACGAACCCTCCGTTATAGTACATCGTGATAAAGTTGTCGAACCATACCATGGTGACATGTTGCCACTCTCCCTCCACTAGAAGGTTGTTGTACCTAACACGCTGCAACACTGTACCTGCCGAATCGGTGACTTGCAGGATAAGTGGCTTTTGTGCGTCGTCGGCGTCAATTTGCCATGTGATCTCATTGGCGGACAGACCTGCTTGTGCTGGTCCCACGAACACGGGGTACTGCATGCCTGCACTAAGATCGTTCGGCTTTATCCAGGCTGAAATAGTCCACGAGTTGACCAAACCAATGGGAAGGGCTGTTGCGGTTGCAAGGTTGGCAGTGTCATCAAAGTCTGCGCAGTTACCCACTAGGCTGGTCTCGATGATGCCACGGTTACGCATCTCGGCACCAACCCCAGTCTGTTCCGTGGAGATGGTGTATCCACCCGGTACACGATCAGGGAACTGTGTATCTCCTGCGGGATGTGTTAGGCTGGCTGAAGGGTCTCCAAGCACCCACCAGTGTACCAAGGACGGAGCCTCACCGTAGCACGGGTGCTCTACACGAAGATCTAGATTCTTCCAACCACCACTATAGACTGCCTTAACCCCGTTTTCCGTTACAGGAACAGACCACAGAGCTACAGAGTGTAGATCACCGTCAAACTGGTCGTTGACGCCTCGGCCATCGTAAAGGAAGTGGGTGCTTCGGGAAACGTTCGTTGTCGAGACAATACCACCGATCACAGGAGGCAGGTCATCCAGCCCATTAACAAAGAACCTAGCCGAGAACGTATCCTGCTTGCAGCCGAGGATATGGTACCACTGATCCTCTACTACCGGAGTGGTTCCTGTCAGAACGTTGAACGTCCCTGCCGCGTTGGAGAACTCGTACTCCCAAAAAGACACGCCGCCAGATGTGACAAGACTGAGAGCGATCTGGTCGAAGTTGCTGATGCCGTTAGTGACTCGCCAAACTTCCCGAGTAACGCCCTCAGCAGGAAGGCTTGTGGGCTTGACCCAGGCGGCAACTGTATGAGCGTTACCGACACCCTGAAACTTGTCGGTCTCGCCAACGGTACCTGCTGCATCCTTACGGTAGAAAGATCCTTCAGGAGCAGAACGACGAACCTTTTCCGCTGTCTGCGTGCTATCAACATCAGGGATAGCTGTAGGAGCAAAGTTTGTGTGGACGGCACTACTAGGGGAGTCCCCATACCTGTACCACGTCTCTAGGTTGCCGTTACTGACGTAATCTCCGTGCCCCAGATTGAAATCGACATCGGTGCCAGAACCAGCATTGTAAATGGTTGAGATCTCGGCTTGCCCCAGTGGAAGGTTCCAGTGTGCGTGCGAATGGATGAAACCTTCAAACTTCTGGGCGAGGGAGGGGGTGTGAAGATTCCCCGCCGTGATGGACCGCAGTGTGTTGGTCTGGCTACCTGAGATGTCCGTCACGTTCGTCATGTAGGAGTTCATGTTAAGGCCGTTACGATAGACCGTCAGGGTCGCGCCGTCCCAGGTAACAACAATCTGGTGCCAGGAATTAACCCCGAAGAAGAACCCGTCTACTCCCGCCGTGTCGGTGTCTTCGACAGCGATCTGTCGCTTCTTGAAGACGGTGCCACCAGAGTTGTACATTGTGACGGAGAAGATGCCGCCCGTCTCAATAGCGATATCTAAAGAATTGGTAAGGCCACCGTTAAGAGTACCCATGCTGTAGATGGTTTGGTTGCTGGCAGGGGACAGAGAGGTGGGGGCGCACCAAACCATGTGGGTCCAAGCGTTAGTTACGTTTAGATCCGAGTCACCAGAAATAACAGCGGAGTCGCTGGTGCCGTTGAAGAACATGGCGGCGTTGTGGTGCGTCTTGGACTGGGGGTTCGCCAAAAAACTGTTCGAGCGATTACACGACTGGGTAGGCTGGCCACCTCCGAGTAGTCGGTACGGGATATCTCCTGCAAGTCTAGGCATTCTTTTCCCATCTCCCGGGCTTTGGATTCTCTACCAGAAAAGACAGCAGGCCATTGAAGCTTCCATCGAATCTGTAACCCCTGTCGTCTACGTAAATTGCGGCCTCAGGCTTCTCAAGGCTCACCGGAATAGGGGGGAACCCCCAGTGTTGTAACCAATTCTCGATCGCTTCGACCCCGCCCGGCTCATTTGCTCTTGCGGAGAAGATCACCAGATTGTATCTTTGCCCCATCCACGCTACTGCGCCTTTGGCTCCGGGAACCGGCTTGCCCCCTGGGGTAGGAAAGTTCTCTTCTCGCTCTTTGTATTCGTGCAGCACACCGTCAAAGTCTAAAGCAATGGTGAGGTCTCGGTCGTAAGTCACTTGATTCTCCGCTATTTGAAAGATAACAGGCCCTACCCCCTCTTTACTCTAAAGGAGTAGCATGTCTAGAAAAGTCCAAATTCGGGTCGATCTCCCCCAGGAAGAATACGAGGCAGTCAAGCTGGTGGCGGGAAGCTCCGCTAGCGTCCCGGGCTACATGAGAAATGCTCTGAAGGAGCACATCGAGAGATGGCGAAGAAGTCTGGCTGGCACAAGCTCTTCGGTAGAGCCTACCACAAGGCAACGCTAATGGCACCTGTGTATGAATATCTGTGTAACAAAGGCCACGAGACCGAGATAGAACAGCGAATCGTAGAGGATGCCCTCACGGTATGCCCTAAGAAGGGGTGCAGATGTAAGGCTAAGCGCCTGATTTCCCGAACGAATTTTCAGTTGAAGGGCAACGGCTGGTTCAACCAGGGCTACTCTGGTTCCAGCAACGTGGCCCCGACAACCAGGGCAAAAGCGAAGGGTAAATAGGGGGTTATCTCTACGATATGTACTGGGGCGGTGTTACACCTGAAATGCTGGCAGCAATGCAGAGAGGCACCTATGTGTCTCCTGCCTCGAAGGAGGCGAAGGAGAAGGCTGAGCAAGTTGCTGCCGACGCCAAGAAAACGCCTGATGAGAAGTTGCGGGACGGGTTTCGGTCTTGCAAAGAGGCCGGAAAGAAGCTACCAAGAAGGCTCCTTGGGATCGTAGATCGCGAGACCGGAAAGATGACCGACCAGTACACTGTCATGGAAGGCCATGAGAAAGAAGTTTCCAAGATCATCATGGATGCGTTCCTAGAACAGCTTGACATTGAACTGCTGGAACGAGGCTTGATTGTAGATGAAAAGCAGGAACAAGCACGATAGCTCATGCGCGTACTCGGAGGGGCTAGGGCCTTCAATCCCATCGCCCGAGGGATCATGCCCCTCTATGCGCTCCACTAACCCGATCCTGGGGACATTATCATGTCCCAGGCTCATCAAGAAGATCATCTAAAATGTCCATCACCTGAAGACAGACACCGTAGCCGCGAGCCGCCCTAGTTGTTCGATACGATCAATGTACTCTGTACACCAATCGAACATCTAAGGAGCGCTAAAATGCGTACTGAAACAATCCGTGAAAACGGCTACTTCTACATCAAAGTCAAGATCCTCTCCCTGGCCGCAGAGGCCAAAATCATCCGCAAACAAGAGCAGAAGGCTCGCGCACACGGGAATCGTTCCCTGCGCATTGGCCTTGCCGACCACCGTCGGGGCATCGTGCGTCACGAGGCGCGTCATGCCCAACTGGCGTATGGCTTCCTTCGTGGTATGCCCTACAAGAGGATGGAGGCCAAGTGCCACCCCGGTTGTGGGCCGGACTTCGCCAAGGTGAAGTCTTCCATCGAGCGGTACGTCTGTGCCCGCCGGGAGATCGGCACAGAAGTGGACGAGTACGGCTACACTGTCACTAAGTGGGAGCCCATCGAGGAGTTCAATGCGCGTAAGGCGCAGCTCCTAGCTGACTTCGACAAGTGGGTGGCCGAAGCCAAGGCGTAGCGAGAAGCCCGGGAGGGTGCCTCCCGGGTTACCTACCCCACGCGAGAGGTAAAGACGTACTGTGCCATCACAGTGCTTCGTCCCATGTAGCAATAGTATTCGTAGTCCCGATTGAACCAGATATCTCTTTCCTTCTGAGAAAGCTTCTCTCCCAAGTTGTGAATGAAGTCTTCGGAATTCCAGCGATCATTGGAATACGCTGGGTTATTCAGCATAACGTTGACGCATAGCATGGTATTAAACGGGCACCTGTGCATAGTGTTTACGGTCATGCTAACCAGTGCTGACGAGATAGCTGTACTGGTGGTATCCAAATACACCAAGGCGGGGTTAAATGCTGACAGGTTCGTTGACAGCACCATATCCCACATGCCGTAAAACCATTCGGCCTCAGGCCAACACAGCCTGTTACCTAGAATGAACTCTTCATTGTTATCCACACCCCGAAGCTGCTCGGCGGTGGCCAAACCAGAAGCCACAATCTGTGCAGATTCAGAATTGGTTCTGGTTTGCTTGTTGCACAAGAACCAGTATTGGCGGTCCAGCGGAATAACGTAACCGAACACTTTCATGTACAGATTGAACAGCCACGCTCGGGCCGCTATCTTTTCATCGTTGTTGTATTCTTCTAGCATATTATGCTCCTCTGGTGTTGAAGACATCAGTGTATCCTCGTTTTTTAGCGAGCTTCAAGAGCTTAGGTCCGTAGAGAGGCCAACCATCTTTGTTGTTCTTTTTCTTCTCTCTCATAGTAGAGAGCTTATTTCCTAGGGACTTCTCTACATGATCCTTAGAGACAGTGCTAGGAGCCCTGTCTTCGTGAGAATTCATCCACAGGAAAAGCTCTTCAGCCCATTCTAGAGCTTCACGGGTTAGATCGACCCTATTGAAAACAGCAGGGTAACCCCGTTTCTTAGCAAGCTTCATGAGCTTAGAACCATAGATAAGCCAGCCTCTTTTGTTGTTCTTTTTGATGTCTCTCATAGTAGAGAGTTTGCTTCCGAGAGCTTTCTCTACTGTGTCTTTAGACACAGCGCTAGGAGTCTTACTTTCGTGAGAATCCATCCACTCGAAAAGTTCTTCGGCCCGGGCCATAGCTACCTTGGTAAGATCGGTTCTGTTGAAGACATCAAGATAACCACGTTTTTTAGAGAGCTTTAGAAGCTCTGATCCGTAGATAGGCCAGCCCTCTTTGTTGTTCTTCTTGTTGGTTCTCATCTTAGAAAGCTTTCTACCTAGAACCTTTTCTGTCCGGTCTTTGGATTTCTGACTAGGAATCTTGCCTCCGTGGGAATCCATAAAGGAGAAAAGAGTTTTGGCCCACTCTATCGCTGAAGCAGTAAGATCCCCATCAGAGTCAGACAAGAACCACGCCAAGTCTTCGGCGTTTCTTTCCCAATACACCATGTCTTCGGGTCTATGTGAAGACGGCAAGCCTTTGTCGTACCTGTGTCTCTGGTTCCTAAGGTACACGGCGTAGTTGTCGTATGCTTCAGTGTTCATCTGGAGCCTCTGGTGTTGAAGACACGGGGATAACCACGTTGCTTAGCAAGCTTCAACAGTTTTGCACCGTAGGTGGTCCAACCATCTTTGTTGTTCTTTTTTCTTCTTTTCATATTAGAAAGCTTAGTTCCTAGAACCTTTTCTACTGGGTCTGTAGACATCTGGCTGGGAGCCTTTCCACCGTGGGAATCCATCCAATCAAAAATCTCACCAGCTCCCTTTAGGGCTTCACTGTTTAGATCAATAGTGTCAAAGACATCTTGGTAACCACGTTTCTTAGCGAGCTTCAAGAGCTTAGGTCCGTAGAGTTTCCAACCACCCCTGTTGTTCTTTTTCTTCCTTCTCATGTCGGAGAGCTTACTTCCTAGAGCTTTTTCTACCGGGTCTTTAGAAGACATTCTAGGAGTTTTTTCGTCGTGAGAGTCCATCCAACCGAAAAGCTCTTTTGCCCACTCTAGAGCTTCTCTGGTTAGATCTGTGGTGTTGAAGACATCAGGGTAACCACGTTTCTTAGCGAGCGTCAGAAGCTCTGATCCGTAGGTAGTAGTCCAACCACCCCTGTTGTTCTTTTTGTTATGTCTCCAATATGACAGCTTAGTTCCTAGAACCTTTTCTACTTGGTCTATAGACCCCTGGGTGGGAGCCTTTCCGCCGTGGGAATCCATCCAATCAAAAACCTCACCAGCTCCCCTTAGAGCTGAGGTAACAAGTCCCACGTCAGTGTCGGACAAGAACCACGCCAAGTCCTCAGGATTCCTTTCCCAGTACACTATGTCTTCTGGTTTGTGCGAAGACGGCAAGCCGTTGTCATACCGGCGTCTCTGGTTCCTCAAGTGTAGAGCATAGTTGTCGTATTTGTCGGAGGCTAGCATTTGGAGCCTCCGGTATTGAAGACACAGGGGTAACCTCGTTGCTTGGCGAGCTTCAGAAGCTTAGAACCGTAGGTGGTCCAACCATTTTTGTTGTTCTTTTTGTTCTTTCTCATATTGGAGAGCTTAATCCCTAAAGCCTTTTCTACTGGGTCTTTGGACCTCCTGCTAGGAAATTTCTCTTCGTGAGCATACATCCAATCGAAAAGTTCGTCAGCCCACTCTAGAGCCTCGCTGGTTAGATCAACCCTGTTGAAGACACGGGGGTAACCACGTTTCTTAGCAAGCTTCAAGAGCTTAGAGCCGTAGGTAGTCCAGCCATCTTTGTTGTTCTTTTTGTTCTTTCTCATATTGGAGAGCTTACTGATAAGAGCTTTTTCCACTGGATCTTTGGACCTTTCCTTAGGAACTTTGCCTCCATGGGAAGCCATCCAATCAAAAAGCTCCTCTGCCCATATTAGAGCCTCGCTGGTTAGATCAACCCTGTTGAAGACACGGGGGTAACCACGTTTCTTAGCAAGCTTCAAGAGCTTAGAACCATAGGTAGTCCATCCTCTATCGTTATTCTTTTTGATCTGTTTCATAGCGGAGAGCTTGACCCCTAAAGACTTTTCTACAGGGTCTTTAGCCGTCGTAATTGGAGCTTTACCTTCGTGCGAGTCCATCCAAAGGAAAAGCTCTTCAGCCCACTCTAGAGCGTTATAGGTTAGATCAGCCATGTTGAAAACATCAGGATAATCACGTTTCTTAGCAAGCTTCAGAAGCTCTGATCCGTAGATGGGCCAGCCTCTATTGTTGCTCATTTGATTCTGCCTCATAGTAGAAAGCTTACTACCTAGAGATTTTTCTATAAGATCTTTGGACTTCTTGCTAGGAAGCTTGTCCTCGTGCGAGTCCATCCAAAGGAAAAGCTCTTCAGCCCACTCTAGAGTTTCGCTGATGGGGTCACGACTATTGAAAACATCAGGATAACCCCGCTTCTTAGCGCTCTTTAAGAGGCTGGAACCGTAGGTAGTCCAACCATTTTTGTTGCTTTTTTTATCTTGTTTCGTATTGGAGAGCTTACTACCTAGAGCTTTTTCTACAGGGTCTTTGCTTCCATCGCGGGGAGCCTTGCCCTCGTTAGAGTCCATCCAAAGGAAAAGCTCTTCAGCCCGCTCTAGAGCTGAAGCGGTAAGGTCCCCACTAGAGTCAGACAAGAACCATGCTAGGTCTTCGGCGTTTCTTTCCCAGTACACGATGTCTTCGGGTATGTGAGAAGATGGCAAGCCATTTTCGTACCTGACACGCTCGTTGCGCAGGAACTTAGCCTTGGCGTCGAAAAAGTCTTCCTTGCTCTTCTCAGTCCTACGCATTGGAGGGCCTTATTCTCTTACGGTCCCAGAACTCATCACGCCAGTCCTTGCAAATTTCGTAGAACTTCTTCAACTCTTTCTCTGAAAAGCTTCCGTAGTGTGTGGTCTTGTCCTTATCAATCCTCTCGAACAACACCTCACCGTATTTCTTCAAGAACTCAGCAAGCTCTTTGTAGCAGGCCACACGGATCTTCTTGGCACCGAACAAATTCAAGAGCTTGAGCTTGAAATGGTCGGCAGCATGCTGCATGTGCTCCTCTGGGGTGTTGTATTGCACCAAGAGCTTCTCGATAAACAGGACTATATGCTCCATGTCCGTCAGACCCTCGGGCTTCGGGGCACATCTATACTCTTCCAGAACAGCCCCCAGAAGCCTCTGGTACACCTCATGACCGTACATATCCTCGATTGTAGTGGCGTCGGGATCGCTCTCGCCCCGAGCTGACTTAGTTTTCATCGAAGGCAGCATACAAGGGTACGCCAAATTATCAACAATCAGGAAGAACAGCAGAATACGAGTACGGTGCCCCAGAAGCTCCGCTCGGCTAGAGCAGCCTTTAGGGATTACGAACTTGGGAATGTAAGCCACGTACTTGACTGTAGTCTTTCCGTGAAACGATCGGAACATTCGACCCATCGTCTGGATGTTGTTCGTAATGGACTTCTTGGGAGCCGACTCGTGAATACGGTCGCAAATGACCCAATCTGTACCCTCACGCACGATGTCGCAAGCAACCACGATGTCGAAAGCGTGCGCGTCCCCTCGCTGGAGAGCTTCGTTGTCCTCCAGCAAAAGGTGCTTGTTAAAGTCTCGTTCGGATGCTGACAACCCTTCTCTGATTACCAGATCACAAATTCGCCCAGGCTTTAGAGCCTTGAGCCCTTTGATTAGCTTTCGCAGTAGCTTTTCTCCCTTGGCACCCTTCCTCCACGCTTCTCCCGTTCGCGGACAAGGCAGCAGGTGATATCTGTTAGGCTCCTGTGCTACAGCGTCAAGCATCATCTGCACAGGGTCTCTATTGTACTCCGTGTATTCCATCTTGAATGATCGAATACCCAAAGTCTTCCAGTTGTCCAGCCATTTGTGTTCGTACACCGTGAACTGTACGTCGTCCGGGAAGATCTTCTGGCAATCCCCACGAAACGGAGTAGCAGTGCTGTAGCAGACCTTGTACGACTTGCACCGGCTAGCGAACAAAAACCGATAGAATCGCCCCAGACCGTTAATGTCTGATTCGTCAGAAGAGGCAATGTGGTGCATTTCGTCGGGGCGGAATGTGGTGTTCTTGGGGATGCTATTGAGGCGCGCTCTTGCGGCCTTTCGCTCAGCCGCGCTCCCTTCCAGGGTCCGTGCCACCAATCTGTCGAACACAGCAACCAGTAGCGCATTTGAACATACTGCCACGAGCCCCCTGAAGCTGTCAGGGTCCTTACATGCTCCACGCTTTGCGGCGGACGTAAGGCACATCCAGTGCTCCAGAGCGTCCATCTTGGACTCTAAAGAGGAAAAGTCTCGCGTGAAGTTCTCGCTGTCGCTCACCATGTATTTGTATACTGGACCATCAACATCAAATTGGAAGTCTTGCTTCTTGACGAAGCCGAAGCCAATGTGCAGTTGGGGGACTGGGATCAACTGGGCTTGGGTGAAGTTACTATCCACCATGTCTAGAATTGACATGAAGATCTGAAATGTGGTCTTACCACATCCGCAGGGTGCAATTATCCCACACAAGCGGCAGCCATGCAGAGCTTCAACGCCCATTCGCTGCCATTCGCGAGGCCAACGCTTCTTCATGTATTCGGAGAAAGAGGGGAGTGGAGGCTTGTGCAGTTTCCAGTCCGGGTTGTCCAGAGCAACTGTAGCGAGATTCTTTGGCATGTCAGGTATATCGACCCCGAGCTGAGAATCTTGAGCTAAATCTTAGACAAGTGGCTGCTGAGACGAAAGAAACGGCCCCGGGAGACCGGGGGCCACGGGCGCGTCGCCTAGGAAAGGAGCTTTTCAATCCTCTCTTCCGTTCGTTCGCGCTTCCCGCTCTTTCCCGACGTGATGTCAGGGATCAACCCATCCAGCTTGAAGCCGTGCTTGTTGAGCTTCGCCGCGAAAATCTTCGTGGACCGGACGCTCAGGCACTTTTTGCCAGCGACGTGCCACATCATCAGCAGCCCGATGAAAGCCGTCTTTTTGAGAGGGATGGCACCAGAGTTCTTGTCCACATTGGCGCAAACACCCTCGATCCACTGCATCGCAGCAATGATCTTCTGGCGATTGGCGGGGGAAAGGCCAACAGGGGAGACGGTAGCGGACTCGCCTGCCTGCGGACCCACCTGACTACGCAAAGGAAACACATCTGAATAGTTGCCGGATACGGGAACGCTTCCCCTGGTCGCCAGGTACTCGATGATGTAAGCAAGCTGGATGGTCTCCGTCTTTCCTACTTGGGCGATGCCCGCCCTGATCGCCATGTCTAGGATGATATCCCCGTAGCGAAGAAGGGGATTGGAGGTCTTCTCACCCGTGTTGTGCGACCGGTTGGTATTGAGGATCGAGTAGACTTGCTGGAACTCCGTAGCAGGAACAATGGAAAGCGAAACAACAGTCCGCAGGTCGGAGGCCGACAACACACCTGCCTCGTAGGCTGCCATCAGCCCGCCAATGGTTCGATTGTGTCCATCAGCCAGCTTGATGTAAGGCTTTCCCTGCTCGTCCTTGAACACGGCCCCTGTGATTTGTCCGAAGGCTGCCGCACAGAAGTCCGAGACCATCTTTTTGATGAGCCTGGGACTGAATTGGTCTCCAGTCCCTCGATTGAACTCGAACGGCTTGATGCGCCTGTGAATGATGTTCTGGATCAGAGCGTCCAGAGTAAACACCCAAAGGTTTTTGGAGCCACCTTCTTTGATAGAAGCCGCTTTGGCGAAGCCAGGAGTGAGGGGAAAATCGTGCAGACAGTCGAACCCTTTGATGGCTTTCGCAGCCGCTTCTACGTCAATGTAGGTCTTACCACTCATCCTTGTTCTCCTTCGGCTTTCAGCCTATTTTCAGCAATTTCAAAAAAACTCTCGTCCATCTCGAAACCCAGTCCAACCCTGTTGGTTCTCTGGGCTGCCAGAAGCGTCGTACCCGATCCTGCGAATGGATCGAGCACTGTAGCACCTTCTTGGGTCATCCACAAGAGGAATTGTTTAGCGAGCGCCACCGGTTTCTGTGTGGGGTGTCCGCACTTCTCCTTGCTTCCCAGAGTAAACACCCAATCTTCAATCTCCGATATTCTCTTGCGCTCTACTAACTCACCTTTCCTCTTCACATCTATGGGGTTGAGAGAAGGCTTGCCTTTGGCAAGGTAGATAATTGGTTCCCAGTCCCGCTTCGCGGCACCTTTCAAATCACCGCCGATAGCGAACCGCTTGTTCCAGGCGATTGTTCCTTTGTACGTGAACCCCGACCGTTTTATGTTCTCCCAACGCTGTCCCAAGAAGGGCGGATTAGCGTGCAGCACGCAATAACTGTCGTCTTTCAACACCCTGAAGCACTCTGAGAAGAAGTCGTCCCAGGCAATAGCGGCGTTCTCTTCCGGTTCGTCCCCCGCGATGGGTTTTGAGAAACGGCTCTTAGATTCGCCGGATTTGTTCCAATTTTTCGATCCGGGTATATTTGAAACGTACCCAAGGCCATACGGTGGGTCCGTCAATACCAGATCCACAGACCCCTCTGTCACCTTCGGCAACAGGTCTTCCCACCTACCCCAGTGCATTCCGTTTAGCATACTCCTCTTTAGTCTACCACTCTACAAGAGTGCCGAGGGATGTTTTTGCTTCTTCAAGAATCTTCTCCGCTTCCTCCAAAGAAGTAAAAGTGCCAAGAGAAAGGACAACCCGGTACTGGTCTTCGAGCCCAGCCACCCGTTTTTTTCCTTTGTGGCTAAGGGGTTTTGTGGTAGCTTTTTGCCTGTAAATCCCCGGAGGTAAATCTCTGTTAAGGGTTGTGCGCCTGTTGAGTGTTTGTTGCCTATGTGTTGCCCACCGCAAATTACCGGGTTCATAGTTTCCGTCGTTGTTAATTCGATCAAGAGAGTGCTCTTCGGGGCGTGGTCCCAGGTTTTCCTCCAGCCACCGTATAAACGCGCCTGCGTCGTCTATCCACGGCTCATACATCTTAATGCCACGAGCACTGTAGTAGGCATGATACTTGCGACTTTTTCCACCACATCTTTCTTTAATGGAACACCACAGAGAGTACATAGGATTCTTTCCTCCTACTGGACTATATCCGTGCTTCTGTCTGTGCATATTTGCGCCGCAACTTTTGGTTACACCACTCACACAATTGCCCAAATATACAATTTTCTCGACACCGCATTCACATATAGTGGCGACCTGACGACCGTTCTTTATTGTGGGAAACACCTCGTGTAGTACGGTCAGGGTTCCATAGACATTCCCCACCACATCCTTAGGCAAGGAACTACGTCGGCGCTTCCAGTTTTCTCCTCGGGGCATGTAAATTCCTAGTTCGCCTATATCTTCGCCACCTTCGCACATTTGTCGCACTTCTGCCTATGGATTTTGGCGTACCCAAATAGCTCATGGCTACAGTCAGTACCTGTGCAGAACACTCGGTGCTCGCCAGCGTTGGGCGTAATGGCAAACAGGTCTCCGGGTCCAGCCTCCGAGGGTTTCACCTTCGTGAACCACCCATCGGCGTTCAAGTCTGCCAGGAACCGGGAGAGCTTGCCTCGCGTGGACAGATGCCCGCCCCCGCTCTTGAAGCCAGAAATGCGCTCGTAATCGCCTTTCTTCAACTTCTCAATCCAGATGTAAACAAAAGTCCGCTCGCCGTTCATGTCCGTGATCCAAAGGCTATCGGGATTGATCCCGAACTCCTTGGCAATGAAGTCAGTCCATTTGTGAGTGAACTCTTTTGCTTTCTTTGTAACGGGCATTAGCGATACACCTGCATTGTAGGTAGCGGCTGCGGATCGAGAGACAACGGGATCAGCCAACGCAGATTGAATAGCACAGACCCAGGCAGTTGGTCAACATACGTGATGACAACTTTCTCGTCTGTCGTGGATTTCAGTTGCTCAAGCGGGATGTTGAAAGCCTTGAAGCACTCTACCTGCCACGAGTCGTTACCCATTATATGGAATGATTGCCAGACCTCGACTTGCGTACTGAATCCGGTTTCTTCTCGAAACTCCCGAACCATGGCCTCTAGACCGGCACAGCTAGCGCCATGATCGCGATCGAAGTCCTCTATCATACCACCGATGCCATTCAGGTGCCCTGCCTGCCACTCAGGCTTGATTTTGCGGATCAATGCCACCCTACCCCGTTGGGGCCACATGTTTGGCTTAGGCTGGGGGATGTCGAATGCGAATCCGAGACAGTAACTCGTGAATTCTGTCATTCGCTGACCTTGCGGTCAGGGTTGCGGGCGCTCCACTTCTTGCCCCTCTGGGCACGGCGGCGCTCCTCGAATGCAGACTGCCCATCGTCACCAAGAGGGTGACGGTCGGACATGGCAATCTTCGTATTGACAGCCGCAGCCATCCCTTTCACCGCATCCTTGAGGCCACGGATGCGATCCTTCTCATCGCCGTCCATGTTGCCCGTCCAGATACGGAGGGTATTCTTGCGGAACTTACGACGACGCGCAACGTCCGGGTCCCCGGAGGACATGGGGACAGCATCAAGGAAAACTGCCGAGGGGTCAATCCCGAGGAACGTAGCGACATCATCAACAAGGCCGACCTGCTTTCTGCGAGACTTGGGCACGGGCATCTCTTACTCCTCGGTCTCTGCGGCTCAGAACTTTAGCGAAAACTTATACCGGGTGTGGTTTCCCACTTGAACGGCTTCTCAGCGGTTTCCCGCTCCACCACGCAGCCCGGCGGCTACGAAGGGTTTGTGTATCTCTCCACGAGGAGAGGCGCGGCATCAAGGATCGACATGATATCCTTCTTGCCAACCCCCGTTGCGTCGTGCAACAGTAGCACAATCGCTCGTCTTTTCAAGCCAGATTCGTTGATCTGGTCGAAGCCGTCTGCCACTTTGTGGAGGCTGGAGACTATGATGCTGAGCGGCTCCTCAGTATCGTTATCGACCGTAACATGGGAGTTCTTGAGTTCTTTCTTAGGTCTGGGCATTCTTCCTCGCTTTCTGCGCCTCTATTGCTGCTCGTCTACCTGTAGATGCGGCGTTCTTGGGCGTGGCCTCTGCAAGATCGCTGGGCCAGTGTTTCGGGTTGTCCGTCCAGTCATTGCCATCTTGATGCAAGAAGACACCCCACATCTTACCTTCATGCTCTGTCTTAGCAAAACAGTCCAGCCCTTGACTGTGCCCTTTGGGTCGGATACATCCCAGACCCAGACTGGGATAGCCCATGCTGCACAGTTCACCGCCCGGCATTTTTCCTCGCTTTCTGCGCCGCGATTGCTGCTCGTCTGCCTGTCGGCTCGACCTTAGGTAGCTCGGTCTTCGCCTTGGGCATGGTACTGATAGCCTCAGCACACAGATTAAACGCCCAGATGGCGTAGTCCCCAGGATACGATACGTCTTCATTCTTTTTATACGGCATTTTTCCACCACTCCTTGTCTATCTTCTCAAGCTCCGGCCCGAGTTTACTAGGAAAGACCACGGCGTAGCCCTCATCGTCGTTGATCTCGATGTGGTCGTGGTTGGTAGTGAGACGTGCAACTGCCTTGTAGAAAGCGCGCAACTTATCTAGTTCGGCTGCTTCTTTCTCAGTCATTTGCGTCTCATCAATGTAACAGCGCTCTACGCTGCAACACCTGCGCCATGGCAGCCTTGAAGTTGGCTGCTGCGATCAGTATGTCCTGGGTGTTTCGGTCTTTCACCACCTGTACCAACTCATCGAGAGGCAGTGGCTCCAACGATTCTGCGAACGTAACGAACGCCCGAGACAGCGTGGGCAGATCTGCAAGTACATCGTTAACTGATAGATTCTTCATCAAAAAACTGCCTCAAGACCACTTTGGTACGGTCGGCAATGACCATACCCATCGCTTCCACCACGGCTTCCACCGGACCGTTGTATGAGCCTACTAGCAAGTTTCCCGCCAACACCCGGGAAGGACCCTCGTCCCGTATGTGGACAGTGTATCCCTTGATCGTCAGGATTCCGGTTGAGGAGTCTGCCTTGACGTGGAAGTCGTGAGAGTCCTCAGGACCGCCCTCAAACAGCTCCACTGCCCTTTCGGCTGCCATCAGGGCCTTGCTGAAATTACTCATCTTGCTCTGGTCCATACTGAACTCCCATTCGCTCCTCGTAGGAGGGCGTCTTAGGGTAGAGATCTTTTACCCTTTGTTGGCGTTTTTCTTCCTCATCCCACGCAACCGCTCTATTTTTTGCGTCCTGCCACAAAAGAAAATGCACCCAGCCAAACACAGAGATGACGATCCCTGCGGGAAGCCATGCAACTACAGTGACCCAGACCTCAGCGTTCATGACGCTTTCTCAGGCCGAACCAGAACTCTTGCATCTTGCCCAGCATGTAGTGGGTGATCTCCCCCACGCTGAGTTTGGCGATCACTGAATCGATGCCACAAAAGGGGCACAGTGCCGTGGCGTTACCGTGCATACCTGCATCCGGCATGCGAGATAAGAACGGGGTATCGTCAATCCACTCCTTGATAGGAAAATCCAGAGGGTCCCAGATGCGCTCGCAACAGAAACACCCCACCTGATTCGATGCCTCGATGGCGTGTCGATTCAGAGTGGACTTGCTGTGGATCTCGTGAAGCTGGCTTTCATTCATGAGTTACCTTTAGACAAGCTGAAAAAGTTTGGCTCCAATCCCGAATTTCTAAAAAGCTGGCGTATCTCTGTGGTAGTTCCGGGAACGATCAACCCGGGTACGATAGCAGCAGACGTGGAGAATGTACGGAGTTCTCTCCCGATGGCCACTGGCGCTGCGCCAATAGGCGATTCTGGTTTTGGGGCGTCTCCCTGAGGTCCAGATGAATTGTATCCAAAGACCAGAGACATCTGCGAGGACTAGGGCAACCAGAGAACAACTGCTCCACTGTAACACATGATATCACCCCAATATTGATATGAAATAGAGTAGATAGCATGACTCTGATACACAAGCCACCCACCAACTTGAAGGAATATGATAGTGAAATCACTCAAAGAAATGATGGAATTAGGACATACTGTACAACTCGATGATGCCGAAGAGGAGATATATGCGGCACTCGCTGGCTCTGGTCACCTTGATTCGCACATGTTGACACTTGCCGGACCGCTCGACGGGAAGCCTCGGCCACCTGAATGGTTTCGGGAGGAATTCCACACTATGTGTGCCGCTTACTTGCGCATGTACGACGAAAACCCTCAATGGCACATGGTGATAAATCGAGGCTGGTCCGGCACTGGTCAATGGAGTGCGCACGTAACTTGGGTGAACGAGAAGCCCCGGAAATTGAAATTCTTCACTTGGTGGTGGAATAAGCGTTTCGGCACGATGCGTTGTGTGCTATCTGTACACTCGAATGGTCTCCGGTATATCGTAAAGAACATGGTGCAACCCGACGCCCGGACCTACGAAGGAGCACGAAATCGCCGAAATACCAAAAAAAGAGGTAAAGGTTTCCGTGGGGTTACCGATAAAGAGACCGATGCCGAAATCGAAGGATGACCCCAGAGAATTCAAGAACGAGAGCCTGCGAGACTGCTCAATGGACCGAGACGCCCAAGATATCCGCCGTCACGGGGAGCTTGAGAAGGCCAAGGACCGGGGCACCGCCAACATCGCCGAATACTTCTCTGGGATTCCGGCCGATCTGCTGACTGGGCTACCGGAGGTCATCAAGTCCCTTCCTGGGAAACTCGATGAGGACATGCTCGATATTTTGGCTGGTGCTCAACAAGCTCTGGAGATGCGGGACGCAGAAGACGACTAGGGCCTGTGCTGCCAACACTGGATAACGTCCTCGATATCCTCCCGCTGGCGTTTGCATCTCGAACCGGCCCGGGTATCTTCAACGCAGCGCATCAAGTCTGCCTCAAGATACTCCATGATGTGCTTGAGACGAGTACGCAACTCGTTCGTGACGCGCTCGGAATCCCAGTCTAAATCGCTGTCGGCCATGCTGCCTCGCTCCCTATTAGTGTATCCTACCTTTCATGGTCGCAGTTGAGACTGAAGTGGTGTCCTTCAGCGGATCTTGTCCTGCGGGAACGATGTAATCGAAACCCCGTATTTCTTGCTTTACTTTATTCAAGGTCGCTACCACACCATCCCAATACATCGAGAGATCCGGTGGCATGTCCCCGCCAGAGACCACTACGTGGTAGGCATTCGTCCTGATCTTCTGCTCAATCGCGAATCCAAGCTGGTGAGGGCCGGTGATAATGGAACCCATCTGGCCCAGCTTGTCATTCCAGTTGACGATCTCGTAATCGAGGTATCCGATGCCTTTGCCGTTTAGCGTGAATCTGATACGCATTAGTAGCCCCTCAGCGTGGCGATGATAAGGGCCATGTGCTCAGGGTCGTCCCGAACCATAGCACCCCACATGTGCTCGTTGTAGAATGCCTGGACCCCCATAGAGACTAGCTCGCCATGCCCTTCCCGGTCACCGTAGCTCTTACCACAGTAGACAGAGAAGAAGTGGTCAGGAATGAACTCCTCGTTTTTGTCATAGTGCCTCAGGTCAGGATACGGCTGCCCTGTTTTGGGGTCAATATCCCCGTTCCTGACGAGGGGCTGGCCTTCTGTCCGGTTCTTGTAGAAACCAGAGAAACGTCGAGCTGTATCGGGGTTGCTAAACTCCATGTGGTGCGCGAATTCGTGGATGGCGATATCGTCCCTGTCCGAAGCCGACCCCCCGCTGTACTTGCGTGTGGTGTCCCACATCTCATGCTTAGGTACCTTCTTGAGGTCCGCCCCTACACTGAGGCAGATACGCCCGTCGGACGAGCTGGCGTAGGCTCGCACCATAACCTCCGATTCCCATGTTATGCCCACCATCCCCGGCCCACCCACCACATCACGGTGGGCAATCGAGAACAGGTCTTGTAGGCTCTCTTGGATCTTAGCGGAATTCGGATAGCGTGAGCTTTCCTCCAGCGTCTCCTTGGATATCTGGTCTCGGTGCTTCTGTCTCAAGACCAACAGCTTCTTTCCTGTCAAGCCAGCGATGCCCTTGCCTTTCGCGACTGTGTAGTCCTCATCTTTTTCGTTAATCTCAGCCCACGCAGCATTCCCTACATTGTGCAGTATTTCACCAGCGCTTTCGGCATCAATTTGGGTGTATTGGTTGACTTTCCTCATTGCATTTTTGATGGGTTGGCGAATTTTCTCCGCCTCCTTCAGGATCTTTTCGCTCGCCCGTAGTACGCCCATGTGCGCGTTTCTTCCGAGTTGGTCGATGGCATCTTTGTCGTCTTCTAGGTCAGAGACCAGTTTAGCGAATTCACCCGTCTCCAGAGACTTGCTGTCTCTACGCTTTAGGATGTCAGCCTTTCTAGTTTGGTACTCCTTTTCGAATTCCTCAGAAGCGTATTCTGCCTCTGCCAGGGCGGACCCTGCCAGCATGTAAGCTCTTTGTGCCGCGTCGATACCAGACCAATCAGCCCACTGCTTCATTTCCGTGGTCGCTTTCTCAGCAGCTTTGCGGTGATCGTGAAGATAGGAGTTCGGTGTCCATGATTCACTTAGACCGAAGCTCTCCCACAACATCCTGTTCGCCGACTCATCTCCAACTCTGGCCGAGCGGTCTAGTATTGCCATCGCCAGCTTCGTATTAGTCTCGAAGGGGGACCTTTCAACGGGGTCGATTTGTTGCCCCATTCGCATTCGAAGCAAGTTCTGAAGAGTAACGGGTGCATCGGGATCATCCACGAACATCCTAGCTAAGTCGGCTCCTCCGAGTGTGGGCGACTCCCGCCAACTCGCCAGAAGCTCTTTCATTTTCGTTATCTTGCGGTAGGCGAGGTCCCGCCCAGAGTCCGGGATAGCGTCCATGTCAAAATTAGACAACTGTAGTAGATCTTCTACCTCTAGAGTTTCCGGTCTATTTTGTACCTTGTCCCAGGTTTGAATGTCTCGCGGGTCGTCAGCCTTGATCGAGCTATTGAACTGATCCACAGCGAACTGGGCTTTGTCTACTTTCTTTTTGAAGTAGTTACCGCCTCTCTTGCTGGGCGGAATATCCTTATTGCTAATAAACTCCAGCGCCTCGTTTACAGCGGCTTGTAGCGCCTCGACGGCCTTCAGGTTCTCGGCCCTGTCGTCGCTTTGGAGAGCCTGGGCAGCCTCTTTCAGCTTGATGGCTTTGGTGTTGCCCTTCGGGGTTCTAACCAGTACAGCCTGAAGGGACTCAAGAGCTTGAGCCACCATGTCCTTCTGGCGTGCCCACTGTCCTTCCGGCACCAACTCAATAGCCTCCGCAGAGGGGCCAGGCTCCTCAGGAGCGGGCTCGCTGGGCTTGTTGTCATCCCAGTCCACATCCCGCTCGTTACGCTCGTCAGCGGAGTTCTCGTCGGTCCAGTAAGGGTTCTCTCCTGGCTCTGGTCGGTGAGCTTCTCCGTCGTGGCAGTCCTTGTCTTTTGAGATCCACCCGTCACCACAAGGGATATCGTCGGGACTGTTAGGTACTTTGTCGCCCGCGTAAGCAGGGTCCTCGTCTTCCGTAATGAAGCTGTCCCAATTCAAAAAATCACGCATCGGTAGCCACCTAAAGGGGTTTACACTAGAAATAACCATCTAATGAGGGCATCGGATTCCCTAGTTGCCCCTTTCTTTCATCTTTTTGGCCCACTTCTTCTGCCACTCGGACTGCGGAGTGTCGTTCAGAATATCCTCGACCGAAGCCGTAGCCCTGTGTGGCCCAGAGGCTCTTGTTTGCGATCTACGGGCTTTTCTCCTTCTAGGCGATGGCGGAGTGGCCTTAGCGAAGAGGTGGTCCCTCTGCTCGTCATAGTAACCGTCAGGGCCAGATTTGTAATACTTCAGGGTTGGATCGTTGGTTCCCCAGTTCGGCGGGGGCGGCTTCCTTCTGGCTTCCTTCCGCTTCTTCTCCCTATGGTGGTAAGAGGTCCCCGTGGGGGGTTTTGACCTTATCACCGGCTCTCGGTACGGACACTTCCCTGCCTTGGTGGGGTTGGTGATTGCTCGGTAGGCCCAATTGACCAATTGGAACTCCATATCTGGTAGATCCGGGTTCAGGTCAGGATGGGTTTCCCTGGAGAGCTTCCGGTAAGCGTTCTTGATCCGCTTCCTAGTGGAACCTCTTTCAATTTCGAGCACCTTGTACGGGTCCATGCGTCTAAATAGCGCATTTAGATGTTACAGTCTCCAAAAGATAAAGCCTCCGAAGCCTAACATAGCCAAGAGCGCAATTACCTCAATTATGTCCATTAGTGACCAACCGCACCTCAGTAGATATATTTCGGCGCGTACCAACCGTACACCTAAACTGTTCATTTTCTCTCCTCTGCCGCGAAATGCTGCTGAACATCCGACAGAAGCTCGTCCAGCTTCCCCTCAAGGATGTCCTTGTAGCGATAGGTCTTCCCGGAACGGTGGTCCTTCACACGCTGATCGGACTCGTGATAAGTCCTTACACGTTCTGTACTTGTAGCCTCTACTTGCGTTTTAGCGGCCTCTTTCATCAGAGGCACGAGGATATTCGTCATGCGCTTGAAGGCAGCCTTCTTGTTCTTTCCCTGCTCCTTATGCTCCTCGGCTTTAGCTGTAATCCCAGTTTCTACATGTGTTAATCGAACAGCCGTATCCCTTTTATTTCGATTTTGACCACCTTTGCCGCTAGCGCGGTAGTAGTCGATTCTGATGTCTTCTTTACGAACTGTCTGTGGCCACGCCATTTTGTTTCTCACATGCTTATGTTTAGGAGGGAGTATTACTAAAGAAAGGATCATCTTTATGTTACTATCATTGCCTTTTGAAGAGATAATTGCACGGTACCAGAAAGGAGAATCCCAAGCACAACTTGCTAATAGCTTTAGTGTAGACCGGCGAACTATTAGGAGAAGGCTGGTTAAAGCTGATATACCTCTTAGGTCTGGTGGAGAGGCTTCCAAGGTCCAAAAAAACAAAGCCTTTACTGCATCCACTGTGGTAAACGAATTGGTCGATGGAATGTTATTAGGTGATGCTTGGATAGAGCAAGGACAAGACAACGCTCGCCTTGGTATTGAAGTGACCAAAAAATCCGAAGGGTGGATAGAACAGATATCTGATATCCTCACAGCGCACGAGGTCAAGCATTCCATAGGGTATAGAAAACCCAGAGAAAAAATAATAAACGGCATTCATACCCGATCAAAGGAAAGCGTTATGCTTAGGACCAGTCTATATCCTAATTTTGCTGTCCAAAGACTACGGTGGTATCCAGAAGGTACAAAAATAGTGCCCAGAGATTTAGAACTTACTGCAAGTAGTATAGCTCATTGGTATTGGGGTGACGGATCAACCAGCAAGTATATGGTCCGTCTATACACGAACAATTTCTTAGAAAAAGACTGTGAATTCCTAGTAAGCTGTCTGTTGGAGTTCGGAGTAAGTTTTTCAATAAGCAAAAGTCGCAAAAATCCTGTTCTTAGTCTGTACAACAATTCTGAAAGAGAAAGGTTTCTGGACCTAGTTCGGGACCACGTTCCAGAATGTTTCGAATACAAAGTACAAAAACCTGTAATAGTGAGAAGAAGCAAGCCTACTCTTTTTTGAAAATTCCTGCGCCGTAGACACCATAGTACCGGATTACACTGTCATGTTGGTCTACGGCGCAGAACGAGGCACGGCATTCTCCTTTTGGATTACACTGCTATGTAGGACGTTCCTCTTTGAAAATTCCTGCGCCGCAGACATCATAATGTCGGGTTACATCACCGAGTCGGTCTGCGGCGCAAGTTAAAATGTAGTAGACACGGCAAGACCACTCGGGCTACAACTTCAACACGGCCGTGTCTACTGTGTTAGAAAAGGAGGCGCGACATTCTCCTTTTGGGTTACACTGCTATGTGGGCCGTGCCTCTTTGAAAATTCCTGCGCTGCATGGCACGGCTCTGGGGGGTTACAACATCGCTAAGGCCACACAGCGCAGGTTAAAATGTAGTAGACACGGCATATCCCAAACGGGTTACAACATTCTGCTGGCCGTGTCTACTTTCGTTAGATCAATCCGATACCTTCCGCCACTGCTTCCACAGTTCCCGCAGGATGCGCTTCGACAGGAGCCTACGCTGGTGTAGGAAGATGTGGCCCGTTGTCCAGTCAGGGTGTGCAGCAGCAGCTTTGGCCTTCACTCCCTCAGAATATTGGTAGAATTCATTGTTGGTCTTCTTGCCGTTCTGGTGAACAGTACCCTGCACAACGAACATCATGGATCTCCTGCTCGGGTTGTAACCGTGCAGTTTAGCCATTTCAGTGCCACGTCGAAGGCGCTGGCGAACCATGGGATCTTGCGCATTCTCGGACACCATACCTAGCCCAAAACGCTTCCACAATTTAGCGGGCGTGGCGAAATTACGCAAGTCGGCTCCGGCTTCTGCCAATATCCTTCCTACAGCTAGGAGGCTCAGGCCGGGGGTTCCTTTACCGGGGCGACCAACCCACGAAGCGATCGGCATACCTGCCACTATGGCAGTGATGTCTTTGTGGTATTGCCTTATTTGGGGGTCGAAGCCCCTGATAGCAGGGACCATAGCGAGCGCCATAATCTCCACTTTCGCAGCAAATACCTCTATTGGGTCGGTGGAGGTCCGATCAATCTCGTCAGGCTTCACATGCAACATCCACTTTTTGTGGACGGCAGTTGCCAGCGCTCCGTCTTTTGTGCAGAGAGCGTACTTCTTAACGAAGCACGTCTTACCTTTGCAGTGGTGGTCCTGCACAGCACGCTTGATGACGCCATGTAACTGCTGGTTGAGGGACTCTCTTGCTCTCTCAAGATTCAGACAATCTCTATGGAGGCCGAGGAGTTTAGTGATTTCGTTGTGCATTTTCTAATCCTTGTAGGAGCGGCACGGAATGCTCCAAACGGGTTACACTGCATCTATGTCCGTGCCGCTCCGTAATATAGGGCGGTTGGTCAATGAGATTTCGGGTTACAAATGGGAGTTGGACCAACCATCCTGTAAAGTTGGGGCGACGCCGCACAGCGGATTCGGGTTGCATGAGCGCATCGACAGCGTAGCCCCTTTGTAAGTTATGAGCGGCGCGACACTCTCCCAAAGGGTTGCATCACGGCGGTGGTCGCGCCGCTCTGTTATATTGAGTATTTTAGTGAGGTTGGTCACTCTTCTAGAGGGTTACACCGGTCTTTTGGACCAGCCTCACTGTGATTTACATGTAAGTCCTCTCGCGTAGTCTCTCGACAAACTCATCCTGAACGACTGAGCCTACCGTGCGCTTGTCTCCGGCGGAGACGCCTTCGGCCTGCATCTTGTCTGCAATGGCGAAGAGCATCCGTGCGTCACGTCCGAAGGTGCCAGACTTCTTGTCTCGCATCTGCGCCTCGGTGGTCACCTGATCGAACGTAGCAGAGCGCAACTTCACGCCCCCGTGGGTCAGGTAGAATGTGTCCATGTAGAGCGCAGCGACGGTCTCAGCACTTGCTGCGTCGGCTGCTGCTGTTCTCTTGGACTTGTTTGGCTTGGCGGCTCCGGTTGAGGGTGCCTGGGGCGTGATAGGCAGAACCCGAGACTGCGACCGAAGTCGCTGCACGATGTTGTTGATCTGACTGTTGGCGAAGCGCTTCCAGACTTCCGTCTCGATAGCAGACGCCATCGCAGGGCTCAGATTATCAATCTCAGCATCAGCGACAGCAAGAAAGGCAGCTTTCGCCTTCTCCCAATCTCCGCTGCTTGCTGTCCACGCTGTCTCAGCCCACTTGGCAAAGACCTCTTCTATGTCTACGGAACTCATACGTTTTCCTTCTTTATCCCCGTGGCAAAATCGCCCGGTGGAAATGTAGCGGTCCTGACACCTTGAAAGTGGGTTACAAGTTCTTTATGGTCAGGACCGCCGTTGAAGTATAGCAGGTCGGTCAGTGGCGACAAGGGTTACAAACACAGAAAGGACCGACACTGAATCCAATGAATAGGTAGCTTTCGAACATCAGCTTTCAACCTCTTTCTTCTCCAAGTAGAAGAAATCCAGACCCTCAGGTTCTTTCTCTCCTCGAAAGATGAGAGCAGCAGCCCCCATGCAAATATTGTCACCTAGGATCTTCTGTACCTTGGCAACCGCTTGCCCAGAAGACACCACATCGTCCACGATAAGGTACTTCTTTTTGCTGAACCCAGGGCCGCGCGTGCGGTTCTCCAGGGTTAGCACCTTCACTCGTGGCTTGTTGAGTATCCCGGCCACCACGAAGGCAAGCTCGATGCCGCCGATAATCGGGGTGGCGATAAAGTCTATCTCGTCTCGCAACGTTTCGGGGATCAACTCTGCAAGTTGCTCTGCATACTCTGTCGTAGCTCGGCTGTCGAGTAGATCGAAGTCGTAGTAATACGGAGAACTCCTACCAGAGGTAAGTTCGTGGTCTTCTTTGATCCGGCATTCCTCGAACATGCTGCCTACACCTTACGTATTTTCGATCCCTTTCGAGATGACCTTGTAAATTGTGTGTGGAGCATACGTTACCTTAGTTCCATCTGCAAGGGTGTGGGTATACCCTCGACGGATGATGGACGAAACCTTGCAATCAACCAGAATCTCGGCTGCTGTTTCCCACCGGTCATTCATGTTGGTCGAGTAAGACAGCGGCAGTTTGAAGACCTGAAGCGGTCTGGGAATTCCTTGGGCGGTACCTTCGCTCGTGACGAATACCGTCACGAGGTAGTCCGTCTTCGTGAGAGTCGGAGGGCTCAAGATACCGAGCCGAACTAGAATATGCCTAAACATCACTTTCTCCTTTCGTTCCAACGGAACGGATTTGGTTTGACCGTCGGAGCCGCGATCGAATGCTACAAACAAGGGTGATAATCGCGTAGGCCAATACGATTAGCGCGAATATCGTTGTTTTCATGCTGGTCTCCTGGGCGAATCGCTAGTCCGAATCACAGCGCAAGCTGGAAGTAACAACTACGATGTTGTTACGGGATTCTTCCCGGTCGTAGTCGTCCACATCCCGGTCTCCCGGTGAAAAGTATTTACGCAAGCACTCAGCTTCCGTTCCCTCTGTGCAAATGATACTTTCGTTTGCACCGCTGTATACTATCAGTCCCATTTTGTCTCCTTAGGTGACAGGTGTAGTTTCCTCTTCGGCAGCCAGCCTCATAGCTTTAGCCTTTTTTTGAGCTTCTATGGCTTGCCTTCGACCGGACTTTTTTAGCTCTGCTGGATAAGCATGGCCATAACAGATGATACGGTTGGGAATTGCCTCTGCCTTGCACCCCTTGACTTCGCAGGTTTTCCAAATTGCCATGTCGCTTCTCCAGCGGGTAGATGCCTATTCCATGTCTCCTTCAACTTCAACCAGCTTTCGGTCTGTGTACTTGCCTCGAACTTTATTTACCTTGTCGGTCGCTTCGGCGATTTCTCTAGCCTCTTCGTCAGACAGGTCGTGATCCAGCACGAGCCTCTTCGCGGAGAACACAATTCTTTCGAATAGGTCAAGGACTTTCATTTTTACGCTCCTTCTGAGCCATTATCGCCTGACGGCGACTGCTCATCCGTGGTTCCTCCTTAGCCTCCTTGAGAGCGTGCCCGCGATACGCAAGGTCACCGATCCATCCACTCGGGTTGTCTATATAGTGATACTCCCCGCGCAGGGGCTTACTGTCGTCGGCGACGTACACTGCACCTAACTTGCGCAGTAACAGGTTGCTGTCCTCTAGTTTAGCAGCCATGCCAAACCCACACAGAGGGCACCCAAAGCCGCCCCTGCCGAGAAACCGACGAGGAGCGCTGCCCGCAATGCCTTCTGCATCCGCCCTACAACCTGAGCAGCGTGCTGCACCTTGGCAACCGTGACGCAATGCTGGGCAGGCTCCCAATCGAGAACCATCTGGTTGATGCACTCGATCGGAACACCGTGGGTGTTTCGCTGAGCGGCAACAATAGTCGCAGGGTGGGGGAGTTCCACAATAACTACGCGGTAACCCTCAGCCTCAGCAGCCTTTATGTACGGGTGGTACTGTTCGGTCTTGACGTTCGTGTTGTCCACAATCACGCAAGGCTTCCCAGCGGCGCACGAGTCCTTGAAGTTCTGGAGGTTCTGGGCGTGCCGCTCCCCAGCCAGAGCCACATCGAACTTGTACTCGCCATCGACCATGCACAGATCGTCGGTCGAGTGGATCGCTGCGTCAGTCAACCGCCGACTGCCGTCCCTGCTCGTCTTACCGGGGAAACAGCCCCGGGCGATCATTTTGGCAACAGTGGATTTCCCAGAGCCCGGAATACCTCTCATTATGAATGCGAATTTTTTCATACTTTCCTCATCGGTCACCTAGCGCAGAACATTAGCTTTTTATATCCCTGGCTTATTCGGTCTTTGGTTCCGGCTTCCAGTCCCCGTCGGCGTCCAAGTGTTCCGGGGGCCAACCCTGCATCGTCACCTTTATTGTTCTGAGGATTCGGTTGGGCAACACGAAGAAAATCGTCCGTAGGAACTGAAAAGTGCATAAAATCAGGAAGATAAGTCCCCAAAATGCGGTCCAGCCGAAAAATATCCAGTGTTCTCTACCCCACTCAACGAACGCCAGTAATACCTGATCCATATTTTATGCCAATTCCTTTAGATCGTTTCTCTGAAAAGCGAGGAGATGCTCTCTTCGTTGTTGGTGCGGCGAATTGCCTCACCCATTAGAGGTGCGATGCTTACTACCTGCACCTTGTTGTAACCGTCGTTCTCGGCGTTACGCGGGATTGGGTCTCGGGCAATCAAAGCCACTGTATCGGTGGTGAGCAGCTTCGTGAGCCCCTTCGTGTTGCCCATAGTCTTGTAGGCGTTCCCCGAGAGAACCGGGTGTGTGATGGCCGCAATGGCGCTCGTTGCGCCCTGCTCCATCAGGGCATCGACGCCCTTGCACAAGGTACCGGCAGTGTCGATCATATCGTCAACAATCACGCAGACTTGACCCTCCACATCGCCTACGATATTCATGACTTCGTTCTCGTTGGAGCGAGCACGCCGCTTGTCGATGATGGCGATCGGTGCCTCAAGCCTCTTGGCGTAAGCCCGTGCCCTCTCTGTACCACCAGCATCCGGCGATATGATAGTGAAGGGGGTGAGTCCCACTTCCTTGCGGACAGATTCCAATAGAACAGGCTTGGCGTACAGGTTGTCTACCGGGCAATCGAAGAACGCCTGGATCTGCCCGGCATGCAGGTCCATGCACATTACACGGTCTGCGCCAGCCCTGTCGATCAGGGACGCTACCAGCTTGGAAGTGATGGGCATTCGAGCAGCGTTCTGCTGGTCCTGGCGAGAGTACCCGAAGTACGGGATGACTGCTGTGATGCGACCAGCAGAGGACCGACGCAAGGCGTCGATCATAATGAGCAGTTCCATCAGGTTCCGGTTGGTGTGGGGCGGGCAAGTCGGTTGGACGATGAAACAATCAGCGCCTCTTACGTTCTCCCCGATTGCTACCTTGATCTCACCGTCGCTGAAACGATCTACCTCGGCCTTGCCTAGAGGGCGGTCCAGATAATCAGCCACGTCGTGGGCTAGCTGGGGGTTGGCGTTTCCAGTGAATACCCGGATATCACCCTTCATTCCTCGCTCCTTCATTTGTTGTACCATATGACGTGGGTGAATTCACCCCGGTTTTTTCCTTGCTTGAAGTCCGATGGGAGGAACTCGATACTGGTTTTGTGGGTGGCGGTTGCATAGTACGCAATACCGTCACTATCGATGATGGCCCCGCTCTCCAGTATAGAGGAAAACTCCTCTTTAGTAAAGTGATCCCCAAAGTCAGGCAGAGGGCTGAGGGTGAAGTTGTCGTCACTCATTCGTCAATCTCCATTTTCGTGATGGTGTAATAGATGCCTAGGGGACTACCTTCACAATAGATCTCGCACCACAACTCAGTTTCCCCCTCGTCTCGGGGCTCGTGGACACAGAATGTGTACCCCGGTTCGCTCCAGCTTTCTTTGGAGTCAGCTACCGCTGCTAAAACTGCCCTGAAGAAGTCAGAGTAGACTCCCGTGTAGCTGGCATCGTTGCAGTCCTCAAAGAACTGTCTTACGACATAGACTTCGGGCATACTTCATCCTCTTCGTGGTCGCAGTCCGAGTGCTCACATTCGTACTCGTGGTCCACGTCGTAGTCGGTGTCGATGTGGGTATCGCAGTTGTGGCAGTAGATTACACTCATCCTTTATCCTTTCGCTGGAGGTAGGCGTGCTCGTCGAATGGTACATCACTCAGCACCCTATCGTCAATGGCAACAATCGTTCCAGTCTTCATGTCAATGTGGAATTTCACCTCGTAGAGTGCGCCCACGAGACGCCTCCACAGCACCTCAAAGCGGGGATCATCGTCGTCGATGTTGAAACCGTACAGCTTGTCCGCTGCGCTCTCTTTGGAGCCGTGCAGGCAGGTTGTAATGATGAGCGGGAATTCTTCCATGTTGTCTTCGATTTGCTCATCAATTGCCGCCTTGGCTTCCTCTTTGGAGGCGGCATAACCCCAACGGTTGTCGCCTGCCCCGTCGAAGTCCTCGTGAGCAAAACCCCAGTCCATGGCGCGGCACGGTATAGGCTTCGCCCAATAGTAGATCCGGTAGCCCCTGTATTCGGTTTTACCAGCCATTTGATCGTTCCCTTCGTCGGTGATACTTGAGAAGTTCCTTGCCCCAGCTTCCCTGCCAGTCGCAACGCCGCCCGTAGCGGCGGTGCAGGGTCGCCATTTCTTTCAGGTTGTCAGTACACAGACTTAACCATAGATCGTGCCAGACCACCGTGTACCGGACGCCCTTCGGGGGCTTGAACTCGTAGGCATCGGCCTCGATGATCTCGATCTTGCTGCCGAACTTCTCGGTCAGGCTAGGGCCGACGAGGGCGATGACCTCGGGCGACTTCTCGATGATAGTCACCTTCGTGACATTCTCCAGAGCGGCTATGGCTCCGGCCACCATCCCGATGCCCAGTCCGTTGATGAGGACGTGTCCGCCGATCCGCTTGGCCTCGTAAATCGGGCTCAGGTGGTCCTTTATCTCGTCAGGGGTGTCGGACATCCACATGGAGCCGAAGTGGTAGAGCATCGTGTAGCGCCCAGCAGGCACAAACCGCCCCATACTCGACGGGTTACAGGCTCTCATGCGACCGCCCTTCTCATCCTCGTCTGAGACGATGATGTGCTCGATCTTCCAGTCGCCAATCGCAGCTTCCGGGACGTTCACCTTGTACTTGTCGTACCAGTGGATTCTGTCAGTCATGCCTTCCTATTCGGTCAGGGGCAGGAGAACTTGAGAGTTATCTCTCCAATATGGACCTCGCATATCAGCTTTTGTGGAAGACACAGGCAATTGGGGAGGCTAACGACCTCTCCTGCCACGAGCTTATGCACACTTTGAACCACGGCAGGTTTGCGCTGATCGCTGGAGGTGCAAATTTCGAGCAACTTCGTGCCCAACTCGATGGGGCTGGCTACAGAATAACCCCAGCCGTAGGTAGCTACGGCGGTGGCGAAGAGAAGATGTTTATGGTTCACGATCCCAACGAGAAGGATATGCTGGCCTTAGCTGAACGGTACAAGCAACAATCGGTGATGCTGGCGGACAAGGGTCGAACCAAACTGATTGTCACAAACGGACCCCACAAGGGGCGTACCAGGGCTGGTCGCGGATGGAGCATAGCAACGGGACAAGACGGCAATTTTACACAAATAGAGACTTCGGATGGGGAGACCGTCCGCTTCAGGCTCGACTTTTGAGAAGGGCTGCGTTCAGTACACCAGCGCCATCTTGTCGCACTTTTCGTGATACTCGTCCATAGCTTCGTGGTAAAGATCCCAAGCTACCTCTTGGTCCACTTCCTCTGACAGATTAAGCATGACAAAAGTAAGACCTTCTGTAATGGCTGCTCTCCTCTTTCGGTTTTCTTTGGTCATCCATGCTAGGTCAGATGTAAACTTGCGGAACGTGTCCACTTCGCTTTGAAGCGTTTCGATGGAAAAGCACAAGCTCGGTACTCTTACACGTCCCATATTTACAGATAAGCTGGAACTAGAATCGCTTCACTCCACTGTCCTCGTCCAGTCGCAACCGGTGGACCTCAACGCCCTCAAGACCCTCGAAGTAACCAGTCCACGCCTTGTAACCAGTGAACCGTTCCTTCTTGGTCTTTTTTCCGCTACGGCGGTAATCCCGGTCCGCGTCTATGTCGTCGGCCCGGATGTCCGAAGCGATAGAGTCAGCCTGGGCCTTTTCCTCGTAGCACCCAATGACGGTTACGTTCCCTGAGGACGAACCGAAAGTGTCCCCGGATGAATAGGTGACGACCACAAGGAAGACTTCGGCCCCAGTTACGGGCTCGAACTCCACGTCAATGCTCTCGTTGTACCTGCTCCAGCCTCGGCCGTCCTTGGCATCGCAGGAGTAGATACCCTGGACTTCGTGATCCTTGTACTCGGTCTCTCGGCTCGGATAGGAGCTATCCTCTTCGCCCTCGCAGATCTCCCCGCCGGAACAGCGAGTATACTCCCAATTCACCCAGACCCGGAACAGGTCTTCCTCGGGGGCAACCTTCTTGGTACCCTTGCCCTTGGCTTTCTTCGCTGCCTTGCGGGCAACCTTCTTGGAGACTGTTTTCTTTGCTGCCATAGTTTCCTCTTCGTCTCGCCGCAGAAGACCCCGATAGGAAATTTATTCCTACCGGGGTCTATTACAATTGTACTATAGTTTCTCGTTATTTTAGATCGCCTGTCGCGATCTCTCACCCCCTACGTTTGGGGTCGGCTGTCCGGCCGTTAAATAGAAGCCGGGAGCACTTGTACTTTAGTCTACTAGGACCAAGTTGGCAACCTCCGCATTGCACCTATCGACCTTGAGCTTCTTCTCAGGGTCGTCCTGGGGACGACTCAAGCAGGCCATGATGCTCCCGACCACTGGAAACGTGTGGGTAATCTCCCACTCGTGCTCCACGTCTTGCGACCTTCCCCCAGGAATAGTGTAGAGTACCTTGTCCCCTACCTTTAACTTCGGGCTAGATTTTTTTCGACCCATGCGGGTTGCTCCGGGATGCGCTTGAGAATCTTCGCGGGGTATTGCACGGGGAGCGCTTCTCGCCGCTCTATTCGCTTGGCAATATGAGCCGGACCCCAATTGTAAGCCGCTAGGGCAGCGTGCTCATTACCAAAGCGATCAAGAAGCTCACGGAGATATGCGCAACCCATGCGCACATTAGTAGCAGGATCGTTCAAAGACGCCGAGGTGTAGTTCGCGATTTCTAGGCGCGCAGCGATCTCGGCTCCGGTCCTGGGCATGATCTGAGTCAGCCCGATGGCTCCTACGAGGGAGACGGCATTTGGGTTCCCAGCGCTCTCTACGCGAATGAGGGAGGCAATCAACCAGGGCGAGAGATCAAACTCACTGGAGGCATCCTCGATGGCCTGAGCGACGATCTCAGCAAGTTCTCGGTCCTTGATCCCGGTCTCGGCGGCAATAGCGTCCACGAAAAGGTTCCACATCTCTGCATCGCGCTTGGCGATGTACTTCTGGTGGCGGGCGCGGGTTTCGATCTGGTCGATGACGTGCTGAGGCACAACAGGCTGCTCGTTGATATCCCCGGGGGATACGACGCCCATGAGTACCAGCATGAAAATTCCAGTAAGGATCATGAGTCGTTGCATATGGCTGCGTTCCATCTGATTCTCCATACCAAGAAATAATGGTGCTTTTATCCGAAAATGAAGTGTTTGAACACCGGGAGGAATACGACTCCAAAAATCACCACGAAGGCAAAGCAATAGAGAATGAATAGATCGAAGGCTGTTTTAAGCATGCCTTTTATATCGGCCAACCCCTCCAGAACTTTAGCTTCAGATGCCCTTCCCCTAAGGGACCTGGGTGCGTGAAGCGGGTTCAATGGAGCGACCATCCAGGGTAACAAATCCCTGGGACGCCTGTCGCGTAAACCTCTCCTCCGCCACTATCAGCTAACGCACCCCAGGGTACGACTCTGCGAGTAGCCCGCTCTTTTGCCCCATCGACCGGTCATGACTCGGATTCCCGGAGCCGGGAGTTACGGCTCTCCCTACAATCTAGTTGCTGCCCTCCGTGGGAAGGGTAGTGATCGGCGCATTTGTCGGGCTACACGGGAGTGGCGGGAGCACGAACCGGAGCCTCACCACGAGGGATCAGAACAGTTGCTTCGCGGCATACGTCTTTACTTTTCGGTAGTTCCGTTTGCAACTTTAGCACTTTCTGCAACTTTATCAGCGGATTTCTCAGCAGTCTTTTCGAGTAGTTTCTTGGCGAGCTTCTCGGCCACACGGTCCACAGTCTCAGCAGCCTCTTCCACGAGGGCCTCGGCTATCTCTTCGGCCTCGGCTTCCTTCTCAGCCTCTTCCTTGACCGCAGTCGGTCCTACGGGTCCGGTAGATGCAGTGGAGCCTCCGGCTTCGATGATCTTACGCTCGAACACTGCATCCATAGGATCAGCGTCAGGCTCCTGGGTCCATATCCAATCAATTTTTGTTTTGCCGCCATGTCCGTGGATATTCTCTACGTTTTTTATTCCGGCATACACATTAGTGCTGCCGTTCGCACCCAGCCATCTTACTATAGATGTCCCATCACTGGCTTCGAAAACGTCGGCAAGATGGTCTCCTGTACCGGAGACACCGTGTACATCTTCGTTGCGCATAATTTTCCCTACGCGAACCGACATTAGGCTTCTTCCTCTGTTACATTGCTCCAACTTTGTCTAGACAATACTCGCGAAATTTGATCTGGCCCCACAGAGAACAGTAGCGCAATTTGCTTTTGCGTATTTCCGTTTTTGTAGAGCGCTCTAATTTCCCTCACAGCTTCTTTTGTAAGCTTGTTGCATTTACGATTCTGTTGTTGTTGTTGCACCGTTGCCCAGCGACAGTTTCCCGGCTCATAGTTTCCTTCCACATCTATGCGGTCCAAGGTGCAATCTTTTGGTCTTTCTCCCATATCTTTCAAGAATGCTTCAAAAGAATTTGTCCATCTATGACATATTTTTACGCATTTATAAGCCTGTCTTGCTTCGGAAGCATAAAGTCCGCATCGGGTTTTCATCATAGCCCACGATTTATACGTGGGTGTATCTGACATTCCGTGAGAAGTCATTCTAATGGCTGATGATTCCTTTTGAAAACATCCGCAAGACGTAGTGTTACCCGATCTGAGAGATTTGCCTGAAACTGTAAGTTTCTCGCCACAAGAGCATAGGCATAGCCATACTATGGCTCCGTCTCCTGCTCTTTGTCCAGAGTCCTTCAACACTAACAACCTGCCGTATTTGTTGCCTGTTTCATCTATGCTCACCTAGCTTTCTCCGTGACTAATTTCGGGCATCGAATAGCTCTGCTCCTAGAGACTTTAGTCTAATCCGAGTCCGACCCCGAATAGATAGTATCCTTCGCCTGTGGTGCTCTTCAGGGATGCGCTCGTGGGCTACATCGACGTAACACCATGGCTTTATTGCGATGGCGCCCAATGAGCAAAACTGGCCGAACTCCTTGGGAGCCAAAGGCGAATACCCGTGCCCTTCGATCTCTTCGTTCAATAGAGAATGACATTTCCGCTCCTCTGCACCCCAAAACAGGCAGTAGTGTAGTTGCCGCCGCCACCCGAGTCTCGACTGTCACGGTTGTGCTCATCGTTGCCGACGAACTCGCCGCCGGTCCCTCGGGTCCAAGTGATAGCACGGAGCCGCTGGAACAGCAACGCAACTACCGGATTCTCCCGTGCGCGCTCGACCGCTCGATTGTTTTCCCCTGAGGAGTAGGTCATGGCACGCTTCTTGTTGTCCAGCGTGATGGTGACTTCCTCAAGGTGCAAAACCACACTTTTCGACGTGGGCAGGATGGGGAAAGCCTTCTTCTTCGGCTTGTAGATCTTCTTGTCACCTCGGCGGGTGATGTACTGAGCCGCTTCCCAAAACCGCTCCGAGTCCTGAACCCAGTCGGCTCGCGAGAAGCCTCGCTGCCCTTTACCGGCCTTCTGTGCCGCTGCGTAGGCTTCGCAGGCTAGCCTGTACTTCTTCTCGCGAAGTTCATTCACCTTCTCGATGATGGCAGTCCTGAAAGCCACCCACTCGCTCATGGAGAACTTGACGCTACCCTCCTCCCAGTTGTTACAACTCATTGTTTTCTCCTACCTCCCCCCTAAAAGTTTCGATCGCGGCCATCTCTGGGTCAGGTCCGTGAGGGCCACCTCCCATAAAAGCGTCGATCGCGTCCATCTCCGGGTCCGGGCCAACATGGGGCGTAGCGGGGGCGTCATTAGCATACCATGCCCAGAACACACTGACTGCTGTCAGCCCACAAAAGCACATCATAAACACTAAAAACCATGCAAAGGCAGTCATTGTTTTCTCCTAGAAACTATCGTCGTAGTCGTACCCAGGTTCGCTTCGAGTCCGGTCGTCTGCTTGACGCTGCTCGACTGCTTCAAAAAGAATCTCCTCAATGGAGGCTTGCTCGTTGCCCAGGAGGATCTCGTCGCCGAGAGACTTGAACCGGAACATCGCGTTGTCGCTGAAGGACTCCCAGTTTTTGCCAAAAAGGGTTCCCCGAAAGAAATCCTTTATTTTGCGGGAGAAGGAACGAAAGTCGCCGTCGAGTATAATGGTAATGTCCTCAACACATGAGAAATCCATGCGACACCCTCGGTTCCCGTCTGCGTCGGCTCCGTAGTTGTGGTCAATGTCGATATTGACGAAACCCTCAACTTCAAGCTCGAAATAGTCAAGCTCGCCTTTGTAGGCGTCCATATCAACAATTTCGCCCGTCCAACCCCCGGGACGCTCAAACTCGTAGTGTGCGGTTGCTTGCATGTATTACTCTTCGGCTCCTGTGACGGATTCTTTAGCAGAAAGAGAAATAATGAGCGAAGCCCCCGGAGAGCGCCAGAACACTCAACCAGGGGCTTGCTTAATGCCGCCTAAGCGGCTATTTCGAGAACTGTGCGCGCCAATACTTGTTCATCAAGCCACGGCGCACACGGCTGTTACAGTGCTCATCAGAGTGAGTCTCATGGAGGTTCAGGTCGGCCCCATGAACCTCACGCATGAACGAACCTACCGCAACTGACCGGCTTACGCCAGCGCTACAGTGGATCATGAAGTCACTCTCGATGTAGCTCTCGATGAACTCATGCAGGATCTCAGCATGTTCGATCGAGAACGCAATGATGTTGTGCCCTGTCATGCCTGTGGGGATCTTCACAACGTCATCGAACTCGATGCGCAGAATGTCGTCCCAACCCTCTTTCAACTCGTAGCTTTCCCCGGGGCTACCGATGGAAATCACCACTGTCCTGGGACGTGGCTCGATCTCGGCCGCATGGTACTTGCTGTAAACGTCCACCCTCATTGTACTTCCTTCGACAAAGCCTCTGTAATCATTTCCCGGAGCTTGTCCATTACGGATGGAGTATTAGCGGTAGAGTGGACCAGTTCAGCACGTCCTCCGTTCTCTTCGATCACCTTGCAGAACGACTCACACGCAGACTCAAGTTTACCTGCCGTTTCGATGAATCCGTGCGGAGCCTCCTCGACCAGTTCCTTGGAATCCTTGAGGCCCAGCCCCGTGAAAGCGCGCACTTCCTTGATGCACTGAATCTTCCTCTCACCGAAGGATATGAAGGTGATGCCTGCCGGTCGCCCCTCAGTCAGTGCCGGTAGCTTCGCGCGCAGAAAGTCGTTCACGTCAAGCTCGACGCTAAGACGATCGGCCCTCAGTACCTCGGGGCCGATGGTACATTCCAGTCCCTCGACTTCCAGCTTGAGGATGTTGTCTTTGAAGCTCAATTTCGATGCAGGCATGGTTTACTCTTCGGCCTCCCGACCGAAAACTTTAGGCATCCATCGGAAAAGCACCACATGTCGGGCAGTGGCGGGGCCGAGCCTTGCGCGCCTTCAAAACCAGCTTAACTGCGATCACGAGCAACTCGTCAGCCAAATCATACCGAGCGAACATCTTAACGTGCCCTCTCATGTGCCAGAAGCGCCTTTGTAACCTTCGCCATGGCCGGAATGTACCGCTCCAGAGCTAATCGAATGTGATGCTCCGTCCGTCCCGGCTTCGGTGCAGCGTTCCGCTGAATGTCGGCCAGTTTGACGACGGTGGTGTCCCGATCGAGAATCGCCCGATCGAGAAACTCGTTGTAGGTTTCTTTGCCGAAGTAGTGCCGGGTCAACCCCGTCAGAATCTCATGGACCCGAACGAGGTCATGCTTCTCAAGGAACAGGGAGATCCGGCTCTCACTCTGTGGGTGGTCCTCCATCGCGTCGTGGAGAATCGCGGCAACCTGAACTTCGATCGACTCGTCCTGCTCCTGTACCGTCTTGAGAACCTGAAGTAGGTGGAAGATGTAGGGACCACCACCGTAAAGGTCATCCTTGTGGATGTCGGCGGCGAGTGCGATTGCCTTTCCTAGTACCTTGTCCGTCGTAAAGCGCTTTACTAAAGCTAGTACCTTCGTCATGGTGTGTTCCCTTCACCCTATCTATCGGTCCTCACCCGTGGAACTTGAGGCTTTTCCCTATGGAAGCGAATGCTGCCTTTGTTTCACACTGGTTGCTACAAAAATCTCGTGTGGTTTCATGGCCGCAGAAGTTGCACTTCCCCTGCTTGCTCTTGTACTCCTGTTCGACGTAACGCTCAGCGTTCACGCGGTCGTCCATACGGCGCTGGATTTCCAGCGGGGCAGGAACAAGTTTGGCTATCATCCAGTTAACCTCTTCTTTATCTAGTCCCATGTTCTCTACCTTCGGTCCGAGCCTTGATTGCCTTGAGGTTTTTCTCGTACCCTGGCGAATTGTAGTCGTTCGCCGAAAAGCCTACTACAAAATTGCTGAACTCCTGCTCTAGCAGTTCCCACACGCTGCGGTAGGTGGTGTGGAAAGTTGGCTCCCAGTCTCGGTAGTCAGCGCTCTGGCGTCTCTGGGGCTCCCAGTCTCGGTAAACCGGGTCGTTGACAAACTGAACCTGATTTGTGGCCTGCTCATGACGCTCGGTCATTTCGCGAGGATCGTCCAGTACGTGCCCACCCGGAGTACAAAACCCGTAACATCCCATGGCATTGGAAAACCGCAGGTTGTGCGCATCGCAGAATGGTTGCAGTACATTCTTCTCGAAATACTGCACATGGCTATCGAAAGCCTTCTCCATGCGATCAGCGATTCTCTCGCTGTGCTTCTGCACCTTCCCAATGCCCTCTTCTAGACTCACGGGGTGACTTTCGGGAGCTTCCACTCCATGCGGTCGCCGTAGGCGTTCTTGATGAGCGTCTGCTCGCTGATAGCCGCCGCCAAAGCCTTGCGGGCATTCCGGGCAGTGGCACCGAACCCACACGCACCTCGCAGCATGGCACCTTCCTTCACCTCGCACCTACGCAGGCTGGCGACCTTCTGGTTCGTTGCAGTCTCGGTGACTTTTACCTTGCTGTCGGTCATGTACTCGACTTCTTTCAATCTCATGCGTATGCCTTTCCTATTTAGCGGTTCCGATGTACCAGCCGGGCCAGCTTTGACCGTGACTGCTCGATCTCTTCGTCACTCATTGGAGTCTGGACGAACCGGCGTTCGGTCTCATTGAACCCAGGGAAATCGCCGTGCTCTTCGAGACCTTTGTGGAAGGGATCGGTCGCGATGTTGTCCTTGACTTTTTCGTCTTCCATACTTTATTCTTCGGTCGTTTCTCCAGAAACTTGAGGGAAAAATGGCCGCTCCGGGCCGGTCCCTGTCAACATGCCACCCGGTCAACCCTACAACCAAAGGGTGGGTGCGTCGGAAATGCAGCCCGGAGCGACGACTACTGTGGCTTTAGGATAGCCTCGCCGTGGGTCGCGAACGCTTCGGCCTGCTTCTGGAACCAGAAGTCCTCTTCCATCTCGTGGACCTCGGCTTTGAGGTCGTCCATGTAGGCTTGCGTCATCGGCACGAGATTACCGGACTCGTTTCGGACCATCACTCCGAACTCGCCGAAGTCCTCACGCTGGAGGGGTCGAAAGGCGTCTTGAATCATGCTGAGTAGTCTGCGCATCACCAGACCTCTACGAGAGCATCGGAGGGCATCTTCGGCACTGCGATCCGAGCGTCTTCGGCAAGGTCATCTGCCACGGCGCTCGACTCGATCATGTTGAGAATGATGTCCCTGACCGAAAGCTCGAACACGCGAGATACTGCGTCCCCGAGAATGTCGTAGTCACCACGATGCACCTCGTCGGTACTCTCGGGATCATCGAACGTAGCATGGAAGGGCACGACCGTGAACACCTGCCACTTCGGACCGCGAACCTCGCGCCCGCCCATACCAAAGCGCAGCGTGCCGTCTGTTTCGATCAGCAGGTTGATGCCCAGACCGGGCAGGTTGACCAGAAACTCGGTGTCGGACTTCTGCTCGACCTCGATGGTGCTCGTCATGCCCAGCGTCTTGATGCCTGCTTCGAGGAACTTGATTGTCTGCTTTACGCTTTCCATTTTGCTTGCTCCCTTTCCTTTATGTATCGGACACTTGGTCAGGATCTTGAGGCTTTCTTAGCCTTTTGTGCCCGGATCGCTCCCCGTCTATTCGTCATTTCTCGGCCCGTGCCGTCGGTCTGCACCCCACCGGTTCGCTCATGCTTCGGGACGTAGTTGTCTACGAGTTTCTGCAACTCGTCATGGAAGTGGTCGCCACGCCACGCTATATCGGCGTTCCCTTCACGGAGATCTTGCACACGAAGGACCGCCACGCACGCCTCGACAGTGGAGAACTCGTCACTGTCATCTGCGGGGTTATCGGGCTCCCGGGGAAAGAATGTAGCAACGAAGCGGAAACCGGCAATTGTAGTGATTTCGGCATCGTCGTGCCCCACGAACAAAATCGTCCAGAATCCACGCCCGCTTACTCCGTTTCGGTGGTAACTCATGTCGAGCACCTCACCCACGAGCCTGCCAGATTTCGGGATGCGCTTAGCCAATTTCGACTCGATTTCGGCCACCGTTTTTGGCAACGTAAAGAGCCTCGTCTGCCCGCTTGGCGAGCTTTTCGGCTGTATCCCTAATGCGGGCCATTGCGACACCGACGCTCACTGTAACAGCAGGGTCGTCGCTCTGGTGGCTATCCTCGATGGAGGACCGGATCTTCTCTGCGAGAAGGGAAGCGCCCCGATAACTGGTAACAGCGACCACCGACATCTCTTCGCCACCTTGCCGGAAGGCCGCATCTCCACCCCGGATAACTTGCTGGATAACTGCGGCGACGCGCATTAGGACCGCATCCCCTACACCGTGCCCGTGGGTATCGTTTACCCTTTTGAAATGGTCAATGTCTATGGCAACGAAGGTTAGGTCGGTCTGTTGCCGATCGGCCTGAGACAGTGCTCGGCCCAGGTACTCGTTGAGCCCACGACGATTGCCGAGCCCCGTAAGCTCATCCAGGGTCGCCAGCTTCTCAAGGTGGCCGATGCGTTGATACGCCGCACCTAGCTCGAATTCGAGGTCTCTGATTGTATCACTCTCACTCATACTTTATGTATCGGCGGCACCCTGGGAAACTTGAGCCCAATTCATTCGGCCGCTGCGAAATCGTTCTCCTCGAAAACCTAGTCCGTTTCTCTCTTGTAAGGCACAATATCTGGAGTCATCTTCCTGTATTTGTTTTGGTCATGCCTCTTCCACAGTGTGCAACTTTGCGCTGCCGCTCCAGCCTCAAGACCCGGGACGCTTTCGCGCCCCGGGTCCGGGAGGCGGGTGACCACACTCTGTGGTCAACCCCTTGGCAAACCTCTTAGCGACCGTATCCGCCAGATGGCACTCCTCGTTCCTTGCAAATACGTTCTACACACAAGCGTAGGTGACAATCGCTGCAAATGTCCTTGCTACCCTGATTCGTGGCATAGCTCACAGCCTCTTGAATCGTCTAGTCCGGTCATACAACCTCCGGTTGCGTCCACTTGGGTTTGACCTTGACGGTGGTTCCGTGCCCATGCGTGCCCTCGGTGGGGAACTGGTACTCTCCCCATCCCTGCTCCGGGTCGTCATTGCTGACGGTCACGTTCTCCATGTCGCCGTCGAAGCAACCAGAGTGGTAGGCTGCGATTCCGCTGTAGCTGCAACCGTTGTAGTGCAGGCTTACAATATCGCCCCAATCCATCGCGGTCCATAGGTAACTCGCCTCGTCGCCGCAGTGCGGCCCGAGACCTTTCGTTTCGACCTTGAACACGCGCCCGTAGGAGTCATACTGCCCCTGCATCCATTCTAGCACTACCCCTTCCTTCACTAGCATGAGGATGCAGTGCTCGCCCGAGAAACTGTCTGAGCAAATCGGATGCTCACACTCGGGGCAAATGTACGAAACACAACCCATTTTCTATCCTTTCCGCCGATTACGCCCAGTCCGGCGTTCGTACCCGTAACCCCGAAGGGCACTGTAGAACAGATTTTCCTTCTCGGCTTCATTCATTTGAATGAACCTCGACTCACGAATCTCTTCCGTAAACCCAACTACCTCTTCGGCAGCGGGTTCCAAAACCTGAGTGTTATCCTCGCTCATGTTGGCCACCTGCTCGCCCTTCTGAGGTCGTGAATCACTTCCTCGGTCGTCCTTTCGGTCCAGAGCCTTCTGCCAGCGCTCCATGAAGTAAGTCAAGCGCTCGCGGATAATTTCGGGGTCTCCCGAGAATACCGCAGCATCGATAGTCTGTAGTGCCTCTTCGTCTGAGGGGTGAATCATGCTTTCCTCCGCTTCTCGTAGATGGCTCGAACCTTATCCGATGCCTGTAGCTCGCCCGTGAAGAGGGCAAAACCACAGTCGCACTCGCGTAGGCCGATGCCCCCCGCTGGGAAGATGTTGCACGCATCCTCGTGGCGACCGTAGCGGAGCATAGCACTTGCGTAGTCATTGCCGGATAGCTCCAGAAGTCGCTCGACCTCTTCGGCCTCGATGCCTTCGTGGGCGAGCCGGATAGCCTCTAGCGCGAGGCTGAGGTGATACTCTCGCTCACTGTCCTCGAACATGCCGTCGCCCACGGTGGTGGCAGAGTAAACTGTCTCGCCACCACAGCCGGGGTAGTCGGCCCTAAAACCGCCATGCCGCAGCCTGAGGTAGCCCACCTGCTCGTCGTTCTCATCGAGAACGTCGTACTGCTCGGGGCAGGCACCGCATGTCTGTACGAGTCTGAAGCTCATTACTGCCCCTCTTCGGCTCGGTCCAAGTCCTGTTGGGTATACTTTATCGGTCTCTCCCTTTATCCGCTTCTAATGACCAGTTCGATAGCCATTCCGTCGATGCGGATCCGGCGTTGCGGCAAAGTGCCGGAATTCTCAAAAAATCCGTCGCTTACGATTCGAATCCGGGTAAAACCCTTCTCTTTCGCATGGACGAGAACAGACTCAAGCTTGGTGCCGCCTCCCGCTTCCGCTGGCCTCTGTTCACTGACAAACGTAGTGAACCAAAAAGTTTGTCCGATGTTCTCGGAGGCCACGAGAGCGTCCAGATCGTGTCCGTGCATCGACCCACTACAATCAAAGTAGGTTGCTTCTACAGCCGTGCCAGCAGCCCACTCGCCTGTAGCCCACTCGTCCACGGTGCCTTTGACGCTGAACCTGATCGTATCAGGGTCCACGATCTTGACGGCTTCGATCACTAGACCGCCCATCTCGTCCACTCCGACTTTCTTCTCGAAGAGCGCTCGAAGCTCATCCTGCCCCCCGAAAAGCTCCGCGAGTGTCATATCAACAGTTGTGTCAATCGCCTTTCCCTGGCTCTCTGCCGAGGGTTCGTTGTCAAACATGTTTCTTCTCCTGGTTACTTTTCTTCCTCATCGGACAAAACCACCCGAACCTTGAGCTTTCCTTTCGCTCCGTAGTGGAAAACCGCCCACATTCCCAACCGGCCCAGGAAGGAAATCCCCGCGCCGAAAGCCATGATGGCAATCACGATCCAAAACTGGGTTTCAGCGTCCATTGAGTTGCTCCCTGATCCAGTCGGCTGCGTCGTACATGCCTTCGCGCTCTGCGAGAGCAGCTAGGTCACGCAGTTGCTCGTAGGCTATCTTGCCGTTGCGGCTCGGCCATTCAGATCTTCTCCACATCATTGATGTCGGCCTCGCTCCAGTAGCCACCCGTGCCAGCCCACACAATTGTGGGGTTCGCCTCGGCGACGCCGCTGATTGTCACGCCAGAGAGAATGTGATGCACTTTCACTGTGTAAGAGCGACAAGCGAGCTTGGTACCCGTCCGGTAATTCTTGACAAGCGTTCCCTTGGCGATTTTCACCCTGTCCCCCGCTTGAATGGGCAAGTCTTTTCGATCGTAAAAGCCTTCGTATCGCATGTTCTACCTCTTTGCCTTCTTCGCTGGCTTCTTCCTGAGGGTAACCCCGTACTTGGGAACGATGGCCTGCCGAGGCAGGAGTGGGGCGACGTAGCGCAGGGGTGCTGGCAGTTGGTAGCACTGGAGGGTGTCGGGTCGGTGGAGGAAGTGGACACGGAGTTCATGGGGCATCTGTGTGGACTGGCCGAGGGTAAGGACGAGCGGGCCTTCTACGAGGCTGCGTTCGGTGATCCACAGGTAACGGCCAAGCCTGATGTGGTTCAGGCTATCACGGATAGGAAGCTGCTCCAAACGTTGCTGGATGCTGGGAGGTTGACGCGAGGGTCGGACGGCATACTGCACAAGGGCGAGGCATAGCCATGGCTGAGATGGGAACCGCAATGGAGCGTCCTAATCTACCGAAGCGCCTTGAGAACATCGAGGCCCTGCTACAGTCGTCCCGTGAGATTGTAAGTAGGATACAAAGTCCTGATGAAGAAAAGGCAGAGCTGGCTCCAGAGGCCAACGGTATCGAGGCAGCAGCAGCCCATATTGAGCAGGGCCTACAACGCCTCAACGCTCGGCTCATAGGAATTGCTGACCGAATAGGGCAGTTGTAATGGATAGGCTAGAACTCACACTGGTTTACAAGAAGGCCACCAAAGGCAAGTATGTGTATGAGGAGGAGGGAGAGCAGCCTACCATCCAGTCCCTCTACATCGAGAAGTCTGTGATGGAGGGAAGCCCACCTTCTCGCGTACAAGTCATAGTCTACCAACTGGCGTAGGAGGGACGTTCGATGGAGAGAAGAGGGAACCGACACCACAAACCCCTGCTGGAAATCTTTGAGTCAAGGGTTGATGAGGTCAGCAATGAGTGTTGGAGGTGGCCTGGATACCAACATCCTGAGACAGGGTACAGCTTTATCCGCACCAACTACAAGCTGCATAGGGTTCATCGCCTTGCCTATGAGAGGCGCTTTGGCCCAGTACCTAAAGGAATAGACCTACATCACCTCTGTTTCCACAGGTGGTGTTGGAACCCTCTTCATCTCCTACCTGTCAATCGCAAGGAGCACTCACCCGAGGGCCTTGTGAACCAGTATGTTGGCAGGACACACTGCTCCAAAGGACATAACTACAAGGAGGATGGTTACTCATACACTAACCCCCAGGGTAAGACTTGTAGGCGGTGTAGGGCATGTAATAAGGAGTCCAGAGGTGCGTTGGCAGGAAGATAGTTCCTTAGCTCGCCGTATGCTCGATGACCTAGAGAGTGAGATGTGGATTGATAAGAAGCTACCACACCTCACAGAACTCATCTACTGCCTCACTGCGAGTTGGTGCCGAAGGGTCCAGCCACTTCCCTACACCCCTCAGGAAGTGTCCCTATTTGCTGTCGGTGTAGGTGTGGAGAAGGTACTACTCCGCTCTCACCGGCAGCATCTAGAGGGTGTGTGTGATGGGATTTACTACGATGCGGACTTCCTAGACTACAACAACAATGTAGGGGAGTTTAAATGCACTAGGAAAAGCATGAAGTACATGCCAGAGGAATTTCCCTGGGGATGGGAGATGCAGGTCAAGGGGTACATGTATGCGTTGGGGAAGGACCAGGCTACGCTTGCAGCAATGTGCCTCATGGGGGATTATCGGCCACCGTTTCCTCAGTTAGGAGCCTGGCATGGTAGTGCTAGTGAACAGGAGTTGGCTAATACCTGGCAGTGGATGTGCTGGAGGAAAGAAGTGTACCTGGATCACTTGGAGAGGAAGGTGATGCCCAGACAGTTTACCTATAACCAGGACTACGAGTGTCAGTATTGCAGTTTTAAGGTATTGTGCGATGCACGGGAGGTGATTGAACGTGATTAAGGACAAGAATGACATAGAGCACCTGCCGCTTTGGACAATTGTATTTAGGTATAACCGTTGCAGGATTCTTCTAGAGGGAGCAAAGGAGCGGAAAACACTTCTTGGCGGTTGGGACAAGGTATATCTTGAAGCCGCCCTGGAGATACTACAAGACGATAGGCCATAGGAGGGCAGGACGATGATAAAATATGAGGTTAGTAAGCAATCAAGGCGACGGGTATGGCTAGAGGTAGAGCCAAGGGCTGCCCTGGTGGAGTTGGTGGAGGAGACTAGGCTACCCCCAGCGTTAGCGCCTGGGCCGGAAGCCTGGGACCGCCATTCCATACAGGTGTCATTGAACGGGTTAAGGAACGCCCTAGACCAGGTTGCTATCCAGCACGAGGTGGGATGATGGTTGGATGTACCTGTCTACCACGTAGCCACGACGATCAGTGCCCTCGGCATGGGCGCGAAGCGTATCGTAGAGAGACTACCCTGGGCACACGTGAGGAGTGGCTCAGTGAGTGTTGCAG